TAGTAAAATTAAATTAATTATAAAATTATATATATAATTTACTAACTTTAGTTAGATAAATTAATAATATATAAGTTTTAGTACATTAATATTATATTTTAAATATTTTATTTAGTGTCTAGAAAAAAATGTGTAACCCATGACTGTAGGAAACTCTAGAGGGTAAGAAAGATCGATCGCTTTATAGAGACCATCAGAAAGAGGTTTAATATTTTTGTGAGACCATTGAAGAGAGAAAGAGAAAGAGAATAAAAATATTTTAGTGACTCCATCAGAAAGAGGTTTAATATTTTTGTGAGACCATTGAAGAGAGAAAGAGAAAGAGAATAAAAATATTTTAGTGACTCCATCAGAAAGAGGTTTAATATTTTTGTGAGACCATCGAAGAGAGAAAGAGAATAAAAATATTTTTGTAAAACTTTTTTATGAGACCATTGAAGAGAGAAAGAGAATAAAAATATTTTTGTAAAACTTTTTTATGAGACCATTGAAGAGAGAAAGAGAATAAAATATTTTTACGACTCCATCAGAAAGAGGTTTAATATTTTTGTGAGACCATTGAAGAGAGAAAGAGAATAAAAATATTTTTGTAAAACTTTTTTATGAGACCATTGAAGAGAGAAAGAGAATAAAAATATTTTTGTAAAACTTTTTTATGAGACCATTGAAGAGAGAAAGAGAATAAAATATTTTTACGACTCCATCAGAAAGAGGTTTAATATTTTTGTGAGACCATTGAAGCGAGAAAGAGAATAAAAATATTTTTGTAAAACTTTTTTATGAGACCATTGAAGAGAGAAAGAGAATAAAAATATTTTTGTAAAACTTTTTTATGAGACCATTGAAGAGAGAAAGAGAATAAAATATTTTTACGACTCCATCAGAAAGAGGTTTAATATTTTTGTGAGACCATTGAAGAGAGAAAGAGAATAAAAATATTTTTGTAAAACTTTTTTATGAGACCATTGAAGAGAGAAAGAGAATAAAAATATTTTTGTAAAACTTTTTTATGAGACCATTGAAGAGAGAAAGAGAATAAAATATTTTTACGACTCCATCAGAAAGAGGTTTAATATTTTTGTGAGACCATTGAAGAGAGAAAGAGAATAAAAATATTTTTGTAAAACTTTTTTATGAGACCATCGAAGAGAGAAAGAGAATAAAAATATTTTTGTAAAACTTTTTTATGAGACCATTGAAGAGAGAAAGAGAATAAAATATTTTTACGACTCCATCAGAAAGAGGTTTAATATTTTTGTGAGACCATTGAAGAGAGAAAGAGAATAAAAATATTTTTGTAAAACTTTTTTATGAGACCATTGAAGAGAGAAAGAGAATAAAAATATTTTTGTAAAACTTTTTTATGAGACCATTGAAGAGAGAAAGAGAATAAAATATTTTACGACTCCATCAGAAAGAGGTTTAATATTTTTGTGAGACCATTGAAGAGAGAAAGAGAATAAAAATATTTTTGTAAAACTTTTTTATGAGACCATTGAAGAGAGAAAGAGAATAAAATATTTTACGACTCCATCAGAAAGAGGTTTAATATTTTTGTGAGACCATTGAAGAGAGAAAGAGAATAAAATATTTTACGACTCCATCAGAAAGAGGTTTAATATTTTTGTGAGACCATTGAAGAGAGAAAGAGGTTTAATATTTTTGTGAGACCATTGAAGAGAGAAAGAGAAATAGTCTAGATATTTTTCTTAGTACAAAAGTCAATGTTTTAAAATATATGGACAAGAATTTGTCTGTATAAAAACTTGTGTGAAATTTTGTACCAAAGAAAAAACGTGAGCAGTATCCCCTACATGGATTTTACTAGATCATTTATATACCAAAAAATATTATACGATCTACGTTTTATTATATGATTTTAACGTGTAAATTATAAACATTATTTTATGATGCAATTGTCTGGTAACCTAGATGGGCATAGGGATGTTGATAAGCTCTACGAGTATATGTTGTTGGACGTTATCGTTTACGAAATAGTTGAGACATCAGAAAGAGAATAAAAATATTTTTACGACTCCATCAGAAAGAGGTTTAATATTTTTGTGAGACCATTGAAGAGAGAAAGAGAATAAAAATATTTTTGTAAAACTTTTTTTATGAGACCATTGAAGAGAGAAAGAGAATAAAATATTTTTACGACTCCATCAGAAAGAGGTTTAATATTTTTGTGAGACCATTGAAGAGAGAAAGAGAATAAAAATATTTTTGTAAAACTTTTTTTATGAGACCATTGAAGAGAGAAAGAGAATAAAATATTTTTACGACTCCATCAGAAAGAGGTTTAATATTTTTGTGAGACCATTGAAGAGAGAAAGAGAATAAAAATATTTTTGTAAAACTTTTTTTATGAGACCATTGAAGAGAGAAAGAGAATAAAAATATTTTTGTAAAACTTTTTTTATGAGACCATTGAAGAGAGAAAGAGAATAAAAATATTTTTGTAAAACTTTTTTTATGAGACCATTGAAGAGAGAAAGAGAATAAAAATATTTTTGTTACTCCATCAGAAAGAGGTTTAATATTTTAGTGATCATAATCGTATCACATATTGAGACAGAAAAAGAAGAAGTCGCGAGAGGTAACTTTTTGTGAATGTAGTTAAGAACATTTTTGTTTTGCAAACCGGAATATAGTGTCCGGTACACTTTTTTTAGTTTGTGGTGTGCCTGAATCGCTCGATTAACCCTACTCATCCAATTTCAGATGAATAGGGTTATCGATTCAGACACACGCTATAAGTTTTGCTGAATTGATGAGTGAAGTATCATCGGCTGCATCTTCCGATGCCGATCCGTCGACATACTTGAATCCATCCTTGACCTCAAGTTCAGATGATTCCTTGCACATGTCTCCTATACGAACGCTAATCTCTAGATTCTTGACGCATTTCGTATCGACGATCGTTGATCCGATGATATCTTCGTAACTCACTTTCTTATGGGAGATGTTAGACCCGAGTACTGGATGGGTCTTGATGTTGCTGTCTTTCTCTTCTTCGCTACATTTGATGTTGATAGACATTTCACAGTCTTTGATCATAGACAGAGCTTCTTCACGAGTGATAGCGGGAGAGTCCTTACCTTGTCCTGGGGACACGCTAGACAATCTAGCATTCACAGTGTTTCCGTCAGAGTATTCAGAGATGGATGAAATCTTTGGGCATTTGGTGAATCCAAAGTCCATCGTAAGACCTCCACCGACGACAGTGTAATAAGTGGTGGGATCTCCCTTTACGACTTCTTCTGACTCGTCTTCAGACTCTGTAACTTCGGTTACTGATTGACAAATCTTATCATTGGTCGGTGTTTGGTCTTGCTTGGTGACTTTGATAATAACATCGATTCCCATATGATGTTTGTTTTCTTCTTCCGTACACGAGGATGAGGATGAGAATGATTGCTGAAGACTGGTAGGGATAGCAACTGCCGCCAGGCATATGCATGCCAGGACGATTTGTTTCATGATTGCTGTTCTAGATGATTCTATTTCCTCACCATACAATAAATTAGAATATATTTTCTACTTTTACGAAAAATTAATTATTGTATTTATTTATGGGTTAAAAACTTACTATAAAAAGTGGGTGGGATACTGGGAATTGGAATTAGTAATCAGTTTATGTGTATCGCACCTACCGGGCATATGGCTATCGACATCGAGAACATTACCCACATGATAAGAGATTGTATCAGTTTCGTAGTCTTGAGTATTGGTATTACTATATAGTATATAGATGTCGACGCTGGATAGACAGTCGCCCACTAGAGTTACCGATTCCGAATGCGGCATGATGGAGTCGTCATCATTCTTTGTTTTCGTTAACTGTTTGGAGGAAGAATAAGAATCTTTGTTATTACATTTAATCTCGAAATTCAGAGTGCATACCTTTGAAATATTCTGATATCTATTTTGTCCTGTAAAGAACCCTGAAGTTGCTACCTCATTAAGAACGGAGAAGTATCCATTACGAAAGACGGGATCGCAGTCTTTATGATTCATAGTAATCGTTAGTTCCGAAGTTGAGATGGATTCACTGAGACCGGTAGTGGTCGTCCGAGTACACGATGTGTCGTTGACGGGATACAGATTAATTTCCACATCGATATAGTTAAAGGTATTACTGGGTACGGGTTCGCATTTATCTACGGAAGAGACGGTGTGAGAATATGTTCCGAGACCACACGGAGAACAGACGACGTCTCCGGTAGGCGTGTGTCCGGATACTCCGTATCCTATTCCACACTTTGTTTGGGAAACACATGCCTTGCATCCGGATGATCCTTTGAGAAAACAATAATATCCGGGAGCACAATCACAGATTCTATTGTGAGTCGTGTTACACGATCGCGTCTCTACCTGATTACTATCGCATCTTCCGTTACAACTTAGACAAGCGGGTAAATGATTATTGCGAGACGTAAAGGTGTCCGACGCACACGGCGTACATTGTGTGTTTGTGTTAGTCTTGCTATCGCATAATCTGGAAGCGTATGTTCCCGGAGGACACGATAAACAACATAGATGATGGCGTTTGTATTCGTTGTCTTTACACTTTCCGTTGGATGGTTCATGCGGTGTTATATCGCTGTTTATTATGATTATACATGAAAGCAGCAATAGCAATATATATGACTTCATGATTTAATAATGTAGTAGTAATTATCACCTCGTTCCCGCTCTCCAATCATTATAGATATTTTTTAAATATTTTCATTTCATTTCATTTCATTTCATTTCATTTCATTTCATTTCATTTCATTTCATTTCATTTCATTTCTAGTATGGATAATGTTTGTAATGGTTCTTTCCGTACAACATACTTTTTAGATGATAGTCGCTTAACTTGGATATGATGCTGCGTATAATTTCTGGAGGCAAATAATATAGTCTAGATTGACCATCGATGGTAGACTCTAATTTATCGAGTGCTTTGTCGATGAGTTTACTTTTATACTTCATCGATAGATGGCACTGTTCTATGAGATCGTCGTACATGGGAAATGAAATGTGTTTGTCCGAATGTATGGCTTCGAGATAGGTGTGATACCGGATGTCTTCTGTTCTTAATACCGTATACAGGTCGGTGTCGGAGATTCGAATCTCTTTGAGACGACTTATGTCATGACTGCATCTTTCGATGATGGAATCTATTTCATCGAATGATATATTTTTCATAAATACACTTTTATAGTCATCGTTTAAACAGAATTTACGATGCAGTTCCGCGAATGACTCGTCCCTTAATACGCAGTAGGCTATTATCTTCTTTACGTAGTAATCGTTGTAGGGAGAGAACTCGGACATCCTATAGAACAACGATTTGATCATAGGTAGAGATACTTTCAGTCTGTGTCTGATGATGTCGTGAATGACATCCGACTTGTATAAGATGTTTCTGTTTTCAAACACCAAGTCGAATACCGTCTTACCGTCTTTAGTCGGAAGGTTGATGTCGTATCCGATGTATACGAGGTATGAGGCAACCTTGTTGTTACAATTCTGGAAGGCGGCATGAAGAGGAGTCATGGTATTATAGTATTCGTCTTTCTGAATATCGAACCTATCTAGTAGATACCTTAGTATGTCGATAGAGTGTTTGTGCAATTGATTATGTTTTATGAATAGATAAAGTAGATGGTGTCCTTCTTCCTTTTGTAATTTCCCGTATTTTTGTTCGTGCCAATTGAGTAACAGTATGAGAATATGACAGGCGACACAATCGTTCTTTATGTATTCCATGATGGGTGTACAATCAAAATTATTACGTATCCTCGTATCGGCTCCTCTAGATAAAAGAGCATACACCACACGAGGACTATGTTTGGTATGCTCTTGAAGGTAAGTGTGTAACGGCGTATTTCCTATTTTCGTAACCGCGTTAATGTTTGCTCCATGATCTATTATCGTGTTGATGAATCGCTTCTCGGCGTACATCTTAGTGTACCTCTTTGTCTCGTAATAATTGTTTTCGTGGAAAAATGATATGTGTCTACAGTAGTAATGAAGAGAAGTGAGTCCATCCTCGTCGACGCAATTCGTGTCGGATCCTTTAGTCAATAATTTGTACAGAACGTAGTAGTTTAATCTCCTATTGAATTTATATCTAAGATAACACAGCAATAGATCTGATGATTTACTAAAGTCATCGATGTTGTCCGTTAGTATATCAAAGATCTTGTTATCGATTGATAGTGAATGAATAAGATAGTGGTGTAGAGGAATATGTCCTTTTTCATCCTTGCTATCAAAGTTACGCATGCCGTGGTGTAACAATATCTTTAATACAGATGGCTTAAATCGTGTATTCATCGTATAGCAATGTAATGGAGAGTTACCACATTTTAGTCGTTTATTCAGATCGCAATGTTTAATAACTAACTTAAACAGATGAGACGATGTATCCACATCAAAGAATGCGAGATACATATGACAGACATTATTGACAGAAATGTGACCTTCATTCTCACCGTCGTCCATAAATGCGTTAGGTATGTACCACATACTATCGTTAACGATGCGCACAATCTCGTCCATCTCGCCCATCTCATACATTTCATCATTTACTTTTTCATAATTAGAGATGTACGAAAGAAAAAGAAAACCAGAACAATATATTTTTTTAGTAATGGTTGACATATAAAATAAACTCCGTGTTTATGATGCCGGTAAATGTTTTTATCATCTTGGACGGAATCGATTTTGTAATATGCCATGGAAACAAATGAAACACATTATCACTCCATGATAAATTATTTAATGGAGTAATAAAGTATTTCGCGTTGTATCTCCATGGGTAATTTCGAAATCAAGTTATCGTCTGTATTAATGTTGTCCACTATGGAGTCGATCCTCTCACTGTTCTTTACAGTCTCTGTAATGATGGACGTTAGTTCTTTTTTGTACCATTTGATGTTGGATACAAAGTTTATAAATGTCGGATTCTTTGCGTATCTCAATCTGTGACGTCTGTTCCGTTTAAATAATATATCAAACATGGAGACGCCTGATATGTAGGCATTCTTCATTCTATTAATGTCTGCTCTATAGCGCTTTAGTTCCTTATGACGACCGGCGATATCATACTTTACTTTAGAAGGAAAATCATTATCTAGGATTAAGGCGTATCTGATACAGGCCAATAATGGTTCAGGATATAGATAGCGTATATCTCTATTAAATGCGTCAATCATAGTCTCTAGAGTGGGATGGTAGCTAAGTAATAAATCAACTAGCTTTGTTTTGTTTTCTCTTCGGTAACTGCTTTTCTGGATGGCCGTATTGATTATCGAGCGCGACGTTGTGTTAACGCTCGCTCCATATTCCAATAACCGCCTTGCAAATTGTATATTATTGACATCGACCGCGTAATATAGTAAAGTTTTATTCTCGTTATCGATCATATCTATATCATCCATGTACTTGCTTAGTATATCAAATACATCTATCAGTATGGTTTCATAACAGTGATACCCGCAATTATTAAATCTCGATAATATCAGACCGTACATGCATAGACGTCCATTGTTCGATACGTGATTAATAGCCATGTGTCCATTATTTTCCACGATAAACCTTACGACGTTTACATCGACGATATTATTATTATTAACAAAGTAATCGTGTAGAGGATAGTTGTTGTCCGTCGTCTTATCCATGGTCGCTCCGTTATCCAACATGCATCGGAGGATAGGTATACTTACCATATCGCCGTAATGTAAGTAGTTTATCAACATAGCTTGTACGATGGATTCATCCTGTTGTCTAAATCTCTTTAGAATGTTATCGATGATGTAGTGGTTATATTCTCTGGAATCGTACGAAGTAATACTACGCATTACGTCGATAAGAGTATGACGTCCCTCAATAAGAAGATTAACGATTTCCATGTCTACATTATATGGGGTTACTCTAAATCGCTTGTTTAGATAATCCGCTAGTACTCCCCTAATATATGGCTGACTGATGTCGTCGTATACGCTACACGTGTCCACATCCTTTATTAATAATTTGACAATCTCTATATCTATGGTTGAGCAAGACCAGTAGTATTGGATGGGTAAAGATCCTCCTTCGTCTCTGCCATGGATGGAAACATTGTTATCGATCAAACATTTAATTACATCCTTGGATAGAGATTCAGATTCTCTATGAGACAATATATAGTAATGAAGAGAGTTCTTACACCTATCGCTATCGTACATACAGCTACGAAATACGTAACCGGTGCTGTAACATTCTGATTTAAGAAGCCATAGCAATACTTCTGGTCTCGGATTAGGCGTCGTTACGTATATATCCACCAATCCGAGACAATGGATGTAGTAGTTCGTATTCTTGGACGGACGTATCCGTTTATCCACAATTAGATATTTTAGTAGACGTAAGTCTATATTATCCGAAGACATATACGAATACAGATCGAAATCATTTATATTCGACGTGAGTTCGTTGGAGGCATTAGAATAGCTGGATATCAGTAGATGCACAATCTGAGATTTGACGTATTTACGTTTACTGTATACTCCTAGCGGAGTTAATCCTTCGTTGTTTCTACAAAGTCTCTCGACTCCGCGAGAGAGCAACAGCCGAACAATCTTAATGTCTGTATCGCATTTATTGGAGACGTAACAATGTAGCGCATTGTTTCCTCGTCTATCTATATGCTTTGATAAGTTATGACACGTTTCAATCTCTAGTTTTATTTTTTTGTACGTCACATCTTCATCCAGTAGACGACATAGAATAGTGCAATCTCTGCCGCAATCCATAGCTATTCTAGTTCTAATTATTACTATATTATATTTCACGAAAAATGATGAAGGCAATCATTCCTCATAAGATGATAAAAAGTAAGGTGTGTGTGTGTGTGTGTGTGTGATAAAAAGTGTAGTGAGTGAGAGTATTAGTGAGTGAGTGAGTGTGTGAGTGAGTGAGTGAGAGTATGAGTGAGTGTATGAGTGAGTGAGAGTATTAGTGAGAGAGCAAGAAGATTTAGTATTTAGCAGTACGGATATGATCCAAGAGGGTGAGATAGTCGTTCTCGTTCAGAATCTTTCGCAGCATAAGTAGTATGTCGATATACTTATCGTTGAAGACTCTTCCAGAGACGATAGCTGATTGAGTACAAAGTCCAATGATTGCACGAAGTTCTTTGGCGGTTTTCATTGATTCATTTCTGATGAAACAGTTAATGATCCCCACGCAATTGTCGATATTGTCCCACGGAAGTGAATCCGAGAACTCCTTCAACTCGCTACCAAAGAGCTCCGTTGCATCAGTTCTGTAAGAGATGAGAAGCCTGTAGAGAGACCCTGCAGTTTCTCTATGGGTCCATCTATGAGAAACCCACAGGATGTATTCAGTCAGACAATGTTTGATGTCATCCACGGTGTTCAGGGAGTCCTTAGTAGCGTGGCAATGACAGGGAGTGAACTGGGGACAAGGAGAGGCCATTGTGAAGGTAGACGAAGGTTAACCTGATGGTAGACCTGTAGCCGTCTGTGCTAATAGAGGGCTTTATTTTCCATTTTTTTAATGGTGTTGTGGATGAGGAATGAGGAATGAGAGTGTCTTATCTAGTCATTGGTTTATTACATGGATCATCAGAGGGAGAAAAAAATATCTTGTATATTATTAACTAACAACCTTGGTTTCCAAATAGCTTAAGAAGGCATTTACGTATGACGGAGATATATTCCAGCCGAAAACTGGATAACCATCCAAAATATTATTTGATATAGTCGTCTTTGATATAATAGACGCGATTCCGATAGCAGTCTTTGTAAATGGAACAGGGTCTACAGTATAAGTACCTTCTGACTTCTGTTTAAGTTTCTTATACAAGTCAATGTTATAGAGATCATCCATATCAGAGTCAGAGTCAACTGCATCACGATCTTCTTGTACGTCTAGTACAGTAACACACGCATCACGTATAAATGGTTTCCCATACTTTTCAATCGCTAAGTCCTCATAAGTCGTAAACTCTTTAAATATTGGTCCCATATCATCAATGTTTAGATTACGTACGATTCTCAAGTACTCTTTGACAAGATTATAAAACCCTCTTACTTGAGTTTTAGCTACGATAACTGAAAATGGCATATATTTGATAAACTCCTGAAAGAATAATTTCGTCAGGACTCCATCTCTCATGAAGTTACATGTATTTGTAATAACGTCATTTAAAGTACTATTTTCTTGTAAATCTAAATGTTTAATGATTCTATTAACTTCTTGATTATTCATGGACTTAATAACATTGGCTATTTTATCATCCATGTTTAAAAAATGACCTATATGTTGATACTTGATATTGATAATTAGTATAATTAGTATAATTAGTATAATTAGTATAATTACTATGTATTATATTTCATTATTATGAGGATTTATGTCATATCATGAAATTAATAAGAGAACTAGATTAAAGTAATAGGAATAGGAATTGGAATTACTTTTCATTTGTCTCACTATTATAAAAAGATGTTATATCTCAATCACTGATATGAAGATCCATCATATACTATGATACCGTATCAGTTCCTATCAATCTCTGTTTTGGGTGATTCAAAAAATTAATAATACCTAGAAAATATTCCACGAGCATTCATTCCTTTATCGATATAGCATTTGGATAGCCTGTCAATATCGACATCATTGAACAACGGATTCATCTTACACTTTTGAACATCCTGAGATACATTGTTCCATCTTATAACCCGAATTAATACTTGAACTTAACAATATCGTTTATAAAAAAATCATTCATGGGTCTGTGTTTGGACGCTTTTCATAGACTGTAGTGAGTGGTCAATATCACATCCTATGTAATCAATAGCAGGGTTAGTTGCATAATATTTCATATACAAGTCACGTATTTCTGGTAGGTTCATGTTGGAAAATATCTCCATAACTAATTCTTTTGGGATGGTATTCAAGTAAGTTGGTTGATCATGGTCTATGTAGTAGATGACTTTCTTCATAAGATTGAATTTCTCTCTAATACCACTAATAACATCTTTCACGATATCGTGATATATGTTTGATTCGGCAATTAATTCTTTATAATAGTTGCCATACACTGGAATTTTTATATTATTATTTAACAATATGTTGTATATAGTTATTTCATCCGTTATATAGATAGATTTTAACGACATGACATCACTATTATAACGATACGCGTTGTGTAAAACATTTATATATTTCTCTCTGTATACATCATCGAGAGGATAGTTATCTTCAGCATTATAATATATATTGTTCATATAACAATATTCGTAGTCTTCTTCATCGTCTTCCTCTGTATCACGTACTAAAATATCATCCCTCTGTTGTATCTTAAATTCTATAGCCTCCTTGAACTTGGAATAGAACGACGGAACCATTAATATTAGATAACTAATGACAGTTGGACTACATTCCCATACATCTCTTACTTTATTCATGAGAACACAATCAATAATATGGTCCGTCAATGGACCTAAGATTTCTTTAGGAGGTAATCGACTAATGAGAAAACTAGTCCACTTACGAGCACTACATACACGTAATGCCAAATAGAAAATAGTTTTATTATTATAAGTTCGTAATGTCATATCAGCTCCATTATCGAGTAAGTATTTTGCAATACGTATGGTGTTGTGCTTTATGGCATAATGTAATGGTGTATAACCGTTATAATATTTATTAATATCAAACCCGTCTAGAGATCTAATAATATCTAGACACTCGGTATCTATGTATGACTTTTTAATGTAGTCGTGCATAACAAAATCTCTAAATAATTCCGGTTTAGCATGTTTACTGAGTATTAAAAGTTTACGTAGTATCTTTATATTTTGTATATTATCGATATTATTAATATTATGGATAGCCGTAATGACAGGAATTCTGTTACGTGCATTAGGCATAATTATATCCGCTCCTAGTTCTATAAATGTATCTATGATTATTTCATTGTAGTCTAGAAAATTGCTTCTTGTAAAACCATGTAAGTAATAATGTAACGGTGTTCCCAACGGAGTATTTTCATTCATGGCGTTTATATCATTTCCATTATACACTAATAACTTCATGTAATTAGGTGTTATTAAACTTTTTAAACTAGCTAATACATGGAGAGGAGTTCCGTAAAAGATACGCGTTAATCCCTTAGAGTCTCCACAATAATAAGTTTTAAGACAATGTTTATTAGTCAGAACTAACTTCTTAAAGAATGGATAGTCAAATTTTTTATGATCCAATAGATAAACATGAACTAAAGACGATCTCTGTTTCATAGTAAGATAATCGTTTAGTATATCGATCATTTCTAAATTCATTATGTCCCGTTTAAAATAGGCAGATACGGCTGTATTCAGATTATAATCCTTGACTGTTAAGTCATATCCGTTAGCGAGGAAATCTTTTACAATGTTCATATCTAAATCATTTTTTCTGATTTCATCAGAATATCCCAAGATAGAATTATTTTTTTTATATCTATCATCGACGACATTAGTTTCTTCCCATGTTTGAGTAGATGCGTCTTTAGTAGACAGTTCTTTATATTCTACATTTGGTTCATTACATATCGTATTGTAGAAAGATAAGTAATCGTCATATTCGTTTTTATTTGTGGAGCTTATTGTGTTGTTTTCTGGATTCTCAAAGTATTGAGATGGAGATGGAGATGGAGATTCATGATACTTCTTGCTAGCAATATAAAAGTATTTGTGTAATGAATATCTTTCCATCTTCAAATTATAACATATTTGATAAAAATTCAATAATCTACGGACCTTCGTCCATCTTCTATCTGCGTATATTCTAGCCGAACTAATTCCGTTGTTGAGATAGCATAGTCTTCAAACACTCTAGGTATAATATAATTAATTATATGGTTTATTATCACAATTCAACCATGGTGATTGTGAATTAGTACTACCCAATAATCAAATGTGCTTGTATTGTATCTACCGGATATGTGTCATTAATAATACATGCTAAAGGGCCCGTATATTTTTACAATATTCAGATGATGCTGTCCAATTTGTGGTAGTATCGTCTGAAAAGTAATGACATATGTTGTTTATACCAATGGTAAGGACATATTTTGAATCTTGATATTCCTTCTTGAAAGTATCCATGTTCCATCGAACATATAACTAAAAAGGAGGATATAAGAGATAGATATAATATAACTATCATGACGCGGTAAATTGATTCACGCATGATAAACATGATTATATTATATCATCGCTAATTAGTTAATTTATTTTTTTGTTTTTTATTGGTAACGTGACGCCTAATAAAAATGTTATTTTCTAACGAATGTAACGAATTGGCGTTCTAATGAATGTAGCTTGTTTTGTTTTAGGCTTATCCATCTATTAGTTTTATGGTTATATACATCAACATCATGTGTTGCATTAGTCATAATATCCACGCCACCAATCATAAATAATTCGTCACCTAATACAGCTAAAGAGTAATTATATCTATATCTATATCTATGTATAGTTAGTTTCTCTATATAATTATATGATTTCGTATCATCTCTATATTCTATATTTTTAAATCTATTAATACAATATATACCTCCGTTATACGCGATAATTGCACTATTAGCTGTATATGAACTTTTCAGTTTAATACATTTTCTCCATCTTAAAATCTTGGTATCACAACGATATATAACACCTTTATAAGAATTTATAATGATGTATATATTATCTCCTATTGATGTGGCTGAACAGATACCTGCTACGGGCATTGTCATCTTTAAAACTCTCCACTTTCCATCTTCTGGAGATCTTCTTTCAATGGTAGGATTATAATATCTGTTGTTATAATCGTAATATCCACAATCAGGATCTGTAAAGCGAGCTGAATCAGTATCCGTATCTGAATGCGGTTCAGCAGTCCCACCTATAAGGTATATATAATCATTTACAACGGCAAGTCCAGCATTCGCTCTGGGATATACAGTAGAAGGTTCCTTCTTCCAAATATTAGTTTTTGTATTATAACTATATACATTAGTAGTTGTAAAATTATATGTCTGTTTACCACACATTATGTATACAATATCTCCTATAGCAGCTATCATGCAATTGATTGCTTTAAACGGAATATCTGATACAATCTTCCATTCATTTTCAACACGGTTATACATTGCCAATTTACTAGAATAAGTATCATCATCTGGTGAAATACCTACGGCGTACAAGACGCCTGATGAGGATTTTCTAGGAACAGATGGAGGCAGATTTTCACATCCTAGTTCGTTCAGAATATACTTCTTAGATAATAGCTCATCTACTCTAATTAGTTTACTAATATTTTCCTTGACCATGTTGATACGTTCAGTATCGCCTTTCATCCATATACATAGTGCATCCATGGCTTCATCTTCTGATTTTGTGTCGAGGTCGTCGTTTTCAAATATGGAGCTGATAATATCAAATGGCAAAGATATAAACGTATCATCTTTAACTACATGTGTAAAATTAGTTGCTGTTGTATTAATAGCAGCTAATTTTAGATCCTCCAAATTATAAAATGCTGCATAAGTTATAATATCTAGACAGTTGATAGCGTCTAATCTTTCTTTTATAAATTCAGTACAGAGGTCTATGGCTTTTGTTATATTTAGAGAATCTGCTAGTACCAACATATCCTGTACATTGTCTTCATCTATGTCCAATTCATTAGTATTAATGAACATAATCAGCTTTTTAATCAAGTCATGATTGTCGTAAGAAGTTAGATTTATATCTGTGGTATCGTCAAATTCAAATCTATTTTTAAAGAAGCTGTACGAGCATAGTAACTTTTTATCAGACGTAAGTACTTGATCTCCCAGAATTATATTCACGTACTCCTCCATTATGTAAAATTTAATCGTAGAAGCGAATAATCATAAAATATTATATCAATTTTATTATACGCATGATAGCTATCTAATTAATGGTTCTGGTAGCGCACATATTTGGAGGTATACCGTTAATATCGAGTTTGTTTCCTATATGAACAGTAGCAGTATCCTCTTCAAATTCCTCATCGGTATTGACATACGCAATATAGAGATGGAGATCTGATAGACAGTTGCCTATTAAAGTGAAATTTTCAGCGTGTGTTGATGCTTTTTCAGGAACGCGTGTAAAATTACCGATTAATACAGGTTCCGTTTCAGCGTTACATTTTACTTCTATATTCAGCGTACACATCTTGGATGTATTTTGTTTTTTTGTAGTATCTGTGAAAAGTCCGGCTATAGCAGTTTTATCCTTTACAGAGTAATATTCTGTTACAAAGACTGGATCACAATCTGTACTATTAACAGTAATTGTCAATTCAGAAGTCGATATAACATCTGATGATTGTTTTGTACTTAGTCGATTACAAGATGATACGTTAACTGGATATAGTTCAAAATCTATAGATATGTAGTTAAATGTATTTGTAATGTATTTGTCTTCGAAGAAACCGGGTGGAGGATAATCATTTGCAAACGATGCAACAAATAATGATGCGAATATTAGTATTGTGTTTATGTTTATGTTTATCATGATGAGTATTTATGATAACAAAGTTTTGTATTATCCGGAGTGGTACAGCATTGTTCTTTTTGTACTTTTTTTGTAGTGGTATCAGGAGTACATCTTGCACAACTATTGACGGCAGGCACCGTACATTTTAATCCTGGACCACATTGACATTTTCGTGGTTTATCCGGTCCACATGATTGTGTCTCTACCATATTGCTTAAACAAGTAACACATGCCGTACATAAACCATCTTCAGGTTCAAGATAGTAATCCGCAGGACACGTTTTACCAAAGGTTGTATATACTAGGCAGGTTACGATAGCGGATAAAAAGATAATATTCATCTTCATGCTATTTAATACATAGTAATATATGTATTGTCATTTAAAAAAAATATTATTGTATAGAAACTTTGTACGTGTATTTAGAACAATTTTATCTCACTCACGCTTCATCAGTAAGTCGAGCATTGATAAATGAGTCATGATGTCTGTCAATTATGATTTTTTTAAAATACGTTAGTCTAAATATCCCGATAATGCAACTAAATAAAAGAGGAACGGGAATACGCATAACGGGATACATATCCATGATATATCTGGATATGTCATTGGCTATATAATACATAGATCGTGCATCTGTTATGTACTTATTAATTATATCATATAATGGATCATTGCCATGACAACACGCTACTAGATTGTGATTTTCCCTATGTGTGATTATGTCCTCTTTGTAACATTTACTAACTAGTATATCGTATATGCTGATATTACTTCTCGAATTAATGTGTAACTTTGTTAACTTATCGATGTTATCTCTGATGCTAACTAACTTATCAAATGCCAAAAACATTGCATGACTATTATCGAGAATCGCTATATCCCTCTCCATATACTCGATGCATTTATTACAGTAATCCAATCCAGCTAACATAAGAGCCAATCTCAATGTTGGTTTAATGATATCATCTTCACTTAATAATAACGATGGAAACTTTCCAGCAGCGTAACACTTATCTAAGAAGGATATAACTATGTCTACATTAGGTCTCTTGTCGAGAATATTCTTAACAAGATACCATTGGTGTCCCGACAACATATTATTTTCCATGGTTAACATTAGAGGATCTACACCATTTTTTGTTGGTATATTAATATTGGCTTGGATGGATAATAAGTACACAAATGAATCCATGACAATATTGGCATTAGTATGCGAGATAATAGATACATGCAATGGTGTCATACCAGACGTTTCACATACTGCGTTATTATATCTTTCTATAATCGCACAATGATATACATCATGTATATCTGTACTATCATACGGCTCATATTCATCAGTATATAAGTCAGTAGGTATATTATATTTAGCAATGATATGATGAATAATGCATGGAGTGTCGTCTACTCTAATTAATAGATCTTGAAGTATACGATGCTTTACCATGTTTAATACTTTATCAGATATCAGACAATCTATTATGTCATAATACATATAATTTTGAGCGGTGCATATATATGAAGTTAATGGAGTATACCCTAAACAATTGACGGCTGTTATATCAGCACCCAAGGATAGCAGACACTGAATAACATCTAGTCTTATATCGTTATCGGTTTCTGGATCTAAGATATGAACAACAGACAACATAGAGAGATATGTGTGTAGTACCGTATTACCAATATTGTCGGGTTCATTTACATCATTGCCGTACTCGTGTAAAAGTTTAATAATGTTCGTACTTATATTGTGTCTCAGTATATATTGATGAAGACAAGTTCTTCCAGCACTATCTTTATAATGTAGTTTTACTCCTGGTTGTAAAAAGGAGTAAACGACTGATATATCGATATTCCGAGCTAGTGTTATATACGAGTGGAGTATCATAGGTATATTTTTTACTTTATCGCCATCTAGCGATTCTATATATGCGTTTGTTATTTCTGGATTAACATTATCTATATTGGTCATGTATGTCATAATCGGACTCATTCCATTAACGCATTTCATGTCCATGTCTCCACCTAGTTCGATAATCTTTTTAATTACGTCTACACAAACATTTCCTGTTATCATGTATGTGTGCAACGGGGTAATAAGATTACTATTCTGCAAATTTACATCAACTCCGTTATTGCATAACCACTCTAATATATCTATATCAACATTCATGTTGCCGAGATACGCGTGTAGGATACCGTATCCTGTTTTCTTGCATACATAATTAAGATTTACAATTCCTACATCTACCATATATTTAATTAAGTCTAGTTTTATACAGCGAGTTCTCGGTGAGTTGAAATACGTATATAGAATATCCATATCTCCATTGTTGGGAATATCAAACACATGATTGGCGGTTTTACTTTTATTATCTTTAATAATATATTTGACGAATTTTTTATACTGATCAACCAACGATTTATTTTTTCTATCCGCTTTTAGCATTAAAATCATACTACCGATGATATCAATCAATGCTGTTTTACTATCTGTATACTGTTGACGTTGTCTATTATCAATACCATAATATTTCTTTTTAAAAACTTTTATGTGTTTATATCTAACTGTATGATTATAACTGTATATATCCCCATCGCTACAGTATCCATCATCTGGATCATAATTATTTATACGAGCATTGGTGCTTATACGGTTATCAAAATCCTCCAAGCATGTCGAATATATCAGTTTTCTAACATTAACTATAGCGTGTTCGGTTAATGATGCCATTTTGATAACTATAATCAAAAACTGTCAGTGTTGGTAGTACATAAAAAGTTTATATTATTGTTACATTTTTTTAAAAAGATCAAGGTATAAAAATTAGAAGTGTTAGATTATATTAATTATACTATAAAAATTAGAAGTGTTAGACTATTAACTAACTTATAAAACTATCTTATTAACTATTAACTAACTTATAAAACTATCTTATAACTATTAACTAACTTATAAAACTATCTTATGACTATTAACTAACTTATAAAACTATCTTATAACTATTAACTCATTTCAAGAAGGGTGGGTGGAGAGAACTCTATATGATAGCTTGTGAAACAATTAGATCCCTAATTTCTAATGGAAGTTTTGATAGGAGATTGTCATCAGTTGATACATTGTTTATTATCTCATCTATTAGAGCACGTCTGTTTAGAGCTTTAGCGACATGCTCGTTTACTTCTGTGTAAATCTTGAATCCTCTAGTAATACACTGTGTCAAAACTGGATGTTTAGAATACCTATGTAGAATATGGGAAGCATGCTTGTTTTTGTCTCTATTATAGATTAACTCATACATGGTTGTATTATGAATTTTCATCTGCCTAATGTACTCCAATTCTTGTTTACAATTAACTATATAATCAAAGAGTGATGATTCATACACATCACAAAGTGAATAATCTACCATCATAAAATACTTGATACAGAGCTTTATCACATCATGGTTTTCAACTGTATTATTAAGTATAGCTGATTTTATACAGTCGATAGACAATGGTTCTCTAAGCACTAATTCTAATATTTTAAGATGTATGTCCCTACGGGCGATGACTGATCCCCTATCCACTGCCACATCAAGACATGTATATCCATCACTCATTACTGCGTTGACATTTGCTCCATTTTCTAATAGCCATGATACTAAATCTATATAACCTGCATAGATAGCGCGATAAAGCAAGGTCCTTCCGCCAGCATCTAGTTGATTGATATCTTCAATATATGGGATACAAAGCTTACAAATTTCTAATACTGTGGGTTCATCTACAATGAATCTCCTACTATACTGAATTATTTTATATAGATCTACGTTGACATCATTTTCATCTAGGATACCACAATTTAAAATAAACTCAACAACGTTACTTTCTTTTTTACACATTCCCCCAAAATAGGCATTCAAGCATTCTATTTTATATATTACAGCCCCATGATCTACCATAAAATCAACAATGTCTATTTCTACATATGCATTAGATAGATAGCAAAGTAAGAGATCTTGCACAGAATTACAATTCTTAATAATCATAGAGAAAATATCTTCCGTATAATTCCTTGACACTAATGCAGATATAATATCTTGATATGTAATATATGCAAACAGTCTATCTACTATATACTGATCAATATTGTCTCTATGAATCCTAAAATAATCATAGAGAATATCTACAGGATCACTAAATGGTTCAAGGAGAAATCTATCAAATATCTTCCTATCAACAACTGGTTCTAGAACATAACAGTCAACACCCAATCCATGTTTTGCATAGTCATCTATCAAAGATAAGGACCGAAGGTCGTCGTGAAACTGCTCATCGACAGCCATGAAATCTGCCGACTCCATGGTGTGAATCGCACTGTCTTATCCGCCATTGATTTTCATTTTTTATAACTATACACTTAATATTTTTAAGTCTCTAGTGATTATGAAAATATTTATAACTAACCAGTGTTTCGTTTACTGTCCTCCATTTTTCTAACTAACGATCTAAGATGCATTATACAATCTTCGCCATCGAACCATTTTTTTAGTCTAAACTCGGAAGTAGTTAGCCACATATTTTTATTAGTGGCCTCCTGTGTTTTGACAGTATATTCTTCGCCATTATAAAGATAAAACTGATCAAATGTAGATTTATTGTCTGTATAGTCGCATTCATAAAAATATGTCAAGTCTTCATATGGAGTACTTGTAGGAACTCTTCTAAACAGAGAGAAAAACTCACTAAACACATTTTTATAAAACGGTAAGAAAATTTCATCACCTATCATGAACGGGATGGTTGGACGGATATCTTTTCCATCAAACGTTATAATTTGAGAATCATCAAGATATACATCTACTGTAGAATGTGTATCACTGCCATTTATTTCTAGATTGAAGTTGAATGCGAGTTTGTGACAGTCAATAAGAGATACAAGAGATACAAGAGATATCGCATAATATTGTAGATGCATTGTTGTATGATTTATATATCCGACAATAAATAAATACGTATACTACTGAAGAATACAAGAAATTAATTCAGATGATTTAATGTCGGCAATATCGCTGAAGTGTTACGCTTTAGTGTCTCTCTGAATCCTGATAAATCATACATATCAATGATACAATTACGCAGTAAACTAGTAGGAATACACATATCTGGATAGGTACGTAAATAGTAGATTATATCTTTTACAATACTATTAGTCTTTATTGCGTTATCTATATATCCATTAATAATATCATAGAATGCATACTTATCAGAAGTATACATCTTACAGATTTCTATACATGAAGTAATATCAATATTGTATGTTCTACTTATTAGTATATCATATATAGATATAGTAGAATAGTTGTTAATATGTGTAGACATTAATAAACTAATATTATCTCGAATATCCACTAGTACATCTAAAGTATGACTCAGTGATCTATAATTAGTTGTATTTTGTGTTTCCAAATCATGTTTTATACGCTCGATAAATTTGTTACAATTATTTACTCCTATCAACATAAATGCCAACGCCATCATTCCATACAGGTTAGTATTTTTAGTACTACATAACGAAAATAATGATTCGTTTTTATAGCATTTATCTAAAAATATTATAATATTATCTATAGAAGGTCTGTTATCTAGTAACATCTTAACTATATGACAATTAGTATATCTATCTCTACGAAATATTAACATCAATGCAGTAAGACCCTTTATAGTTGGTTTATCGATACTATATCCAATAGATAATAAATATTTCATTATTACATCATTGCGTATACAAACGGCTACGTGAAACGCAGTCATTCCAGAAAATGGCAATATATTATTATTATAGTACTTTATCATTCGAAAATGATACGCATCATTAGTTTTGTAATTACATTTTTTATATTCATCGGTGTATGAGTCTACAGGAATATTATATTTAGTAATAACATGATGAATTATTCTCAGCGATATATCTTTTCTAGTTATTAGATCTTGGATTATACGATGCTTTACCATGTTTAATACTTTATCAGACATCAGACAATCTATTATGTCGTGATACATATAATTTTGTGCGGTACATATGTAGGATGTTAATGGGGTATAACCTAAATTATTAACCAACGATATATCTGATCCTGAACGTATAAGATATTTAACAACTTCTATGTTTATATTGTTATTGATACTCGAATCATATGTCAAATTTTTATTAACGATACATAATCTAGAAAGATATGTGTGTAGTACTGTATTACCAAAATCATCGACCTCATTCAGATAGTTACCATGCTCGAGTAAAAGTTTAACGATATCGATATTTATATAAGTTCGTAACATATAATTGTGAAGACAAGTTCTTCCAACACTATCTTTGTAATCAAGGATTACACCATTTTTTAGAAAATGTTTTACAACGTCTATATCAACATATTGAGCCATTTGTATATACAGATACAATATCTCTGGTATATTAGTTATCTTGTTATCGTCCATGTAAATCTTTATAATTTCTTCGTCTATATTCATCGCATTATATATTATATAAGTCATTATAGGAGTTAACTTCATACAACATCTGAGATTCCTATCAGCACCTAGTTCAATAACTTTCTTTAACACACTTGCTGAAATTGATTCGTCTCTCCGTAAATATGAATGTAATGGAGTAATTAGATGATTGTTTTGTTCATTTATATTCTTTCCACTTCTACATAATAATTCTAGTACATCTGTGTCTACGTACATATTACCGAGATATGTATGCAATATACCAGATCCATATTCGTTTTTATAATTAATATCTACGCCTTTAGCAATCATCCATTTAACCAATTTTATGTCGATGCCTATCGTGTTATGTGCTTTGAAATATACAGAGAATATGTTACTACTATATTTGCCACTGTTTTCATAACGACTATCCTCGTCCTCATCATCACTATCACTATCACTATCACTATTATCGTCCTTATTATCATCATAGTCTATTAAACACAAATCATCTACGTCTATAACAACATTCTCATCATTAATTAGTTCTGTAGTAATATCTTTAATAATTTGGCTATACATCTGTTCAATACTATCTATTGATGATTTCTTTTTACGACTTAAACTAGTTATGTAATGACGATGAAATCGAGTAGTAACTTCTAATAAAGACTTGATATTGTTGTCATATGTTTGATCGTCGTAATTAATAGTGTGGCTAATGGTACTGTTAATAAGTTTATAGACAATATCATAGTATTTTCTTTCCAGAACTAGATTATTTTTAAATACTGATCTAACATATATGTCGTAACTATCATACTGATTCTCACAATCCCGTGATGTAGCAGTAGTTGGTGCATGGTCTATATCGTTAAAATGTATCGTATATAATAGTTTTCTGACGTGGAGTACAGAATTTTCGATTAATGAGTTCATGGTAAGGAAGTGCGAATGAATGCCTGCCTGTATATAATATAAATAAGTTAATATTTTTTATCATATTTTTCTAATACCATATAAAAATATCATTATGTATAATCATCACTGTCGCTATCATTATTGCGTTTGTGTAGTTCTGCCCTATCATCTACATCACTGTCACTGTCACTCTCGCTATAACTTCTAAAATTACAAACAACTGGATATTCGATAACAGCATTTGTGTAGTTTTTGTCTTTTACAGTATATACGTTATTGTCAAAATCTAAACAAATATTAGCATAATACCTATCTATAAGATCAGGATCCATGTTCGAGCATACTAGCATATTTGTAACTTCGTCGTACAGCGTTAGATCAATAGAATAAACAATCTTGTGGCGCAACTTTTTACGATCTAGTTGTATGAGTTTATCGTTTACATAAGCCATTAACGGCTTTAACAGATGATCTGAGTAATATACCTCTATTATACATTTAATGTTCACCGTCTTAGTATTTTTAGATATCAATTGTAATTTACATCCATATTCGACTCCCTTGTGTAACGTTAGACATTCTAAATCTATATTATTATCTATTACAGCATAAAACACATGCATTTTTTTAACAGCAACACATTCAATATTGTATTGTTATTTTTATATTATTTACACAATTAACAATGTTATTAGTTTATATTACTGAATTAATAATATAAAATTCCCAATCTTGTCATAAACACACATTGAGAAACAGCATAAACACAAAATCCATCAAAAATGTCGATGAAATATCTGATGTTGTTGTTCGCTGCTATGATAATCAGATCATTCGCCGATAGTGGTAACGCTATCGAAACGACATCGCCAGAAATTACAAACGCTACAACAGATATTCCAGCTATCAGATTATGCGGTCCAGAGGGAGATGGATATTGTTTACACGGTGACTGTATCCACGCTAGAGATATCGACGGTATGTATTGTAGATGCTTTCATGGTTATATTGGTATTAGATGTCAGCATATAGTATTAGTAGACTATCAACGTTCAGAAAAACCAGACACTACAACATCATATATCCCATCTCCAGGTATTGTGCTTGTATTAGTAGGCATTATTATTACGTGTTGTCTATTATCTGTTTATAGGTTCACTCGAAGAACTAAACTACCTCTACAAGATATGGTTGTGCCATAATTTTTATAAAATTTTTTTATGAGTATTTTACAAAAATGTATATGTATGTCGTATGTATATTTATAAAAAAATGCTAAGTATGCGATGTATCCTGTATTATTTGTATTTATCTAAACAATACTCTACCTCTAGATGTGATACAAAAATTTTTTATTTCAGCATATTAAAGTAAAATCTAGTTACCTTGAAATTGAATACAGTGAGTGGTTCCGTATCACCAGTAAGAACATAATAGTCGAATACAGTATCCGATTGAGATTTTGCATACAATACTAGTCTAGAAAGAAAATTGTAATCATCTTCTGTGACGGGAGTCCATATATCTGTATCATCGTCTAGTTTATCAGTGTCCCATGCTATATTCCTGTTATCATTATTAGTTAATGAAAATAACTCTCGTGCTTCAGAAAAGTCAAATATTGTATCCATGCATACATCTCCAAAACTATCACTTATACGTTTATCTTTAACGATACCTATACCTAGATGATTATTTACTAACAGACATTTTCCAGATCTATTGACTATAACTCCTATAGTTTCTACATCAACCAAGTAATGATCATCTATTGTTATATAACAATAACATAACTCTTTTCCATTTTTATCAGTATGTATATCTATATCAACGTCGTCGTTGTAGTGAATAGTCGTCATTAATTTCCTATATGAAATGGATATATCTAGAACGGCAATTGTCGTGCGTCCAGATAACACTTTCTTTGATTTAAAGTCTAGAGTCTTTGCAAACATAATATCCTTGTCTGACTTTATATTTCCTGTAGGGTGGTATAATTTTATTTTGCCTCCACATATCGGTGTTTCCAAATATATTACTAGACAATATTCCATATAGTTATTAGTTAAGGGTACCCAATTAGAACACGTACGCTTATAATCATCATTTGGATCGTATTTCATAAAAGTTATTGTGTTATCGATGTCAACACATTCTACATTTTTTAATCGTCTATATAGTATTTTTCTGATATTTTCTATAATATCAGATTTGTCTTCCATCGGAAGTTGTATACTATCGGAATCAGTTACATGTTTAAATAATTCTCTGATGTCATTCCTTACACAATCAAATTCATTATTAAACAGTTTAATAATCTGCAGACCTTTGTCGTCGTAAATATCCATTGTCTTATTAGTTACGCTTATTTTTATGTGTTTTACGTTGCTTTATTATATTTTATAAGAATGATTGTTTGACAATGTCGTAGTATAGATATATTATTAGAGGTGTATATATTATAAAAAGTTTTTGATTACGACGTTATAAGAGGAAAGAGGACATCATTAACATCATACATCATACAAAATTACATTCTTATAACGTCGTAATCAAAAATAATTAATTGCAATTTTGATGTATAACAACTGTCAATGGATTAATGGAATTGTATATTACACATTATACGGTATTCTGTAACGGCAAACACCGATCGGTAATTGTCTGCCGGTGTAACAGATATATAATTCTATATCTATTACACCGGCCAAGTATACATAATAATGATGAGTTGTGGTAGTATTATCTACATATTTATAATTTAGGACTTTGTATTCAGTATTTTTGGAATCATAAAAAATAAAAAAAGTTTTACCATTTTAAAATTTAAAAAGTATTTACATTTTTTTCACTGTTTAGTCGCGGATATGGAATTTGATCCTACCAAAATCAATATATCATCTATAGATCATGTAACAATATTACAATACATAGATGAACCAAATGATATAAGACTAACAGTATGTATTATCCAAAATATTAATAACATTACATATTATATCAATATCACAAAAATAAATCCACATTTGGCTAATCAATTTCGGACTTGGAAAAAACGTATCGCTGGAAGGGACTATATGACTAACTTATCTAGAGATACAGGAATACAACAATCAAAACTTACTGAAACTATACGTAACTGTCAAAAAAATAGAAACATATATGGTCTATACATACACTACAATTTAGTTATTAATGTGGTTATTGATTGGATAACCGATGTGATTGTTCAATCAATATTAAGAGGGTTGGTAAATTGGTACATAGCTAATAATAACTATACTCCAAATACACCCAATAATACAACAACCATTTCGGAGTTGGATATCATCAAAATACTGGATAAATACGAGGAAGTGTATAGAGTAAGTAAAGAAAAAGAATGTGGAATTTGCTATGAAGTTGTTTACTCAAAACGATTAGAAAACGATAGATACTTTGGTTTATTGGATTCGTGTAATCATATATTTTGCATAACATGTATCAATATATGGCATAGAACACGAAGAGAAACCGGTGCGTCGGATAATTGTCCTATATGCCGTACCCGTTTTAGAAACATAACAATGAGCAAGTTCTATAAGCTAGTTAACTAATAAATAAAAAGTTTAATTATCGACGACGCATGTCGTTATTTTTCTCATATTAAAGATTAATTTGATTCTAATATAATCTTCAGTATTGGATGAATCTCAATTCAAATTAATTACATCAGATTATATCATGAATAAAAAATAGTAGCATGCACTACTTCAGCCAAATATTCTTTTTTGAAACGCCATCTATCGTAGTGAGGACACACGTGAACCTATAATGAGCAAATTTATTAGTATCGGTTACATGAAGAACTTTACGTAGAGTGGTGATTCCACCATCTGTGGTACGAACGGTTTCATCTTCCTTGATGCCATCACCCAGATGTTCTATAAACTTGGTAGCCTCGTCCGATTTCATATCCTTTGCCAACCAATACATATAACTAAAATCAGGCATATGTTCCACACATCCTGAACAATGAAATTCGCCAGAAGATGTTACAATGTCTAGGTTAGGACATTTGGTTTCATCGGCGTTAACATATGAGTGAACACACCCATACATGAAAGCGATGAGAAATAGGATTCTCATCTTGCCAAAATATCACTAGAAAAAATTTATTTATCAATTTTAAAGGTATAAAAAATACTTATTGTTGCTCGAATATTTTGTATTTGATGGTATAAGGCAAATTAGAAATGTAGGTATTGTCATCAACTGATTCTATGTTTTTATGAATTTTATTATGCTTCACTATCGCATTGGAAATAATATCATATACTTCCACGTATATTTTATTTTGTTTTGACTCATAATACGCACGTAATTCTGGATTATTGGCATACCGATGAATAATTTTAGCTCCATGATCAGTAAATATTAATGAGAACATAGTGTTGCCTCCCACTATTATTTTTTTCATCTCGTTCAATTCTTGATTGCAAATATCTATATAATCATTATAGTGTTTACTTATGGACTCTGGAATCTTAGACGATATACAGTCATCTATAATCATGGCATATCTAATACATTGTTTTATAGCATAGGCATTATCTACTATGTTAGATATTTCTCTCAATGAATCAATCACACAATCTAATGTAGGTTTATGACATAATAGCATGTTCAGCAGTTCAATGTTTCTAGATTCGTTGATTGCAATGGCTATACATGTATATCCGTTATTTGATCTAATGTTGACATCTGAACCGGATTCTAGCAGTAAAGACACTAGAGATTGTTTATTATATCTAACAGCCTTGTGAAGAAGTGTTTCTCCTCGTTTGTCAATCATGTTAATGTCTTTAAGATAAGGTAGGCAAATGTTTATAGTACTAAGAATTGGGCAAGCATAAGACATATCACGAAAACCCTGTCTGTATGTATCAGTGTAGAAATTATAACGTCCATAGTTGGATTTACATAGGTGTCCAATCGGGATCTCTCCATCATCGAGATGATTGACGGCATCTCCCCCTTCCTTTTTTAGTAGATATTTCATCGTGTAAGAATCAATATTAATATTTTTAAAGTATCCGTGAATAGCCTCTTTATTTACCACAGCTCCATATTCCAACATGTATTCCACTAGAGAGATATCGATATCGCTGAATGTTATATACTCAATTAGTATATGTTGGAGGACATCCGAGTTCATTGTTTTCAATATCAAAGAGATGGTTTCCTTATCATTTCTCCATAGTGGTACAATACTACACATTATTCCGTGCGGTTTTCCATTCTCCAAAAACAATTTGACCAAATCTAAATCTACATCTTTATTGTATCTATAATCACTATTTAGATAATCAGCCATAATTCCTCGAGTACAACATGTTAGATCGTCTATATATGAATAAGCCGTGTTATCTATTCCTTTCATTAACAATTTAACGATGTCTATATCTATATGAGATGACTTAATATAATATTGAAGAGCTGTACAATAGTTTTTATCTATAGAAGATGGGTTGATTCCATGATTAATCAGACATTTAACAACTTCCGGGTTCACACATGATCTCGAATCCGACTCTGAATACAGATGAGAGATGATATACAGATGTAATACTGTACCGCAATTTCGTGGTTGATAATCGTCATTTTGTGAGTGATATTCTTCATACGCGTATCCGTACTCATCATCCTCGTCCTCATAAATAACACTGCATCCATTTTCTATGAATAAATCAATAATTTCAGGAACAGGATCATCTGTCATTACATAATTTTCTATAACTGAATGATGTTTTTCGCATTTAACACTAAAATCAAATCCATGTTCTACCAATACCTTTATCAAGTCAATATCTACATTTTTGGATTTCATATAGGTGAATATATTAAAGTCATTTATGTTGCTATATCCAGTAGCTTCTAGTAGAACCATCGCTATATCCTTATTAACTTTACCATGTCTACTATTTGTGTATTCCCCTAATGGAGTAAGCTGTCTCCAATTTTTGTGTAATGGATTAGTACCACTGTCTAGTAGTAGTTTGACAACCTCAACATTATTACAGTGCTCATTGAAAAGGTATGCATGTAGAGCATTATTCTTGAATTGGTTCCTGGTATCATTAGGATCTCTATCTCTCAACATCTGTTTAAGTTCATCGAGAGCCACCTCCTCATTTTCCAGATAATCAAACATTTTGACTGAATAGAAGTGAATGAGCTACTGTGAACTCTATACACCCGCACAACTAATGTCATTAAATTATCATTTTTGAATGTATTTATACCAGATCAAAAACTTGTACAATTATTAATAAAAAATAATTTAGTGTTTAAATTTTATTAACTCCAGAGTTTACACCTCCGTTAACACCTCCATTAACTCCACTTTTTACACCACTAGACGATCCTCCCCACATTCCACCTCCACCAGATGTATAAGTTTTAGATCCTTTACTACAGCCATCATGTCCGTGAATGAAGACACTCCACATACCACCGCTACTACCTCCTTTAGAAGACATATTAATAAGACTTAAGAGTTAAGACAAGTTTAACAGTAAAATTAATCACAAGTACTCCTACCAACCTACACTATTATATGATTATAGTTTCTATTTTTTACAGTACCTTGACTAAAGTCTCTAGTCACAAGAGCAATAGTACCAACCTACATTATTATATGATTATAGTTTCTATTTTTATAGGAACGCGTACGAGAAAATCAAATGTCTAATTTCTAACGGTAGTATTGATAAACGATTATTGTCAGCGGATACCGCCTCTATCATGTTGTCTATTTTATTACTTTCTTCTATTAACTTATTCGCGTTGTAAATTATTTGATTATAAAACTTATATTGCCTTTTAGCCCACTCTGTAAAAACTGGATGTCTTACATATCGTTTCTTTGTATGTTTGTTTAACTTGTACATTATGGTGAATATGTCCATACCGTTTATTTTAATTTGACGCATATCCGCAATTTCTTTTTCGCAGTCGGTTATATATTCTATATAAGATGGATACGTATCACATGTGTACTTATAATCGACTAATATGAAGTACTTAATACATATTTTCAGTAACGATTTAGTCTTATTACCTATTAATAAGTGCCTGTCGTTGGATAGGTAATCAACTGTTTTCTTAATACATTCGATGGTTGGTAATTTACTCAGAATAATTTCCAATATCTTAATATATATTTCTGCTATTTCTGGTATACATGCATGTGCCATTATAACACAAATACCAATACATGTAGACCCATATGTTGTTGTTATATTAATATCTGCGCCATTATCTATTAACCATTCTACTAGGCTGACACTATGCGACTCAATACAATGATAAAGTATACTACATCCATGTTTATCTATTTTGTTTATATCATCGATATACGGCTTACAAATTTTTAGTATCGATAACACTTCTGACTCACGAATAGATAAGGTAGGGAATAATGGCATAATATTTATTATGTTATCATTATCATTAACAACTACGTTTCCATTTTTTAAAATATACTCTACAACTTTAGGATCCCTATTGTCAAATTTTTGAAAATATTTATTTATATGCTTAAATCTATATAATGTAGCTCCTTCATCAATCATACATTTAATAACATTGATGTATACTGTATGATAAGATACATATTCTGACAATAGATCTTGTATAGAATCTGTATATCTTTTAAGAATTGTGGATATTATGATATTATTACGTAAACTATTACACAATTCTAAAATATAAAACGTATCATGCTCAGATAATAGTTTATCAACTATATAATTATCTATTTTGTAATTTTTATTCCTAAATTGTTTACGTAAATAGTTAGATAGAATATGCATTAGTTCATGACCACTATAGTTACTATCGAATAACGCGTCAAATATTTCCCGTTTAATATCGCATTTGTCAAGATAATAATAGAGTGTGGTATGTTCACGATAAGTATAATAACGCATCTCTTTTTCGTGTGAAATTAAATAGTTTATCACGTCCAAAGATGTAGCATAACCATCTTGTGACCTAGTAATAATATAATAATAGAGAACTGTTTTACACATTCTATCATCATAATCAGTGGTGTAGTCGTAATCGTAATCGTCTAATTCATCATCCCAATTATAATATTCACCAGCACGTCTAATCTGTTCTATTTTGATCTTGTATCCATACTGTATGTTGCTACACGTAGGTATTCCTTTATCCAATAATAGTTTAAATACATCTACATTGGGATTTGATGTTGTCGCGTATTTCTCTACGATATTAATACCATGTTTGATGCTATTTATTTCTAGACCTTTCGAAATTAATAATTTCAATAATTCTATATCGACGTTATCAGAACATACATATTCGAATATATCAAAGTCATTGATATTTTTATAGTCGACTGACGACAATAACAAAATCACAACATCGTTTTTGATATTATTATTTTTCTTGGTAACGTACGCCTTTAATGGAGTTTCACCATTATACTCATATAATGGATTTGCACCACTTTCTATCAATGATTGTGCACTACAGGCATCAATGTTAAATGTTTTACAACTATCATAGAGTATCTTATCGTTAATCATGATCGTGGGTGATGTTATCGCATATTTTTGATTCTTTCATTTCAGTTATGTATGGATTTAGCACGTTTGGGAAGCATGAGCTCGTATGATTTCAGTACTGTAGTGTCAGTACTATTAGTTTCGATCAGATCAATGTCTAGATCTATAGAATCAAAACACGATAGGTCAGAAGATAATGAATATCTGTACGCTTCTTCTTGTACCGTAACTTCTGGTTTTGTTAGACGATCACATCGTGCTTTTACATCAATGGTACAAATTTTATCCTCACTTTGTGTATCATATTCGTCTCTGCTATAAAATTGTATATTCAGATTATCATGCGATGTATATACGCTAACTGTATCAATAAACGGAGAACACCATTTAGTCATAACGGTAATCCAAAATTTTTTAAAGTATATCTTAACGAAAGAAGTTGTGTCATCGTTAGGATTTGGCAAATCGTTGTCTACAGTGTATGGTACTAGATCCTCATAAGTGTATATATCTAAAGTAATGTTTAATTTATCAAATGGTTGATAATATGGATCAACAGAACGACAATTTCCGAAGACGGAAATAAGACATAGACACGCAATAAATCTAATTGCGGTCATGGTCTCAAATAAAAATACGAATAAACACTTTGTCTATTTAGTAAGTGGCATTTAACACGATACTATTAATCCATGGACTCATAATCTCTATACGGGATTAACGGATGTTCTATATACGGGGATGAGTAGTTCTCTTCTTTAACTTTATACTTTTTACTAATCATATTTAGACTGATGTATGGGTAATAGTGTTTGAAGAGCTCATTCTCATCATCAGAATAAATTAATATCTCTGTTTTTTTGTTATACAGATGTATCACAGCCTCATATATTACGTAATAGAACGTGTCATCTACCTTATTAACTTTCACGGCGTAGTTGTTTGCAAATACGGTTAATCCTTTGACATCGTCGATCTCCGACCAATCAGGTCGTATAATGAATCTGAACTTTAATTGCTTGTACCCATTTGAAATAATTTTTAGTCTGCATCCGTAGTTATCCCCTTTATGCAACTGTAAATTTCTCAACGCTATATCTCCATTAATGATGATGTCGAATTCGTGTTGTATACCCATACTGGATGGATAAACGAATACCAACGGTGTTAATAGTAATTTACTTTTTCATCTTTACATACTGGGTACTAGTTTTACTATCATAAGTTTATAAATTCCACAAGCTACTATGGAGTAAGCCAACCATCTTAGTATAGCACACATGTCTTAAAGTTTATTAATTAATTACATGTTGTTTTATATATCGCTACGAATTTAAACAGAGAAATCAGTTAGGAAGAAAAAATTATCTATCTACATCATCGTCTATTGGATAACGTCTCTGTATTCTACGATAGAGTGCTACTTTAAGATGCGACAGATCCATGTCATCAAATATATACTCCATTAAAATGATTATTCCGGCAGCGAACTTGATATTGGATATATCACGACCTTTGTTAATATCCACTACAATAGACAGCAGTCCCATGGTTCCATAAACAGTGAGTTTATCTTTCTTTGAAGCGATATTTTGTAGAGATCTTATAAAACTGTCGAATGACATCGCATTTATTTCTTTAGCTAATTCATATATGTCACCATCGTAATATCTAACAGCATCTATCTTAAACGTTTCCATCACGTTAAAGACGTTTCCGATAGATGGTCTTGCTTCATCAGGCATACTGAGCCAACAAATGTAATCGTGTATAACATCTTTGATAGAATCAGACTCTAAAGAAAACGAATCAGCTTTATTATACGCATTCATGATAAACGTAAACAATGAAAAATGTTTTTCGTTGTTTAAGTTGGATGAATAGTATATCTTAATAATTGTTATTATTTCACTAATTAATATTTAGTAACGAGTGCCTCTATAAAAAACTATACGACAATGACATAACTAAACATAACGAGATATCAAAGAATGTGAATGTCTAGGACGCGTATTTTTTATACGATATAGATCCTGTAAGCGTTGTATGTATTCTGGAGCTATTTTCTCTATCACATTAGTGAGATCAGTATATATGTTATAAAGTAGTCTATTAACTCTTTTATTTTCTAGCCATAGTAATTCTCTAGTTACTACGATCACATACTGAATCTGCATCCAATTTTAGAAATTGGTCTGTGTTACATATCTCTTCTATATTATTGTTGATGTATTGGCTTAGAAAACTATTACTTAGACCATTTTCTTTATAAAACGAATATATAGTACTCCAATTATCTTTACCGATATATTTGCACACATAATCCATTCTCTCAATCACTACATCTTTAAGATTTTGGTTGTTAAGATATTTGGATAAACTATATAATTCTATTAGATCATCAACCGAATCAGTATATATTCTTCTGGATCCAAAGATAAACTCTTTGGCGTCCTCTATAATATTCTCAGAAAAGATATTTTCGTGTTTTAGTTTATCAAGATCTAACCTGTTCATATCCATGATAACAGCATAAAATAAAAATCCATTTTCATTTTTAACACAATACTATTCATAATTGAGATTGATGTAATATTTTGTTACTTTGAACGTAAAGACAGTACACGGATCTGTATCTCCAACAAGCACGTAGTAATCAAATTTGGTGTTGTTAAACTTTGCAATATTCATCAATTTAGATAGAAACTTATACTCTTCATCTGTTTTAGGAATCCATGTATTATTACCACTTTCCAACTTATCATTATCCCAGGCTATGTTTCGTCCATCATCATTGCGCAGAGTGAATAATTCTTCTGTATTCGGTAGTTCAAATATATGATCTATGCATAGATCGGTAAAGCTATCGTAGATGTGATGTTTCCTAAAACGAGTATTATACTCGTTTACTATCAAACACTTTCCTGATCTATCAACCAATACACACATGGTTTCTAAATCTATCAAGTGGTGGGGATCCATAGTTATGACGCAGTAACATAGATTATTACCTTCTTGACTGTCGCTAATATCTATATACTTATCGTTATCGTATTGGATTCTACATATAGATGGCTTGTATGTCAAAGATATAGAACACATAACCAATTTATAGTCGCGCTTTACATTCTCGAATCTAAAGTTAAGAGATTTAGAAAACATTATATCCTCGGATGATGTTATCACTGTTTCTGGAGTAGGATATATTAAAGTCTTTACAGATTTCGTCCGATTCAAATAAATCACTAAATAATATCCCATATTATCATCTGTTAGAGTAGTATCATTAAATCTATTATATTTTATGAAAGATATATCACTGCTCACCTCTATATTTCGTACATTTTTAAACTGTTTGTATAATATCTCTCTGATACAATCAGATATATCTATTGTGTCGGTAGACGATACCGTTACATTTGAATTAATGGTGTTCCATTTTACAACTTTTAACAAGTTGACCAATTCATTTCTAATAGTATCAAACTCTCCATGATTAAATATTTTAATAGTATCCATTTTTATATCACTACGGATACAAAGTAGCTGACATAAAAACCATTGTATAATTTTTATGTTTTATGTTTATTAGCGTACACATTTTGGAAGTTCCGGCTGCCATGTATTTCCTGGAGAGCAAGTAGATGATGAGGAACCAGATAGTTTATATCCGTGTCTGCACTTAAAGTCTACATTGTCGTTGTGTGAGTATGATCTTTTAAACCCGCTAGACAAGTATCCGTTTGTTATTGAAGGATGTGGGCATTTAACGATCTGACACGTGGGTGGATCGGACCATTCTCCTCCTGAACACACGATGCCAGAGTTACCAATCAACGAATATCCACTATTGCAACTATACGTTACAACGCTTCCATCGGTATAAAAATCCTCGTATCCGTTATGCCTTCCATTGGTTACAGATGGAGGGGATGGGCATTTAACAGATTCACAAATGGGTGCCTCGGGATTCCACACCATAGATCCAGTATATCCTAGTTCACAATACGATTTAGATTCTCCTATCAACTGATATCCGCTATTGCAAGAGTACGTTATACTAGAGCCAAACTCTACTCCACCAATATCAATTTGACCATTATCAATATCTCGAGGTGATGGACATTTCCGTTTAATACATTGATTAAAGAGTGTCCATCCAGTACCTGTACATTTAGCATATATAGGTCCCATTTTTTGCTTTCTGTATCCAGGTAGACATAGATATTCTATAGTGTCTCCTATGTTGTAATTAGCATTAGCATCAGTCCCCACACTATTCTTAAATTTCATATTAATGGGACGTGACGGAATAGTACAGCATGATAGCACGCATCCTATTCCCAACAATGTCAGGAACGTCACGCTCTCCACCTTCATATTTATTTATCCGTAAAAATGTTATCCTATGCATTGTCCAATAATAAAAAGTCATGCTATTGTAGGAATTGTTTTTCACAGTTGCTCAAAAACGATGGTAGTGACTTACGAGTTACGTTACACTTTGGAGTCTCATCTTTAGTAAACATATCATAATATTCGATATTACGAGTTGACATATCGAACAAATTCCAAGTATTTGATTTTGGATAATATTCGTATTTTGCATCTGCTATAATTAAGATATAATCACCGCAAGAACACACGAACATCTTTCCTACATGGTTAAAGTACATGTACAATTCTATCCATTTGTCTTCCTTAACTATATATTTGTATAGATAATTACGAGTCTCATGAGTAATTCCAGTAATTACATAGATGTCACCGTCGTACTCTACAGCATAAACTATACTATGATGTCTAGGCATGGGAGACTTTTTTATCCAACGATTTTTAGTGAAACATTCCACATCGTTTAATACTACATATTTCTCATACGTGGTATAAACTCCACCCATTACATATATATCATCGTTTACGAATACCGATGCGCCTGAATATCTAGGAGTAATTAAGTTTGGAAGTCTTATCCATTTCGAAGTGTCGTGTTTCAAATATTCTGCTACACCCGTTGAAATAGAAAATTCTAATCCTCCTATTACATATAACTTTCCATCGTTAACACAAGTACTAACTTCTGATTTTAACGACGACATATTAGTAACCGTTTTCCATTTTTTCGTTTTAAGATCTACCCGCGACACGGAATAAACATGTCTATTGTTAATCATTCCGCCAATAATGTATAGACAATTATGTAAAACATTTGCATTATAGAATTGTCTATCTGTATTACCGACTATCGTCCAATATTCTGTTCTAGGAGAGTAATGGGTTATTGTGGATATATAATCAGAGTTTTTAATGATCACTATATTATGTTTTATACCATTTCGTGTCACCGGCTTTATAGATTTGGATATAGTTAATCCCAACAATGATATAGCATTGCGCATAGCATTAGTCATAAACTTGGGATGTAAAATGTTGATGATATCTACATCGTTTGGATTTTTATGTATCCACTTTAATAATATCATAGCTGTAACATCCTCATGATTTACGTTAACGTCTTCGTGTGATAAGATAGTTGTCAGTTCATCCTTTGATAATTTTCCAAATTCTGGATCGGATGTCACCGCAGTAATATTGTTGATTATTTCTGACATTGACGCATTATATAGTTTTTTAATTCTATATTTTTTAGAAAAGTTAAACATCCTTATACAATTTGTGGAATTAATATTATGAATCATAGTTTTTACACATAGATCTACTACAGGCGGAACATCAATTATCACGGCAGCAACTAGTATCATTTCTACATTGTTTATGGTGATGTTTATCTTCTTCCAGCGCATATAGTCTAATAGCGATTCAAACGCGTGATAGTTTATACCATTCAATATAATCGCTTCATCCTTTAGATGGTGATCCTGAATGCGTTTAAAAAAATTATACGGAGACGCCGTAATAATTTCCTTATTCACTTGTATAATTTCCCCATTGATAGAAAACGTCACGCTTTCCATTCTTGAAGTACTATAAGTAATTATAGTATAATGTAAAGGTTTATATATTCAATATTTTTATAAAAATCATTTCGACATTAATTCCTTTTTAAATTTCCGTCTATCATCTATAGAAACATGTTCTATGAATTTATAAAATGCTTTTACGTGTCCTATCGTAGGCGATAGAACCGCTAAAAAGCCTATCGAATTTCTACAAAAGAATCTGTTATATGGTATAGGGAGAGTATAAAACATTAAATGTCCGTACTTATTAAAGTATTCAGTAGCCAATCCTAACTCTTTCGAATACTTATTAATGGCTCTTATTCTGTACGAATCTATTTTTTTGAACAACGGACCTAGTGGTATATCTTGTTCTATGTATCTAAAATAATGTCTTACGAGATCCGTTAGTTTAATATCCGCAGTCATCTTGTCTAGAATGGCAAATCTAACTGCGGGTTTAGGCTTTAGTTTAGTTTCTATATCTACATCTATGTCTTTATCCAACACTAAAAATATAATAGCTAATATTTTATTACAATCATCCGGATATTCTTCTACGATCTCACTAACTAATGTTTCTTTGGTTATACTAGTATAGTCACGATCAGACAAATAAAGAAAATCAGATGATCGATGAATAATACATTTAAATTCATCATCTGTAAGATTTTTGAGATGTCTCATTAAAATATTATTAGGGTCAGTACTCATTATCATATATTGGCAGCAGCTATTACTTATTTTATTTTTCTGTATTTTATTATTTTTCACCATATAGATCAATCATTAGATCATCAAAATACTTTTCAATCATCCTAAAGAGTATGGCGAACGAATCTTCCCATCTAATTTCTGAACGTTCACCAATGTCTCTAGCCACTTTGGCACTAATAGCGATCATTCGCTTAGCATCTTCTATATTATTAACTGGTTGATTCAATCTATCTAGCAATGGACCGTCAGACAGTGTCATTCTCATGTTCTTAATCAATGCACATACATCGCCGTCATCTACCAATTCATCCAACGACATAAGATTTTTAAAATCATCATTATAATAGGATGGATCGCCATCATTTCTCCAAAGAATATATCTAATAAGTAGAGTCCTCATGTTTAGTAATTTAACTATTTTAGTTAATAACTATTTTTTATGTTAAATCAAGTAGCACCACTATGTTAATACTTATTCATATTTTAGTTTTTAGGATTGATAATCAACATAAAAATTAATACATCATCAATTTTGGAAATACTTTGTTTCCACGTAGTCAATGAAACATTTGAGCTCATCGTATAGGACGTTCTCGAATAGGACGTAATTATATACTGGTTTATATTTGTTCAAGATAGATACAAATCCGATAACTTTTTTGACGAAGTCTACGGGATCCACTTTAAAAGTGTCATACCGGGTTCTTTTTATTCTTTTAAACAGATCAATGGTGTGATGTTGATTAGGTCTTTTACGAATTTGATACAGAATAGCGTTTACGTATCCACCATAGTGATCAATCGCCATTTGTTCGTATGTCATAAATTCTTTAATTATATGACATGTTGTATTATTTAGTTCATCCTTGTTCATCGTTAGGAATCTATCCAAAATGGCAATTATACTAGAACTATAACTGCGTCGTTGTATACACATATCGATGTGTCTGTTTATACAATCAATGATATTAGGATCCATGCTACTACCTTCGGGTAAAAATGTAGCATCATATACCTCTAGTACGTTAGGTTCATCGTTACCCATTGTAGAGGACGTCATAATCGAATTCTAAAAAAATATATTATTTTTATGTTATTTTGTTAAAAATAATCATCGAATACTTCGTAAGATACTCCTTCATGAACATAATCAGTTACAAAACGTTTATATGAAGTAAAGTATCTACGATTTTTACAAAAGTCAGGATGCATAAGTACAAAGTACGCGATAAACGGAATAATAATAGATTTATCTAGTCTATCTTTTTCTATAGCTTTCATAGTTAGATACATGGTCTCAGAAGTCGGATTATGTAACATCAGCTTCGATAAAATGATTGGGTTATTTATTCTTACACATTCGCTCATACATGTATGACCGTTAACTACAGAGTCTACACTAAAATGATTGAACAATAGATAGTCTACCATTGCTTCGTATTCAGATAGTACAGCGTAGTACATGGCATCTTCACAAATTATATCATTGTCTAATAGATATTTGACGCATCTTATGGATCCCACTTCAACAGCCATCTTAAAATCAGTAGAATCATATTGTTTTCCTTTATCATTAATAATTTCTAGAACATCGTCTCTATCATAAAAGATACAAATATTAACTATTTGATCCGTAATAACATTGCTAGTAGATAGCAATTTATTAATAAGTTGCGCTGGGGTCAATGTCTTAACAAGAAGGGTAAGAGGACTATCTCCGAATTTGTTTTGTTTATTAACATCCGTTGATGGAAGTAAAAGATTTATGATGTCTACATTCTTGACTGGTTTAGAGCATACAATATGGAGAGGTGTATTTCCATCATGATCTGGTTTTGAGGGACTAATTCCTAGTTTCATCATCCATGAGATTGTAGAAGCTTTTGGATTGTCTGACATAAGATGTCTATGAATATGATTTTTGCCAAATTTATCCACTATCCTGGCTTCGAATCCGATGGACATTATTTTTTTAAACACTCTTTCTGAAGGATCTGTACACGCCAACAACGGACCACATCCTTCTTCATCAACCGAGTTGTTAATCTTGGCTCCATACCGCACCAATAAATTTATTCTCTCTATGACTTCATCATCTGTTCCCGAGAGATAATATAGAGGTGTTTTATGCTGTTTATCACATGCGTTCGGATCTGCACCGTGTGCCAACAGCGTCGCAACTATTCTATTATTGTTAATTTTAGAAGCTATATGTAATGGATAATTTCCATCATCGTCCGTCTCATTTGGCGAGTATCCTATATGAAGAAGTTCTTCAACAAATCGTTCATCTAGTCCTTTAATTCCACAATACGCATGTAGAATGTGATAATGTCCAGAAGGTTCGATTGCTTGCAGCATATTCCTAAATACATCTAAATTTTTACTATTATACTTGGCATAAAGAGATAGATAATACTCTGCTGACATAATGTTGTCTATTGTAGTATAAAAATTAATATTTCTATTTCTATTTCTATTTCTATATATTTGCGACAATTTACTCTCTATAACAAATATCATAACTTACTTCTTTTATGTCAAGAAAGCACTGGTTTAGTTCATCCATAAATGTCACGCCATAACTACCGCGCATACCATACTCAGAATTACGATAAAGATATTTATCCTTGGGGTGTAGGTAATGGGGATTAATCTTTGTTGGATCAGTCTCTAAGTTAACACACGTCACACAGGATCCATTTATAGTTATATCACATGATGATTTATGATGAATTGATTCCGGAAGATCACTATCGTATTTTGTGGTTCCACAATTCATTTCCATACATGTTATTGTCACACTAATATTATGATGAACTTTATCTAGCCGCTGAGTGGTAAACAACAGAACAGATAGTTTATTATCTTTACCAACTCCCTCAGCCGCCGCTACAAATCTCTGATCCGTATCCATGATGGTCATGTTTATTTCTAGTCCGTATCCAGTCAACACTATGTTAGCATTTCTGTCTATATAGCTTTCACTCATATGACACTCACCCATAATAGTAGAATTAATGTCATAATTTACACCAATAGTGAGTTCGGCGGCAAAGTACCAATACCGGTAATCTTGTCGAGGAGGACATATAGTGTTCTTGTATTCGGCAGAATACCCGAGAGATACGACACAAAGGAGTAAGACTAATTTGTAAACCATCTTACACAATAGTACGATGCAATTAGCAATAAGACAATGGAAATCTATCTATAACATATAATTATTCTATCAATTTTACCAATTAGTTAGTATAGTGTTTAACAAAAATGTTGGAGAATCTAATTAGTTTTTCCGCGCATAATTGACGTACATGAGTCTGAGTTCCTTGTTTTTACTAATTATTTCATCCAATTTATTATTCTTGACAATATCGAGGTCTTTTGTATAGGAGTCAGACTTGTATTCAACATGCTTTTCTATAATCATCTTAGCTATTTCGGCATCATCCAATAGTACATTTTCCAGATTAACAGAATAGATATTAATGTCGTATTTGAACAGAGCCTGTAGCATTTCAAGGTCTTTGTTATCTATAGCCAATTTGATGTCCGGAATGAAGAGAAGGGAATTGTTAGTGTTGGTAGATTCCATATAGTCAAGCAAGAGAATCATCATATCCACGTTTCCATTTTTTATGGAGTCGTGAATGCAACTGTATAGAATAGCCAGGTCAAAAGTAGATGGTATCTCTGAAAGAAAGTATGATACAATACTTACATCATTAAGCATGACGGCATGATAAAATGAAGTTTTCCATCCAGTTTTCCCATAGAACATCAGTCTCCAATTTTTCTTAACAAACAGTTTTACCGTTTGCATGTTGCCACTATCAACCGCGTAATACAATGCGGTGTTTCCTTTGTCATCAAATTGTGAATCATCCATTCCACTGAATAGCAAAATCTTTGCTATTTTGGTATCTTCTAATGTGGCTGCCTGATGTAATGGAAATTCATTCTCTAGAAGATTTTTCAATGCTCCAGCGTTCAACAACGTACATACTAGACGCACGTTATTATCGGCTATTGCATAATACAAGGCACTATGTCCATGGACATCCGCCTTAAATGCATCTTTGCTAGAGAGAAAGCTTTTCAGCTGCTTGGACTTCCAAGTATTAATTCGTGACAGATCCATGTCTGAAACGAGACGCTAATTAGTGTATAATTTTTCATTTTTTATAATTTTGTCATACTGCTCCAGAATTAATAATATCTCTAATAGATCTGATTAGTAGATATATGGCTATCGCAAAACAACATATACACATTTAATAAAAATAATATTCATTAAGGAGATTCAGATTCCACCGTACCCATCAATATAAATAAAATAATGATTCCTTACACCGTACCCATAATATTAATAATTATCCTTCCACCGTACCAATCAATATAAATAAAATAATGATTCCTTACACCGTACCCATAAACAATATTAAGGAGATTCCACCTTACCCATAAACAATATAAATCCAGTAATATCATGTCTAATGATGAACACAAATGGTGTATTAAATTCCAGTTGTTCAGGAGATGATCTAGCCGTAGCTACCATGATAGTAGATGCCTCTGCTACAGTTCCTTGTTCGTCGACGTCTATCTTTGCATTCTGAAACATTTTATAGATATATAATGGGTTCCTAGTCATATGTTTAAACGACGCCTTATCTGGATTAAACATACTAGGAGCCATCATTTCGGCTATCGACTTAATATCCCTCTTATTTTCGATAGAAAATCTAGGGAGTTTAAGATTGTACACTTTATTCCCTAATTGAGATGACCAATAGTCTAATTTTGCAGCCGTGATAGAATCTGTGAAATGAGTCATATTATCACCTATTGCCAGGTACATACTAATATTAGCATCCTTATACGGAAGGCGCACCATATCATATTCTTCATCGTCGACGGTGATTGTATTTCCTTGCAATTTAGTAACTACGTTCATCATGGGAACCGTTTTCGTACCGTACTTATTAGTAAAACTAGCATTGCGTGTTTTAGTGATATCAAACGGATATTGCCACGTACCTTTAAAATATATAGTATTAATGATTGCCCATAGAGTATTATTGTCGAGCATAGTAGAATCTACTACATTAGACATACCGGATCTACGTTCTACTATAGAATTAATTTTATTAACCGCATCTCGTCTAAAGTTTAATCTATATAGGCCGAATCTATGATATTGTTGATAATAAGACGGTTTAATACATACAGTACTATCGACGAAACTTTGATAAGTTAGATCAGTGTACGTATATTTAGATGTTTTCAGCTTAGCTAATCCCGATATTAATTCTGTAAATGCTGGACCCAGATCTCTTTTTCTCAAATCCATAGTCTTCAATAATTCTACTCTAGTATTACCTGATGCAGGCAATAGCGACATAAACATAGAAAACGAATAGCCAAACGGCGAGAAGACAATATTATCATCCTCGTCCCCATCCTGAATATTTTTATACGCTAATATACCGGCATTGGTAAATCCTTGCAGACGATATGCGGACGCCGTACACGCTAACGATAGTATCAATAACGCAATCATGATTTTATGGTATTAATAATTTACCTTATTTTTATGTTTAGTATAAAAAATTATTGATGTCTGCACATCCTTTTGTAATTGACATCTATATATCCTTTTGTATAATCAACTCTAATCACTTTAACTTTTACTTTTTTCCCTACAAGTTTATCCCTATATTTAAAATATCTATCCATATGCATCTGAACACTCTCTGCCAAGATAGCTGCAGAGTGAGGATAGTCAAAAAGATCAATATATAGAGCATAATCATTCTCGTATACTCTGCCCTTTATTACATCGCCCGCATTGGGCAACGAATAACAAAATGCGAGCATCTCGTTAACGGGCTCGTAAATTGGGATAAAAATTATGTTTTTATTGTTTTATATCTATTTTATTCCAGATAGTATTCAGGAATTTCTTTTTCCGGTTGTATCTCGTCGTTGTATATATCATTTGTGCATTGTTTCATATTTTTTAATAGTCTACATCTTTTAGTAGGACTAGTATCGTACAATTCATAGCTGTATTTTGAATTCCAATCACGCATAAAAATATCTTCCAATTGTTGACGAAGACCTAATCCATCATCCGGTGTAATATTAATAGATGCTCCACATGTATCCGTAAAGTAATTCCCTGTCCAATTTGAGGTTCCTATATACGCCGTTTTATCTGTTACCATATATTTGGCATGGTTTACCCTAGAATATGGAATTGGAGGATCGGCATCCGGTACAATAAACAGTTTTACTTCTATATCTATGTTTTTAGATTTTAGCATAGCGATAGATCTTAAAAAGTTTCTCATAATAAACGAAGATCGTTGCCAGCAACTAATCAATAGCTTAACTGACACTTGTCTGTCTATAGCGGCTCTTCTTAATTCATCTTCTATATACGGCCAAAACAAAATTTTACCCGCCTTCGAATAAATAATAGGGATAAAGTTCATAACGGATACATAAACGAATTTACTCGCATTTCCGATACATGACAATAAAGCGGTTAAATCATTAGTTCTTTCCATAGTACATAGTTGTTGTGGCGCAGAAGCAATAAATACAGAATGTGGAACACCGCTTACGTTCATACTAAGAGGATGATCTGTATTATAATACGCAGGATAAAAGTTTTTCCAATTATATGGTAGATTGTTAACTCCAAGATACCAGTATACCTCAAAAATTTGAGTGAGATCCGCTGCCAAGTTACTATTATTGAAGATAGCAATACCCAATTCCTTGACCTGAGTTAGTGATCTCCAATCCATGTTAGCGCTTCCTAAATAAATATGTGTATTATCGGATATCCAAAATTTTGTATGAAGAACTCCTCCTAGGATATTTGTAATATCTATGTATCTTACTTCAACTCCGGCCATTTGTAGCGTTTCAACATCCTTTAATGGTTTGTTGGATTTATTGACGGCTACTCTAACGCGTACTCCTCTTTTGGGTAATTGTATAATCTCATTTAATATTATCGTGCCGAAATTCGTACCCACTTCATCCGATAAACTCCAATAAAAAGATGATATATCTAGTGTTTTTGTGGTATTGGATAGAATTTCCCTCCACACGTTAAATGTAGACAAATATACTTTATCAAATTGCATACCTATAGGAATAGTCTCTGTAATCACTGCGATTGTTTTATCCGGATTCATTTTATTTGTTAAAAAAAATAATATCACTTCACTCTATTAAAAATCCAAGTTTCTATTTCTTTCATAACTGATTTTTTAACTTCGTCCGTTTCCTTATGAAGATGATGTTTGGCACCTTCATAAATTTTTATTTCTCTATTACAATTTGCATGTTGCATGAAATAATATGCACCTGAAACATCACTAATCTCATTGTTTGTTCCCTGGAGTATGAGACTAGGGGTGTTAATCTTGGGAATTATTTTTCTAACCTTGTTGGTAGCCTTCAAGACCTGACTAGCAAATCCAGCCTTAATTTTTTCATGATTGACCAATGGATCGTATTGGTATTTATAAACTTCATCCATATCTCTAGATACTGATTCTGGGCATAGCTTTCCGACTGGTGCATTTGGTGTGAAGCTTCCCATAAGTTTGGCAGCTAGCATATTTAGTCTTGGAACAGCTTCTGTATTAACTAGAGGAGACATTAGAATCATTGCTGTAAATAAGTCTGGATTCTCATAAGCGGCCAGTATAGAAATTGTTGCTCCCATGGAATGACCCAATAAGAAGACTGGAACTCCTGGATAAGTAGATTTAATAGTCACCACGTGCTGTACCACATCTCTAACATACGTACCAAAGTCATCTATCATCATTTTTTCACCATTACTTCTTCCATGACCAATATGATCATGTGAGAATACTAAAATTCCTAACGATGATATATTTTCAGCTAGTTCATCATAACGTCCAGAATGTTCACCAGCTCCATGACTTATGAATACTAATGCCTTAGGATATGTAATAGGTTTCCAATATTTACAATATATGTAATCATTGTCCAGATTGAACATACAGTTTGCACTCATGATTCACGTTATATAACTATCAATATTAACAGTTCGTTTGATGATCATATTATTTTTATGTTTTATTGATAATTGTAAAAACATACAATTAAATCAATATAGAGGAAGGAGACGGATACTGTCTTTTGTGAGATAGTCATGGCGACTAAATCAGATTATGAGGATGCCGTTTTTTACTTTGTGGATGATGATGAACTATGTAGTCGTGACTCCATCATCGATCTAATAGATGAATATATCACGTGGAGAAATCATGTTATAGTGTTTAACAAAGATATCACCAGTTGTGGAAGACTGTACAAGGAATTGATGAAGTTCGATGATGTCGCTATACGGTACTATGGAATTGATAAAATTAATGAGATTGTCGAGACTATGAGCGAAGGAGACCACTACATCAATCTCACAGAAGTCCATGATCAGGAAAGTCTATTCGCTACCATAGGAATATGTGCTAAAATCACTGAACATTGGGGATACAAAAAGATTTCAGAATCTAGATTCCAATCATTGGGAAACATTACAGATCTGATGACCGACGATAATATAAACATCTTGATACTTTTTCTAGAAAAAAAATTGAATTGATGACATAGTGTTATAACGCGTAATTATTATGTTAATGCATTCTTATTCTATATCCGGTGTTAAAAAAAATTATCCTATCATGTATTTGAGAGTCTTATATGTAGCAAACATGATAGCTGTGATGCCAATAAGCTTTAGATATTCACGCGTGCTAGTGTTGGGGATGGTATTATCTGGCGGTGAAATGTCCGTTATATAATCTACAAAACAATCATCGCATATAGTATGCGATAGTAGAGTAAACATTTTTATAGTTTCTACTGGATTCATACATCGTCTACCCAATTCGGTTATGAATGAAATTGTCGCCAATCTTACACCCAAACCCTTGTTATCTATTAGTATAGTATTAACTTCGTTATTTATGTCATAAACTGTAAATGATTCTGTAGATGCCATATCATACATGATATTCATGTCCCTATTATAATCATTATTAACTTTATCACAATACATGTTGATAATATCTATATATGATCTAGTTTTTGTTGGCAACTGTCTATACAAGTCGTCTAAACGTTGTTTACTCATATAGTATTGAACAGCCATCATTACATGGTCCCGTTCCGTTGATAGATAATCGAGTATGTTAGTGGACTTGTCAAATCTATATACCATATTTTCTGGAAGTGGATATACATAGTTGTGATCATCATTATCGCTAGCCTCATCTTCTATATCCGGTACTATACCATTATCTATATCCGGTACTATACCATTATCTATATCCGGTACTATACCATTATCTATACCATCATCTACATCATCATCTACATAATCTACTATATTATTATACATAAACATCGACAACATACTATTGTCCATTATCTAAGTCCAGTTGATCCAAACCCTTGAGCTCCTCTATCTGTACTATCTAGAGATTGTACTTCCTCCAGTTCTGGATAATATATACGTTGATAGATTAGCTGAGCTATTCTATCTCCCGTATTTACATTGAACGTACATTTTCCATTATTAATAAGAATGACTCCTATGTTTCCCCTATAATCTTCGTCTATTACACCACCTCCTATATCAATGCCTTTTAGTGACAGTCCAGACCTAGGAGCTATTCTACCATAGCAGAACTTAGGCATGGACATACTAATATCTGTCTTAATTAACTGTCTTTCTCCTGGAGGGATAGTATAATCGTAAGCGCTATACAAATCATATCCGGCAGCACCCGGCGATTGCCTAGTAGGAGATTTAGCTCTGTTAGTTTCCTTAACAAATCTAACTCGTGAGTTAATATTCATGTTGCTCATAAAACTAATATTTTATTTCAAAATTATTTACCATCCCATATATTCCATGAATAAGTGCGATTATTATACACTTCTATAGTATCTATATACGAACCACGATAAAATCCTCCTATCAATAGCAGTTTATTATCCACTATGATCAATTCTGGATTATCCCTCGGATAAATAGGATCATCTATCAGATTCCATGTATTGCTGTATTCGCAATAAAATTCAGCATTTCTACCAACCAAGAATAACCTTCTACCGAACACTAACGCGCATGATTTATAATGAGGATAATAAGTGGATGGTCCAAACTGCCACTGATCATGATCGGGTAGCAAATATTCTGTAGTTGTATCCGTTTCAGAATGTCCTCCTATTACGTATATAACATTGTTTATAGATGCGATTGCTGGATTACATCTAGGTTTAAGAAGACTCGGCATATTAACCCAAGAAGTATCCCCATGGAACCAACGCTCGACAGATGTGGGATTTGGTAGACCTCCTACTACGTATAATTTATTGTTAGCAGGTACCCCACTAGCGTACAGTCTGGGACTATTCATCGGAGGAATTGGAATCCAATTGTTTGATACACAATTTAACGCTATAGCATGGTTATGTATTTCATTGTTCATCCATCCACCGATGAGATATACTACTTCTCCAACATGAGTACTTGTACACATATGGAATATATCTATAATTTGATCCATATTCATAGGATACTCTATGAATGGATACCTGTATGATTTGCGTGGTCGTTTATCACAATGAAATATTTTGGTACAGTCTAGTATCCATTTTACATTATTTATACCTCTGGGTGAAAGATAATTTGACCTGATTACATTTTTGATAAGGAGTAGCAAATTTCCTAATCTATTTCTTCGCTTCATATACCACTTAATGACAAAATCAACTACATAATCCTCATCTGGAACATTTAGTTCGTCGCTTTCTAGAATAAGTTTCATAGATAGATAATCAAAATTGTCTATGATGTCATCTTCCAGTTCCAAAAAGTGTTTGGCAATAAAGTCTTTAGTATGACATAAGAGATTGGATAGTCCGTATTCTATACCCATCATGTAACACTCGACACAATATTCCTTTCTAAAATCTCGTAGGATAAAGTTTATACAAGTGTAGATGATAAATTCTACAGATGTTAATATAGAAGCACGTAATAAATTGACGACGTTATGACTATCTATATATACCTTTCCAGTATATGAGTAAATAACTATAGAAGTTAGACTGTGAATGTCAAGGTCTAGACAAACCCTCGTAACTGGATCTTTATTTTTCGTGTATTTTTGACGTAAATGTGTGCGAAAGTAAGGAGATAACTTTTTCAATATCGTAGAATTGACTATTATATTGCCTCCTATAGCCTCAATAATTGTTTTGAATTTCTTAGTCATAGACAATGCTAATATATTCTTACAGTACACAGTATTTACAAATATTGGCATTTATGTTTCTTTAAAAGTCAACATCTAGAGAAAAATGATTATCTTCTTGAGACATAACTCCCATTTTTTGGTATTCACCCACACGTTTTTCGAAAAAATTAGTTTTTCCTTCCAATGATATATTTTCCATGAAATCAAACGGATTGGTAACATTATAAATTTTTTTAAATCCCAATTCAGAAATCAATCTATCCGCGACAAATTCTATATATGTTTTCATCATTTCACAATTCATTCCTATAAGTTTAACTGGAAGAGCCGCAGTAAGAAATTCTTGTTCAATGGATACCGCATCTGTTATAATAGATCTAACGGTTTCTTCACTCGGTGGATGCAATAAATGTTTAAACATCAAACATGCGAAATCGCAGTGCAGACCCTCGTCTCTACTAATTAGTTCGTTGGAAAACGTGAGTCCGGGCATTAGGCCACGCTTTTTAAGCCAAAATATGGACGCAAATGACCCAGAAAAGAAGATTCCTTCTACTGCGGCAAAGGCAACAAGTCTCTCTCCATAACTGGCGCTGTCATGTATCCACTTTTGAGCCCAATCGGCCTTCTTTTTTACACAAGGCATCGTTTCTATGGCATTAAAGAGATAGTTTTTTTCATTACTATCTTTAACATAAGTATCGATCAAAAGACTATACATTTCCGAATGAATGTTTTCAATGGCCATCTGAAATCCGTAGAAACATCTAGCCTCGGTAATCTGCACTTCTGTACAAAATCGTTCAGCTAAATTTTCATTCACTATTCCGTCACTGGCTGCAAAAAACGCCAATACATGTTTTATAAAATGTTTTTCGTTGGGTGTTAGTTTATTCCAATCATTGATATCTTTAGATATATCTACTTCTTCCACTGTCCAAAATGATGCCTCTGCCTTTTTATACATATTCCAGATGTCATGATATTGGATTGGGAAAATAACAAATCTATTTGGATTTGGTGCAAGGATCGGTTCCATAACTAAATTAACAATAGTAGTAAATTTTTTTTCAGTTATCATCTATATGACTGTATTTGGATCTTTTATACATTGCCATTGCAGCTATCACTACAATAATTACAAGTATTATTGATAGCATTGTTATTAGTACTATCATAATTAAATTATCTACATCCATGGGTGCTGAATAATCGTTATTATCATCATTTTGTAATTGTGACATCATACTAGATAAATCATTTGCGAGATTGTTGTTGGAAACTGACATGGAGGATGCGTTAGCATTATCGTTATTATTATTTAACGCCTCCCATTCTGATTCACAAATGTTACGTGCGTTCAACATTTTATGGAAACTATAATTTTGTGAAAACAGGTAACAAGAAAACTCTTCATCGTTCAAATTTTTAACAATAGTAAACCGATTAAACGTCGAGCTAATTTCTAACGCTAGCGACTCTGTTGGATATGGATTTCCAGATATATATCTTTTCAGCTCCCCTACGTATCTATAATCATCTGTAGGAAATGGAATGTATTTCCATCTATCTAGTGTTCCTAATATCATATATGGTGGTGTAGTAGAACCATTAAGTGTGAAAGATTTTATTTCGCATCGTATTTTAACTTCGCAATAAGATTTTGTTAGATAACGCACACTACCATTCAAATCAATGATATTAGCCTTTACAGATATATTCATAGTAGTCGTGACTATGACTCCATCTTTTAGATGCGATACTCCCTTGTATGTACCAGAATCTTCGTACCTCAAACTCGATATATTTAAACAAGTTAATGAGATATTGACGCGTTTTATGAATGACGATATATATCCAGAAGTTTCATCCTCTGTGGCTAGCGCTATAACCTTATCATTATAATACCAAAGAGTATGATTAATATGTGATACGTCAGTGTGGGTACAAATATGTACATTATCGTCTACGTCGTATTCGATACATCCGCATACACCCAACAGATATAAAATGATAAATACTCTAACAACGTTCGTACCCATATTGATGCGGCTTAATACATGTTTTGATTTCAATTTATTGTAAAAAAAGAATCGGTTTTATACGGTTCGATATTCTTATTCTCGTCTATCATCTCCACACAGTCAAATCCGTGGTTAGCATGCACCTCATCAACCGGTAATAGACTATCGGACTCTTCTATCATTATAACTCGAGAATATTTAATTTGCTCATTATTAATCAAGTCAATTATCTTATTTTTAACAAATCTGAGTATTTTACTCATTTTTTATAAAAACTTTTAGAAATATACAGACTCTATCGTGTGTCTATATCTTCTTTTTATATCCAATGTATTTATGTCTGATTTTTCTTCATTTATCATATATAATGGTCCAAATTCTACACGTGCTTCGAATTCATCCAGATCATTAATGTTCTTATAATCGTAATATCCTTCTCCTCCCGCTTCTACATCTTCCTTCTTATTCTTATTCTTATTCTTGTCACAGAATCTACCACAACAGGATCCCATGACGAGCGTCATATTAAACTAATTCATTTTCAATTATAATATACTGATTAGTAATGACCATTAAATAAAAATATTCTTCATAACCGGTAAGAAAGTGAAAAGTTCACATTGAAACTATGTCAGTCAGTAGTTATACATCATGAAATGATGATATATATATTCTCTATTTTGGCGGAGGATTATATGATATAATTCGTGGATAATCATTCTTAAGACACATTTCTTCATTCGTAAATCTTTTCACGTTAAATGAGTGTCCATATTTTGCAATTTCTTCATATGATGGCGGTGTACGTGGACGATGCTGCTCCTGTTCTTGTTGTGGTCGCCGACTGTCGTGTTTGCGTTTAGATCCCTCCATTATCGCGATTGCGTAGATGGAGTACTATTTTTATACCTTGTAATTAAATTTTTTTATTAATTAAACGTATAAAAACGTTCCGTATCTGTATTTAAGAGCCAGATTTCGTCTAATAGAACAAATAGCTACGGTAAAAATAACTAGAATAATCGCTACACCCACTAGAAACCACGGATCGTAATACGGCAATCGGTTTTCGATAATAGGTGGAATGTATATTTTATTTAAGGACTTAACAATTGTCTGTAAACCACAATTTGCTTCCGCGGATCCTGTATTAACTATCTGTAAAAGCATATGTTGGCCGGGCGGAGCCGAACATTCTCCGATATCCAATTTCTGTATATCTATAATGTTATTAACCTCCGCATACGCATTACAGTTCTTTTCTAGCTTGGATACCGCACTAGGTAAATCATTTAGGTCTATTCCTATTTCCTCAGCGATAGCTCTTCTATCCTTTTCCGGAAGCAATGAAATCACTTCAATAAATGATTCAACCATGAGTGTGAAACTAAGTCGAGAATTACTCATGCATTTGTTAGTTATTCGGAGCGCGCAATTTTTAAACTGTCCTATAACCTCTCCTATATGAATAGCACAAGTGACATTAGTAGGGATAGAATGTTGAGCTAATTTTTGTAAATAACTATCTATAAAAAGATTATACAAAGTTTTAAACTCTTTAGTTTCCGCCATTTATCCAGTCTGAGAAAATGTCTCTCATAATAAATTTTTCCAAGAAACTAATTGGGTGAAGAATGGAAACCTTTAATCTATATTTATCACAGTCTGTTTTGGTACACATGATGAATTCTTCCAATGCTGTACTAAATTCTATATCTTTTTCGATTTCTGGATATGTTTTTAATAAAGTATGAACAAAGAAATGGAAATCGTAATACCAGTTATGTTCAACTTTGAAATTGTTTTTTATTTTCTTGTTAATGATTCCAGCCACTTGGGAAAAGTCAAAGTCGTTTAATGCAGATTTAATACGTTCATTAAAAACAAACTTTTTATCCTTTAGATGAATTATTATTGGTTCATTGGAATCAAAAAGTAAGATATTATCGGGTTTAAGATCAGCGTGTAAAAAGTTGTCGCAACAGGGTAGCTCGTAAACTTTAATGTATAACAGAGACATCTGTAAAAAGATAAACTTTATATATTGTACCAAAGATTTAAATCCTAATTTGATAGCTAACTCGGTATCTACTTTATCTGCCGAATACAGTGCTAAGGGAAAAATTATAATGTTTCCTCTTTCGTATTCGTAGTTAGTTCTCTTTTCATGTTCGAAAAAGTGAAACATGCGGTTAAAATAGTTTATAACATTAATATTACTGTTAATAACTGCCGGGTAAAAATGGGATAGTAATTTCACGAATTTGATACTGTCCTTTCTCTCGTTAAACGCCTTTAGAAAAACTTTAGAAGAATATCTCAATGATAGTTCCTGGCCATCCATAGTTTGTATCAATAATAACAACATATGAAGAACCCGTTTATACAGAGTATGTAAAAATGTTAATTTATAGTTTAATCCCATGGCCCACGCACACACGATTAATTTTTTTTCGTCTCCCTTTAGATTATTGTACAGAAATTTGGGTACTGTGAACTCCGCAGTAGTTTCCATGGGACTATATAATTTTGTGGCCTCGAATACAAATTTTACTACATAGTTATCTATCTTAAAGACTATACCATATCCTCCTGTAGATATGTGATAAAAATCGTCGTTTATAGGATAAAATCGTTTATCCTTCTGTTGGAAAAAGGATGAATTAATGTAATCATTCTCTTCTATCTTTAGTAGTGTTTCCCTATTAAAATTCTTAAAATAATTTAACAATCTAACTGATGGAGCCCAATTTTGGTGTAAATCTAATTGGGACATTATATTGTTAAAATACAAACAGTCTCCTAATATAACAGTATCTGATAATCTATGGGGAGACATCCATTGATATTCAGGGGATGAATCATTGGCAACACCCATTTATTGTACAAAAAGCCCCAATTTACAAACGAAAGTCCAGGTTTGATAGAGACAAACAATTAACTATTTTGTCTCTGTTTTTAACACCTCCACAGTTTTTAATTTCTTTGGTAATGAAATTATTCACTATATCAGTATCTTCTTTATCTACCAGAGATTTTACTAACTTGATAACCTTGGCTGTCTCATTCAATAGGGTAGTGATATTTGTATGTGTGATATTGATATCTTTTTGAATTGTTTCTTTTAGAAGTGATTCTTTGATAGTGTCAGCATACGAATTACAATAATGCAGAAACTCAGTTAACATGCAGGAATTATAGTAAGCCAATTCCAATTGTTGCCTGTATTGTATTAGAGTGTCAATATGTGCAATGGTGTCCTTGCGTTTCTCTGATAGAATGCGAGCAGCGATTTTGGCGTTATCATTTGACGATATTTCTGGAATGATGAATCCTGTTTCTACTAACTTTTTAGTAGGACAAAGCGAAACAATCAAGAAGATAGCTTCTCCTCCTATTTGTGGAAGAAATTGAACTCCTCTAGATGATCTACTGACGATAGTATCTCCTTGACAGATATTGGACCGAATTACAGAAGTACCTGGAATGTAAATTCCTGAAACGCCCTCATTTTTTAAACAGATTGTTGCAGTAAATCCCGCACTGTGACCAAGATAGAGAGCTCCTTTGGTGAATCCATCTCTATGTTTCAGTTTAACCAAAAAACAGTCAGCTGGTCTAAAATTTCCATCTCTATCTAATACAGCATCCAACTTGATGTCGGGAACCATAACCGGTTTAATGTTATATGTAACATTGAGTAAATCCTTAAGTTCATAATCATCACTGTCATCAGTTATGTACGAGCCAAACAATGTTTCTACCGGCATAGTGGATACGAAGATGCTATCCATCAGAATGTTTCCCTGATTAGTGTTTTCTATATAGCTATTCTTCTTTAAACGATTTTCCAAATCAGTAACTATGTTCATTTTTTTAGGAGTAGGACGCCTAGCCAGTATGGAAGAGGATTTTCTAGATCCTCTCTTCAACATCTTTGATCTCAATGGAATGCAAAACCCCATGGTGTAACAACCAACGATAAAAATAATATTGTTTTTCACTTTTTATAATTTTACCATCTGACTCATGGATTCATTAATATCTTTATACGAGCTACTAATGTACAATTCTTTATAACTGAACTGAGATATATACATTTGATCTATGGTTTCCATGATTGAGTAAATGAATGCTCTGCAATAACTAATGGCAAATGTATAGAACAACGAAATTATACTAGAGTTGTTAAAGTTAATATTTTCTATGAGCTGTTCCAATAAATTATTTGTTGTGGCTGCGTTCAAGTCATAAATCATCTTGATACTATCCAGTAAACAGTCTTTAAGTTCTGGAATATTATCATCCCATTGTAAAGCCCCTAATTCGACTATCGAATATCCTGCTCTGATAGCAGTTTCAATATCGACGGACGTCAATACTGTAATAAAGGTGGTAGTATTGTCATCATCGTGATAAACTACGGGAATATGGTCGTTAGTAGGTACGGTGACTTTACACAACGCGATATATAACTTTCCTTTTGTACCATTTTTAACGTAGTTGGGACGTCCTGCAGGATATTGTTTTGAAGAAATGATATCGAGAACAGATTTGATACGATATTTGTTGGATTCCTGATTATTCACTATAATATAATCTAGACAGATAGATGATTCGATAAATAGAGAAGATATATCGTTGGTAGGATAATACATCCCCATTCCAGTATTCTCGGATACTCTATTGATGACACTAGTTAAGAACATGTCTTCTATTCTAGAAAATGAAAACATCCTACACGGACTCATTAAAACTTCTAGCGCTCCTGATTGTGTCTCGAATGCCTCAAACAAGGATTTCAAGGATGCCATAGATTCTTTGACCAATGATTTAATATTGCGTTTAGCATCTGATTTTTTTATTAAATCGAATGGTCGGCTCTCTGATTTACTACCCCAATGATAACAATAGTCTTGTAAAGATAAGCCGCAAGAAAATTTATACGCATCCATCCAAATAACTCTAGCACCATCTGATGATATTAGTGTATTATTATAGATTTTCCATCCACAGTTATTGGGCCAGTATACTGTTAGCAACGGTATATCAAATAGATTACTCATGTAACCTACTAGAATGATAGTTCGTGTACTAGTCATAATATCTTTAATCCAATCTAAGAAATCTAAAATTAGATCTTTTACACTGTTAAAGTTAACAAAGGTATTACCCGGGTACGTGGATATCATATATGGTATTGGTCCATTATCAGTAATAGCTCCATAAACTGATACGGCGATGGTTTTTATATGTGTTTGATCTAACGAGGAAGAAATTCGCGCCCACAATTCATCTCTAGATATGTATTTAATATCGAACGGTAACACATCAATCTCGGGACGCGTATATGTTTCTAAATTCTTAATCCAAATATAATGATGACCTATATGCCCTATTATCATACTGTCAACTATAGTATACCTAGAGAACTTACGATACATCTGTTTCCTGTAATCGTTAAATTTTACAAATCTATAACATGCTAAACCTTTTGACGACAGCCATTCATTAATTTCTGATATGGAATCTGTATTCTCGATACCGTATCGTTCTAAAGCCAGTGCTATATCTCCCTGTTCGTGGGAACGCTTTCGTATAATATCGATCAATGGATAATCTGAAGTTTTTGGAGAATAATATGACTCATGATCTATTTCGTCCATAAACAATCTACACATAGGAATTGGAGGCGATGATCTTAATTTTGTGCAATGAGTCAATCCTATAACTTCTAATCGTGTAATATTCATCATCGACATAACACTATCTATGTTATCATCGTATATTAGTATACCACGACCTTCTTCATTTCGTGCCAAAATGATATACAGTCTTAAATAATTACGCAATATCTCAATAGTTTCATAATTGTTAGCTGTTTTCATCAAGGTTTGTATCCTGTTTAACATGATGGCGTTCTATAACGTCTCTATTTTCTATTTTTAATTTTTTAAATTTTTAACGATTTACTGTGGCTAGATACCCAATCTCTCTCAAATATTTTTTTAGCCTCGCTTACAAGCTGTTTATCTATACTATTAAAACTGACGAATCCGTGATTTTGGTAATGGGTTCCGTCGAAATTTGCCGAAGTGATATGAACATATTCGTCGTCGACTATCAACAATTTTGTATTATTCTGAATAGTGAAAACCTTCACAGATAGATCATTTTGAACACACAACGCGTCTAGACTTTTGGCGGTTGCCATAGAATATACGTCGTTCTTATCCCAATTACCAACTAGAAGTCTGATCTTAACTCCTCTATTAATGGCTGCTTCTATAATGGAGTTGTAAATGTCGGGCCAATAGTAGCTATTACCGTCTACACGTGTAGTGGGAACTATGGCCAAATGTTCAATATCTATACTAGTCTTAGCCGACTTGAGTTTATCAATAACTACATCAGTGTCTAGATCTCTAGAATATCCCAATAGGTGTTCTGGAGAATCAGTAAAGAACACTCCACCTATAGGATTCTTAATATGATACGCAGTGCTAACTGGCAGACAACAAGCCGCAGAGCATAAATTCAACCATGAATTTTTTGCGCTATTAAAGGCTTTAAAAGTATCAAATCTTCTACGAAGATCTGTGGCCAGCGGGGGATAATCAGAATATACACCTAACGTTTTAATCGTATGAATAGATCCTCCAGTAAATGACGCATTTCCTACATAACATCTTTCATCATCTGACACCCAAAAACAACCGAGTAGTAGCCCCACATTATTTTTTTTATCTATGTTAACAGTTATAAAATTTATATCCGGGCAATAACTTTGTAGCTCTCCCAGATTTCTTTTCCCTCGTTCATCTAGCAAAACTATTATTTTAACCCCTTTTTCAGATGCCTCTTTTAGTTTATCAAAAATAAGAGCTCCCCTAGTAGTACTCATAGGATTACAACAAAAAGATGCTATGTATATATATTTCTTGGCTAGAGTGATAATTTCGTTAAAACATTCAAATGTAGTCAAATGATCGGATCTAAAATCCATATTTTCTGGTAGTGTTTCTACCAGCCTACATTTTGCTCCCGCAGGTACTGATGCAAATGGCCACATTTAGTTAACATAAAAACTTATACATCCTGTTCTATCAACGATTCTAGAATATCATCGGCTATATCGCTAAAATTTTCATCAAAGTCAACATCACAACCTAACTCAGTTAATATATTAAGAAGTTCCATGATTTCATCTTCGTCTATTTCCATATCCATATCCATTGTAGATTGTTGACTGATTATCGAGTTTAAATCAGTATTAATACCCAATTCTTCAGAATACACTCGGTGTTTCATCGTAACCCTCTATCAGTAACGTATTTAAGTTGGTAGATTTTCAATTATGTATCAATATAGCAACAGCAGTTCTTGCTCCTCCTTGATTCTAGTATCCTCTTCATTATTTTCTTCTACGTACATAAGCATGTCCAATACGTTTGACAACATGCCGACGATGGCGGCTGCCACAGATACGAATATGACTAAACCGATGACCATTTAAAAACCACTCTCTAGCTTTCACTTAAACTTATAGATCATTCTTTTAGCACATGTATAATATAAAAACATTATTCTATTTCGAATTTAGGCTTCCAAAAATTTTTCATCCGTAAACCGATAATAATATATATAGACTTGTTAATGGTCGGAATAAACAGATTAATGCTTAAACTATCGTCATCACCACGATTAGAGATACAATACTTACATTCTTTTTGCTGTTTCGAAACTTTATCAATACACGTTAATACAAACCCAGGAAGGAGATATTGAAACTGAGGCTGTTGAAAATGAAACGGTGAATACAATAGTTCAGATAATGTAAAATCATGATTCCGTATTCTGATAGTATTAGAACTGTTAATGGATGCAGATGGAACGTATCTAGGTGTATCTATTTTAACAAAGCATCGATTTGCTAATATACAATTATCCTTTTGATTAATTGTTATTTTATTCATATTCTTAAAAGGTTTCATATTTATCAATTCTTCTACATTAACAATTTCCATTTTTAATTTATGCAGCCCCGCAATACTCCTCATTACGTTTCATTTTTTTTCTAGAATATCCATTTTGTTCATTTCGGCACATAGATTATCCAATTGAGAAGTGCATTTAGTAGTTTTGTATATTTTAAGTTTATTGACGAATCGTCGAAAATTAGTTATAGTTAACATTTTATTATTTGATACCCTGATATTAATACCCCTGCCGTTACTATTATTTATAACTGATGTAACCCATGTAACATTAGAATTAATTATCGATAGTAATGCATCAACGCTTCCAAAATTGTCTATTATAAACTCACCGATAATTTTTTTATTGCATGTTTTCATATTCATTAGGATTATCAAATCTTTAATCTTCTTACGATTGTATGCGTTGATATTACAAGACGTCATTCTAAAAGACGGAGGATCTCCATCAAATGCCAGACAATCACGTACAAAGTACATGGAAATAGGTTTTGTTCTATTGCGCATCATAGATTCATATAGAACTCCCATAGAAATACTAATTTGTTTTACTCTATAAAATACTAATGCATCTATTTCATCGTTATGTATAACGTCTTTCCAAGTGTCAAATTCCAAATTTTTTTCATTGATAGTACCAAATTCTTCTATCTCTTTAACTATTTGCATAGATAGGTAATTACAGTGGTGTCTACAAGCTGTTTTTTGAAACTGAATCGATGCATCTAGAAGCGATGCTACGCTAGTCACAATCACCGCTTTCATATTTAGAATATATGTATGTAAAAATATAGTAGAATTTCATTTTGTTTTTTTCTATGCTATAAATGAATTCTCATTTTGCATCTGCTCATACTCCGTTTTATATCAATACCAAAGAAGGAAGATATCTGGTTCTAAAAGCCGTTAAAGTATGCGATGTTAGAACTGTAGAATGCGAAGGAAGTAAAGCTTCCTGTGTACTCAAAGTAGATAAACCCTCATCACCCGCGTGTGAGAGAAGACCTTCGTCCCCGTCCAGATGCGAGAGAATGAATAACCCTGGAAAACAAGTCCCGTTTATGAGAACGGACGTGCTACAAAATATGTTTGCTGCTAATCGCGACAACGTGGCGTCGAGACTTTTGAACTAAAATACAATTATATCTTTTTCGATATTAATAAATCCGTGTCGCCCGGGTTTTTTATCTCTTTCAGTATGTGAATAGATAGGTATTTTATCTCTATTCATCATCGAATTTAAGAGATCCGATAAACATTGTTTGTATTCTCCCGATGTCAGCATCTGATACAACAATATATGTGCACATAAACCTCTGGCACTTATTTCATGTACCTTCCCCTTATCACTAAGGAGAATAGTATTTGAGAAATATGTATACATGATATTATCATGAATTAGATATACAGAATTTGTAACACTCTCGAAATCACACGATGTGTCGGCATTAAGATCTAATATATCGCTCGATAACACATTTTCATCTAGATACACTAGACATTTTTTAAAGCTAAAATAGTCTTTAGTAGTAACAGTAACTATGCGATTATTTTCATCGATGATACATTTCATCGGCATATTATTACGCGTACCATCAAAGACTATACCATGTGTATATCTAACGTATTCTAGCATAGTTGCCATACGCGCATTAAACTTTTCAGGATCTTTGGATAGATCTTCCAATCTATCTATTTGAGAAAACATTTTTATCATGTTCAATAGTTGAAACGTTGGATCCACTATATAGATATTATCTATAAAGATTTTAGGAACTACGTTCATGGTATCCTGGCGAATATTAAAACTATCAATGATATGATTATCGTTTTCATCTTTTATCACCATATAGTTTCTAAGATATGGGATTTTACTTAATATAATATTATTTCCCGTAATAAATTTTATTAGAAATGCCAAATCTATAAGAAAAGTCCTCGAATTAGTTTGAAGAATATCTATATCGCCGTACCGTATATTTGGATTAATTAGATATAGAGAATATGATCCGTAACATATACAACTCTTATTATGGCGTCTAAGATATTCTTCCATCAACTTATTAACATTTTTGACTAGGGAAGATACATTATGACGTCCCATTACTTTTGCCTTGTCTATTACCGCGACGTTCATAGAATTTAGCATATCTCTTGCCAATTCTTCCATTGATGTTACATTATAAGAAATTTTAGATGAAATTACATTTGGAGCTTTAATAGTAAGAACTCCTAATATATCCGTGTATGTGGTCACTAATACAGATTGTAGTTCTATAATCGTAAATAATTTACCTATATTATATGTTTGAGTCTGTTTAGAAAAGTAGCTAAGTATACGATCTTTTATTTCTGATGCAGATGTATCAACATCGGAAAAAAATCTTTTTTTATTCTTTTTTACTAACGATACAAATATGTCTTTGTTAAAAACAGTTATTTTCTGAATATTTCTAGCTTGTAATTTTAACATATGATATTCGTTTACACTAGGTATTCTGCCTAAATAGGTTTCTATAATCTTTAATGTAATATTAGGAAGAGTATTCTGATCAGGATTCCTATTCATTTTGAGGATTTAAAACTCTGATTATTGTCTAATATGGTCTCAACGCAAACTTTTTCACAGAGCGATAGAGTTTTTGATAACTCGTTTTTCTTAAGAAATATAAAACTACTGTCTCCAGAGCTCGCTCTATCTTTTATTTTATCTAATTCGATACAAACTCCTGATACTGGTTCAGAAAGTAATTCATTAATTTTCAGTCCTTTATAGAAGATAGTTAATATAGATAGTACAAAATCTTCAGTTCTTGATACCGATCGGATTGATCCTAGAACTAGATATATTAATAAAGTACTCATTAGGCAGTTTATGGCAGCTTGATAATTAGATATAGTATATTCCAGTTCATATTTATTAGATACCGCATTGCCCAGATTTTGATATTCTATGAATTCCTCTGAAAATAAATCTAAAATAACTAGACATTCTATTTTTTGTGGATTAGTGTACTCTCTTCCCTCTATCATGTTCACTACTGGTGTCCACGATGACAAATATCTAGAGGGAATATAATATAGTCCATAGGATGCCAATCTAGCAATATCAAATAACTGTAATTTTATTCTTCTCTCTTCATTATGAATTAATTCTTGAGGTATAAACCTAACACAAATTATATTATTAGACTTTTCGTATGTAATGTCTTTCATGTTATAAGTTTTTAATCCTGGAATAGAATCTATCTTAATGAGGCTTTTAAATGCGGAGTTCTCCAACGAGTCAAAACATAATACTCTGTTGTTTTTCTTATATACGATGTTACGATTTTCTTCTTTGAATGGAATAGGTTTTTGAATTAGTTTATAATTACAACATAATAGATACGGAAGTGTACAAATAGTACGCGGAAAAAACATAATAGCTCCCCTGTTTTCATCCATGGTTTTAAGTAAATGATCACTGGCTTCCTTAGTCAATGGATATTCGAACATTAACCGTTTCATCATCATTGGACAAAATCCATATTTCTTAATGTAAAGAGTAATCAAATCATTGTGTTTATTATACCATCTTGTTGTAAATGTGTATTCTGTTATCGGATCTGCTCCTTTTTCTATTAAAGTATCGATGTCGATCTCGTCTAAGAATTCAACTATATCGACATATTTCATTTGTATACACATAACCATTACTAACGTAGAATGTATAGGAAGAGATGTAACGGGAACTGGGTTTGTTGATTCACAAACTATTCTAATACATAGTTCTTCTGTTAATACGTCTTGTACGTAATCTATTATAGATGCCAAGATATCTATATAATTATTTTGTAATATGATGTTAACTATGTGATCTATATAAGTAGTGTAATATTTCATGTATTTGGATATATGTTCCAACTCTGTCTTTGTGATGTCTAGTTTCGTAATATCTATAGCATCCTCAAAAAATATATTCGCATATATTCCCAAGTCTTCAGTTCTATCTTCTAAAAAATCTTCAGCGTATGGAATATAATAATCTATTTTGCCTCTTCTGATGTCATTAATGATATAGTTTTTGACACTATTTTCCGTCAATTGATTCTTATTCACTATATCTAAGAAACGGATAGCGTCCCTAGGACGAACTACTGCCATTAATATCTCTATTATAGCTTCTGGACATAATTCATCTATTATACCAGAATTAATGGGAACTATTCCGTATCTATCTAACATAGTTTTAAGAAAGTCAGAATCTAAGACCTGATGTTCATATATTGGTTCATACATGAAATGATCTCTATTGATGATAGTGACTATTTCATTCTCTGAAAATTGGTAACTCATTCTATACACGCTTTCCTTGTTGATAAAGGATAGTATATACTCGATGGAATTTGTACCAACAAACTGTTCTCTTATGAATCGTATATCATCATCTGAAATAATCATGTAAGGCATACACTTAACAATTAGAGACTTGTCTCCTGTTATCAATATACTATTCTTGTGATAATTTATGTGTGAGGCAAATTTGTCCACGTTTTTTAATTTTGTTATAGTAGATATCAAATCCAATGGAGCTACAGTTCTTGGCTTAAACAGATATAGTTTTTCTGGAACGAATTCTACAACATTATTATAAAGAACTTTGGGTAGATAAGTGGGATGAAATCCTATTTTAATTAATGCGATAGCCTTGTCCTCGTGCAGATATCCAAACGCCTTTGTGATAGTATGACATTCATTGTCTAGAAACGCTCTACGAATATCTGTAACAGATATCATCTTTAGAGAATACTAGTCGCGTTAATAGTACTAAAATTTGTATTTTTTAATCTATCTCAATAAAAAAATTAATATGTATGATTCAATGTATAACTAAACTACTAACTGTTATTGATAACTAGAACTAGAATCAGAATCTAATGATGACGTAACCAAGAAGTGTATCTACAGCCAATTTAGCTGCATTATTTTTAGCATCTCGTTTAGATTTTCCATCTGCCTTATCGAATACTCTTCCGTCGATGTCTACACAGGCATAAAATGTAGGAGAGTTACTAGGCCCCACTGATTCAATACGAAAAGACCAATCTCTCTTAGTTATTTGGCAGTACTCATTAATAATGGTGACAGGGTTAGCATCTTTCCAATCAATAATTTTTTTAGCCGGAATAACATCATCGAAAGACTTATGATCCTCTCTCATTGATTTTTCGCGGGATGCATCATCTATTATGGAATCAGCCATAGCATCAGCATCCGGCTTATCCGCCTCCATTGTCGTAAACCAACGAGGAGGAATATCGTCGGAGCTGTACACCATAGCACTACGTTGAAGATCGTACAGAGCTTTATTAACTTCTCGCTTCTCCATATTAAGTTGTCTAGTTAGTTGTACAGCAGTAGCTCCTTCGAGTCCAATGTTTTTAATAGCCTCACACACAATCTCTGCGTCAGAACGTTCGTCGATATAGATCTTAGACATTTTTAGAGAGAAATGACGCAAAACCAGTAATAAAACTAATCTATTTTATCATTTTTATTCATCATCTTCTGGTGGTTCGTCGTTCCTATCGAATGTGGCTCTGATTAACCCGTCATCTATAGGCGATGCTGGTTCTGGAGATTCTGGAGGAGATGGATTATTATCTGGAAGAATCTCTGTTATTTCCTTGTTTTCATGTATCGATTGCGTTGTAACATTAAGATTGCGAAATGCTCTAAATTTGGGAGGCTTGAAGTGTTGTTTGCAATCTCTACACGCGTGTCTAACTAATGGAGGTTCATCAGCAGCTCTAGTTTGAATCATCATCGGTGTAGTATTCCTACTTTTACAGTTAGGACACGGTGTATTGTATTTCTCGTCGAGAACGTTAAAATAATCGTTGTAACTCACATCCTTTATTTTATCTATATTGTATTCTACTCCTTTCTTAATGCATTTTATACCGAACAAGAGATAGCGAAGGAATTCTTTTTCGGTACCGCTAGTACCCTTAATCATGTCACATAGTGTTTTATATTCCAAATTTGTGGCAATGGACGGTTTATTTCTATACGATAGTTTGTTTCTGGAATCCTTTGAGTATTCTATACCAATATTATTCTTTGATTCGAATTTAGTTTCTTCGATATTAGATTTTGTATTACCTATATTCTTGATGTAGTACTTTGATGATTTTTCCATGGCCCATTCTATTAAGTCTTCCACGCTGGTATTATCATCCACATATTGTGATAGTAACTCTCGGATATCAGTAGCGGCTACCGCCATTGATGTTTGTTCATTTGATGAGTAACTACTACTAATGAATACATTTTCCATTTATAACACTTATGTATTAACTTTGATCATTTATATTTTTTCATTATTATGTTGATATTAACAAAAGTGAATATATATGTTAATAATTATGGTGTGGTGTGTACGGCCACAATTTCATAATGAGTGGAAGTCAGTGTCCTATGATCAATGACGATCTATTTAGAGTTACTTTGAAAAGAATGCATCCACTCAATAGTGAGGAGTCGAGTATGAAAATAGATAAGAAGAGGACAAAGTTTCAGAATAGAGCCAAAATGGTAAAAGAAATAAATCAGACAATAAGAGCAGCACAAACTCATTACGAGACATTGAAACAAGGATACCTAAAATTTAAGAGAATGATTAGAACTGCTACTCTAAAAGATATAGCACCATCTATTCCAAAAATTCAGAAATTTTATAAACTATTCTCGGACATTTCAGCCATCAGCAAAGCATCACAGAATCCGAGTAAGATGGTATATGCTCTACTGCTTTACATGTTTCCCAATTTGTTTGGAGATGACCATAGATTCATTCGTTATAGAATGCATCCAATGAGCAAAATCAAACACAAGATCTTCTCCCCGTTCAAACTTAATCTTATTAGAATATTAGTGGAAGAAAGATTCTATAATAATGAATGCAGAGATTATAAATGGAGAATAATTGGAACACAAGTTGATAAAATATTGATAGCTGAATCTGCTAAATATACAATAGATGCAAGGTATCGCCTAAGACCTATATATAGAATCAAGGGAGAATCTGAAGAAGATACCCTCTTCATCAAACAGATGGTAGAGAAATGTGTAACGTCTCAGGAATTGGTGGAGAAAGTGTTGAAGATACTGTTTAAAGATTTGTTCAAGAGTGGAGAATACAAAGATTACAGATACGATGATGATGTAGACAATGGATTCATTGGATTGGACAAACTAAAATTAAACATTGTTCACGATATAGTTGAACCATGTATGCCTGTTCGTAGGCCAGTGGCTAAGGTACTGTGTAAAGAAATGGTAAATAAATACTTTGAGAATCCTCTACATATCATTGGTAAGAATCTCCAAGAGTGCATTGACTTTGTTAGTGAGTAGGCATTTCATCTTTTCCTTTCTCAATACTATTCAACTTGTTAAATTAATAATGGATAGTTTAAAATAGTTATTAGTAGTAATAAGATAGTTTAAAATAGTTATTAGTAGTAATAAGATAGTTTAAAATAGTTATTAGTAGTAATAAGATAGTTTAAAATAGTATAAAATAGATAAGTATTTACTCTCTTCTATAAAAATGGATTTTATTCGTAGAAAGTATCTTATATACACAGTAGAAAATAATATAGATTTTTTAAAGGATGATACATTAAGTAAAGTAAACAATTTTACCCTCAATCATGTATTAGCTCTCAAGTATCTAGTTAGCAATTTCCCCCAACATGTTATTACTAAGGATGTATTAGCTAATACCAATTTTTTTGTTTTCATACATATGGTACGATGTTGTAAAGTGTACGAAGCGGTTTTACGACACGCATTTGATGCACCCACGTTGTACGTTAAAGCATTGACTAAGAATTATTTATCGTTTAGTAACGCAATACAATCGTACAAGGAAACCGTTCATAAACTAACACAAGATGAAAAATTTTTAGAGGTAGCCGAATACATGGAAGAATTAGGAGAACTTATAGGGGTAAATTATGACTTAGTTCTTAATCCATTATTTCACGGAGGGGAACCCATCAAAGATATGGAAATCATTTTTTTAAAACTATTTAAGAAAACAGACTTCAAAGTTGTTAAAAAATTAAGTGTTATAAGATTACTTATTTGGGCATACCTAAGCAAGAAAGATACAGGCATAGAGTTTGCGGATAATGATAGACAAGATATATATACTCTATTTCAACAAACTGGTAGAATAGTCCATAGCAATCTAACAGAAACGTTTAGAGATTATATCTTTCCCGGAGATAAGACTAGCTATTGGGTGTGGTTAAACGAAAGTATAGCTAATGATGCGGATATCGTTCTTAATAGACCCGCCATTACCATGTATGATAAAATTCTTAGTTATATATACTCTGAGATAAAACAGGGACGCGTTAATAAAAACATGCTTAAGTTAGTTTATATCTTTGAGCCTGAAAAAGATATCAGAGAACTTCTGCTAGAAATTATATATGATATTCCTGGAGATATCCTATCTATTATTGATGCAAAAAACGACGATTGGAAAAAATATTTTATTAGTTTTTACAAAGCTAATTTTATCAACGGTAATACATTTATTAGTGATAGAACGTTTAACGAGGACTTATTCAGAGTTGTTGTTCAAATAGATCCCGAATATTTCGATAATGAACGAATTATGTCTTTATTCTCTACGAGTGCTGCGGACATTAAACGATTTGATGAGTTAGATATTAATAACAGTTATATATCTAATATAATTTATGAGGTGAACGATATAACATTAGATACAATGGATGATATGAAGAAGTGTCAAATCTTTAACGAGGATACATCGTATTATGTTAAGGAATACAATACATACCTGTTTTTGAACGAGACGGATCCCATGGTCATAGAGAACGGAATACTAAAGAAACTGTCATCTATAAAATCCAAGAGTAGACGACTGAACTTGTTTAGCAAAAACATTTTAAAATATTATTTAGACGGACAATTGGCTCGTCTAGGTCTTGTGTTAGATGATTATAAGGGAGACTTGTTAGTTAAAATTATAAACCATCTCAAGTCTGTGGAGGATGTATCAGCATTCGTTAGATTTTCTACAGATAAAAACCCTAGTATTCTTCCATCGCTAATCAAAACTATTTTAGCTAGTTATAATATTTCCATCATCGTCCTATTTCAAAAGTTTTTAAGAGATAATCTATATCATGTAGAAGAATTCTTGGATAAAAGCATCCATCTAACCAAGACGGATAAGAAATATATACTTCAATTGATAAGGCACGGCAGATCATAGAACAAACCAAATATACATATTAAAAATTCACACATTTTTGATAAATGGGAACTGCTGCAACAATTCAGACTCCCACCAAATTAATGAATAAAGAGAATGCAGAAATGATTTTGGAAAAAATTGTTGATCATATAGTTATGTATATTAGTAACGAATCAAGTGATGAAAATAATCCTGAATATATTGATTTTCGTAACAGATACGGAGACTATAGATCTCTCATTATAAAAAGTGATCACGAGTTTGTAAAGCTATGTAAAGATCATGCCGAGAAAAGTTCTCCAGAAACACAACAAATGATAATCAAACACATCTACGAACAATATCTTATTCCGGTATCTGAAGTACTATTAAAACCTATGATGTCCATGGGTGACATAATTACATATAACGGATGTAAAGACAATGAATGGATGATAGAACAACTCTCTACCCTAAACTTTAACAATCTCCGCACATGGAACTCATGTAGCATAGGCAATGTAACGCGTCTGTTTTATACATTTTTTAGTTATCTGATGAAAGATAAACTAAATATATAAGTATAATCATAATCCCATTCTAATACTTTAACCTGATGTATTATGTATCACCTGCATCTTATTAGAATATTAACCTAACTAAAAGACATAACATAAAAACTCATTACATAGTTGATAAAAAGCGGTAGGATATAAATATTATGGCTGCCGCCGTTCCGCGTTTTGACGACGTGTACAAAAATGCACAAAGAAGAATTCTAGATCAAGAAACATTTTTTAGTAGAGGTCTAAGTAGACCGTTAATGAAAAACACATATCTATTTGATAATTACGCGTATGGATGGATACCAGAAACTGCAATTTGGAGTAGTAGATACGCAAACCTAGATGCTAGTGACTATTATCCCATTTCGTTGGGATTACTTAAAAAGTTTGAGTTTCTCATGTCTCTATATAAAGGTCCTATTCCCGTATATGAAGAAAAAATAAATACTGAATTCATTGCTAATGGATCTTTCTCCGGTAGATACGTATCATATCTTAGAAAGTTTTCTGCCCTTCCAACAAACGAGTTTATTAGTTTTTTATTATTGACCTCCATCCCTATCTATAATATCTTATTCTGGTTTAAAAACACACAGTTTGATATTACTAAACACACATTATTCAGATACGTCTATACAGATAATGCCAAACACCTGGCGTTGGCTAGGTATATGTATCAAACAGGAGACTATAAGCCTTTGTTTAGTCGTCTCAAAGAGAATTATATATTTACCGGTCCTGTTCCGATAGGAATCAAAGATATAGATCACCCTAATCTTAGTAGAGCAAGAAGTCCATCCGATTATGAGACATTAGCTAATATTAGTACTATATTGTACTTTACCAAGTATGATCCAGTATTAATGTTTTTATTGTTTTACGTACCTGGGTATTCAATTACTACAAAAATTACTCCAGCCGTAGAATATCTAATGGATAAACTGAATCTAACAAAGAGCGACGTAAAACTGTTGTAAATTATTTTATGCTTCGTAAAATGTAGGTTTTGAACCAAACATTCTTTCAAAGAATGAGATGCATAAAACTTTATTATCCAATAGATTGACTATTTCGGACGTCAATCGTTTAAAGTAAACTTCGTAAAATATTCTTTGATCACTGCCGAGTTTAAAACTTCTATCGATAATTGTTTCGTATGTTTTAATATTTACAAGTTTTTTGGTCCATGGTCCATTAGGACAAATATATGCAAAATAATATCGTTCTCCAAGTTCTATAGTCTCTGGATTATTTTTATTATATTCAGTAACCAAATACATATTAGGGTTATCTGCGGATTTATAATTTGAATGATGCATTCGACTCAACATAAACAATTCTAGAGGAGACGACCTACTATCAAATTCGGATCGTAAATCTGTTTCTAAAGAACGGAGAATATCTATACATACCTGATTAGAATTCATCCGTCCTTCAGACAACATCTCAGACAGTCTGGTCTTGTATATCTTAATCATGTTCTTATGAAACTTGGAAACATCTCTTCTAGTTTCACTAGTACCTTTATTAATTCTCTCAGGTACAGATTTTGAATTCGACGATGCCGAGTATTTCATCGTTGTATATTTCTTCTTCGATTGCATAATTAGATTCTTATATACAGCCTCAAACTCTATTTTAAAATTATTAAACAATACTCTACTATTAATCAGTCGTTCTAACTCCTTTGCTATTTCTATGGACTTATCGACATCTTGACTGTCTATCTCTGTAAACACGGAGTCGGTATCTCCATACACGCTACGAAAACGAAATCTGTAATCTATAGGCAACGATGTTTTCACTATCGGATTAATATCTCTATCGTCCATATAAAATGGATTACTTAATGGATTGGCAAACCGTAACATACCGTTAGATAACTCTGCTCCATTTAGTACCGATTCTAGATACAAGATCATTCTACGTCCTATGGATGTGCAACTCTTAGCCGAAGCGTATGAGTATAGAGCACTATTTCTAAATCCCATCAGTCCATACACCGAGTTGGCTACTATCTTGTACGTATATTGCATGGAATCATAGATGGCCTTTTCAGTTGAACTGGTAGCCTGTTTTAACATCTTTTTATATCTGGCTCTCTCTGCCAAAAATGTTCTCAATAGTCTAGGAATGGTTCCTTCTATCGATCTATCGAAAATTGCTATTTCAGAGATGAGGTTCGGTAGTCTAGGTTCACAATGAACCGTAATATATCTAGGAGGTGGATATTTCTGAAGTAAGAGCTGATTATTTATTTCTTCTTCCAATCTATTGGTACTAACGACGACACCGACTAATGTTTCCGGAGATAGATTTCCAAAGATACACACATTAGGATACAGACTGTTATAATCAAAGATTAATACATTATTACTAAACATTTTTTGTTTTGGAGCAAATACCTTACCGCCTTCGTATGGAAACTTTTGTTTTGTTTCTGATCTCACTAAGATGGTTTTAGTTTCCAACAATAGCTTTAACAGTGGACCCTTGATGACTGTACTCGCTCTATATTCGAATACCATTGATTGAGGAAGCACATATGTTGACGCACCCGCATCTGTTTTTGTTTCTACTCCGTAATACTCCCACAAATACTGACACAAGCAAGCATCATGAATACAGTATCTAGCCATATCTAAAGCTATGTTTAGATTATAATCCTTATACATCTGTGCTAGATCAACGTCATCCTTTCCGAAAGATAATTTATACGTATCATTTGTTAAAGTGGGACACGATAGAACGACCTTGAATCCATTTTCCCAAATATCTTTATGAATTACTTTACATATAATATCATCATCAACCGTCACATAATTACCCGTGGTTAAAACCTTTGCGAATGCAGCGGCTTTGCCTTTAGCGTCCGTAGTATCGTCACCGATGAACGTCATTTCTCTAACTCCTCTATTTAATACTTTGCCCATGCAACTGAACGCGTTCTTGGATATAGAATCCAATTTGTACGAATCCAATTTTTCAGACTTTTGAATGAATGAATACAGATCGAAAAATATAGTTCCATTATTGTTATTAACGTGAAACGTAGTATTGGCCATGCCACCTACTCCCTTGTGACTAGACTGATTTCTCTCATAAATACAGAGATGTACAGCTTCCTTTTTGTCTGGAGATCTAAAGATAATCTTCTCTCCGGTTAATAACTCTAGACGATTAGTAATATATCTCAGATCAAAGTTATGTCCGTTAAAGGTAACGATATAGTCGAACGTTAGTTCCAACAATTGTTTAGCTATTTGTAGCAAAACTATTTCAGAACACAGAACTAGTTCTCGTTCATAATCCATTTCCATCAGTGACTGTATCCTCAAACATCCTCTATCGACGGCTTCTTGTATTTCCTGTTCCGTTAACATCTCTTCATTAATGAGCGTAAACAATAATCGTTTACCGCTTAAATCGATATAACAGTAACTTGTATGCGAGATTGGATTAATAAATACAGAAGGAAATTTCTTATCAAAGTGACACTCTATATCTAGAAATAAGTACGATCTTGGAATATCGAATCTAGGTATTTCTTTAGCGAAACAGTTACGTGGATCGTCGCAATGATAACATCCATTGTTAATCTTTGTCAAATATTGCTCGTCCAACGAGTAACATCCGTCTGGAGATATCCCGTTAGAAATATAAAACCAACTAATATTGAGAAATTCATCCATGGTGGCATTTTGTATGTTGCGTTTCTTTGGCTCTTCTATCAACCACATATCTGCGACGGAGCATTTTCTATCTTTAATATCTAAATTATAACTTATCGTCTCATCAATGTCTATAGTTCTCATCTTTCCCATCGGTCTCGCATTAAATGGAGGAGGAGCCAATGACTGATATATTTCGTCCGTCACTACGTAATAAAAGTAATGAGGAAATCGTATAAATACGGTCTCGCCATTTCGACATCTGGATTTCAGATATAAAAATCTGTTTTCACCCCGACTTTCGAACCAATTAATGCACCGAACATCCATTTCTAGAATTTAGAAATATATTTTCATTTAAATGAATCCCAAACATTGGGGAAGAGCCGTATGGACCATTATTTTTATAGTACTTTCTCAAGCGGGTTTAGACGGCAACATAGAAGCGTGTAAACGAAAACTATATACTATAGTCAGCACGCTTCCATGTCCTGCATGTAGACGGCACGCGACTATCGCTATAGAGGACAATAATGTCATGTCTAGCGATGATCTGAATTATATTTATTATTTTTTCATCAGATTATTTAACAATTTGGCATCTGATACCAAATACGCAATCGATGTGTCAAAGGTTAAACCTTTATAAACTTAACCCATTATAAAACTTATGATTAGTCACGACTGAAATAACGGCGTGATTATTTTTTGGTATAATTCTACACGGCATAGTTTCTGTGACTATGAATTCAACACCCGTTATCTTAGTGAAATCTTTAACAAACAGCAAGGGTTCGTCAAAGACATAAAACTCATTGTTTACGATCGAAATAGATCCCCTATCACACTTAAAATAAAAAATATCCTTATCCTTTACCACCAAATAAAATTCTGATTGGTCAATGTGAATGTATTCACTTAACAGTTCCACAAATTTATTTATTAACTCCGAGGCACATACATCGTCGGTATTTTTTATGGCAAACTTTACTCTTCCAGCATCCGTTTCTAAAAAAATATTAACGAGTTCCATTTATATCGTCCAATATTATTGAAATGACGTTGATGGACAGATGATACAAATAAGAAGGTACGGTACCTTTGTCCACCATCTCCTCCAATTCATGCTCTATTTTGTCATTAACTTTAATGTGTGAAAACAGTACTCCACATGCTTCCATGACAGTGTGTAACACTTTGGATACAAAATGTTTGACATTAGTATAATTGTCCAAGACTGTCAATCTATAATAGATAGTAGCTATAATATATTCTATGATGGTATTGAAGAAGATGACAACCTTGGCATATTGATCATTTAACACAGACATGGTATCAACAGATAGCTTGAATGAAAGAGAATCAGTAATTGGAATAAGCGTCTTCTCGATGGAGTGTCCGTATACCAACATGTCTGATATTTTGATGTATTCCATTAAATTATTTAGTTTTTTCTTTTTATTCTCGTTAAACAGCATTTCTGTCAATGGACCCCAACATCGTTGACCGATTAAGTTTTGATTGATTTTTCCATGTAAGGCGTATCTAGTCAGATCGTATAGCCTATCCAATAATCCATCGTCTGTGCGTAGATCACATCGTACACTTTTTAATTCTCTATAGAAGAGCGACAGACATCTGGAGCAATTACAGACAGCAATTTCTTTATTCTCTACAGATGTAAGATACTTGAAGACATTCCTATGATGATGCAGAATTTTGGATAACACGGTATTGATGGTATCTGTTACCATAATTCCTTTGATGGCTGATAGTGTCAGAGCACAAGATTTCCAATCTTTTGCAATTTTCAGTACCATTATCTTTGTTTTGATATCTATATCAGACAGCATGGTGCGTCTAACAACACAGGGATTAAGACGGAAAGATGAAATGATTCTCTCAACATCTTCAATAGATACCTTGCTATTTTTTCTGGCATTATCTATATGTGTGAGAATATCCTCTAGAGAATCAGAATCCTTTTTGATGATAGTGGATCTCAATGACATGGGACGTCTAAACCTTCTTATTCTATCACCTGTTTGCATGGTGATTTGTCTTCTTTCTTTTATCATGATGTAATCTCTAAATTCATCGGCAAATTGTCTATATCTAAAATCATAATATGAGATGTTTACCTCTACAAATATCTGTTCGTCCAATGTTAGAGTATCTACATCAGTCTTGTATTCCAAATTAAACATGGCAACGGATTTAATTTTATATTCCTCTATTAGGTCCTCGTCGACAATAACAGAGTGCAGATAATCATTTAATCCGTCGTACATGGTTGGAAGATGCTCGTTGACAAAATCTTTAATTGTCTTGATGAAGGTGGGACTATATCTAACATCTTGATTAATAAAATTTATAACATTGTCCATAGGATACTTTGTAACTAGTTTTATACACATCTCTTCATCGGTAAGTTTAGACAGAATATCGTGAACAGGTGGTATATTATATTCATCAGATATACGAAGAACAATGTTCAAATCTAGATTGTTTAATATATTATATAGATGTAGTGTAGCTCCTACAGGAATATCTTTAACTAAGTCAATGATTTCATCAACCGTTAGATCTATTTTAAAGTTAATCATATAGGCATTGATTTTTAAAAGGTATGTAGCCTTGACTACATTCTCATTAATTAACCATTCCAAGTCACTGTGTGTAAGAAGATTATATTCTATCATAAGCTTGACTACATTTAGTCCCGACACCATCAAAGAATTCTTATGATATAAGGAAACAGCTTTTAGGTACTCATCTACTCTACAAGAATTTTGGAGAGCCTTAATGATATCGGTGACGTTTATTATTTCAGGAGGAAAGAACCTAACATTGAGAATATCGGAATTAATAGCTTCCAGATACAGTGATTTTGGCAATAGTCCGTGTAATCCATAATCCAGTAACACGAGCTGGTGCTTGCTAGACACCTTTTCAATGTTTAATTTTTTTGAAATAAGCTTTGATAAAGCCTTCCTCGCAAATTCCGGATACATGAACATGTCGCCGACATGATTAAGTATTGTTTTTTCAGTATTTTATATTTTTCTCAACAAGTTCTCAATACCCCAATAGATGATAGAATATCACCCAATGCGTCCATGTTGTCTATTTCCAACAGGTCGCTATATCCACCGATAGAAGTTTTCCCAAAAAAGATTCTAGGAACAGTTCTACCACCAGTAATTTGTTCAAAATAGTCACGCAATTCATTTTCAGGTCTAAATTCTTTAATATCGACAATTTCATACGCTCCTCTTTTGAAACTAAACTTATTTAGAATATCCAGTGCGTTTCTACAAAAAGGACATGTAAACTTGACAAAAATTGTCACTTTGTTATTGGCCAACCTTTGTTGTACAAATTCCTCGGCCATTTTAATATTTAAGTGATATAAAACTATCTCGACTTATTTAACTCTTTAGTCGAGATATATGGACGCAGATAGCTATATGATAGCCAACTACAGAAGGCGAACGCTATAAAAAACATAATTACGACGAGCATTTATAAATATTTTTATTCAGCATTACTTGATATAGTAATATTAGGCACAGTCAAACATTCAACCACTCTCGATACATTAACTCTCTCATTTTCTTTAACAAATTCTGCAATATCTTCGTAAAAAGATTCTTGAAACTTTTTAGAATATCTATCTACTCTAGATGAAATAGCGTTTGTCAACATACTATGTTTCGTATACATAAAGGCGCCCATTTTAACAGTTTCTAGTGACAAAATGCTAGCGATCCTAGGATCCTTTAGAATCACATAGATTGACGATTCGTCTCTCTTAGTAACTCTAGTAAAATAATCATACAATCTAGTACGCGAAATAATATTATCCTTGACTTGAGGAGATCTAAACAATCTAGTTTTGAGAACATCGATAAGTTCATCGGGAATGACATACATACTATCTTTAATAGAACTCTTTTCATCCAGTTGAATGGATTCGTCCTTAACCAACTGATTAATGAGATCTTCTATTTTATCATTTTCCAGATGATATGTATGTCCATTAAAGTTAAATTGTGTAGCGCTTCTTTTTAGTCTAGCAGCCAATACTTTAACATCACTAATATCGATATACAAAGGAGATGATTTATCGATGGTATTAAGAATTCGTTTTTCGACATCCGTCAAAACCAATTCCTTTTTGCCTGTATCATCCAGTTTGCCATCCTTTGTAAAGAAATTATTTTCCACTAGACTATTAATAAGACTGATAAGGATTCCTCCATAATTGCACAATCCAAACTTTTTAACAAAACTAGACTTTACAAGATCTACAGGAATTCGTACTTCAGGTTTCTTAGCTTGTGATTTTTTCTTTTGCGGACATTTTCTTGTGACCAACTCATCTACCATTTCATTGATTTTAGCAGTGAAATAAGCTTTCAATGCACGGGCACTGATACTATTGAAAACGAGTTGATCTTCAAATTCCGCCATTTAAGTTCACCAAACAACTTTTAAATACAAATATATCAATAGTAGTAGAATAAGAACTATAAAAAAAATAATAATTAACCAATACCAACCCCAACAACCGGTATTATTAGTTGATGTGACAGTTTTCTCATCACTTAGAACAGATTTAACAATTTCTATAAAGTCTGTCAAATCATCTTCCGGAGAACCCATAAATACACCAAATATAGCGGTGTACAACTTATCCATTTATACATTGAATATTGGCTTTTCTTTATCGCTATCTTCATCATATTCATCTTCAATATCAACAAGTCCCAGATTACGAGCCAGATCTTCTTCTACATTTTCAGTCATTGATACACGTTCACTATCTCCAGAGAGTCCGATAACGTTAGCCACAACTTCTCTATCAATGATTAGTTTCTTGAGCGCGAATGTAATTTTTGTTTCCGTTCCGGATCTATAGAAAACTACAGGTGTAATAATTGCCTTGGCCAATTGTCTTTCTCTTTTACTGAGTGCTTCTAGTTCACCTTCTATAGATCTGAGAATGGATGATTCTCCCGCTGAAACATATTCTACCATAGCTCCGTTTATTTTGTTAATGAAGATAGATTCATCCTTAAATGTTTTCTCTGTAATAGTTTCCACCGAAAGACTATGCAAAGAATTTGGAATGCGTTCCTTGTGCTTAATGTTTCCATAGACAGCTTCTAGAAGTTGATACAACATAGGACTAGCCGCGGTAACTTTTATTTTTAGAAAGTATCCATCGCTTCTATCTTGTTTAGATTTATTTTTATAAAGTTTAGTCTCTCCTTCCAACATAATAAACGTGGAAGTCATCTGACTAGATAAACTATCAGTAAGTTTTATAGAGATAGACGAACAATTAGCGTATTGAGAAGCATTTAGTGTAACGTATTCGATACATTTTGTATTAGATTTACTAATCGATTTTGCATACTCTATAACACCCGCACAAGTCTGTAGAGAATCAGATGCTGTAGGTCTTGGCGAAGTTTCAACTCTCTTCTTGATTACCTTACTCATGATTAAACCTAAATAATTGTACTTTGTAATATAATGATATATATTTTCACTTTATCTCATTTGAGAATAAAAATGTTTTTGGTTAACCGCTGCATGATGTACAGATTTCGGAATCGCAAACCACTGGTGGCTTTATCTTATCCTTGTCCAATGTGAATTGAATGGGAGCGGATGCGGGTTTCGTACGTAGATAGTACATTCCCGTTTTTAGACCGAGACTCCATCCGTAGAAATGCATACTCGTTAGTTTGGAATAACTCGGATCTGCTATATGGATATTCATAGATTGACTTTGATCGATGAAGGCTCCCCTGTCTGCAGCCATTTTTATGATCGTCTTTTGTGGAATTTCCCAAATAGTTTTATAAACTCGCTTAATATCTTCTGGAAGGTTTGTATTCTGAATGGATCCACCATCTGCCATAATCCTATTCTTGATCTCTTCATTCCATAATTTTCTCTCGGTTAAAACTCTAAGGAGATGCGGATTAACTACTTGAAATTCTCCAGACAATACTCTCCGAGTGTAAATATTACTGGTATATGGTTCCACCGATTCATTATTTCCCAAAATTTGAGCAGTTGATGCCGTTGGCATAGGTGCCACCAATAAACTATTTCTAAGACCGTATGATCTGATTTTATCTTTTAGAGATTCCCAATCCCAAAGATCAGACGGGACAACATTCCAAAGATCATATTGTAGAATACCGTTACTAGCGTATGATCCTGTGTATGTTTCATAAGGTCCTTCCTTTTCGGCTAATTCACAACTCGCCTCTAATGCTCCGTAATAAATGGTTTCGAAAATCTTCTTATTGAGATCTTGTGCTTCTAGGCTATCAAATGGATAATTTAAGAGAATAAACGCGTCTGCTAATCCTTGAACACCAATACCGATAGGTCTATGTCTCTTATTAGAAATTTCAGCTTCTGGAATAGGATAATAATTAATATCTATAATTTTATTGAGATTCCTGACTATTACTTTGACCACATCCTTTAGTTTGAGAAAATCAAATCGTCCATCTATTACAAACATGTTCAACGCGACAGATGCCAGATTACAAACGGCTACCTCATTAGCATCCGCATATTGTATTATTTCAGTGCAGAGGTTACTACACTTAATGGTTCCTAAATTTTGTTGATTACTCTTTTTGTTACACGCATCCTTATAAAGAATGAACGGAGTACCAGTTTCAATCTGAGATTCTATAATCGCTTTCCAGACGACTCGAGCCTTTATTATAGACTTGTATCTCTTTTCTCTTTCGTATTGTGTATATAATCGTTCGAACTCGTCTCCCCAAACATCGTCTAATCCAGGACATTCGTCAGGACACATCAACGACCACTCTCCATCATCCTTTACTCGTTTCATAAAGAGATCAGGAATCCAAAGAGCTATAAATAGATCTCTGGTTCTATGCTCCTCGTTTCCTGTATTCTTTTTAAGATCGAGGAACGCCATAATATCAGAATGCCACGGTTCCAAGTATATGGCCATAACTCCCGGTCGTTTGTTTCCTCCCTGATCTATGTATCTAGCGGTGTTATTATAAACTCTCAACATTGGAATAATACCATTGGATGTACCATTGGTCCCGGAGATATAGCTTCCACTGGCACGAATATTACTAATTGATAGACCTATTCCCCCTGCCATTTTAGAGATTAATGCGCATCGTTTTAACGTATCATAGATGCCCTCTATGCTATCATCAATCATGTTAAGTAGAAAACAGCTAGACATTTGGTGACGACTAGTTCCCGCATTAAATAAGGTAGGAGAAGCGTGCGTAAACCATTTTTCAGACAGTAGATTGTACGTCTCAATAGCTGATTCTATATCCCATTGATGAATTCCTACCGCGACACGCATTAACATGTGCTGAGGTCTTTCAACGATCTTGTTATTTATTTTCAACAAGTAAGATTTTTCCAAAGTTTTAAAACCAAAATAGTTGTATGAAAAGTCTCGTTCGTAAATAATAACCGAGTTGAGTTTATCCTTATATTTGTTAACTACATCCATGGTGATACTTGAAATAATCGGAGAATGTTTCCCATTTTTAGGATTAACATAGTTGAATAAATCCTCCATCACTTCACTAAATAGTTTTTTTGTTTCCTTGTGTAGATTTGATACGGCTATTCTGGCGGCTAAAATGGCATAATCTGGATGTTGTGTAGTACAAGTGGCTGCTATTTCGGCTGCCAGAGTGTCCAATTCTACCGTTGTTACTCCATTATATATTCCTTGGATAACCTTCATAGCTATTTTAATAGGATCTATATGATCAGTGTTTAAGCCATAACATAATTTTCTAATACGAGACGTGATTTTATCAAACATGACATTTTCCTTGTATCCATTTCGTTTAATGACAAACATTTTTGTCGGTGTAGTAAAAAAAATTATTTAACTTTTCATTAATAGGGATTTGACGTATGTAGCGTACAAAATGATTGTTCCTGGTATATAGATAAAGAGTCCTATATATTTGAAAATCGTTACGGCTCGATTAAACTTTAATGATTGCATTGTGAATATATCATTAGGATTTAACTCCTTGACTATCAGGGCGGCACCAGAAATCACCATCAAAAGCATTAATACAGTTATGCCTATCGCAGTTAGAACGGTTATAGCATCCACCATTTATATCTAAAAATTAGATCAAAGAATATGTGACAAAGTCCTAGTTGTATATTGAGAATTGACGAAACAATGTTTCTTACATATTTTTTTTTTATTAGTAACCGACTTAATAGTAGGAACTGGAAAACTAGACTTGATTATTCTATAAGTATAGATACCCTTCCAGATAATGTTCTCTTTGATAAAAGTTCCAGAAAATGTAGAATTTTTTAAAAAGTTATCTTTTGCTATTACCAAGATTGTGGTTAGACGCTTATTATTAATATGAGTAATGAAATCCACACCGCCTCTAGATATAGCCTTTATTTCCACATTAGATGGTAAATCCAATAGTGAAACTATCTTTTTAGGAATGTATGGACTCGCGTTTAGAGGAGTGAACGTCTTTGGAGTAGGAAAGGATGATTCGTCAAACGAATAAACAATTTCACAAATGGATGTTAATGTGTTAGTGGGAAATTTCTTGACGCTAGTGGAATTGAAAATTCTAACGGATGATGTTCTACCTATTTCATCCGATAACATGTTAATTTCCGATACCAACGGTTTTAATATTTCGATGATATACGGTAGTCTCTCTTTCGGACTTATATAGCTTATTCCACAATACGAGTCATTATATACTCCAAAAAACAAAATAACTAGTATAAAATCTGTATCGAATGGGAAAAATGAAATTATCGACATAGGTATAGAATCTGGAACATTGAACGTATTAATACTTAATTCTTTTTCCGTAGTAAGAACCGATAGGTTATTGACATTGTATGGTTTTAAATATTCTATAACTTGAGACTTGATAGATATTAGTGATGAATTGAAAATTATTTTTATCACCACGTGTGTTTCAGGATCGTCGTCGATACCCGTTAACCAACCGAATGGGGTAAAATAAATATCATTAATATATGCTCTAGATATTAGTATTTTTATCAATCCTTTGATTATCATCTTCTCGTATGCGAATGATTCCATGATCAAGAGTGACTTGAGAACATCCTCCGGAGTATTAATGGGCTTAGTAAACAGTCCATCGTTGCAATAATAAAAGTTATCCAAGTTAAAGGATATGATGCATTCGTTTAAAGATATCACCTCATCCAACGGAGACAATTTTTTTGTAGGTTTTAGAGACTTCGAAGCTACTTGTTTAACAAAGTTATTCATCGTCGTCTACTATTCTATTTAATTTTGTAGTTAATTTATCACATATCACATTAATTGACTTTTTGGTCCACTTTTCCATACGTTTATATTCTTTTAATCCTACGTTATCCGTTTCCGTTACATCCAGTGATAGATCTTGCAAGTTAAATAGAATGCTCTTAAATAATGTCATTTTCTTGTCCGCTAAAAATTTAAAGAATGTATAAACTTTTTTCAAAGATTTGAAACTTTTAGGTGGAGTTCTAGTACACAATATCATAAACAAACTAATAAACATCCCGCATTCAGATTCCAACAGTTGATTAACTTCCACATTAATACAGCCTATTTTCGCACCAAATGTACATTCGAAAAATCTGAATAAAACATCAATGTCGCAATTTGTATTGTCCAATACAGAATGTCTATGATTCGTGTTAAAACCATCGGAGAAGGAATAGAAATAAAAATTATTATAGTGATGAAATTCAGTTGGAATATTGCCTCCGGAGTCATAAAAGGATACTAAACATTGTTTTTTATCATAAATTACACATTTCCAATGAGACAAATAACAAAATCCAAACATTACAAATCTAGAGGTAGAACTTTTAATTTTGTCTTTAAGTATATACGATAAGATATGTTTATTCATAAACGCGTCAAATTTTTCATGAATCGCTAATGAGTTTAAGAATCTCATGTCAAATTGTCCTATATAATCCACTTCAGATCCATAAGCAAACTGAGAGACTAAGTTCTTAATACTTCTATTGCTCATCCAGGCTCCTCTCTCTGGCTCTATCTTTATCTTGACGACCTTCGGATTTTCACCAGTATGTATTCCTTTACGTGATAAATCATCGATTTTCAAATCCATTTGTGAGAAGTCTATCGCCTTAGATACCTTTTCTCGTAGTCGAGGTTTAAAGAAATACGCTAACGGTATACTAGTAGGTAACTCAAAGACATCATATATAGAATGGTAGCGCATCTTTAACTCGTCAGTTAGCTCTTTCTTTTGATCGAGTTCGTCGCTACTATTGGGTCTACTCAGGTGCCCAGACTCTACTAGTTCCAACATCATACCGATAGGTATACAAGACACTCTGCCAGCGGTTGTAGATTTATCATATTTCTCTACTACATATCCGTTACAATTTGTTAAGAATTTAGATACATCTATATTGCTACATAATCCAGCTAGTGAATATATATGACATAATAAATTGGTAAATCCTAGTTCTGGTATTTTACTAATTACTAAATCTGTATATCTATCCATTTATCATGGAAAAGAATTTACCCGATATCTTCTTTTTTCCAAACTGCGTTAATGTATTCTCTTACAAATATTCACAAGATGAATTCAGTAACATGAGCAAAACGGAACGTGCAAGTTTCTCATTGGCAGTGTTTCCAGTGATAAAACATAGATGGCATAACGCACACGTTGTAAAACATAAAGGAATATACAAAGTTAGTGCAGAAGCACGTGGAGAAAAAGTATCTCCTCCATCACTAGGAAAACCTGTTTACATAAACCTAACTACGAGGCAATATATATACAGTGAGTATGCAATAAGCTTTGAATGTTATAGTTTTCTAAAATGTATAACAAATACAGAAATCAATTCGTTCGATGATTATATATTAAGAGGACTATTGGAAGCGGGTAATAGTTTACAGATATTTTCCAATTCTGTGGGTAAACGGATAGATACTGTAGGTGTACTAGGGAACAAGTATCCGTTTAGTAAAATTCCATTGGCCTCATTAACTCCGAAAGCACAACGAGAGATATTTTCAGCGTGGATTTCTCATAGACCTGTAGTTTTAACTGGAGGAACCGGAGTGGGTAAGACGTCACAGGTACCCAAGTTATTGCTTTGGTTTAATTATTTATTTGGGGGATTCTCTACTCTAGATAAAATCACTGACTTTCACGAAAGACCAGTCATTCTATCTCTTCCTAGGATAGCTTTAGTTAGATTGCATAGCAATACCATTTTAAAATCATTGGGATTTAAGGTACTAAATGGATCTCCTATTTCTTTACGGTACGGATCTATACCGGAAGAATTAATAAACAAACAACCAAAAAAATATGGAATTGTATTTTCTACCCATAAGTTATCTCTAACAAAACTATTTAGTTATGGCACTCTTATTATAGACGAAGTTCATGAGCATGATCAAATAGGAGATATTATTATAGCAGTAGCGAGAAAGCATCATACGAAAATAGATTCTATGTTTTTAATGACTGCCACATTAGAGGATGACAGAGAACGTCTAAAAGTATTTTTACCCAATCCCGCATTTATACATATTCCTGGAGATACACTGTTTAAAATTAGCGAGGTATTTATTCATAATAAGATAAATCCATCTTCCAGAATGGCATACATAGAAGAAGAAAAGAGAAATTTAGTTACTGCTATACAGATGTATACTCCTCCTGATGGATCATCCGGCATAGTCTTCGTGGCATCCGTTGCTCAATGTCATGAATATAAATCATATTTAGAAAAGAGATTGCCGTACGATATGTATATTATTCATGGTAAGGTCTTAGATATAGACGAAATATTAGAGAAAGTGTATTCATCACCTAACGTATCGATAATTATTTCTACTCCTTATTTGGAATCCAGCGTTACTATACGCAATGTTACACACATTTATGATATGGGTAGAGTTTTTGTTCCTGCTCCTTTTGGAGGATCGCAACAATTTATTTCTAAATCTATGAGAGATCAACGAAAAGGAAGAGTAGGAAGAGTTAATCCTGGGACATACGTCTATTTCTATGATCTGTCATACATGAAGTCTATACAGCGAATAGATTCAGAATTTCTACATAATTATATATTATACGCTAATAAGTTTAATCTAACACTCCCCGAAGATTTGTTTATAATTCCTACAAATTTGGATGTTCTGTGGCGTACAAAGGAATATATAGACTCGTTCGATATTAGTACAGAAACATGGAATAAATTATTATCCAATTATTATATGAAGATAATAGAGTATGCGAAACTTTATGTACTAAGTCCTATTCTCGCTGAGGAGTTGGATAACTTTGAGAGAACTGGAGAATTAACTAGTACGGTAAAAGAAGCCATTTTATCTCTAAATTTACGAATTAAGATTTTAAATTTTAAACATAAAGATGAGGATACGTATATACACTTTTGTAGAGTATTATTTGGTGTCTATAACGGAACAAACGCTACTATATATTATCATCGCCCTCTAACTGGATATATGAATATGATTTCAGATACTATATTTGTTCCTGTAGATAATAACTAAAAATCAAACTCTAATTACCACATCTTTTTTTAGAGATGAAAAATTTTCCACATCTCCTTTTGTAGACACGACTAAACATTTTGCAGAAAAACGTTTATTATTATTTAGATAATCGTATACTTCATCAGTGTAGATAGTAAATGTGAACAGATAAAAGGTATTCTTGCTCAATAAATTGGTAAATTCCATAGAATATATTAATCCTTTCTTCTTGAGATCCCACATCATTTCAACCAAAGACGTTTTATCCAATGATTTACCTCGTACTATACCACATACAAAACTAGATTTTGCAGTGACGTCGTACCTGGTATTCCTACCAAACAAAATTTTACTTTTAGTTCTTTTAGAAAATTCTAAGGTAGAATCTCTATTTGCCAATATGTCATCTATGGAATTACCACTAGCAAAAAATGATAGAAATATATATTGATACATCGCAGCTGGTTTTGATCTACTATACTTTAAAAACGAATCAGATTCCATAATGGCCTGTATATCATCCGCCGAAAAACTATGTTTTACACGTATTCCTTCGGCATTTCTTTTTAATGATATATCTTGTTTAGATAATGATAAAGTTATCATGTCCATGAGAGACGCGTCTCCGTATCGTATAAATATTTCATTAGATGTTAGACGCTTCATTAGGGGTATACTTCTATAAGGTTTCTTAATCAGTCCATCATTGGTTGCGTCAAGAACTACTATCGGATGTTGTTGGGTATCTCTAGTGTTACACATGGCCTTACTAAAGTTTGGGTAAATAACTATGATATCTCTATTAATTATAGATGCATATATTTCATTCGTCAAGGATATTAGTATCGACTTGCTATCGTCATTAATACGTGTAATGTAATCATATAAATCATGTGATAGCCAAGGAAAATTCAAATAGATGTTCATCATATAATCGTCGCTATAATTCATATTAATACTTTGACATTGACTAATTTGTAATATAGCCTCGCCACGAAGAAAGCTCTCGTATTCAGTTTCATCGATAAAGGATACCGTTAAATATAACTGGTTGCCGATAGTCTCATAGTCTATTAAGTGGTAAGTTTCGTACAAATACAGAATCCCTAAAATATTATCTAATGTTGGATTAATCTTTACCATAACTGTATAAAATGGAGACGGAGTCATAACTATTTTACCGTTTGTACTTACTGGAATATATGAAGGAATAATCTCCGGGCATGCTGGTAAAGACCCAAATGTCTGTTTGAAGAAATCCAATGTTCCAGGTCCTAATCTCTTGACAAAAATTACGATATTCGATCCCGATATCCTTTGCATTCTATTTACCAGCATATCACGAACTATATTAAGATTATCTATCATGTCTATTCTCCCACCGTTATATAAATCGCCTCCGCTAAGAAACGTTAGTATATCCATACAATGGAATACCTCATTTCTAAAATAGTATTCGTTTTCTAATTCTTTAATGTGAAATCGTATACTAGAAAGGGAAAAATTATCTTTGAGTTTTCCGTTAGAAAAGAACCACGAAACTAATGTTCTGATTGCGTCTGACTCCGTCGCTGAATTAATGGATTTACACCAAAAACTCATATAACTTCTAGATGTAGAAGCATTCGCTAAAAAATTAGTAGAATCAAAGGATATAAGTAGATGTTCCAACAAGTGAGCAATTCCCAAGATTTCATCTATATCATTCTCGAATCCGAAATTAGAAATTCCCAAGTAGATATCCTTTTTCATCCGATCATTGATGAAAATACGAACTTTATTCGGTAAGACGATCATTTACTAAGGAGTAAAATAGGAAGTAATGTTCGTATATCGTTATCGTCGTATAAATTAAAGGTGTGTTTTTTGCCATTAAGTGACATTATAATTTTACCAATATTGGAATTATAATATAGGTGTATTTGAGCACTAGAAACGGTCGATGCATCGGTAAATATAGCTGTATTTAATGTTCTAGTCGGTATTTCATCATTTCGCTGTCTAATAATAGCGTTTTCTCTATCTGTTTCCAGCACAGCTGCCTGAAGTTTATTGGTAGGATAATATGTAAAATAATAAGAAATACATACGAATAACAAAAATAAAATAAGATATAATAAAGATGCCATTTAGAGATCTAATTTTGTTCAACTTGTCCAAATTCCTACTTACAGAAGATGAGGAATCGTTGGAGATAGTATCTTCCTTATGTAGAGGATTTGAAATATCTTACGATGACTTAATATCGTACTTTCCAGATAGGAAATACCATAAATATATTTCTAAGGTATTTGAACATGTAGATTTATCGGAGGAATTAAGTATGGAATTCCATGATACAACTCTGAGAGATTTAGTCTATCTTAGATTGTACAAGTATTCCAAGTATATACGGCCGTGTTATAAATTAGGAGATAATCTAAAAGGTATAGTTGTTATAAAGGACAGAAATATATATATTAGAGAAGCAAATGATGACTTGATAGAATATCTCCTCAAGGAATACACTCCTCAGATTTATACATATTCTAATGAGCGCGTCCCCATAGCTGGTTCAAAATTAATTCTTTGCGGATTTTCTCAAGTTACATTTATGGCGTATACAACGTCGCATATAACAACAAATAAAAAGGTAGATGTTCTCGTTTCCAAAAAATGTATAGATGAACTAGTCGATCCAATAAATTATCAAATACTTCAAAATTTATTTGATAAAGGAAGTGGAACAATAAACAAAATACTCAGGAAGATATTTTATTCGGTAACAGGTGGCCAAACTCCATAGGTAGCTTTTTCTATTTCGGATTTTAGAATTTCCAAATTCACCAGCGATTTATCGGTTTTGGTGAAATCCAAGGATTTATTAATGTCCACAAATGCCATTTGTTTTGTCTGTGGATTGTATTTGAAAATGGAAACGATGTAGTTAGATAGATGCGCTGCAAAGTTTCCTATTAGGGTTCCGCGCTTTACGTCACCCAACATACTTGAAGCACCATCCTTTAAAAAAAATGATAAGATATCAACATGGAGTATATCATACTCGGATTTTAATTCTTCTACTGCCTCACTGACATTTTCACAAATACTACAATACGGTTTACCGAAAATAATCAGTACGTTCTTCATTTATGGGTATCAAAAACTTAAAATCGTTACTGCTGGAAAATAAATCACTGACGATATTAGATGATAATTTATACAAAGTATACAATGGAATATTTGTGGATACAATGAGTATTTATATAGCCGTCGCCAATTGTGTCAGAAACTTAGAAGAGTTAACTACTGTATTCATAAAATACGTAAACGGATGGGTAAAAAAGGGAGGGCATGTAACCCTTTTTATCGATAGAGGAAGTATAAAAATTAAACAAGACGTTAGAGACAAGAGACGTAAATATTCTAAATTAACCAAGGACAGAAAAATGCTAGAATTAGAAAAGTATACATCAGAAATACAAAATGTTACCGGATTTATGGAAGAAGAAATAAAGGCAGAAATGCAATTAAAAATCGATAAACTCACATTTCAAATATATTTATCTGATTCTGATAACATAAAAATATCATTGAATGAGATACTAACACATTTCAACAATAATGAGAATGTTACATTATTTTATTGTGATGAACGAGACGCAGAATTCGTTATGTGTCTCGAGGCTAAAACACATTTCTCTACCACAGGAGAATGGCCGTTGATAATAAGTACCGATCAGGATACTATGCTATTCGCGTCTGCTGATAATCATCCCAAGATGATAAAAAACTTAACTCATCTGTTTAAATTTGTTCCCTCGGCAGAGGATAACTATTTAGCAAAATTAACGGCGTTAGTGAATGGATGTGATTTCTTTCCTGGACTCTATGGGGCATCTATAACACCCACCAACTTAAACAAAATACAATTGTTTAGCGATTTTACAATCGATAATATAGTCACTAGTTTGGCAATTAAAAATTATTATAGAAAGACTAACTCTACCGTAGACGTGCGTAATATTGTTACGTTTATAAATGATTACGCTAATTTAGACGATGTCTACTCGTATGTTCCTCCTTGTCAATGCACTGTTCAAGAATTTATATTCTCCGCATTAGATGAAAAATGGAACGATTTTAAATCATCTTATTTAGAGAGCGTGCCATTACCCTGTCAATTAATGTACGCGTTAGAACCACGTAAGGAGATTGATGTTTCAGAAGTTAAAACTTTATCATCTTATATAGATTTCGAAAATACTAAATTAGATATCGATGTTATAAAATCTATATCCTCGATTTTTGGATATTCTAACGAAAACTGTAACACGATAGTGTTCGGCATCTATAAGGATAATTTACTACTGAGTATAAATAGTTCATTTTACTTTAACGATAGTCTGTTAATAACCAATACTAAAAGTGATAATATAATAAATATAGGTTACTAGATTAAAAATGGTGTTCCAACTCGTCTGCTCTACATGTGGCAAAGATATTTCTCATGAACGATATAAATTGATTATACGAAAAAAATCATTAAAGGATGTACTAGTCAGTGTAAAGAACGAATGTTGTAGGTTAAAATTATCTACACAAATAGAACCTCAACGTAACTTAACAGTGCAACCTCTATTGGATATAAACTAATATGGATATGGATCCGGTTAATTTTATCAAGACATATGCGCCTAGAGGTTCTATTATTTTTATTAATTATGCCATATCATTAACTAGTCATTTGAATCCATCGATAGAAAAACATGTGGGTATTTATTATGGTACGTTATTATCGGAACACCTGGTAGTTGAATCGACCTATAGAAAAGGAGTTAGAATAGTCCCATTGGATAGTTTTTTTGAAGGATATATTAGTGCAAAAGTATACATGTTAGAGAATATTCAAGTTATGAAAATAGCAGCTGATACGTCATTAACTTTACTGGGTATTCCATATGGATTCGGTCATGATAGAATGTATTGTTTTAAATTGGTAGCTGAATGTTATAAAAATGCCGGTGTTGATATATCGTCTACACGAATATTGGGCAAAGATATTTTTTTGAGCCAAAACTTCACAGATGATAATAGATGGATAAAGATATATGATTCTAATAATTTAACACTTTGGCAAATTGATTACCTTAAAGGGTGAGTTAATATGCATAACTACTCCTCCGTTATTTTTTCCCTCGTTCTTTTTCTTAACGTTGTTTGCCATCACTCTCATAATGTAAAGATATTCTAAAATGGTAAACTTTTGCATATCGGACGCAGAAATTGGTATAAATGATGTAATTGTATTATTTCCCGTCAATGGACTAGTCACGGCTCCATCAGTTTTATATCCTTTAGAGTATTTCTCACTAGTGTCTAGCATTCTAGAGCATTCCATGATCTGTTTATCGTTGATATTGGCCGGAAAGATAGATTTTTTATTTTTTATTATATTACTATTGGCAATTGTAGATATAACTTCTGGTAAATATTTTTCTACCTTTTCAATCTCTTCTATTTTCAAGCCGGCTATATATTCTGCTATATTGTTGCTAGTATCAATACCTTTTCTGGCTAAGAAGTCATATGTGGTATTCACTATATCAGTTTTAACTGGTAGTTCCATTAGCCTTTCCACTTCTGCAGAATAATCAGAAATTGGTTCTTTACCAGAAAATCCAGCTACTATAATAGGCTCACCGATGATCATTGGCAAAATCCTATATTGTACCAGATTAATGAGAGCATATTTCATTTCCAATAATTCTGCTAGTTCTTGAGACATTGATTTATTTGAGGAATCTAGTTGGTTCTCTAGATACTCTACCATTTCTGCCGCATACAATAACTTGTTAGATAAAATCAATGTTATCAAAGTGTTTAACGTGGCTAGAATAGTGGGTTTGCACGTATTAAAGAATGCGGTAGTATGCGTAAACCGTTTTAACGAATTATATAGTCTCCAGAAATCTGTGGCGTTACATACGTGAGCCGAATGACATCGAAGATTGTCCAATATTTTTAATAGCTGCTCTTTGTCCATTATTTCTATATTTGACTCGCAACAATTGTAGATACCATTAATCACCGATTCTTTTTTCGATGCCGGACAATAGCACAATTGTTTAGCTTTGGACTCTATGTATTCAGAATTAATAGATATATCTCTCAATACAGATTGCACTATACATTTTGAAACTATGTCAAAAATTGTAGAACGACGCTGTTCTGCAGCCATTTAACTTTAAATAATTTACAAAAATTTAAAATGAGCATCCGTATAAAAATCGATAAACTGCGCCAAATTGTGGCATATTTTTCAGAGTTCAGTGAAGAAGTGTCTATAAATGTAGACTCGACGGATGAGTTAATGTATATTTTTGCCGCCTTGGGCGGATCTGTAAACATTTGGGCTATTATACCTCTCAGTGCATCAGTGTTCTACCGTGGAGCCGAAAACATTGTGTTTAATCTTCCGGTGTCCAAGGTAAAATCGTGTTTGTGTAGTTTTCACAATGATGCCATCATAGATATAGAACCCGATCTGGAAAATAATCTAGTAAAACTTTCCAGTTATCATGTAGTAAGTGTCGATTGTAATAAGGAACTGATGCCTATTAGGACAGATACTACTATTTGTCTAAGTATAGATCAAAAGAAATCTTACGTGTTTAATTTTCACAAGTATGAAGAAAAATGTTGTGGTAGAACCGTCATTCATCTAGAATGGTTGTTGGGCTTTATCAAGTGTATTAGTCAGCATCAGCATTTGGCTATTATGTTTAAAGATGACAATATTATTATGAGGACTCCTGGTAATACTGATGCATTTTCCAGGGAATATTCTATGACTGAATGTTCTCAAGAACTTCAAAAGTTTTCTTTCAAAATAGCTATCTCGTCTCTCAACAAACTACGAGGATTCAAAAAGAGAGTCAATGTTTTTGAAACTAGAATCGTAATGGATAATGACGATAACATTCTAGGAATGTTGTTTTCTGACAGAGTTCAATCCTTTAAGATTAACATCTTTATGGCGTTTTTAGACTAATACTTTCAACGAGATAAATATGGGTGGTGGAGTAAGCGTTGCGCTCCCTAAACGGGATCCGCCTCCGGGAGTACCCACTGACGAAATGTTATTAAACGTGGATAAAATGCATGACGTGATAGCTCCTGCTAAGCTTTTAGAATATGTGCATATAGGACCGCTAGCAAAAGATAAAGAGGATAAAGTAAAGAAAAGATATCCAGAGTTTAGATTAGTCAGCACAGGACCCGGTAATCTTTCGGCATTATTAAGACAATCGTATAATGGAACCGCACCCAATTGCTGTCGCACTTTTAACCGTACTCATTATTGGAAGAAGGATGGAAAGATATCCGATAAGTATGAAGATGGTGCAGTATTAGAATCGTGTTGGCCCGACGTCCACGACACTGGAAAATGCGATGTTGATTTATTCGACTGGTGTCAGGGGGATACGTTCGATAGAAACATATGCCATCAATGGATCGGTTCAGCATTTAATAGGAGTGATAGAACGGCAGAGGGTCAACAATCGTTAATAAATCTGTACAATAAGATGCAAACATTATGTACTAAAGATGCTAGTGTGCCAATATGTGAATCATTTTTGCATCATTTACGCGCACACAATACAGAAGATAGCCAAGAGATGATCGACTATATTTTAAGACAACAGTCCGCAGATTTTAAGCAGAAATATATGAGATGTAGTTATCCCACCAGAGATAAGTTAGAAGAGTCACTAAAATATGCGGAACCTCGAGAATGTTGGGATCCAGAGTGTTCGAATGCCAATGTTAATTTCTTGCTAACACGTAATTATAATAATTTAGGGCTATGCAATATTGTACGATGTAATACCAGCGTGAACAACTTACAGATGGATAAAACTTCCTCATTAAGATTATCCTGTGGATTAAGCAATAGTGATAGATTTTCTACTGTTCCCGTCAATAGAGCAAAAGTAGTTCAACATAATATTAAACATTCGTTCGACCTAAAATTGCATTTGATCAGTTTATTATCTCTCTTGGTAATATGGATACTAATTGTAGCTATTTAAATGGGCGCCGCGGCAAGCATACAAACGACGGTGAATACACTCAGCGAACGTATCTCGTCTAAATTAGAACAAGAAGCGAACGCTAGTGCTCAAACAAAATGTGATATAGAAATTGGAAATTTTTATATCCGACAAAACCATGGATGTAACCTCACTGTTAAAAATATGTGCTCCGCGGACGCGGATGCTCAGTTGGATGCTGTGTTATCAGCCGCTACAGAAACATATAGTAGTTTAACACCGGAACAAAAAGCATACGTACCTGCTATGTTTACTGCCGCGTTAAACATTCAAACGAGTGTAAACACTGTTGTTAGAGATTTTGAAAATTATGTGAAGCAGACTTGTAATTCTAGCGCGGTCGTCGATAACAAATTAAAGATACAAAACGTAATTATAGATGAATGTTATGGAGCCCCAGGATCACCAACAAATTTGGAATTTATTAATACAGGATCTAGCAAAGGAAATTGTGCCATTAAGGCGTTGATGCAATTGACGACTAAGGCCACTACTCAAATAGCACCTAGACAAGTTGCTGGTTCAGGAGTTCAATTTTATATGATAGTTATCGGTGTTATAATATTGGCAGCGTTGTTTATGTACTATGCCAAGCGTATGCTATTCACATCCACCAATGATAAAATCAAACTTATTTTAGCAAATAAGGAAAACGTCCATTGGACTACTTACATGGACACATTCTTTAGAACTTCTCCGATGGTTATCGCTACCACGGATATACAAAACTGAAAATATATTGATAATATTTTAATAGATTAACATGGAAGTTATCGCTGATCGTCTAGACGATATAGTGGAACAAAATATAGCGGATGAAAAATTTGTAGATTTTGTTATACACGGTCTACTAGAACATCAATGTCCCTCCATACTTCGGCCATTACTTAGGTTGTTGATTGATATACTATTATTTGTTATAGTAATTTATATTTTTACGGTACGTCTGGTACGTAGAAATTATCAAATGTTGTTGGTGTTGGTGGCGCTAGTCATCGCGTTAACTATTTTTTATTACTTTATACTATAATAGTACTAGACTGACTTCTAACAAACATCTCACCTGCCATAAATAAATTCTTGATATTAAAGTCTTCTATTTCTAACACTATTCCATCTGTGGAAAATAATACTCTGACATTATCGCTAATTGACACATCGGTGAGTGATATGCCTATAAAGTAATAATCTTCTTTGGGCACATATACCAGTGTACCAGGTTCTAACAACCTATTTACTGGTGCTCCAGTAGCATACTTTTTCTTTACCTTAAGAATATCCATCGTTTGCTTAGTCAATAGCGATAGGTGATTTTTTATCAACCACTCGAAAAAGTAATTGGAGTGTTCATATCCTCTACGGGCTATTGTCTCATGTCCGTGTATGAAATTTAAGTAACACGACTGTGGTAGATTTGTTCTATAGAGCCGGTTGCCGCAAATAGATAGAACTACCAATACATCTGTACAAATGTTAAACATTAATTGATTAACAGAAAAAACAATGTTCGTTCTGGGAATAGAAACCAGATCAAAACAAAATTCGTTAGAATATATGCCACGTTTATACATTGAATATAAAATAACTACAGTTTGAAAAATAACAGTATCATTTAAACATTTAACTTGCGGGGTTAATCTCACAACTTTACTGTTTTTGAACTGTTCAAAATATAGCATAGATCCATGAGAAATACGTTTAGCCGCCTTTAATAGAGGAAATCCTACCGCCTTTCTGGATCTCACCAACGACGATAGTTCTGACCAGCAACTCATTTCTTCATCATCCACCTGTTTTAACATATAATAGGCAGGAGATAGATATCCGTCATTGCAATATTCCTTCTCGTAGGCACACAATCTAATATTGATAAAATCTCCATTCTCTTCTCTGCATTTATTATCTTGTCTCGGTGGCTGATTAGGCTGTGGTCTTGGTTTAGGCCTTGGTCTATCGTTGTTGAATCTATTTTGATCATTAAATCTTTCATTTCTTCCTGGTATATTTCTATCACCTCGTTTGGTTGGATTTTTGTATATATTATCGTTTGTAACATCGGTACGGGTATTCATTTATCACAAAAAAAACTTCTCTAAATGAGTCTACTGCTAGAAAACCTCATCGAAGAAGATACCATATTTTTTGCAGGAAGTATATCTGAGTATGATGATTTACAAATGGTTATTGCCGGCGCAAAATCCAAATTTCCAAGATCTATGCTTTCTATTTTTAATATAGTACCTAGAACGATGTCAAAATATGAGTTGGAGTTGATTCATAACGAGAATATCACAGGAGCAATGTTTACCACAATGTATAATATAAGAAACAATTTGGGTCTAGGCGATGATAAACTAACTATTGAAGCCATTGAAAACTATTTCTTGGATCCTAACAATGAGGTTATGCCTCTTATCATTAATAATACGGATATGACTGCCGTCATTCCTAAAAAAAGTGGTAGGAGAAAGAATAAGAACATGGTTATCTTCCGTCAAGGATCATCACCTATCTTGTGTATTTTCGAAACTCGTAAAAAGATTAATATTTATAAAGAAAATATGGAATCCGCGTCGACTGAGTATACACCTATCGGAGACAACAAGGCTTTGATATCTAAATATGCAGGAATTAATATCCTGAATGTGTATTCTCCTTCCACATCCATGAGATTGAATGCCATTTACGGATTCACCAATAAAAATAAACTAGAGAAACTTAGCACTAATAAGGAACTAGAATCGTATAGTTCTAGCCCTCTTCAAGAACCCATTAGGTTAAATGATTTTCTGGGACTATTGGAATGTGTTAAAAAGAATATTCCTCTAACAGATATTCCGACAAAGGATTGATTACTATAAATGGAGAATGTTCCTAATGTATACTTTAATCCTGTGTTTATAGAGCCCACGTTTAAACATTCTTTATTAAGCGTTTATAAACACAGATTAATAGTTTTATTTGAAGTATTCGTTGTATTCATTCTAATATATGTATTTTTTAGATCTGAATTAAATATGTTCTTCATGCCTAAACGAAAAATACCCGATCCTATTGATAGATTACGCCGTGCTAATTTAGCGTGTGAAGACGATAAATTAATGATCTATGGATTACCATGGATGACAACTCAAACATCTGCGTTATCCATAAATAGTAAACCGATAGTGTATAAAGATTGTACAAAGCTTTTGCGATCAATAAATGGATCACAACCAGTATCTCTTAACGATGTTCTTCGCAGATGATGATTCATTTTTTAAGTATTTGGCTAGTCAAGATGATGAATCTTCATTATCTGATATATTGCAAATCACTCAATATCTAGACTTTCTGTTATTATTATTGATCCAATCAAAAAATAAATTAGAGGCTGTGGGTCATTGTTATGAATCTCTTTCAGAGGAATACAGACAATTGACAAAATTCACAGACTCTCAAGATTTTAAAAAACTGTTTAACAAGGTTCCTATTGTTACAGATGGAAGGGTCAAACTGAATAAAGGATATTTGTTCGACTTTGTTATTAGTTTGATGCGATTCAAAAAAGAATCAGCTCTAGCTACCACCGCAATAGATCCTGTTAGATACATAGATCCTCGTCGCGATATCGCATTTTCTAACGTGATGGATATATTAAAGTCGAATAAAGTGAACAAATAATTAATTCTTTATTGTCATCATGAACGGCGGACATATTCAGTTGATAATCGGTCCCATGTTTTCAGGTAAAAGTACAGAATTGATTAGACGAGTTAGACGTTATCAAATAGCTCAATATAAATGCGTGACTATAAAATATTCTAACGATAATAGATACGGAACGGGACTATGGACGCATGATAAGAATAATTTTGCAGCATTGGAAGCAACTAAACTATACGATGTCTTGGAATCAATTACAGATTTCTCCGTGATAGGTATCGATGAAGGACAGTTCTTTCCAGACATTGTTGAATTCTGTGAGCGTATGGCAAACGAAGGAAAAATAGTTATAGTAGCCGCACTTGATGGGACATTTCAACGTAAACCGTTTAATAATATCTTGAATCTTATTCCATTATCTGAAATGGTGGTAAAACTAACTGCTGTGTGTATGAAATGCTTTAAGGAAGCTTCCTTTTCTAAACGATTAGGTGCAGAAACCGAGATAGAGATAATCGGAGGTAATGAAATGTATCAATCGGTGTGTAGAAAGTGTTACATCGACTCATAATATTATATATTTTTATCTAAAAAACTAAAAATAAACATTGATTAAATTTTAATATAATACTTAAAAATGGATGTTGTGTCGTTGGATAAACCGTTTATGTATTTTGAGGAAATTGATAATGAGTTAGATTACGAACCAGAAAGTGCAAATGAGGTCGCGAAAAAACTGCCGTATCAAGGACAGTTAAAACTATTACTAGGAGAATTATTCTTTCTTAGTAAGTTACAGCGACACGGTATATTAGATGGTGCCACCGTAGTGTATATAGGATCTGCTCCCGGTACACATATACGTTATTTGAGAGATCATTTCTATAATTTAGGAGTGATTATCAAATGGATGCTAATCGACGGCCGCCATCATGATCCTATTTTAAATGGATTACGTGACGTGACTCTTGTGACTCGGTTCGTTGATGAGGAATATCTACGAACCATCAAAAAACAACTGCATCCTTCTAAGATTATTTTAATTTCTGATGTGAGATCCAAACGAGGAGGAAATGAACCTAGTACTGCGGATTTACTAAGTAATTACGCTCTACAAAATGTCATGATTAGTATTTTAAACCCCGTGGCGTCTAGTCTTAAATGGAGATGCCCGTTTCCAGATCAATGGATCAAGGACTTTTATATTCCACACGGTAATAAAATGTTACAACCTTTTGCTCCTTCATATTCAGCTGAAATGAGATTATTAAGTATTTATACCGGTGAGAACATGAGACTGACTCGAGTTACCAAATCAGACGCTGTAAATTATGAAAAAAAGATGTACTACCTTAATAAGATCGTCCGTAACAAAGTAGTTGTTAACTTTGATTATCCTAATCAGGAATATGACTATTTTCACATGTACTTTATGCTGAGGACCGTATACTGCAATAAAACATTTCCTACTACTAAAGCAAAGGTACTGTTTCTACAACAATCTATATTTCGTTTCTTAAATATTCCAACAACATCAACTGAAAAAGTTAGTCATGAACCAATACAACGTAAAATATCTAGCAAAGATTCTGTGTCTAAAAACAGAAATAGCAAGAGATCCGTACGCGGTAATAAATAGAAACGTGCTACTGAGATATACTACCGATATAGAGTATAATGATTTAGTTACTTTAATAACCGTTAGACATAAAATTGATTCTATGAAAACTGTGTTTCAGGTATTTAACGAATCATCTATAAATTATACTCCGGTTGATGATGATTATGGAGAACCAATCATTATAACATCGTATCTTCAAAAAGGTCATAACAAGTTTCCTGTAAATTTTCTATACATAGATGTGGTAATATCTGACTTATTTCCTAGCTTTGTTAGACTAGATACTACAGAAACTAATATAGTTAATAGTGTACTACAAACAGGCGATGGTAAAAAGACTCTTCGTCTTCCCAAAATGTTAGAGACGGAAATAGTTGTCAAGATTCTCTATCGTCCTAATATACCATTAAAAATTGTTAGATTTTTCCGCAATAACATGGTAACTGGAGTAGAGATAGCAGATAGATCTGTTATTTCAGTCGCTGATTAATCAATTAATAGAGATGAGATAAGAACATTATAATAATCAATAATATATCTTATATCTTGTTTAGAAAAATGCCAATATTAAAATAGCTAACGCTAGTAATCCAATCGGAAGCCATTTGATATCTATAATAGGGTATCTAATTTCCTGATTCAGATAGCGGACAGCTATATTCTCGGTAGCTACTCGTTTGGAATCACAAACATTATTTACATCTAATTTACTATCTGTAATGGAAACGTTTCCCAATGAAATGGTACAATCCGATACATTGCATCTTGATATATTTTTTTTTAAAGAGGCTGGTAACAACGCATCGCTTCGTTTACATGGCTCGTACCAACAATAATAGGGTAATCTTGTATCTATTCCTATCCGTACTATGCTTTTATCAGGATGAATACATTTACATCGTATATCGTCTTTGTTAGCATCGCAGAATGCATAAATTTGCTCGTCCGTCATGATAAAAATTTAAAGTGTAAATATAACTATTATTTTTATAGTTGTAATAAAAAGGGAAATTTGATTGTATACCTTCGGTTCTTTAAAAGAAACTGACTTGATAAAAATGGCTGTAATCTCTAAGGTTACGTATAGTCTATATGATCAAAAAGAGATTAATGCTACAGATATTATCATTAGTCATGTTAAAAATGACGACGATATCGGTACCGTTAAAGATGGTAGACTAGGTGCTATGGATGGGGCATTATGTAAGACTTGTGGGAAAACGGAATTGGAATGTTTCGGTCACTGGGGTAAAGTAAGTATTTATAAAACTCATATAGTTAAGCCTGAATTTATTTCAGAAATTATTCGTTTACTGAATCATATATGTATTCACTGCGGATTATTGCGTTCACGAGAACCGTATTCCGACGATATTAACCTAAAAGAGTTATCGGGACACGCTCTTAGGAGATTAAAGGATAAAATATTATCCAAGAAAAAGTCATGTTGGAACAGCGAATGTATGCAACCGTATCAAAAAATTACTTTTTCAAAGAAAAAGGTTTGTTTCGTCAACAAGTTGGATGATATTAACGTTCCTAATTCTCTCATCTATCAAAAGTTAATTTCTATTCATGAAAAGTTTTGGCCATTATTAGAAATTCATCAATATCCAGCTAACTTATTTTATACAGACTACTTTCCCATCCCTCCGTTGATTATTAGACCGGCTATTAGTTTTTGGATAGATAGTATACCCAAAGAGACCAATGAATTAACTTACTTATTAGGTATGATCGTTAAGAATTGTAACTTGAATGCTGATGAACAGGTTATCCAGAAGGCGGTAATAGAATACGATGATATTAAAATTATTTCTAATAATACTACCAGTATCAATTTATCATATATCACCTCCGGCAAAAATAATATGATTAGAAGTTATATCGTCGCCAGACGAAAAGATCAAACGGCTAGATCGGTAATCGGTCCCAGTACAGCAATCACCATTAATGAGGTAGGAATGCCCGCATATATTAGAAATACACTTACAGAAAAGATATTTGTTAATGCCTTTACAGTGGATAAAGTTAAACAACTATTAGCGTCGAACCAAGTTAAATTTTACTTTAATAAACGATTAAACCAATTAACAAGAATACGCCAAGGAAAGTTTATCAAAAATAAAATACATTTATTGCCTGGTGATTGGGTAGAAGTAGCTGTTCAAGAATATACAAGTATTATTTTTGGAAGACAGCCGTCTCTACATAGATACAACGTCATCGCTTCGTCTATCAGAGCTACCGAAGGAGATACTATCAAAATATCTCCCGGAATTGCCAACTCTCAAAATGCTGATTTCGACGGAGATGAAGAATGGATGATATTGGAGCAAAATCCTAAAGCTGTAGTTGAACAAAGTATTCTTATGTATCCGACGACGTTACTCAAACACGATATTCATGGAGCCCCCGTTTATGGATCTATTCAAGATGAAATCGTGGCAGCGTATTCATTGTTTAGGATACAAGATCTTTGTTTAGATGAAGTATTGAACATCTTGGGGAAATATGGAAGAGAGTTCGATCCTAAAGGTAAATGTAAATTCAGCGGTAAAGATATCTATACTTACTTGATAGGTGAAAAGATTAATTATCCGGGTCTCTTAAAGGATGGTGAAATTATTGCAAACGACGTAGATAGTAATTTTGTTGTGGCTATGCGGCATCTGTCATTGGCTGGACTCTTATCCGATCATAAGTCGAACGTGGAAGGTATCAACTTTATTATCAAGTCATCTTATGTTTTTAAGAGATATCTAGCTATATACGGATTTGGTGTAACGTTCAAAGATCTGAGGCCAAATTCGACGTTCACTAATAAATTGGAGGCCATCAACGTAGAAAAAATAGAACTTATCAAAGACGCATATGCCAAATATCTAAAAGATGTAAGAGACGGGAAAATAGTTCCATTATCTAAAGCTTTAGAGGCGGACTATGTGGAATCCATGTTATCCAACCTGACAAATCTTAATATCAGAGAGATAGAAGAACATATGAGACAAACGCTGATAGATGATCCAGATAATAATCTCCTGAAAATGGCCAAAGCGGGTTATAAAGTAAATCCCACAGAACTAATGTATATTCTAGGTACTTATGGACAACAGAGGATTGATGGTGAACCAGCAGAGACTCGAGTATTGGGTAGAGTCTTACCTTACTATCTTCCAGACTCTAAGGATCCAGAAGGAAGAGGTTATATTCTTAATTCTTTAACAAAAGGATTAACGGGTTCTCAATATTACTTTTCGATGTTGGTTGCCAGATCTCAATCTACTGATATCGTCTGTGAAACATCACGTACCGGAACACTAGCTAGAAAAATCATTAAAAAGATGGAGGATATGGTGGTCGACGGATACGGACAAGTAGTTATAGGTAATACGCTCATCAAGTACGCCGCTAATTATACCAAAATTCTAGGCTCAGTATGTAAACCTGTAGATCTTATCTATCCAGATGAGTCCATGACTTGGTATTTGGAAATCAGTGCCTTGTGGAACAAAATAAAACAGGGATTCGTTTACTCTCAGAAACAAAAACTTGCAAAGAAGACATTGGCACCGTTTAATTTCCTAGTATTTGTCAAACCCACCACTGAGGATAATGCCATTAAGGTCAAGGATCTGTATGATATGATTCATAACGTCATTGATGATGTGAGAGAGAAATACTTCTTTACGGTATCTAATATAGATTTTATGGAGTATATATTCTTGACGCATCTTAATCCTTCTAGAATTAGAATCACAAAAGAAACGGCTATCACTATCTTTGAAAAGTTCTATGAAAAACTCAATTATACTCTAGGTGGTGGAACTCCTATTGGAATTATTTCTGCACAGGTATTGTCTGAGAAGTTTACACAACAAGCACTGTCCAGTTTTCACACTACTGAAAAGAGTGGTGCTGTCAAACAAAAACTTGGTTTCAACGAGTTTAATAACTTGACTAATTTGAGTAAGAATAAGACCGAAATTATCACTCTGGTATCCGATGATATCTCTAAACTTCAATCTGTTAAGATTAATTTCGAATTTGTGTGTTTGGGAGAATTAAATCCAGACATCACTCTTCGAAAAGAAACAGGTAGATATGTAGTAGATATAATAGTCAATAGATTATACATCAAGAGAGCAGAAATTACCGAATTAGTCGTCGAATATATGATTGAACGATTTGTTTCCTTTAGCGTCATTGTAAAGGAATGGGGTATGGAGACATTCATTGAGGACGATGATAATATCAGATTCACTGTCTACCTAAATTTTGTTGAACCGGAGGAATTGAATCTTAGTAAGTTTATGATGGTTCTTCCGGGTGCCGCCAACAAGGGCAAGATTAGTAAATTCAAGATTCCTATCTCTGACTATACGGGATATGACGACTTCAATCAAACAAAAAAGCTCAATAAGATGACTGTAGAACTCATGAATCTAAAAGAATTGGGTTCTTTCGATTTGGAGAACGTCAACGTGTATCCTGGAGTATGGAATACATACGATATCTTCGGTATCGAGGCCGCTCGTGGATACTTGTGCGAAGCCATGTTAAACACCTATGGAGAAGGTTTCGATTATCTGTATCAGCCTTGTGATCTTCTTGCTAGTTTACTATGTGCTAGTTACGAACCAGAATCAGTGAATAAATTCAAGTTCGGTGCAGCTAGTACTCTTAAGAGAGCTACGTTCGGAGACAATAAAGCATTGTTAAACGCGGCTCTTCATAAAAAGTCAGAACCTATTAACGATAATAGTAGCTGCCACTTTTTTAGCAAGGTCCCTAATATAGGAACTGGATATTACAAATACTTTATCGACTTGGGTCTTCTCATGAGAATGGAAAGGAAACTATCTGATAAGATATCTTCTCAAAAGATCAAGGAGATGGAAGAAACAGAAGACTTTTAATTCTTATCAATAACATATTTTTCTATTATCTGTCTTTTAAACGATGGATTTTCCACAAATGCGCCTCTCAAGTCCCTCATAGAATGATACACGTATAAAAAATATAGCATAGGCGATGACTCCTTATTTTTAGACATTAGATATGCCAAAATCATAGCACCACTTCTATTTACTCCCGCAGCACAATGAACCAACACGGGCTCGTTTCGTTGATCACATTTAGATAAGAAGGCGGTCACGTCGTCAAAATATTTACTAATGTCGGTAGTTGTATCATCTACCAACGGTATATGAATAATATTAATATTAGAGTTAGGAAATGTATATTTATCCATCGTCAAATTCAAAACATATTTGAACTTAACTTCAGATGATGGCGCATCCATAGCATTTTTATAATTTCCCAAATATACATTATTGGTTACCCTTGTCATTATAGTGGGAGATTTGGCTCTGTGCATATCTCCAGTTGAACGTAGTAGTAAGTATTTATACAAACTTTTCTTATCCATTTATAACGTACAAATGGATAAAACTACTTTATCGGTAAACGCGTGTAATTTAGAATACGTTAGAGAAAAGGCTATAGTTGGCGTACAAGCAGCCAAGACATCAACACTTATATTCTTTGTTATTATCTTGGCGATTAGTGCGCTATTACTCTGGTTTCAGACGTCTGATAATCCAGTCTTTAATGAATTAACGAGATATATGCGAATTAAAAATACGGTTAACGATTGGAAATCATTAACGGATAGCAAAACAAAATTAGAAAGTGATAGAGGTAGACTTCTAGCCGCTGGTAAGGATGACATATTCGACTTCAAATGTGTGGATTTCGGCGCCTATTTTATAGCTATGCGATTGGATAAAAAAACATATCTGCCGCAAGCTATTAGGCGAGGCACTGGAGACGCGTGGATGATTAAAAAGGCGGCAAAGGTCGATCCATCTGCTCAACAATTTTGTCAGTATTTGATAAAACACAAGTCTAATAATGTTATTACTTGTGGTAATGAGATGTTAAATGAATTAGGTTATAGCGGTTATTTTATGTCACCGCATTGGTGTTCCGATCTTAGTAATATGGAATAGTTTAGATAAATGCGGTAACAAATGTTCCTGTAAGGAACCATAACAGTTTAGATTTAACGTTAAAGATGAGCATAAACATAATAAACAAAATTACAATCAAACCTATAACATTAATATCAAACAATCCAAAAAATGAAATCAGTGGAGTAGTAAACGCGTACATAACTCCTGGATAACGTTTAGCAGCTGCCGTTCCTATTCTAGACCAAAAATTCGGTTTCATGTGTTCGAAACGGTATTCTGCAACAAGTCGAGGATCGTGTTCTACATATTTGGCGGCGTTATCCAGTATCTGCCTATTGATCTTCATTTCGTTTTCGATTCTGGCTATTTCAAAATAAAATCCCGATGATAGACCTCCAGACTTTATAATTTCATCTACGATGTTCAGCGCCGTAGTAACTCTAATAATATAGGCTGATAAGCTAACATCATACCCTCCTGTATATATGAATATGGCATGATCTTTGTCCATTACTAGCTCAGTTTTAACTTTATTGCCTGTAATAATTTCTCTCATCTGTAGGATATCTATTTTCTTGTCATGCATTGCCTTCAAGACGGGACGAAGAAACGTAATATCCTCAATAACGTTATCGTTTTCTACAACAACTACATATTCTACCTTTTTATTTTCTAGCTCGGTAAAAAATTTAGAATCCCATAGGGCTAAATGTCTAGCGATATTTCTTTTCGTTTCCTCTGTACACATAGTGTTACAAAACCCTGAAAAGAAGTGAGTATACTTGTCATCATCTCTAATGTTTCCTCCAGTCCATTGTATAAACGCATAATCCTTGTAATGATCTGGATCATCCTTGACTATCACAATATCTCTTTTTTCTGGCATAACTTCATTGTCCTTCACATCATCGAACTTCTGATCATTAATATGCTCATGAACATTAGGAAATGTTTCTGATGGAGGTCTATCAATAACTGGCACAACAATAACAGGAGTTTTATTCGCCGCCGCCATTTAGTTATTGAAATTAATCATATACAACTCTCTAATACGAGTTATATTTTCGTCTATCCATTGTTTCACATTGACATATTTTGACAAAAAGATATAAAATGCGTATTCCAATGCTTCCCTGTTTAATGAATTACTAAAATATACAAACACGTCACTGTCTGGTAATAAATGATATCTTAGAATATTGTAACAATTTATTTTGTATTGTACATGTTCATGATCTATGAGTTCTTCTTCGAATGGCATCGGATCTCCGAATCTGAAAACGTATAAATAGGAGTTAGAATAATAATATTTGAGAGTATTGGTAATATATAAACTCTTTAGCGGTATAATTAGTTTTTTTCTCTCGATTTCTATTTTTAGATGTGATGGAAAAATGACTAATTTTGTAGCATTAGTATCATGAACTCTAATCAAAATCTTAATATCTTCGTCACACGTTAGCTCTTTGAACTGTTTAAGAGATGCATCAGTTGGTTCCACGGATGGAGTAGGTGCAACAATTTTTTGTTCTATACATGTATGTATTGGAGCCATTGTCTTAACTATAATGGTACTTGTATCGAAAAACTTTAATGCGGATAACGGAAGCTCTTCGCCGCGACTTTCTACGTCGTAGTTGGGTTCTAACGCCGATCTCTGAATGGATACTAGTTTTCTAAGTTCTAATGTGATTCTCTGAAAATGTAAATCCAATTCCTCCGGCATTATAGTTGTGTATACATCGGTAAATAAAACTATAGTATCCAACGATCCCTTCTCGCAAATTCTAGTCTTAACCAAGAAATCGTATATAACCACGGAGATGGCGTATTTAAGAGTGGATTCTTCTACCGTTTTGTTCTTGGATTTCATATAAGAAACTATAAAGTCCGCACTACTGTTAAGAATGATTACTAACGCAACTATATAGTTTAAATTAAGCATCTTGGAAACATAAAATAACTCTGTAGACGATACTTGACTTTCGAATAAGTTTGCAGACAAACGAAGAAAGAACAGACCTCTCTTAATTTCAGAAGAAAACTTTTTTTCGTATTCCTGACGTCTAGAGTTTATATCAATAAGAAAGTTAAGAATTAGTCTGTTAATGTTGTATTTCATTACCCAAGTTTGAGATTTCATAATATTATCAAAAGACATGATAATATTAAAGATAAAGCGCTGACTATGAACGAAATAGCTATATGGTTCGCTCAAGAATATAGTCTTGTTAAACGTGGAAACGATAACTGTATTTTTAATCACGTCAGCGGCATCTAAATTAAATATAGGTATATTTATTCCACACACTCTACAATATGCCACACCATCTTCATAATAAATAAATTCGTTAGCAAAATTATTAATTTTAGTGAAATAGTTAGCGTCAACTTTCATAGCTTCCTTCAATCTAATTTGATGCTCACACGGTGCGAATTCTACTCTAACATCCCTTTTCCATGCCTCAGGTTCATCGATCTCTATAATATCTAGTTTCTTGAGTTTTACAAACACGGGCTCGTCTCTCGCGATGAGATCTGTATAGTAACTATGTAAATGATAACTAGATAGAAAGATGTAGCTATATAGATGACGATCCTTTAAGAGAGGTATAATAACTTTACCCCAATCAGATAGACTGTTGTTATGGTCTTCGGAAAAAGAATTTTTATAAATTTTTCCAGTATTTTCCAAATATACGTACTTGACATCTAAAAAATCCTTAATGATAATAGGAATGGATAATCCGTCTATTTTATAAAGAAATACATATCGCACATTATACTTTTTTTTGGAAATGGGAATACCGATGTGTCTACATAAATACGCAAAGTCTAAATATTTTTTAGAGAATCTTAGTTGGTCCAAATTCTTTTCCAAGTACGGTAATAGATTTTTCATATTGAACGGTATCTTCTTGATCTCTGGTTCTAATTCCGCATTAAATGATGAAACTAAGTCACTATTTTTATAACTAACGATTACATCACCTCTAACATCATCATTTACCAGGATACTGATCTTCTTTTGTCGTAGATACATGTCTAATGTGTTAAAAAAAAGATCATACAAGTTATACGTCATTTCATCTGTAGTATTCTTGTCATTGAAGGATAAACTCGTACTAATCTCTTCTTTAACAGTCTGTTCAAATTTATATCCTATATACGAAAAAATAGCAACCAGTGTTTGATCATCCGCGTCAATATTCTGTTCTATCGTAGTGTATAACAATCTTATATCTTCTTCCGTGATAGTTGATACGTTATAAAGGTTGATAACGAAAATATTTTTATTTCGTGAAATAAAGTCATCGTAGGATTTTGGACTTATATTCGCGTCTAGTAGATATGCTTTTATTTTTGGAATGATCTCAATTAGAATAGTCTCTTTAGAGTCCATTTAAAGTTACAAACAACTAGGAAATTGGTTTATGATGTATAATTTTTTTAGTTTTTATAGATTCTTTATTCTATACTTAAAAAATGAAAATAAATACAAAGGTTCTTGAGGGTTGTGTTAAATTGAAAGCGAGAAATAATCATAAATTATTTCATTATCGCGATATCCGTTAAGTTTGTATCGTAATGGCGTGGTCAATTACGAATAAAGCGGATACTAGTAGTTTCACAAAGATGGCTGAAATCAGAGCCCATCTAAGAAATAGCGCTGAAAATAAAGATAAAAACGAGGATATTTTCCCGGAAGATGTAATAATTCCGTCTACTAAGCCCAAAACCAAACGAGCCGCTGCTCCTCGTAAACCAGCGGCTACTAAAAGATCAACCAAAAAGGAAGAAGTGGAAGAAGAAGTAGTTGTAGAAGAATATCATCAAACAACTGAAGAAAATTCGCCACCTCCGTCATCATCTCCTGGAGTTGGTGACATTGTAGAAAGCGTGGCCGCTGTAGAGCTCGACGATAGCGACGGGGATGATGAACCTATGGCACAAGCTGGAGCTAAAGTAAATCATAGTGCTAGAAGCGATGTCTCTGACCTAAAGGTGGCCACTGACAATATCGTTAAAGATCTTAAGAAAATTATTACTAGAATCGCTGCAGTATCGACTGTTCTAGAGGATGTTCAAGCAGCTGGTATCTCTAGACAATTTACTTCTATGACTAAAGCTATTACAACACTATCTGATCTAGTCACCGAGGGAAAATCTAAAGTTGTTCGTAAAAAAGTTAAAACTTGTAAGAAGTAAATGCGCGCACTTTTTTATAAAGATGGTAAACTGTTTACCGATAATAATTTTTTAAATCCTGTATCAGACGATAATCCAGCGTATGAGGTTTTGCAACATGTTAAAATTCCTACTCATTTAACAGATGTAGTAGTATATGAACAAACGTGGGAAGAGGCGTTAACTAGATTAATTTTTGTGGGAAGCGATTCAAAAGGACGTAGACAATACTTTTACGGAAAAATGCATGTACAGAATCGCAACTCTAAAAGAGATCGTATTTTTGTTAGAGTATATAATGTTATGAAACGAATTAATTGTTTTATAAACAAAAATATAAAGAAATCGGCCACAGATTCCAATTATCAGTTGGCGGTTTTTATGTTAATGGAAACTATGTTTTTTATTAGATTTGGTAAAATGAAATATCTTAAGGAGAATGAAACAGTAGGGTTATTAACACTAAAAAATAAACATATAGAAATAAGTCCTGATGAAATAGTTATCAAGTTTGTAGGAAAGGACAAAGTTTCACACGAATTTGTTGTTCATAAGTCTAATAGACTATATAAACCGCTATTGAAACTGACGGATGATTCTAGTCCCGAAGAATTTCTGTTCAACAAACTAAGTGAACGAAAGGTATACGAATGTATCAAACAGTTTGGTATTAGAATCAAGGATCTCCGAACGTATGGAGTCAATTATACGTTTTTATATAATTTTTGGACAAATGTAAAGTCCATATCTCCTCTTCCGTCACCAAAAAAGTTAATAGCGTTAACTATCAAACAAACTGCTGAAGTGGTAGGTCATACTCCATCAATTTCAAAAAGAGCTTATATGGCAACGACTATTTTAGAAATGGTAAAGGATAAAAATTTTTTAGATGTAGTATCTAAAACTACGTTCGATGAATTCCTATCTATAGTCGTAGATCACGTTAAATCATCTACGGATGGATGATATAGATCTTTACACAAATAATTACAAGACCGATAAATGGACATGGATAAGCGTATGAAATCTCTCGCAATGACCGCTTTCTTCGGAGAGCTAAACACATTAGATATTATGGCATTGATAATGTCTATATTTAAACGCCATCCAAACAATACCATTTTTTCAGTGGATAAGGATGGTCAGTTTATTATTGATTTCGAATACGATAATTATAAGGCTTCTCAATATTTGGATCTGACCCTTACTCAGATATCTGGAGATGAATGCAAGACTCACGCATCGAGTATAGCCGAACAATTGGCGTGTGTGGATATTATTAAAGAGGATATTAGCGAATATATCAAAACTACTCCCCGTCTTAAACGATTTATAAAAAAATACCGCAATAGATCAGATACTCGTATCAGTCGAGATACAGAAAAGCTTAAAATAGCTCTAGCTAAAGGCATAGATTACGAATATATAAAAGACGCTTGTTAATAAGTAAATGAAAAAAAACTAGTCGTTTATAATAAAACACGATATGGATGCCAACGTAGTATCATCTTCTACTATCGCGACATATATAGACGCTTTAGCAAAGAATGCATCGGAATTAGAACAGGGTTCTACCGCATACGAAATAAATAATGAATTGGAACTAGTATTTATTAAGCCGCCATTGATTACTTTGACAAATGTGGTAAATATCTCCACGATTCAAGAATCGTTTATTCGATTTACCGTTACTAATAAGGAAGGTGTAAAAATTAGAACTAAGATTCCATTATCTAAGGTACATGGTCTAGATGTAAAAAATGTACAGTTAGTAGATGCTATAGATAACATAGTTTGGGAAAAGAAATCATTAGTGACGGAAAATCGTCTTCACAAAGAATGCTTGTTGAGACTATCGACAGAGGAACGTCATATATTTTTGGATTACAAGAAATATGGATCCTCTATCCGACTAGAATTAGTCAATCTTATTCAAGCAAAAACAAAAAACTTTACGATAGACTTTAAGCTAAAATATTTTCTAGGATCCGGTGCCCAATCTAAAAGTTCTTTGTTGCACGCTATTAATCATCCAAAGTCAAGGCCTAATACATCTCTGGAAATAGAATTCACACCTAGAGACAATGAAAAAGTTCCATATGATGAACTAATAAAGGAATTGACGACTCTCTCGCGTCATATATTTATGGCTTCTCCAGAGAATGTAATTCTTTCTCCACCTATTAACCCACCTATAAAGACTTTTATGTTGCCTAAACAAGATATAGTAGGTCTTGATCTGGAAAATCTATATGCTGTAACTAAGACTGACGGCATTCCTATAACTATCAGAGTTACATCAAAAGGGTTGTATTGTTATTTTACACATCTTGGGTATATTATTAGATATCCAGTTAAGAGAATAATAGATTCCGAAGTAGTAGTCTTTGGTGAGGCAGTTAAGGATAAGAACTGGACCGTATATCTCATTAAGCTAATAGAGCCCGTGAATGCTATCAGTGATAGACTAGAAGAAAGTAAGTATGTTGAATCTAAACTAGTGGATATTTGTGATCGGATAGTATTCAAGTCAAAGAAATACGAAGGTCCGTTTACTACAACTAGTGAAGTCGTCGATATGTTATCTACATATTTACCAAAGCAACCAGAAGGTGTTATTCTGTTCTATTCAAAGGGACCTAAATCTAACATTGATTTTAAAATCAAAAAGGAGAATACTATAGACCAAACTGCAAATGTAGTATTTAGGTACATGTCCAGTGAACCAATTATCTTTGGAGAGTCGTCTATCTTTATAGAGTATAAGAAATTTACCAACGATAAAGGCTTTCCTAAAGAATATGGTTCTGGTAAGATTGTGTTATACAACGGCGTTAATTATCTAAATAATATCTATTGTTTGGAATATATTAATACACATAATGAAGTGGGTATTAAGTCCGTGGTTGTACCTATTAAGTTTATAGCAGAATTCTTAGTCAATGGAGAAATACTTAAACCTAGAATCGATAAAACCATGAAATATATTAACTCAGAAGACTATTATGGAAATCAACATAATGTCATAGTCGAACATTTAAGAGATCAAAGCATCAAAATAGGAGATGTCTTTAACGAGGACAAACTATCTGATGTAGGACATCAATATGCCAATAATGATAAATTTAGATTAAATCCAGAAGTTAGTTATTTTACGAATAAACGAACTAGAGGACCGTTGGGAATTTTATCGAACTATGTCAAGACTCTTCTTATTTCTATGTATTGTTCCAAAACATTTTTAGACGATTCCAACAAACGAAAGGTATTGGCGATTGATTTTGGAAACGGTGCGGACCTGGAAAAATACTTTTATGGAGAGATTGCGTTATTGGTAGCCACGGATCCGGATGCCGATGCTATAGCTAGAGGAAATGAAAGATACAACAAATTAAATTCTGGAATTAAAACCAAGTACTACAAATTTGACTACATTCAGGAAACTATTCGATCCGATACATTTGTCTCTAGTGTCAGAGAAGTATTCTATTTTGGAAAGTTTAATATCATTGACTGGCAGTTCGCTATTCATTATTCGTTTCATCCAAGACATTATGCTACAGTCATGAATAACTTATCCGAACTAACTGCTTCTGGAGGCAAGGTATTAATTACTACCATGGATGGAGACAAATTATCAAAATTAACCGATAAAAAGACTTTTATAATTCATAAGAATCTACCTAGTAGTGAAAACTATATGTCTGTAGAAAAAATAGCTGATGATAGAATATTGGTATATAATCCATCAACAATGTCTACTCCAATGACTGAATACATTATCAAAAAGAATGATATAGTCAGAGTGTTTAACGAATACGGATTTGTTCTTGTAGATAACATTGATTTCGCTACAATTATTGAACGAAGTAAAAAGTTTATTAATGGCGCATCTACAATGGAAGATAGACCGTCTACAAGAAACTTTTTCGAACTAAATAGAGGAGCCATTAAATGTGAAGGGTTAGATGTCGAAGACTTACTTAGTTACTATGTTGTTTATGTCTTTTCTAAGCGGTAAATAATAATATGGTATGGGTTCTGATCTCCCCGTTCTAAATGCATTAAATAATTCCAATAGAGCGATTTTTGTTCCTATAGGACCTTCCAACTGTGGATACTCTGTATTGTTAATAGATATATTAATACTTTTGTCAGGTAACAGAGGTTCTACGTCTTCTAAAAATAAAAGTTTTATAACATCTGGCCTGTTCATAAATAAAAACTTGGCGATTCTATATATACTCTTATTATCAAATCTAGCCATTGTCTTATAGATGTGAGCTACTGTAGGTGTACCATTTGATTTTCTTTCTAATACTATATATTTCTCTCGAAGAAGTTCTTGCACATCATCTGGGAATAAAATACTACTGTTGAGTAAATCAGTTATTTTTTTTATATCGATATTGATGGACATTTTTATAGTTAAGGATAATAAGTATCCCAAAGTCGATAACGACGACCACGAAGTATTTATACTTTTAGGAAATCACAATGACTTTATCAGATCAAAATTAACAAAATTAAAGGAGCATGTATTTTTTTCTGAATATATTGTGACTCCAGATAAATATGGATCTTTATGCGTCGAATTAAATGGATCTAGTTTTCAGCACGGTGGTAGATATATAGAGGTGGAGGAATTTATAGATGCTGGAAGACAAGTTAGATGGTGTTCTACATCCAATCATATATCTGAAGATATAACAGAAGATATACACACTGATAAATTTGTCATTTATGATATTTATACGTTTGATTCGTTCAAGAATAAACGATTGGTATTTGTACAGGTGCCTCCATCATTAGGAGATGATAGCTATTTGACTAATCCGTTATTGTCTCCGTATTATCGTAATTCAGTAGCCAGACAAATGGTCAATGATATGATTTTTAATCAAGATTCATTTTTAAAATATTTATTAGAACATCTGATTAGAAGCCACTATAGAGTTTCTAAACATATAACAATAGTTAGATACAAGGATACCGAAGAATTAAATCTAACGAGAATATGTTATAATAGAGATAAGTTTAAGGCGTTTGTATTCGCTTGGTTTAACGGTGTTTCGGAAAATGAAAAGGTACTAGATACGTATAAAAAGGTATCTGATTTGATATAATGAATTCAGTGACTGTATCACACGCACCATATACTATTACTTATCACAATGATTGGGAACCAGTAATGAGTCAATTGGTAGAGTTTTATAACGAGGTCGCTAACTGGCTGTTAAGAGATGAGACCTCGCCTATTCCTGATAACTTCTTTATACAGTTGAAACAACCTCTTAGAAATAAACGAGTATGTGTATGTGGTATAGATCCGTATCCTAGAGATGGAACAGGTGTACCGTTTGAGTCACCAAATTTTACAAAAAAATCAATTAAGGAGATAGCTTCATCTATATCTAGATTAACCGGAGTAATTGATTATAAAGGTTATAACCTTAATATAATAGACGGGGTTATACCCTGGAATTATTACTTAAGTTGTAAATTAGGAGAAACAAAAAGTCACGCGATTTACTGGGATAAGATTTCTAAGTTACTTCTGCAGCATATAACTAAACACGTTAGTGTTCTTTATTGTTTGGGTAAAACAGATTTCTCTAATATACGGGCAAAGTTAGAATCCCCGGTAACTACCATAGTGGGATATCATCCAGCGGCCAGAGACCGCCAATTCGAGAAAGATCGATCATTTGAAATTATCAACGTTTTACTGGAATTAGACAACAAGGCACCTATAAATTGGGCTCAAGGGTTTATTTATTAATGCTTTAGTGAAATTTTAACTTGTGTTCTAAATGGATGCGACTATTAGAGGTAATGATGTTATCTTTGTTCTTAAGACTATAGGTGTCCCGTCAGCATGTAGACAAAATGAAGATCCAAGATTCGTAGAAGCATTTAAATGCGACGAGTTAGAAAGATATATTGATAATAATCCAGAATGTACACTATTCGAAAGTCTTAGGGATGAGGAAGCATACTCTATAGTCAGAATTTTCATGGATGTAGATTTAGACGCGTGTCTAGACGAAATAGATTATTTAACGGCTATTCAAGATTTTATTATCGAGGTGTCAAACTGTGTAGCTAGATTCGCGTTTATAGAATGCGGTGCCATTCATGAAAATGTAATAAAATCCATGAGATCTAATTTTTCATTGACTAAGTCTACAAATAGAGATAAAACAAGTTTTCATATTATCTTTTTAGACACGTATACCACTATGGATACATTGATAGCTATGAAACGAACACTATTAGAATTAAGTAGATCATCTGAAAATCCACTAACTAGATCGATAGACACTGCTGTATATAGGAGAAAAACAACTCTTCGGGTTGTAGGTACTAGGAAAAATCCAAATTGCGACACTATTCATGTAATGCAACCACCTCATGATAATATAGAAGATTACCTATTCACTTACGTGAATATGAATAACGATAGTTATTACTTTTCTCTACAACGACGATTGGAGGATTTAGTTCCTGATAAGTTATGGGAACCAGGGTTTATTTCATTCGAAGACGCTATAAAAAGAGTTTCAAAAATATTAGTTAATTCTATAATAAACTTTAATGATATTGATGAAAATAATTTTACAACGGTACCACTAGTCATAGATTACGTAACACCTTGTGCATTATGTAAAAAACGATCGCATAAACATCCACATCAACTATCGTTGGAAAATGGTGCTATTAGAATTTACAAAACTGGTAATCCACATAGTTGTAAAGTTAAAATTGTTCCGTTGGATGGCAACAAACTGTTTAATATTGCACAAAGAATTTTAGACACTAACTCTGTTTTATTAACCGAACGAGGAGATCATATAGTTTGGATTAATAATTCATGGAAATTTAACAGCGAAGAACCCTTGATAACAAAACTAATTCTGTCAATAAGACATCAACTACCTAAGGAATATTCAAGCGAATTACTCTGTCCGAGGAAACGAAAGACTGTAGAAGCTAACATACGAGACATGTTAGTAGATTCAGTAGAGACCGATACCTATCCGGATAAACTTCCGTTTAAAAATGGTGTATTGGACCTGGTAGACGGAATGTTTTACTCTGGAGATGATGCTAAAAAATATACGTGTACTGTATCAACCGGATTTAAATTTGACGATACAAAGTTCGTAGAAGACAGTCCAGAAATGGAAGAGTTAATGAATATCATTAACGATATCCAACCATTAACGGATGAAAATAAGAAAAATAGAGAATTGTACGAAAAAACTTTATCTAGTTGTTTATGCGGTGCTACCAAAGGATGTTTAACATTCTTTTTTGGAGAAACTGCAACTGGAAAGTCGACAACCAAACGTTTGTTAAAGTCTGCTATAGGTGACCTGTTTGTTGAGACGGGTCAAACAATTTTAACAGATGTATTGGATAAAGGACCTAATCCATTTATCGCTAATATGCATTTAAAAAGATCTGTATTCTGTAGCGAACTACCTGATTTTGCATGTAGTGGATCAAAGAAAATTAGATCTGATAATATTAAAAAGTTGACAGAACCTTGTGTCATTGGAAGACCGTGTTTCTCCAATAAAATTAATAATAGAAACCATGCGACAATCATTATCGATACTAATTACAAACCTGTCTTTGATAGGATAGATAACGCATTAATGAGAAGAATTGCCGTCGTGCGATTCAGAACACACTTTTCTCAACCTTCTGGTAGAGAGGCTGCTGAAAATAATGACGCGTACGATAAAGTCAAACTATTAGACGAGGGATTAGATGGTAAAATACAGAATAATAGATATAGATTCGCATTTCTATACTTGTTGGTTAAATGGTACAAAAAATATCATATTCCTATTATGAAACTATATCCTACACCGGAAGAGATTCCGGACTTTGCATTCTATCTCAAAATAGGTACTCTGTTGGTCTCTAGCTCTGTAAAGCATATTCCATTAATGACGGACCTCTCCAAAAAGGGATATATATTGTACGATAATGTGGTCACTCTTCCGTTGAATACTTTCCAACAGAAAATATCCAAGTATTTTAATTCTAGACTATTTGGACACGATATAGAGAGCTTCATCAATAGACATAAGAAATTTGCCAATGTTAGTGATGAATATCTGCAATATATATTCATAGAGGATATTTCATCTCCGTAAATATATGCTCATATATTTATAGAAGATATCACATATCTAAATGAATACCGGAATCATAGATTTATTTGATAATCATGTTGATAGTATACCAACTATATTACCTCATCAGTTAGCTACTCTAGATTATCTAGTTAGAACTATCATAGATGAGAACAGAAGCGTGTTATTGTTCCATATTATGGGATCAGGTAAAACAATAATCGCTTTGTTGTTCGCCTTGGTAGCTTCCAGATTTAAAAAGGTTTACATTTTAGTGCCTAACATCAACATTTTGAAAATTTTTAATTATAATATGGGTGTAGCTATGAACTTGTTTAATGACGAATTCATAGCTGAGAATATCTTTATTCATTCAACAACAAGTTTTTATTCTCTTAATTATAACGATAACGTCATTAATTATAACGGATTATCTCGCTATAATAACTCTATTTTTATCGTTGATGAGGCACACAATATCTTTGGGAATAATACTGGAGAACTTATGACCGTGATAAAAAATAAAAACAAGATTCCTTTTCTACTATTGTCTGGATCTCCCATTACTAACACACCTAATACGCTAGGTCATATTATAGATTTAATGTCCGAAGAGACGATAGATTTTGGTGAGATTATTAGTCGTGGTAAGAAAGTAATTCAGACACTTCTTAACGAACGCGGTGTGAATGTACTCAAGGATTTGCTTAAAGGAAGAATATCATATTACGAAATGCCGGATAAAGATCTGCCAACGATAAGATATCATGGACGTAAGTTTCTAGATACTAGGGTAGTATATTGTCACATGTCTAAACTTCAAGAGAGAGATTATATGATTACTAGACGACAGCTATGTTATCATGAAATGTTTGATAAAAATATGTATAACGTGTCAATGGCAGTATTGGGACAACTTAATCTGATGAATAATTTAGATACGTTATTTCAGGAACAGGATAAGGAATTGTACCCAAATCTGAAAATAAATAATGGCGTGTTATACGGTGAAGAATTGGTAACGTTAAACATTAGTTCCAAATTTAAGTACTTTATCAATCGGATACAGACACTCAAGGGAAAACATTTTATATACTTCTCTAATTCTACATATGGCGGATTGGTAATTAAATATATCATGCTCAGTAATGGATATTCTGAATATAATGGTTCACAGGGAACTAATCCACATATGATAAACGGCAAACCAAAAACATTTGCTATCGTTACTAGTAAAATGAAATCGTCTTTAGAGGATCTATTAGATGTGTATAATTCTCCTGAAAACGATGATGGTAGTCAATTGATGTTTTTGTTTTCGTCAAACATTATGTCCGAATCCTATACTCTGAAAGAGGTAAGGCATATTTGGTTTATGACTATCCCGGATACTTTTTCTCAATACAACCAAATTCTTGGACGATCTATTAGAAAATTCTCTTACGCCGATATTTCTGAACCCGTTAATGTATATCTTTTAGCCGCCGTATATTCCGATTTCAATGACGAAGTGACATCATTAAACGATTATACGCAGGATGAATTGATTAATGTTTTACCCTTTGACATCAAAAAGCTGTTATATCTAAAATTCAAGACCAAAGAAACGAATAGAATATACTCTATTCTTCAAGAGATGTCTGAAACGTATTCTCTTCCACCACATCCATCAATTGTAAAAGTTTTATTGGGAGAATTAGTCAGACAATTTTTTTATAATAATTCTCGTATTAAGTATAACGACTCCAAGTTACTTAAAATGGTTACATCAGTTATAAAAAATAAAGAAGACGCTAGGAATTACATAGATGATATTGTAAACGGTCACTTCTTTGTAACGAATAAAGTATTTGATAAATCTCTTTTATACAAATACGAAAACGATATTATTACAGTACCGTTTAGACTTTCCTACGAACCGTTTGTTTGGGGAGTTAACTTTCGTAAGGAATATAACGTGGTATCTTCTCCATAAAACTGATGAGATATATAAAGAAATAAATGTCGAGCTTTGTTACCAATGGATACCTTTCCGTTACATTGGAACCTCATGAGCTGACGTTAGACATAAAAACTAATATTAGGAATGCCGTATATAAGACGTATCTCCATAGAGAAATTAGTGGTAAAATGGCCAAGAAAATAGAAATTCGTGAAGACGTGGAATTACCTCTCGGCGAAATAGTTAATAATTCTGTAGTTATAAACGTTCCGTGTGTAATAACCTACGCGTATTATCACGTTGGGGATATAGTCAGAGGAACATTAAACATCGAAGATGAATCAAATGTAACTATTCAATGTGGAGATTTAATCTGTAAACTAAGTAGAGATTCGGGTACTGTATCATTTAGCGATTCAAAGTACTGCTTTTTTCGAAATGGTAATGCGTATGATAACGGCAGCGAAGTCACTGCCGTTCTAATGGAGGCTCAACAAGGTATCGAATCTAGTTTTGTTTTTCTCGCGAATATCGTCGACTCATAAGAAAGAGAATAGCGGTAAGTATAAACACGAATACTATGGCAATAATTGCAAATGTTTTATTCCCTTCGATATATTTTTGATAATATGAAAAACATGCCTCTCTCAAATCGGACAACCATTTCATAAAATAGTTCTCTCGCGCTGGCGAGGTGGTTGCCGCTCGTATAATCTCCCCAGAATAATATACTTGCGTGTCGTCGTTCAATTTATACGGATTTCTATAGTTCTCTGTTATATAATGAGGTTTACCCTCATGATTAGACGACGACAATAGTGTTCTGAATTTAGATAGTTGATCAGAATGAATGTTTATTGGAGTTGGAAAAATTATCCATGCTGCGTTTGCAGAGTGGTTGATAGTTGTTCCTAGATATGTAAAATAATCCAACGTACTAGGCAGTAAATTGTCTAGATAAAATACTGAATCAAACGGCACAGACGTATTAGCGGATCTAATGGAATCCAATTGATTGACTATCTTTTGAAAATATACATTTTTATGATCCGATACTTGTAAGAATATAGCAACAATGATAATTCCATCATCGTGTTTTTTTGCCTCTTCATAAGAACTATATTTTTTCTTATTCCAATGAACCAGATTAATCTCTCCAGAGTATTTGTATACATCTATCAAGTGATTGGATCCATAGTCGTCTTCCTTTCCCCAATATATATGTATTGTTGATAACACATATTCATTGGGGAGAAACCCTCCACTTATATATCCTCCTTTAAAATTAATCCTTACTAGTTTTCCAGTATTCTGGATAGTGGTTGGTTTCGACTCATTATAATGTATATCTAACGGCTTCAATCGCGCGTCAGAAATTGCTTTTTTAGTTTCTATATTAATAGGAGATAGTTGTTGAGTCATAGTAAAAATGAAATGATAACTGTTTAGAAATAGCTCTTAGTATGGGAATTACAATGGACGAGGAAGTGATATTTGAAACTCCTAGAGAATTAATATCTATTAAACGAATAAAAGATATTCCAAGATCAAAAGACACGCACGTGTTTGCTGCGTGTATAACAAGTGATGGATATCCGTTAATAGGAGCTAGAAGAACTTCATTCGCATTCCAGGCGATATTATCTCAACAAAATTCAGATTCTATCTTTAGAGTATCCACTAAACTATTACGGTTTATGTACTACAATGAACTAAGAGAAATCTTTAGACGGTTGAGAAAAGGTTCTATCAACAATATCGATCCTCACTTCGAAGAGTTAATATTATTGGGTGGTAAACTAGATAAAAAGGAATCTATTAAAGATTGTTTAAGAAGAGAATTAAAAGAGGAAAGTGATGAACGTATAACGGTAAAAGAATTCGGAAATGTAATTCTAAAACTTACAACGCGCGATAAATTATTTAATAAAGTATATATAGGTTATTGCATGGCATGTTTTATTAATCAATCGTTGGAGGATTTATCACATACTAGTATTTACAATGTAGAAATTAGAAAGATTAAATCCTTAAATGATTGTATTAACGATGATAAATACGAATATCTGTCTTATATTTATAATATGCTAGTTAATAGTAAATGAACTTTTACAGATCTAGTATAATTAGTCAGATTATTAAGTATAATAGACGACTAGCCAAGTCTATTATTTGCGAGGATGACTCTCAAATTATTACACTCACGGCATTCGTTAACCAATGCCTATGGTGTCATAAACGAGTATCCGTGTCCGCTATTTTATTAACTACTGATAACAAAATATTAGTGTGTAACAGACGAGATAGTTTTCTCTATTCTGAAATAATTAGAACTAGAAACATGTCTAGAAAGAAACGATTATTTCTGAATTATTCCAATTATTTGAACAAACAGGAAAGAAGTATACTATCGTCATTTTTTTCTCTATATCCAGCTACTACTGATAATGATAGAATAGACGCTATTTATCCGGGCGGTATACCCAAAAGGGGTGAGAACGTTCCAGAGTGTCTATCCAGGGAAATCAAAGAAGAAGTTAATATAGATAATTCTTTTGTATTCATAGACACTCGTTTTTTTATTCATGGTATCATAGAAGATACTATTATTAACAAATTTTTTGAGGTAATTTTCTTTGTCGGAAGAATATCTCTAACGAGTGATCAAATTATTGATACCTTTAAAAGTAATCATGAAATAAAGGATCTAATATTTTTAGATCCGAATTCAGGTAATGGACTCCAATACGAAATTGCAAAATATGCTCTAGATACTGCAAAACTTAAATGTTACGGCCATAGAGGATGTTATTATGAATCATTAAAAAAATTAACTGAGGATGATTGATTAGAAAATATAAATTAATTTACCATCGTGTATTTTTATAACGGGATTGTCTGGCATATCATGTAGATAGTTACCGTCTACATCGTATACTCTACCATCTACGCCTTTAAATCCTCTATTTATTGACATTAATCTATTAGAATTGGAATACCAAATATTAGTACCCTCAATTAGTTTATTGGTAATATTTTTTTTAGACGATAGATCGATGGCTCTTGAAACCAAGGTTTTCCAACCGGACTCATTGTCGATCGGTGAGAAGTCTTTTTCATTAGCATGAATCCATTCTAATGATGTATGTTTAAACACTCTAAACAATTGGACAAATTCTTTTGATTTGCTTTGAATGATTTCAAATAGGTCTTCGTCTACAGTAGGCATACCATTAGATAATCTAGCCATTATAAAGTGCACGTTTACATATCTACGTTCTGGAGGAGTAAGAACGTGACTATTGAGACGAATGGCTCTTCCTACTATCTGACGAAGAGACGCCTCGTTCCATGTCATATCTAAAATGAAGATATCATTGATTGAGAAGAAACTAATACCCTCGCCTCCACTAGAAGAGAATACGCATGTTTTAATGCATTCTCCGTTAGTGTTTGATTCTTGGTTAAACTCAGCCACCGCCTTGATTCTAGTATCTTTAGTTCTAGATGAGAACTCTATATTAGAGATACCAAAGACTTTGAAATATAGTAATAAGATTTCTATTCCTGACTGATTAACAAATGGTTCAAAGACTAGACATTTACCATGGGATGCTAATATTCCCAAACATACATCTATAAATTTGACGCTTTTCTCCTTTAATTCAGTAAATAGAGAGATATCAGCCGCACTAGCATCCCCTCCCAATAGTTCTCCCCTTTTAAAGGTATCTAATGCGGATTTAGAAAATTCTCTATCTCTTAATGAATTTTTAAAATCATTATATAGTGTTGCTATCTCTTGCGCGTATTCGCCGGGATCACGATTTTGTCTTTCAGGAAAGCTATCGAACGTAAACGTAGTAGCCATGCGTCTCAGAATTCTAAATGATGATATACCAGTTTTTATTTCTGCGAGTTTAGCCTTTTGATAAATCTCTTCTTGCTTTTTTGACATATTAACGTATCGCATTAATACTGTTTTCTTAGCGAATGATGCAGACCCTTCTACGTCATCAAAAATAGAAAACTCGTTATTAACTATGTACGAACATAGGCCTCCTAGTTTGGAGACTAATTCTTTCTCATCAACTAGACGTTTATTCTCAAATAGCGATTGGTGTTGTAAGGATCCTGGTCGCAGTAAGTTAACCAACATAGTGAATTCTTGCACACTATTGACGATAGGTGTAGCCGATAAACAAATCATCTTATGGTTTTTTAACGCGATGGTCTTAGATAAAAAATTATATACTGAACGAGTAGGACGGATCTTGCCATCTTCTTTGATTAATGATTTAGAAATGAAGTTATGACATTCATCAATGATGACGCATATTCTACTCTTGGAATTAATAGTTTTGATATTAGTAAAAAATTTATTTCTAAAATTTTGATCATCGTAATTAATAAAAATACAATCCTTCGTTATCTCTGGAGCGTATCTGAGTATAGTGTTCATCCAAGGATCTTCTATCAAAGCCTTTTTCACCAATAAGATAATTGCCCAATTCGTATAAATATCCTTAAGATGTTTGAGAATATATACAGTAGTCATTGTTTTACCGACACCCGTTTCATGGAACAATAAAAGAGAATGCATACTGTCTAATCCTAAGAAAACTCTTGCTACAAAATGTTGATAATCCTTGAGGCGTACTACGTCTGACCCCATCATTTCAACGGGCATATTAGTAGTTCTGCGTAAGGCATAATCGATATAGGCCGCGTGTGATTTACTCATTTATGAGTGATAAGTAATAACTATGTTTTAAAATCACAGCAGTAGTTTAACTAGTCTTCTCTGATGTTTGTTTTCGATACTTTTTGAATCAGAAGTCATACTAGAATAAAGTAACGAGTGAACGTAATAGAGAGCTTCGTATACTCTATTCGAAAACTCTAAGAACTTATTAATGAATTCCGTATCCACTGGATCGTTTAAAATACTAAATTGAACACTGTTCACATCCTTCCAAGAAGACGACTTAGTGACGGACTTAACATGAGACATAAATAAATCCAAATTTTTTTTACAAACATCACTAGCCACCATAATGGCGCTATCTTTCAACCAGCTATCGCTTACGCATTTCAGCAGTCTAACATTTTTAAAGAGACTACAATATATTCTCATGGTATCGATTACACCTCTACCGAATAGAGTAGGAAGTTTAATAATACAATATTTTTCGTTTACAAAATCAAATAATGGTCGAAACACGTCGAAGGTTAACATCTTATAATCGCTAATGTATAGATTGTTTTCAGTGAGATGATTATTAGATTTAATAGCATCTCGTTCACGTTTGAACAGTTTATTGCGTGCACTGAGATCGGCAACTACAGCATCTGCTTTAGTACTCCTACCATAATACTTTACGCTATTAATCTTTAAAATTTCATAGACTTTATCTAGATCGCTTTCTGGTAACATGATATCGTGTGTAAAAAGTTTTAACATGTCTGTTGGCATTCTATTTAGATCATTAACTCTAGAAATCTGAAGAAAGTAATTAGCTCCGTATTCCAGACTAGGTAATGGGCTTTTACCTAAAGACAAGTTAAGTTCTGGCAATGTTTCATAAAATGGAAGAAGGACATGCGTCCCCTCCCGGATATTTTTTACAATTTCATCCATTTACAACTCTATAGTTTGTTTTCATTATTATTAGTTATTATCTCCCATAATCTTGGTAATACTTACCCCTTGATCGTAAGATACCTTATACAGGTCATTACATACAACTACCAATTGTTTTTGTACATAATAGATTGGATGGTTGACATCCATGGTGGAATAAACTACTCGAACAGATAGTTTATCTTTCCCCCTAGATACATTGGCCGTAATAGTTGTCGGCCTAAAGAATATCTTTGGTGTAAAGTTAAAAGTTAGGGTTCTTGTTCCATTATTGCTTTTTGTCAGTAGTTCGTTATAAATTCTCGAGATGGGCCCGTTCTCTGAATATAGAACATCATTTCCAAATCTAACTTCTAGTCTAGAAATAATATCGGTCTTATTCTTAAAATCGATTCCCTTGATGAAGGGATCGTTAATGAACAAATCCTTGGCCTTTGATTCGGCTGATCTATTATCTCCGTTATAGACATTACGTTGACTAGTCCAAAGACTTACAGGAATAGATGTATCGATGATGTTGATAGTATGTGATATGTGAGCAAAGACTGTTCTCTTGGTGGCGTCGCTATATGTTCCAGTAATGGCGGAAAACTTTTTAGAAATGTTATATATAAAAGAATTTTTTCGGGTTCCAAACATTAGCAGATTAGTATGAAGATAAACACTCATATTATCAGGAACATTATCAATTTTTACATACACATCAGCATCTTGAATAGAAACAATACCATCTTCTGGAACCTCGACGATCTCGGCAGACTCCGGATAACCAGTCGGTGGACCATCGCTAACAATAACTAGATCATCCAACAATCTACTCACATATGCATCTATATAATCTTTTTCGTCTTGTGCATATCCCGGATACGAAATAAACTTATTATCCGTATTTCCATAATAAGGTTTAGTATAAACAGAGAGAGATGTTGCCGCATGAACTTCGGTTACTGTCGCCGTTGGTTGGTTTATTTGACCTATTACTCTCCTAGGTTTCTCTATAAATGATGGTTTAATTTGAACATTCTTAACCATATATCCAATAAAGCTCAATTCAGGAACATAAACAAATTCTTTGTTGAACGTTTCAAAGTCGAACGAAGAGTCACGAATAACGATATCGGATACTGGATTGAAGGTCACCGTTACGGTAATTTTTGAATCGGATAGTTTAAGACTACTGAATGTATCTTCCACATCAAACGGAGTTTTAATATAAACGTATACTGTAGATGGTTCTTTAATAGTGTCGTTAGGAGTTAGGCCAATAGAAATATCATTAAGTTCACTAGAATATCCAGAATGCTTCAAAGCAATTGTGTTATTGATACAATTATTATATAATTCTTCGCCCTCAATTTCCCAAATAACACCGTTACACGAAGAGATAGATACGTGATTAATGCATTTATATCCAACATATGGTACGTACCCGAATCTTCCTATTCCTTTAACTTCTGGAAGTTCCAAACTCATAACCAAATGATTAAGCGCAGTAATATACTGATCCCTAATTTCGAAGCTAGCAATAGCCTGATTGTCGGGACCATCGTTTGTCATAACTCCGGATAGAGAAATATATTGCGGCATATACAAAGTTGGAATTTGACTATCGACCGCGAAGACATTAGACCGTTTAATAGAGTCATCCCCACCGATCAAAGAATTAATGATGGTATTATTCATTTTCTATTTAAAATGGAAAAAGCTTACAATAAACTCCGTAGAGAAATATCTATAATTTGTGAGTTTTCCTTAAAGTAACAGCTTCCGTAAACACCGTCTTTATCTCTTAGTAAGTTTATTGTATTTATGACCTTTTCCTTATCTTCATAGAATACTAAAGGTAACAACGAAATTTTTGGCTCTTCTCTAAGAGCTACGTGAGACTTAACCATAGACGCCAACGAATCCCTACATATTTTAGAACAGAAATACCCTACTTCACCACCCTTGAATGTCTCAATACTAATAGGTTTAAAAACTAATTCTTGATTACAAAACCAACACTTATCAATTACACTATTTGTCTTAATAGACACATCTGCCATAGATTTATAATACTTTGGTAGTATACAAGCTAGTGCTTCTTCTTTAGCGGGCTTAAATACTGCTTTAGGTGCTGAAATAACCACATCTGGAAGGCTTACTCGCTTAGCCATTTAATTACTGAACTATTTTTTTATACTTCTAATGAGCACGTGGAAAAACGCTCGTCCACAAAAACATAATCGTGACCATAATCCTCTACCATAGTAACACGTTTTTTAGATCTCATATGTGCTAAAAAGTTTTCCCATACTAATTGGTTACTATTATTTTTCGTATAATTTTTAACAGTTTGAGGTTTTAGATTTTTAGTTACAGAAGTGATATCGAATATTTTATCCAAAAAGAATGAGTAATTAATTGTCTTAGAAGGAGTGTTTTCTTGGCAAAAGAATACCAAGTGCTTAAATATTTCTACTACTTCATTAATCTTTTCAGTACTCAGATTCAGTTTCTCATCTTTTACTTGATTGATTATTTCAAAGACTAACTTATAATCCTTTTTATTTATTCTCTCGTTAGCCTTAAGAAAACTAGATACAAAGTTTGCATCTACATCATCCGTAGATATTTGATTTTTTTCCATGATATCCAAGAGTTCCGAAATAATTTCTCCAGAACATTGATGAGACAATAATCTCCGCAATACATTTCTCAAATGAATAAGTTTATTAGACACATGGAAGTTTGACTTTTTTTGTACCTTTGTACATTTTTGAAATACAGACTCGCAAAAAATACAATATTCATATCCTTGTTCAGATACTATACCGTTGTGTCTACAACCGCTACATAATCGTAGATTCATGTTAACACTCTACGTATCTCGTCGTCCAATATTTTATATAAAAACATTTTATTTCTAGACGTTGCCAGAAAATCCTGTAATACTTTTAGTTTTTGGGGTTGTGAATAAAGTATCGCCCTAATATTGTTACCGTCCTCCGCCAACATAGTAGTTAGATTATCAGCGCATGCAGAAGAACACCGCTTAGGCGGATTCAGTACAATGTTATATTTTTCGTACCAACTCATTTAAATATCATAATCTAAAATAGTTCTGTAATATGTCTAGCGCTAATATATTGATCATAATCCTGTGCATAAATTAAGATACAACAATGTCTTGAAATCATCGACATGGCTTCTTCCATAGTTAGAAGATCATCGTCAAAGTTAGCAACGTGATTCATCAACATTTGCTGTTTTGAGGCAGCAAATACTGAACCATCGCCATTCAACCATTCATAAAAACCATCGTCTGAATCCATTGATAATTTCTTGTACTGGTTTTTGAGAGCTCGCATCAATCTAGCATTTCTAGCTCCCGGATTGAAAACAGAAAGAGGATCGTACATCCAGGGTCCATTTTCTGTAAATAGAATCGTATAATGTCCCTTCAAGAAGATATCAGACGATCCACAATCAAAGAATTGGTCTCCGAGTTTGTAACAGACTGCGGACTTTAACCTATACATGATACCGTTTAGCATGATTTCTGGTGATACGTCAATCGGAGTATCATCTATTAGAGATCTAAAGCCGGTGTAACATTCTCCACCAAACATATTCTTATTCTGACGTCGTTCTACATAAAACATCATTGCTCCATTAACGATAACAGGGGAATGAACAGCACTACCCATCACATTAGTTCCCAATGGATCAATGTGTGTAACTCCAGAACATCTTCCATAGCCTATGTTAGGAGGAGCGAACACCACTCTTCCACTATTGCCATCGAATGCCATAGAATAAATATCCTTGGAATTGATAGAAATCGGACTGTCGGATGTTGTGATCATCTTCATAGGATTAACAACGATGTATGGTGCCGCCTGAAGTTTCATATCGTAACCGATGCCGTTCATAGGTCTAGCCACAGAAACCAACGTAGGTCTAAATCCAACTATAGACAAAATAGAAGCCAATATCTGTTCCTCATCTGTCATAACTTGAGAGCATCCAGTATGAATAATCTTCATTAGATGGGGATCTACCGCATCATCATCGTTACAATAAAAAATTCCCATTCTAATGTTCATAATTGCTTTTCTAATCATGGTATGCATGTTTGCTCTCTGAATCTCTGTGGAAATTAGATCTGATACACCTGTAATCACTATCGGATTATCCTCCGTAAGACGATTAACCAACAACATATAATTATAAGACTTTACTCTTCTAAATTCATAAAGTTGCTGGATTAGACTATAAGTGTCTCCATGTACATACGCGTTCTCTAGCGCAGGAAGTTTAATACCGAATAGTGCCATCAGAATAGGATGAATGTAGTAATTAGTTTCTGGTTTTCTATAGATAAAAGACAAATCTTGTGAACTAGACATATCGGTAAAATGCATGGATTGGAATCGTGTAGTTGAGAGAAGAATATGATGATTAGACGGAGAGTATATTTTATCTAACTCTTTGAGTTGGTCACCGATTCTAGGACTAGCTCGAGAATGAATAAGTACTAAAGGATGAGTACATTTCACAGAAACACTGGCGTTGTTCAACGTACTCTTTACATGGGAAAGGAGTTGAAATAGCTCGTTTCTATTTGTTCTGACAATATTTAGTTTATTCATAATGTTAAGCATATCCTGAATAGTAAAGTTAGATGTGTCATACTTGTTAGTAGTTAGAAATTTAGCAATTGCATTCCCATCATTTCTCAATCTCGTACTCCAATCATGTGTAGATGCGACTTCGTCGATGGAAATAACACAATCCTTTTTGATAGGCTGTTGAGCTTGATCATTTCCTGCACGTTTAGGTTTGGTACGTTGATTTCTAGCCCCTGCGGATATAAAGTCATCGTCTACAATTTGGGATAATGAATTGCATACACTACAAGACAAAGATTTATCAGAAGTGTGAATATGATCTTCATCTACCAAAGAAAGAGTTTGATTAGTATAACTAGATTTTAGTCCTGCGTTAGATGTTAAAAAAACATCGCTATTGACCACGGCTTCCATTATTTATATTCGTAGTTTTTACTCGAAAGCGTGATTTTAATATCCAATCTTATTACTTTTGGAATCGTTCAAAACCTTTGACTAGTTGTAAAATTTGATCTATTGCCCTACGTGTATATTCCCTTGCATCATTTACATTCGTCACCAGATCGTTTGTTTCTGCCTGAAGTTGGTGCATATCTTTTTCAACACTCGACATGAGATCCTTAAGGGACATATCGTCTAGATTTTGTTGAGATGCTGCTCCTGGATTTGGATTTTGTTGTGCTGTTGTACATACTGTACCACCAGTAGGTGTAGGAGTACATACAGTGGCCACAATAGGAGGTTGAGGAGGTGTAACTGTTGGAGTAGTACAAGAAATACTTCCATCCGATTGTTGTGTACACGTAGTCGTCGGCAACGTCTGAGAAGGTTGAGTAGACGGTGGTGTTGTCGTCTTTTGATCTTTATTAAATTTAGAGACCATATCCTGAATAGAATTGCTCGGTGTCAACGGTTTAAGGAGTGTACTCGGTTGTGTATTATCATCTGCCGACAGCCAATCAAAAAGATTAGGCGTATCCGATGATGTATTAGTTTGTTGTCGTGGTTTTGGTGTAGGAGCAGTACTACTAGGTGTAAGAATAGGAGCCGGTGTCGGAATCGGAGCCGGTGTAGGTGTAAGAATAGGAGCCGGTGTAGGTGTCGGAACCGGCTGTGGAGTTATATGAATAGTTGGTTGTAGCGGTTGGATAGGCTGTCTGCTGGCTGCCATCATATTATCTCTAGCTAGTTGTTCTCGCAACTGTCTTTGATAATACGACTCTTGAGACTTTAGTCCTATTTCAATCGCTTCATCCTTTTTCGTATCCGGATCCTTTTCTTCAGAATAATAGATTGACGACTTTGGTGTAGAGGATTCTGCCAGCCCCTGTGAGAACTTGTTAAAGAAGTCCATTTAAGGCTTTAAAATTGAATTGCGATTATAAGATTAAATGGCAGACACGGACGATATTATCGACTATGAATCCGATGATCTCACCGAATACGAGGATGATGAAGAAGAGGAAGAAGATGGAGAGTCACTAGAAACTAGTGATATAGATCCCAAATCTTCTTATAAGATTGTAGAATCGGCATCCACTCATATAGAAGATGCGCATTCCAATCTTAAACATATAGGGAACCATATATCTGCTCTTAAACGACGCTATACTAGACGTATAAGTCTATTTGAAATAGCGGGTATAATAGCAGAAAGCTATAACTTGCTTCAACGAGGAAGATTACCTCTAGTTTCAGAATTTTCTGACGAAACAATGAAGCAAAATATGCTACATGTAATTATACAAGAGATAGAGGAGGGTTCTTGTCCTATAGTCATCGAAAAGAACGGAGAATTGTTGTCTGTAAACGATTTTGACAAAGATGGTCTAAAATTCCATCTAGACTATATTATCAAAATTTGGAAACTTCAAAAACGATATTAGAATTTATACGAATATCGTTCTCTAAATGTCACAATCAAGTCTCTCATGTTCAGTAGTTTATTGTCGTACTTTATATCGTGTTCATTAACGATATTTTGCAAAATAGTAATGATTCTATCTTCCTTCGATAGATATTCTTCAGAGATTATTGTCTTATATTCTTTCTTGTTATCAGATATGAATTTGATAAGACTTTGAATATTATTAATACCCGTCTGTTTAATTTTTTCTACGGATATTTTAGTTTTGGCAGATTCTATGGTATCTGTTAATAGACATCCAACATCGACATTCGACGTCAATTGTCTATAAATCAGAGTATAAATTTTAGAAATAACATTAGCAAATTGTTGTGCGTTGATGTCATTATTCTGAAACAGTATGATTTTAGGTAGCATTTTCTTAACAAAGAGAACGTATTTATTATTACTCAGTTGAACAGATGATATATCCAGATTACTAACGCATCTAATTCCGTATACCAAACTTTCAGAAGAAATGGTGTACAATTGTTTGTATTCATTCAATGTCTCCTTTTCAGAAATTAGTTTAGAGTCGAATACTGCAATAATTTTCAAGAGATAGTTTTCATCAGATAAGATTTTATTTAGTGTAGATACGATGAAACTATTGTTTTGTTGGAGAACTTGATACGCCGCGTTCTCTGTAGTCGACGCTCTCAAATGGGAAACAATCTCCATTATTTTTTTGGAATCGGATACGATATCTTCTGTATCTTGACGCAGTCTAGTATACATAGAGTTAAGAGAAATTAGAGTTTGTACATTAAGCAACATGTCTCTAAATGTGGCTACAAACTTTTCCTTTTCCACATCATCTAGTTTATTATATACCGATTTCACGACGGCGCCAGATTTAAGGAACCAGAATGAAAAACTCTGATAACTACAATATTTCATCATAGTTACGATTTTATCATCTTCTATAGTTGGAGTGATGGGGCATACCTTTTTCTCCAAGACTGGAACCAACGTCATAAAAATGTTTAAATCAAAATCCATATCAACATCTGATGCGCTAAGACCAGTCTCGCGTTCAAGATTATCTTTACTAATGGTGACGAACTCATCGTATAGAACTCTAAGTTTGTCCATTATTTATTTACAGATTTAGTTGTTTAATTTATTTGTGCTCTTCCAGAGTTGGGATAGTATTTTTCTAACGTCGGTATTATATTATTAGGATCTACGTTCATATGTATCATAATATTAATCATCCAGGTTTTTATAAATCTATCTTTAGCTTCTGAAATAACGTATTTAAACAAAGGAGAAAAATATTTAGCTACGGAATCAGACGTAACAACATTTTTTGTAAATGTGACGTACTTAGATGAGAGATCTTCGTTAAAAAGTTTTCCATCTATATAAAATCCATCGGTTGTTAGCACCATTCCTGAGTCAGATCGAATAGGAGTTTGAATAGTTTGTTTGGGAAATAGATCCTTCAATAACTTATAGTTGGGTGGAAAAAAATCGATTTTATCACTAGACTCTTTCTTTTTTACTATCATTACCTCATGAACTATTTCTTGAATGAGTATATGTATTTTATTTCCTATATCAGACGCGTTCATTGGAAAATATACCATGTCGTTAACTATAAGAATATTTTTATCCTCGTTTACAAACTGAATAATATCAGATGTAGTTCGTAAACGAACTATATCATCACCAGCACAACATCTAACTATATGATATCCACTAGTTTCCTTTAGCCGTTTATTATCTTGTTCCATATTAGCAGACATTTCATCATTTAAGAAGGTATCAAAGATAATAGGGAGAAATGACATTTTGGATTCTGTTACTACTTTACCAAAATTAAGGATATACGGACTTACTATCTTTTTCTCAACATCGATTTGATGAACACACGATGAAAATGTGCTTCTATGAGATTGATCATGTAGAAAACAACAAGGGATACAATATTTCCGCATATCGTGAAATATATTAAGAAATCCCACCTTATTATATTTCCCCAAAGGATCCATGCACGTAAACATTATGCCGTTATCATTAATAAAGACTTCTTTCTCATCGGATCTGTAAAAGTTGTTACTGATTTTTTTCATTCCAGGATCTAGATAATTAATAATGATGGGTTTTCTATTCTTATTCTTTGTATTTTGACATATCCTAGACCAGTAAACAGTTTCCACTTTGGTAAAATCAGCAGACTTTTGAACGCTATTAAACATGGCATTAATGGCAATAACTAAAAACGTAAAATATTTTTCTATGTTAGGAATATGGTTTTTCACTTTAATAGATATATGATTTTTGGCCAAAATGATAGATATTTTTTTATCCGAGGATAGTAAAATATTATTAGTCGCCGTCTCTATAAAAATGAAGCTAGTCTCGATATCCAATTTTATTCTAGAATTGATAGGAGTCGCCAAATGTACCTTATACGTTATATCTCCCTTGATGCGTTCCATTTGTGTATCTATATCGGACACAAGATCTGTAAATAGTTTTACGTTATTAATCATCACGGTATCGCCGTCGCTAGATAATGCTAATGTGCCATCCAAGTCCCAAATGGAGAGATTTAACTGTTCATCGTTTAGAATAAAATGATTACCGGTCATATTAATAAAGTGTTCATCGTATCTAGATAACAACGACTTATAATTAATGTCCAAGTCTTGAACTCGCTGAATGATCTTTTTTAACCCAGTTAGTTTTAGATTGGTACGAAATATATTGTTAAACTTTGATTCTACAGTAATGTCCAAATCGAGTTGTGGAAATACTTCCATCAACATTGTTTCAAACTTGATAATATTATTATCTACATCTTCGTACGATCCAAATTCCGGAATAGATGTATCGCACGCTCTGGCCACCCAGATAACCAAAAAGTCACACGCTCCAGGATATACATTGTATAAAAAGCTATCGTTTTTTAGTAGTGTTTTTTTCTGAGTATATACGAAGGGATTAAAAATAGTATTATCAACGTAACTATATTCCAAATTATTCTTATGAGAATAGATAATAATATCGTCCTTAATATCTAACAAATTTCCTAAATATCCCTTTAATTGAGTCATTCGAAGCGTCAATAGAATATGTTTCTTAACTATTTCCGGCTGTTGTATATTTAAATGACTTCGTAAGAAATAATATATGGGCGACTTCTCATCTATGTAATCATATGGAGTGAGATATAGGGCTCGTTCTACCTCCTGCCCCTTACCCACTTGTAATACCAATTGCGGACTTACTATATATCGCATATTTATATCGTGGGGTAAAGTGAAAATCTACTACCGATGATGTAAGTCTTACAATGTTCGAACCAGTACCAGATCTTAATTTGGAGGCCTCCGTAGAACTAGGGGAGGTAAATATAGATCAAACAACACCTATGATAAAGGAGAATAGCGGTTTTATATCCCGTAGTAGACGTCTATTCGCTCATAGATCTAAGGATGATGAGAGAAAACTAGCACTACGATTCTTTTTACAAAGACTTTATTTTTTAGATCATAGAGAGATTCATTATTTGTTCAGATGCGTCGACGCTGTAAAAGACGTCACTATTACCAAAAAAAATAACATTATCGTGGCGCCTTATATAGCACTTTTAACTATCGCATCAAAAGGATGCAAACTTACAGAAACAATGATTGAAGCATTCTTTCCAGAACTATATAATGAACATAGTAAGAAATTCAAATTCAACTCTCAAGTATCCATCATCCAAGAAAAACTAGGATATCAGTCTGGAAACTATCACGTTTATGATTTTGAACCGTATTACTCTACAGTAGCTCTGGCTATTCGAGATGAACATTCATCTGGCATTTTTAATATCCGTCAAGAGAGTTATCTGGTAAGTTCGTTATCTGAAATAACATATAGATTTTATCTAATTAATCTAAAATCTGATCTTGTTCAATGGAGTGCTAGTACGGGCGCTGTAATTAATCAAATGGTAAATACTGTATTGATTACAGTGTATGAAAAGTTACAACTGGTCATAGAAAATGATTCACAATTTACATGTTCATTGGCTGTGGAATCAGAACTTCCAATAAAATTACTTAAAGATAGAAATGAATTATTTACAAAATTCATCAACGAGTTAAAAAAGACCAGTTCATTCAAGATAAGCAAACGCGATAAGGATACGCTACTAAAATATTTCACTTAAAACTGGAGTTAGAATTTATAGACGACTCATTTCGTTTATCATTATTACTATCATTATTACTATTACCATTATTACCATTATTACCATTATTACCATTATTACCATCATTATTAGTGTTGGAATTATTAGTATTCTTCTTGTCATCTTGTTCAGAAATATACAACAATGCTATACCTAATACTAAATACATTATCATGCTTGCAATGGCTCTAACAACGACGAACCAAAATGAATTTGGTCGTAGCTTTTGTTCACAAAAATACATAAAGAAATGTCTACATAAATCTATGGCGCCATTGGCTACTTGAAATAGCGCTAGTCCTCCTACAGATTTTAATATAGCTATATAACATGACATTTATTCATCATCAAAAGAGACAGAGTCACCATCTGTCATATTTAGATTTTTTTTCATGTGTTCAAAGTATCCTCTACTCATTTCATTATAATAGTTTATCATACTTAGAATTTTAGGACGGATCAATGAGTAAGACTTGACTAGATCGTCGGTAGTAATTTGTGCATCGTCTATTCTGCATCCACTTCGTCGAATAATGTATAGCATCGCTTTGAGATTCTCCATAGCTATCAAGTCTTTATACAATGACATGGAAATATCTGTGAATACTTTATACTTCTCCAACATCGATGCCTTAACATCATCGCCTACTTTAGCATTGAAAATACGTTCTATTGTGTAGATGGATGTAGCAAGATTTTTAAACAACAATGCCATCTTACACGATGATTGCCTCAAGTCTCCAATCTTTTGTTTAGAACGATTAGCTACAGAGTCCAATGCTTGACTGACTAACATATTATTATCTTTAGAAATTGTATTCTTCAATGAGGCGTTTATCATATCTGTGATTTCGTTAGTCATATTACAGTCTGACTGGGTTGTAATGTTATCCAACATATCACCTATGGATACGGTACACGTACCAGCATTTGTAATAATCCTATCTAAGATGTTGTATGGCATTGCGCAGAAAATATCTTCTCCTGTAATATCTCCACTCTCGATAAATCTACTCAGATTATTCTTAAATGCCTTATTCTCTGGAGAAAAGATATCAGTGTCCATCATTTCATTAATAGTATACGCAGAAAAGATACCACGAGTATCAATTCTATCCAAGATACTTATCGGTTCCGAGTCACAGATAATGGTTTCCTCTCCTTCGGGAGATCCTGCATAGAAATATCTAGGACAATAGTTTCTATACTGTCTGTAACTCTGATAATCTCTAAAGTCACTAACTGATACCATGAAATTGAGAAGATCAAACGCTGAAGTAATCAATTTTTCTGCCTCGTTTTTACTACAACTAGTTTTCATCAATGTAGTGACGATGTATTGTTTAGTTACTCTTGGTCTAATACTGATGATAGAGATATTATTGCTTCCCATAATGGATCTTCTAGTATTCACCTTAAAGCCCATTGATGCGAATAGCAGATAGATAAAGTCTTGGTATGACTCCTTTCTAATATAGTACGGACTACCTTTGTCACCCAACTTTATACCCACATAAGCCATAACAACCTCTTTAATAGCCGTTTCATGAGGTTTATCAGCCATGAGCCTGAGTAGTTGGAAGAATCTCATGAATCCTGTCTCGGAAAGTCCTATATGCATGATAGATTTATCTTTATCCTTCCTGGGAAACTCTCGTATAGTCATAGATGAAATACTCTTCAAAGTTTCTGAAATAAGATTAGTAACAGTCTTACCTCCGACTACTCTGGGTAACAAACAGACTCTAATAGGTGTTTTCTCTGCGGAGATAATATCAGAAAGGATAGAGCAATAAGTAGTATTATTGTGATTATAAAGACCGAATACATAACAGGTAGAATTTATAAACATCATGTCCTGAAGGTTTTTAGACTTGTATTCCTCGTAATCCATACCGTCCCAAAACATGGATTTGGCAACTTTGATAGCCGTAGATCTTTGTTCCTTCGCCAACAGGTTAAAGAAATTAATAAAGAATTTGTTGTTTCTATTTATGTAAACAAATTGCATATTTGGAAGTGCCACCGTTATGTTCACTGTAGCATTTTGAGGATCTCGAGTACGAAGTACGATGTTATTGTTTACTTGTATATCTGGAAAGAATTCTACCAGTCTAGGAATAAGAGATTGATATCGCATAGAAATACAAAAGTCCGTAATCTCATCATCGAATATCATTCGGTTACCATTGTAATAAATATCCACTCTGTCATAAGTATTGATGAAGTACTGTTCATACATGATGAGATATTTATATGTTGGCATAGTAGTGAGATCGACGTTTGGTAATGGCAATGTATTAAGATTAACTCCATAATGTCTAGCAGCATCTGCGATGTTATAAGTGTCGTCAAAGCGGGGTCTATCGTGTGCTGTTACATATTGTCTAACACCTATAAGATTATCAAAATCTTGTCTGCTTAATACACCGTTAACAATTTTTGCCTTGAATTCTTTTATTGGTGCATCAATAACAACATCCTTATAGAGGATGTTAAACAAATAAGTATTATCAAAGTTAAGATCTGGGTATTTCTTTTCTGCTAGAACATCCATTGAGTCGGAGCCATCTGGTTTAATATAACCACCGATAAATCTAGCTCTGTATTCTGTATCCGTCAATCTAATATTAAGAAGGTGTTGAGTGAAAGGTGGAAGATCGTAAAAGCTGTGAGTATTAATGATAGGATTAGTTTCCGAACTAATGTTAATTGGGGTATTAATAATATCGATATTTCCAGCGTTAAGTGTAACATTAAACAGTTTTAATTCACTTGACGTGGTATCAATTAAATAATTAATGCCCAATTTGGATATAGCAGCCTGAAGCTCATTTTGTTTAGTTACGGATCCTAATGAATTATTAAGCAATATATCAAACGGATGAACAAAGGTTGTTTTGAGTTGGTCACATACTTTGTAATCTAGACATAGATGAGGAAGAACGGTAGAAACTATACGAAATAGATATTCAGAGTCCTCTAATTGATCAAGAGTAACTATTGACTTAATAGGCATCATTTATTTAGTATTAAATGACGACCGTACCAGTGACGGATATACAAAACGACTTAATTACAGAGTTTTCAGAAGATAATTATCCATCTAACAAAAATTATGAAATAACTCTTCGTCAAATGTCTATTCTAACTCACGTTAACAACGTGGTAGATAGAGAACATAATGCCGCCGTAGTGTCATCTCCAGAGGAAATATCCTCACAACTTAATGAAGATCTATTTCCAGATGATGATTCTCCGGCCACTATTATCGAAAGAGTACAACCTCATACTACTATTATTGATGATACTCCACCTCCTACTTTTCGTAGAGAGTTATTGATATCGGAACAACGTCAACAACGAGAAAAAAGATTTAATATTACGGTATCAAAAAATGCTGAAGCAATAATGGAATCTAGATCTATGATAACTTCTATGCCAACACAGACACCATCATTGGGAGTAGTGTATGATAAAGATAAAAGAATTCAGATGCTAGAGGATGAAGTGGTTAATCTTAGAAATCAACGATCTAATACAAAATCATCTGATAATTTGGATAATTTTACCAGAATACTATTTGGCAAGACTCCGTATAAATCAACAGAAGTTAATAAGCGTATAGCTATCGTTAATTATGCAAATTTGAACGGGTCCCCATTATCAGTCGAGGACTTGGATGTTTGTTCAGAGGATGAAATAGATAGAATCTATAAAACGATTAAACAATATCACGAAAGTAGAAAACGAAAAATTATCGTCACTAACGTGATTATTATTGTCATAAACATTATCGAGCAGGCATTGCTAAAACTCGGATTTGAAGAAATCAAAGGACTGAGTACCGATATCACTTCAGAAATTATCGATGTGGAGATCGGAGATGACTGCGATGCTGTAGCATCAAAACTAGGAATCGGCAACAGCCCTGTTCTTAATATTGTATTGTTTATACTCAAGATATTCGTTAAACGAATTAAAATTATTTAATTTAATACATTCCCATATCCAGACAACAATCGTCTGGATTAATCTGTTCCTGTCGTCTCATACCGGACGACACAGTAATCTTTTTAGTAGTGGGCATCTTTTTAGATGGTTTCTTTTTCCCAGCATTAACTGATTCGATACCTAGAAGATCGTGATTGATCTCTCCGACCATTCCACGAACTTCTAATTGTCCGTCTCTAACGGTACCATAAACTATTTTTCCAGCATTAGTAACAGCTTGGACAATCTGACCATCCATTGCGTTGAATGATGTAGTTGCTGTTGTTCTACGTCTAGGAGCACCAGAAGTATTTTTGGAGCCCTTGGATGTTGATGTAGAAGACGAGGATTTTGATTTTGGTTTACACGTAATACATTTTGAACTCTTTGATTTTGTATCACATGCGCCGGCAGTCACATCTGTTTGAGAATTAAGATTATTGTTGCCTCCTTTGACGGCGGCATCTCCACCGATTTGCGCTAGTAGATTTTTAAGCTGTGGTGTAATCTTATTAACTGTTTCGATATAATCATCGTAACTGCTTCTAACGGCTAAATTTTTTTTATCCGCCATTTAGAAGCTAAAAATATTTTTATTTATGCTGAAGATTTAACTAGATTATACAATGAACTAATATGATCCTTTTCCAGATTATTTACAAACTTGGTATTTCTTGTTTCTGGAGGAGGCGAATTTAAATTCGGACTTGGATTCGGATTTTGTGAGTTCTTGATCTTATTATACATCGCGTATAGGATGGCAACGGTAACTGCTACACAAATACCGATCAAAAGAAGAATACCAATCATTTATTGACAATAACTTCACTATTGATCAAGTATGCAATATATCATCTTTTCACTAAATAAGTAGTAATAATGATTCAACAATGTCGAGATATATGGACGATAATAACTTAGTTCATGGAAATATCGCTATGATTGGTATGAATGACTCCGCTAACTCTGTGGGGTGCGCAGTGCTTTCCCCACATAGAATAAATTAGCATTCCGACTGTGATAATAATACCAAGTATAAACGCCATAATACTCAATACTTTCCATGTACGAGTGGGACTGGTAGACTTACTAAAGTCAATAAAGGCAAAGATACACGAAAGAATCAAAAGAATGATTCCAGCGATTAGCACGCCGGAAAAATAATTTCCAATCATAAGCATCATGTCCATTTAACTAATAAAAATTTTAAATCGCCGAATGAACAAAGTGGAATATAAACCATATAAAAACAATAGTTTGTACTGCAAAAATAATATCTATTTTTGTTTTCGAAGATATGGTAAAATTAAATAGTAGTACACAGCATGTTATAACTAACAGCAGCAACGGCTCGTAATTACTTATCATTTACTAGACGAAAAGGTGGTGGGATATTTTCTTGCTCAAATAATACGAATATATCACCCATCCATTTTATGCGATGTTTATATACTCTAATCTTTAATAGATCTATAGACGACGGGTTTACCAACAATATAGATTTTATCGATTCATCTAATTTAAACCCTTCCTTAAACGTGAATGATCTATTATCTGGCATAACGATGACCCTACCTGATGAATCGGACAATGTACTGGGCCATGTAGAATAAATTATCAACGAATTATCGTCTACGAACATTTATATCATTTGTTTTAATTTTAGGACGTGAATAAATAGATATAAAATAGAAAATAACAGATATTACAACCAGTGTTATGGCCGCGCCCAACCAGGTAGGCAGTTTTATTTTATCTTTTACTATAGGTTCTCCTGGATGTACGTCACCAACGGCGGACGTAGTTCTAGTACAATTAGACGTAAGTTCTGCTTGGGAATTTTTTAACGCTAAAGAGTTAACATTAATCGTACACCCAACGTATTTACATCTAGTTCTTTGAACATCTTGATTATAATATAACCATTTTCTATCTCTAGATTCGTCGGTGCACTCATGTAACCAACATACCCTAGGTCCTAAATATTTATCTCCGGAATTAGATTTTGGATAATTCGCACACCAACAATTTCTATTTCCTTTATGATCGTTACAAAAGACGTATAATGCCGTATCCCCAAAAGTAAAATAATCAGGGCGAATAATTCTAATAAACTCGGAACAATATCTCTCATCCATATGTTTGGAACAAATATCGGAATAAGTAGACATAGCCGGTTTTCGTTTTGCTCGTAACCATTCTAAACAATTGGGGTTTCCAGGATCGTTTCTGCAAAATCCAGTCATAAAATCGTCACAATGTTCGGTCTTGTAATTATTATTAAATATTTTTGGACAGTGTTTGGTATTTGTCTTAGAACAACATTTTGCCACGCTATCACTATCGCCCAGGAGATAATCCTTTTTTATAAAATGACATCGTTGCCCGGATGCTATATAATCAGTAGCGTGTTTTAAATCCTTAATATATTCAGGAGTTACCTCGTTCTGATAATAGATTAATGATCCAGGACGAAATTTGAAAGAACTACATGGTTCTCCACGAATTAATACATATTGTTTAGCAAATTCAGGAACTATAAAACTACTACAATGATCTATCGACATACCATCTATCAAACAAAATTTGGGTTTAATTTCTCCTGGAGACGTTTCATAATAATACATATAACTTTCTTCAGCAAACTTAACAGCTCTATTATATTCAGGATAATTAAAACCTAATTCCATATATTTGTCTCGTATATCTGCTATTCCTGGAGCTATCTTGATTCTATTAAGAGTAACGGCTGCCCCCATTCTTAATAATCGTCAGTATTTAAACTGTTAAATGTTGGTATATCAACATCTACCTTATTTCCCGCATTATAAGGTTTGTTACATGTATGATGTTCAGGAATGGTTATATTTATTCTTTTATAGTCCTGTCTTTCGATGTTCATCACATATGCAAAGAACAGAATAAACAAAATAATGTAAGAAATAATATTAAATATCTGTGAATTCGTAAATACATTGATTGCCATAATAATTACAGCAGCTACAATACACACAATAGACATTCCCACAGTGTTGCCATTACCTCCACGATACATTTGAGTTACTAAGCAATAGGTAATAACTAAGCTAGTAAGAGGCAATAGAAAAGATGAGATAAATATCATCAATATAGAGATTAGAGGAGGGCTATATAGAGCCAAGACGAACAAAATCAAACCGAGTAACGTTCTAACATCATTATTTTTGAAGATTCCCAAATAATCATTCATTCCTCCATAATCGTTTTGCATCATACCTCCATCTTTAGGCATAAACGATTGCTGCTGTTCCTCTGTAAATAAATCTTTATCAAGCACTCCAGCACCCGCGGAGAAGTCGTCAAGCATATTGTAATATCTTAAATAACTCATTTATATATTAAAAAATGTCACTATTAAAGATGGAGTATAATCTTTATGCCGAACTAAAAAAAATGACTTGTGGTCAACCCATAAGTCTTTTTAATGAAGACGGAGATTTCGTAGAAGTTGAACCGGGATCATCCTTTAAGTTTCTAATACCTAAGGGATTTTACGCTTCTACTTCCGTAAAAACAAGCCTAGTATTCGAGACATTAACAACGACCGATAATAAAATTACTAGTATCAATCCAACAAATGCGCCAAAGTTATACCCTCTTCAACGCAAAGTCGTATCTGAAGTAGTTTCTAATATGAGGAAAATGATCGAATTAAAACGTCCTCTATACATCACTCTTCACTTGGCGTGTGGATTTGGTAAGACTATTACCACGTGTTATCTTATGGCTACACACGGTAGAAAAACCGTCATTTGCGTACCCAATAAAATGTTAATACATCAATGGAAGACACAGGTAGAGGCAGTCGGATTGGAACATAAGATATCTATAGATGGAGTTAGTAGTCTATTAAAGGAACTAAAGACTCAAAGTCCGGATGTATTAATAGTAGTCAGTAGACATCTGACAAACGATGCATTTTGTAAATATATCAATAAGCATTATGATTTGTTCATCTTGGATGAATCACATACGTATAATCTGATGAACAATACAGCAGTTACAAGATTTTTAGCGTATTATCCTCTGATGATGTGTTATTTTTTAACTGCTACACCTAGACCAGCTAACAGAATTTATTGTAACAGTATTATTAATATTGCCAAGTTATCCGATCTAAAAAAAACTATCTATGCAGTAGATAGTTTTTTTGAGCCATATTCCACAGACAATATTAGACATATGGTAAAACGACTAGATAGTCCATCTAATAAATATCATATATATACTGAGAAGTTATTATCTGTAGACGAGCCTAGAAATCAACTTATTCTTGATACCCTGGTAGAAGAATTCAAATCGGGAACTATTAATCGAATTTTAGTTATTACTAAACTACGTGAACATATGGTATTATTCTACAAACGATTATTAGATATTTTCGGACCAGAGGTTGTATTTATAGGAGACGCCCAAAATAGACGTACTCCAGATATGGTCAAATCAATCAAGGATCTAAATAGATTTATATTTGTATCCACCTTATTTTATTCCGGTACTGGTTTAGATATTCCTAGTTTGGATTCTTTGTTCATTTGCTCGGCAGTAATCAACAATATGCAAATAGAGCAATTACTAGGGAGGGTATGTCGAGAAACAGAACTATTGGATAGGACGGTATATGTATTTCCCAGCACATCCATCAAAGAAATAAAGTACGTGATAGGAAATTTCGTTCAACGAATTATTAGTCTATCTGTAGATAAACTAGGATTTAAACAAGAAAGTTATCGGAAACATCAAGAATCTGAACCCGCTTCCGTACCAACATCCTCCAGAGAAGAACGTGTATTAAATAGAATATTTAACTCGCAAAATCGTTAAGAAGTTTAAGCGACGATCCGCATGCTGCGCAGGCCAGTGTATTACCCCTCATAGTATTAATATAATCCAATGATACTTTTGTGATGTCGGAAATCTTAACCAATTTAGACTGACAGGCAGAACACGTCATGCAATCATCATCGTCATCGATAACTGTAGTCTTGGGCTTCTTTTTGCGGCTCTTCATTCCGGAACGCACATTGGTGCTATCCATTTAGGTAGTAAAAAATAAGTCAGAATATGCCCTATAGCACGATCGTGCAAAACCTGGTATATCGTCTCTATCTTTATCGCAATATAGTGTATCGACATTTTTATTATTATTGACCTCGTGTATCTTGGAACATGGAATAGGAACATTTTTGTTATCAACGGCCACCTTTGCCTTAATTCCGGATGTTGTAAAATTATAACTAAACAGTCTATCATCGACACAAATGAAATTCTTGTTTAGACGTTTGTAGTTTACGTATGCGGCTCGTTCGCGTCTCATTTTTTCAGATATTGCAGGTACTATAATATTAAAAATAAGAATGAAATAACATAGGATTAAAAATAAAGTTATCATGACTTCTAGCGCTGATTTAACTAACTTAAAAGAATTACTTAGTCTGTACAAAAGTTTGAGATTTTCAGATTCTGCGGCTATAGAGAAGTATAATTCTTTGGTAGAATGGGGAACATCTACTTACTGGAAAATAGGCGTGCAAAAGGTAGCTAATGTCGAGACGTCAATATCTGATTATTATGATGAGGTAAAAAATAAACCGTTTAATATTGATCCGGGATATTACATTTTCTTACCAGTATATTTTGGAAGCGTCTTTATTTATTCGAAGGGTAAAAATATGGTAGAACTTGGATCTGGAAACTCTTTTCAAATACCGGATGAGATGCGAAGTGCGTGTAACAAAGTATTAGATAGTGATAACGGAATAGACTTTCTGAGATTTGTTTTGTTAAACAATAGATGGATAATGGAAGACGCTATATCAAAATATCAGTCTCCAGTTAATATATTTAAACTAGCGAGTGAGTACGGATTAAACATACCCAACTATTTAGAAATTGAAATAGAGGAAGACACATTATTTGACGACGAATTATACTCTATTATAGAACGCTCTTTCGATGATAAATTTCCAAAAATATCCATATCGTATATTAAGTTGGGAGAACTTAGGCGGCAAGTTGTAGACTTTTTCAAATTCTCGTTCATGTATATTGAGTCAATCAAGGTAGATCGTATAGGAGATAATATTTTTATTCCTAGCGTTATAACAAAATCAGGAAAAAAGATATTAGTAAAAGATGTAGACCATTTAATACGATCCAAGGTTAGAGAACATACATTTGTAAAAGTAAAAAAGAAAAACACATTTTCCATTTTATACGACTATGATGGGAACGGAACAGAAACTAGAGGAGAAGTAATAAAACGAATCATAGACACTATAGGACGAGACTATTATATTAACGGAAAGTATTTCTCTAAGGTTGGTAGTGCAGGCTTAAAGCAATTGACTAATAAATTAGATATTAATGAGTGTGCAACTGTCGATGAGTTAGTTGACGAGATTAATAAATCCGGAACTGTAAAACGAAAAATAAAAAACCAATCAGCATTTGATTTAAGTAGAGAATGTTTGGGATATCCAGAAGCGGATTTTATAACGTTAGTTAATAACATGCGGTTCAAAATAGAAAATTGTAAGGTTGTAAGTTTCAATATTGAAAATACTAATTGTTTAAATAACCCGAGTATTGAAACTATATATGGAAACTTTAACCAGTTCGTCTCAATCTTTAATGCCGTTACCGATGTCAAAAAAAGATTATTCGAGTGAAATAATATGCGCCTTTGATATAGGTGCAAAAAATCCTGCCAGAACTGTTTTAGAAGTCAAGGATAACTCCGTTAGGGTATTGGATATATCAAAATTAGACTGGAGTTCTGATTGGGAAAGGCGCATAGCTAAAGATTTGTCACAATATGAATACACTACAGTTCTCCTCGAACGACAACCTAGACGGTCGCCGTACGTCAAATTTATCTATTTTATTAAAGGCTTTTTATATCACACATCGGCTGCCAAAGTTATTTGCGTCTCGCCTGTCATGTCTGGTAATTCATATAGAGATCGAAAAAAGAGATCTGTCGAAGCCTTTCTTGATTGGATGGACACATTCGGATTACGAGACTCCGTTCCAGATAGACGCAAATTAGACGATGTAGCGGATAGTTTCAATTTGGCTATGCGATACGTATTAGATAAATGGAATACTAATTATACACCTTATAATAGGTGTAAATCTAGAAATTACATAAAAAAAATGTAATAACGTTAGTAACGCCATTATGGATAATCTATTCACCTTTCTACATGAAATAGAAGATAGATATGCCAGAACTATTTTTAACTTTCATCTAATAAGTTGCGATGAAATAGGAGATATATATGGTCTTATGAAAGAACGCATTTCCTCAGAGGATATGTTTGATAATATAGTATATAATAAAGATATACATCCTGCCATTAAGAAACTAGTTTATTGCGACATCCAACTTACTAAACACATTATTAATCAGAATACGTATCCGGTATTTAACGATTCTTCACAAGTGAAATGTTGTCATTATTTCGACATAAACTCAGATAATAGCAATATTAGCTCTCGTACAGTAGAGATATTTGAGAGGGAAAAATCATCTCTTGTATCATATATTAAAACTACCAATAAGAAGAGAAAGGTCAATTATGGGGAAATAAAGAAAACTGTACATGGAGGCACTAATGCAAATTACTTTTCCGGTAAAAAATCTGACGAGTATCTGAGTACTACAGTTAGATCCAACATTAATCAACCTTGGATCAAAACCATCTCTAAGAGGATGAGAGTCGATATCATTAATCACTCTATAGTAACGCGTGGAAAAAGCTCCATATTACAAACTATAGAAATTATTTTTACTAATAGAACATGTGTGAAAATATTCAAGGATTCTACTATGCATATTATTCTATCCAAGGACAAGGATGAAAAGGGGTGTATACACATGATTGACAAATTATTCTATGTCTATTATAATTTATTTCTGTTGTTCGAGGATATCATCCAAAACGAGTACTTTAAAGAAGTAGCTAATATTGTAAACCACGTACTCACTGCTACGGCATTAGATGAGAAATTATTCCTAATTAAGAAAATGGCTGAACACGATGTTTATGGAGTTAGCAATTTCAAAATAGGGATGTTTAACCTGACATTTATTAAGTCGTTGGATCATACCGTTTTCCCCTCTCTGTTAGATGAGGATAGCAAAATAAAGTTTTTTAAGGGGAAAAAGCTCAATATTGTAGCATTACGATCTCTGGAGGATTGTATAAATTACGTGACTAAATCCGAGAATATGATAGAAATGATGAAGGAAAGATCGACTATTTTAAATAGCATAGATATAGAAACGGAATCGGTAGATCGTCTAAAAGAATTGCTTCTAAAATGAAAAAAAACACTGATTCAGAAATGGATCAACGACTCGGGTATAAGTTTTTGGTACCTGATCCTAAAGCCGGAGTTTTTTATAGACCGTTACATTTCCAATATGTATCGTATTCTAATTTTATATTGCATCGATTGCATGAAATCTTGACCGTCAAGCGGCCACTCTTATCGTTTAAGAATAATACAGAACGAATTATGATAGAAATTAGCAATGTTAAAGTGACTCCTCCAGATTACTCACCTATAATCGCGAGTATTAAAGGTAAGAGTTATGACGCATTAGCCACGTTCACTGTAAATATCTTTAAAGAGGTAATGACCAAAGAGGGTATATCCATCACTAAAATAAGTAGTTATGAGGGAAAAGATTCTCATTTGATAAAAATTCCGCTACTAATAGGATACGGGAATAAAAATCCACTTGATACAGCCAAGTATCTTGTTCCTAATGTCATAGGTGGAGTCTTTATCAATAAACAATCTGTCGAAAAAGTAGGAATTAATCTAGTAGAAAAGATTACAACATGGCCAAAATTTAGGGTTGTTAAGCCAAACTCATTCACTTTCTCGTTTTCCTCCGTATCCCCTCCTAATGTATTACCGACAAGATATCGCCATTACAAGATATCTCTGGATATATCACAATTGGAAGCGTCGAATATATCATCGACAAAGACATTTATAACGGTCAATATTGTTTTGCTATCTCAATATTTATCTAGAGTGAGTCTAGAATTCATTAGACGTAGTTTATCATATGATATGCCTCCAGAAGTTGTCTATCTAGTAAACGCGATAATAGATAGTGCTAAACGACTTACCGAATCTATTACTGACTTTAATATCGATACATACATTAATGACCTGGTGGAAGCCGAACACATTAAACAAAAATCTCAGTTAACGATTAACGAGTTCAAATATGAAATGCTGCATAACTTTTTACCTCATATGAACTATACACCCGATCAACTAAAGGGATTTTATATGATATCTTTACTAAGAAAGTTTCTCTACTGTATCTACCACACTTCTAGATATCCGGATAGAGATTCGATGGTTTGTCATCGTATACTAACATACGGCAAATATTTTGAGACGTTGGCACATGATGAATTAGAGAATTACATAGGCAACATCCGAAACGATATCATGAACAATCACAAGAACAGAGGCACTTATGCGGTAAACATTCATGTACTAACAACTCCCGGACTTAATCATGCATTTTCTAGTCTATTGAGTGGAAAGTTCAAAAAGTCAGACGGTAGTTATCGAACACATCCTCACTATTCATGGATGCAGAATATTTCTATTCCTAGAAGTGTTGGATTTTATCCGGATCAAGTAAAGATTTCAAAGATGTTTTCTGTCAGAAAATACCATCCAAGTCAATATCTTTACTTTTGTTCATCAGACGTTCCGGAAAGAGGTCCTCAGGTAGGTTTAGTATCTCAATTGTCTGTCTTGAGTTCCATTACAAATATACTAACGTCTGAGTATTTGGATTTGGAAAAGAAAATTTGTGAGTATATCAGATCATATTATAAAGATGATATAAGTTACTTTGAAACAGGATTTCCAATCACTATAGAAAATGCTCTAGTCGCATCTCTTAATCCAAATATGATATGTGATTTTGTAACTGACTTTAGGCGTAGAAAACGGATGGGATTCTTCGGTAACTTGGAGGTAGGTATTACTTTAGTTAGGGATCACATGAATGAAATTCGCATTAATATTGGAGCAGGAAGATTAGTCAGACCATTCTTGGTTGTGGATAACGGAGAGCTCATGATGGATGTGTGTCCGGAGTTAGAAAGCAGATTAGACGACATGACATTCTCTGACATTCAGAAAGAGTTTCCGCATGTCATCGAAATGGTAGATATAGAACAATTTACTTTTAGTAACGTATGTGAATCGGTTCAAAAATTTAGAATGATGTCAAAGGACGAAAGAAAGCAATACGATTTATGTGACTTTCCTGCCGAATTCAGAGATGGATATGTGGCATCTTCATTAGTGGGAATCAATCACAATTCTGGACCCAGAGCTATTCTTGGATGTGCTCAAGCTAAACAAGCTATCTCTTGTCTGAGCTCGGATATACGAAATAAAATAGACAATGGAATTCATTTGATGTATCCAGAGAGGCCAATCGTGATTAGTAAGGCTTTAGAAACTTCAAAGATTGCGGCTAATTGCTTCGGCCAACATGTTACTATAGCATTAATGTCGTATAAAGGCATCAATCAAGAGGATGGAATTATCATCAAAAAACAATTTATTCAGAGAGGCGGTCTCGATATAGTTACCGCAAAGAAACATCAAGTAGAAATTCCATTGGAAAACTTTAATAACAAAGAAAGAGATAGGTCTAATGCATATTCGAAATTAGAAAGTAATGGATTAGTTAGACTGAATGCTTTCTTGGAATCCGGAGACGCTATGGCACGAAATATCTCATCAAGAACTCTCGAAGATGATTTTGCTAGAGATAATCAGATTAGCTTCGATGTTTCCGAGAAATATACCGATATGTACAAATCTCGCGTTGAACGAGTGCAAGTAGAACTTACTGACAAAGTTAAGGTGCGAGTATTAACCATGAAAGAAAGAAGACCCATTCTAGGAGATAAATTCACCACTAGAACGAGTCAAAAGGGAACAGTCGCGTATATCGCGGATGAAACTGAACTTCCATACGACGAAAATGGTATCACGCCAGATGTCATTATTAATTCTACATCCATCTTCTCTAGAAAAACTATATCTATGTTGATAGAAGTTATTTTAACAGCCGCATATTCTGCTAAGCCGTACAACAATAAGGGAGAAAACCGACCTGTCTGTTTTCCTAGTAGTAACGAAACATCCATCGATACATATATGCAATTCGCTAAACAATGTTATGAGCATTCAAATCCGAAATTGTCTGATGAAGAATTATCGGATAAAATCTTTTGTGAAAAGATTCTCTATGATCCTGAAACGGATAAGCCTTATGCATCCAAAGTATTTTTTGGACCAATTTATTACTTGCGTCTGAGGCATTTAACTCAGGACAAGGCAACCGTTAGATGTAGAGGTAAAAAGACGAAGCTCATTAGACAGGCAAATGAGGGACGAAAACGTGGAGGAGGTATCAAGTTCGGAGAAATGGAGAGAGACTGTTTAATAGCGCATGGTGCAGCCAATACTATTACAGAAGTTTTGAAAGATTCGGAAGAAGATTATCAAGATGTGTATGTTTGTGAAAATTGTGGAGACATAGCAGCACAAATCAAAGGTATTAATACATGTCTTAGATGTTCAAAACTTAATCTCTCTCCTCTCTTAACAAAAATTGATACCACGCACGTATCTAAAGTATTTCTTACTCAAATGAATGCCAGAGGCGTAAAAGTCAAATTAGATTTCGAACGAAGACCTCCTTCGTTTTATAAACCATTAGATAAAGTTGATCTCAAACCGTCTTTTCTGGCATAATATTGTTTAGTAGATACTCATCAATATCATCAAGTTTATCAAGATCATCAAGATAAGCTAATTCACTAAACACATTTTTGGATTCGGTATTGTTACTCGCAGAATAGAGTTCGCTATAATCCTGATATTCGGAAATCTGTGGAGTTTCAGGTTTTGGTGGAGGTGTAACAGCTACTTGAGATACCGAAGTCTGATATTCAGAAAGCTGTGGATGTTCTGGTTCGGCATCCACCGATGGTGTTACACCACTACTAATTGGTTCAGTAACGTCGGACGATGGAGGCACCACTTCTACAGGTTTTGGTTCTGTATCCTCAGTCGTCAACGGTTCTACTTCAATGCGAGGAAATGTATAATTTGGTAATGGTTTCTCGTCTGGATCTGAAGAAGAGGTAAGATATCTACTAGAAAGATACCGATCACGTTCTAGTTCTCTTTTGTAGAACTTAACTTTTTCTTTCTCCGCATCTAGTTGATATTCCAACCTCTTCACGTTACTACGTTCAGATTCCAATTCACGTTCGCATGGGTTACCTCCGCAGTTTTTACGAGCGATTTCACGTTCCAGATCACGTTCAGCCTTCATGCGTCTCTCCTTCTCTCTATCGAGTTTATCAGCGCAGTCTTTCTGAAGACGATCGAACTCCATAAACTTCTCCAAAGATTTGATTGTTTCCATAGATTTCCGAACTTCAGCTTCTAGGACGGCGATTCTTTTTCTTTCGAATTCACAGCTGGATGTGCAACCGTTTCCTCCGTTTCCATTACCACCATCTCTAAGTTTCTTTTCTAGATCGGCAATCTTTCTCAACATTTCATCCCCATGCCTTTTACATTCCGCGAGTCTACTGTCGTCGAAATATCTTTCCAGCTCCTTTTCGACCTCAATAACTTTAGCGCGTTGTCTCTCAAGCTCTCTCTTGTAGTAACTATCATTTTTATCTGATTCCCTGGCACGTTTAAGATCTTCATGCAATTGAGTCAGCTCTTGACGCAATCTCTTAACTTCCTCTCTTGCTTCTTCGTCATAGTACTTACAATCACTATGGGATCCATTGTTACCACGTCTACACTCGGCGAGCTCGCGTTTAAGAGATTCAATTTCCCGTTTGTATTGGTCCATGTCTCCATTGCTACCACCATTAGATTTACAGGCTGCTAGTTGTCGTTCGAGATCAGAAATACGGGTTTTCTTGGAATTGATTTCGTCGATGTACTTGGCATGATTGGTATCGAAACACTTATTAAGTTCTTTTTCCAATTCTACGATTTTATTTCTTTCACGAGTCAATTCCCTCCTGTAGTAACTATCGGTTTTGTCAGATTCACGCTCTCTACGTAGACTTTCTTGCAGGTTACTAATTTGTTCCCTTGCACGTCCGAGTTCACTCTTATATGCTGAATAGAGTTCTGATTCATCCTTTGAGCAGATCTCTAGAGATCGTTCAAGATCCCTGATTCTAGTCTTTAGCCTATTTACCTCCTCAGAAGATGTTCCGTTACCGTCGCGTTTACATTCGTTAAGCTGTCTATCAAGATCCATGATTCTATCTCTAAGACGTTGCATCTCTCTTTCCATATCAGCATTGCTTTCATTATTACGTCTGCAGTCACTCAACTGCCTTTCAAGATCCGTGATTCTATCTCTAAGACGTTGCATCTCTCTTTCTGTATCGGCATTGTTCTCATTATTACGTCTACAGTCGTTCAGTTGTCTTTCAAGATCTGTGATTCTATATTGGAGTCTGCTAATCTCTGTAGCATTTCCACGGCATTCACGCAGTTGTCTTTCAAGATCTGAGATTTTAGATTGGAGTCTGCTAATCTCTGTGAGATTTCCTCCTCCGCTTTCCATGCAGTCGGCCAACTTATTCTCCAGTTCTCTAATACGCGAACGCAGTGCATCAACTTCTTGCGTGTCTTCTTGATTGCGTGTACATTCATCGAGTCTAGATTCGAGATCTCTAACGCGTCGTCGTTCTTCCTCAAGTTCTCTGCGTACTACAGAAAGCGTGTCCCTATCTTGTTGATATTTAGCAATTTCTGATTCTAGAGTACTGATTCTGCTCACGTAGTTACTAATAGTTGTTTTGGCCTTATCAAGATCCTCCTTGTATTTGTCGCATTCCTTGATATCCCTACGAAGTCTGGACAGTTCCCATTCGACATTACGACGTTTGTCAATTTCAGCTCTGAGATCGTCATCGCGTTGTTTTAGCCACATACGACTGAGTTCAAGTTCTCGTTGACAAGATCCTTCTACCTTTCCATCCCTAATAGTATCCAGTTCCCTTTCTAGTTCTGTGCGCATTTCTCGTTCCCGATCAAGTGATTCTCTCAATTCTCGGATAGTCTTCTTATCAATTTCTGATGAATCTGAACCATCATCTGTCCCATTTTGAATATCCCTGAGTTCTTTGATCTCTTTTGTAAGTCGGTCGATTCTTTCGGTTTTATAAACAGAATCCCTTTCCAAAGTCCTAATCTTACTGAGTTTATCACTAAGTTCTAGATTCAATTCGGTGAGTTTTCTCTTGGCTTCTTCCAACTCTGTCTTATACTCTCCACCATTTCCGCATTCTTCCTCGCATTTATCTAACCATTCAATTAGTTTATTAATGACTAGTTGGTAATCAGCGATTCCTAAAACCGTTTTTGTAATTGTGGGAACATAATCAGGATCTTCAAATGGATTGTATGGCGTGATTCCATCATCAGGTTTAGACTGGACAACCTTAACTGGTTGTTGTTCTTGTTCTTCCTTATCTCCTCCAGTAGCGTGCGGTTCTTCAATACCAGTGTTAGTAATAGGCTTAGGCAAATGCTTGTCGTAAGCTGGTACTTCCTCATCCATCAAGTATTTATAATCGGGTTCTACGTCTGAATATTCTTTTCTAAGAGACGCAACTTCTGGAGTTAGTAGAAGAACTCTGTTTCTGTATCTATCAACGCTGGAATCAATACTCAAGTTAAGGATAGCGAATACCTCATCGTCATCATCCGTATCCTCTGAAACGCCATCATATGACATTTCATGAAGTCTAACGTATTGATAAACAGAATCAGATTTAGTATTAAACAGATCCTTAACCTTTTTAGTAAATGCATATGTATATTTTAGATCTCCAGATTTCATAATATGGTCGCATGCCTTAAATGTAAGTGCTTCCATAATATAGTCTGGAACACTAATTGGTGATGAAAAAGATGCCGGACCATATGCTACGTTGATAAATAACTCTGAGCCACTAACTAGTAGATAATGATTAATGTTAAGGAAAAGAAAATATTCAGTGTATATGAATGTCTTGGCGTCATATCTTGTACTAAACACGCTAAACAGTTTGTTAATCTGATCAATTTCCAATAGATTAATTAGAGCAGCAGGAATACCAACAAACATATTACCACATCCGTATTTTCTATGAATATCACATATCATGTTAAAAAATCTTGATAGAAGAGCGAATATCTCGTCTGACTTAATGAGTCGTAGTTCAGCAGCAGCATAAGTCATAACTGTAAATAGAACATACTTTCCTGTAGTGTTGATTCTAGACTCCACATCAACACCATTATTAAAAATAGTTTTATATACATCTTTAATCTGCTCTCCGTTAATCGTCGAACGTTCTAGTATACGGAAACACTTTGATTTCTTATCTGTAGTTAGTGACTTAGTGATATCACGAAGAATATTACGAATTACATTTCTTGTTTTTCTTGAGAGACCTGATTCAGAACTCAACTCATCGTTCCATAGTTTTTCTACCTCAGTGGCGAAATCTTTGGAGTGCTTGGTACATTTTTCAATAAGGTTCGTGACCTCCATTTATTATAAAAAAATTTTATTCAAAACTTAACTACAATCGTGTAATTATAAGATCGTAGATCTCCCATGTGGCGGAATACTACCATCTATCGCATGTGGATGGACAGTAGGTAATGGCCATGGGAACAGTAATGTTTGCATATTTATCTTTCTTGCTAGTATTACTGCATATTGTCCCAATGTTTCAATGTGATGTTCTAACCTATCAACTGCTGCTGTATCACAACAATAGTGTCCGATGGAATTAAGATTATGATCCAATGTGTTTAATATATGATTATCAAGTCTTATACGATCCGCGTCTTTTTTGACAGGATCAGGTTCTTCTACAGGAAGAACTTTCGGCCTCTTATGATATTCATGTCTGGGAAACGGTGGTCTAGGGTGAGGCTCCGGTATCGGAGTGGGTTTTGGATTATAATCATCATCGTCTATGACATCATCATCATCATCATCATCATCATCATCATCATCATCATCATCATCATCATCATCATCATCATCATCATCATCATCATCATCTTCAACTTCGATATTTATTTTGCTATCTTGATGATGTCCTGTATCAGTTGCATTTTCAGCACTTGACTGAATATTAGCGCATTCATTGTCTATTATTACCATATTTCTAAATCCAAAATGTATATGTTGAGCATCAGTACTATCGTTGATGAGTCTTATAGCATGAATTCGCTTATCGTTATCGGGTTTATCTTCTGTCACCTTAGCAATTCCTTTTTTATTAAACTCTACATAATCATAACCATTTCTATTGTTTGTTCTAATATAAACGAGTATAGCATCATTGCTAAATTTTTCAATAGTATCGAAAACAGAATATCCTAAACCATATAATATATATCAGGAACACTCAAACTAAATGTCCAGGATTCTCCTAAATACGTAAACTTTAATAGTGCGAAATCATTCAAAAATCTACCACTTATAGATAGATAGTACATGAATGCGTATAGTAGTCTACTTATCTCTCTATTATGAAACCCGACATTACCATCATATATTTCGCGATATACATGTGCTCCGTTTACGTTAAACCATAAATACATGGGTGATCCTATAAACATGAATTTATTTCTAATTCTCAGAGCCATAGTTAATTGACCGTGTAATATTTGCTTACATGCATACTTGATACGATCATTAATAAGAGTTTTATCATTGCTCGTTATTTCAGAATCGTATATATAAGGAGTACCATCGTGATTCTTACCAGATATTATACAAAATACTATATATAAAATATATTGACCCACGTTAGTAATCATGTAAATGTTTAACGTTTTAAACTTTGTATTCAATGATCCATTATCATACGCTAGCATGGTCTTGTAATATTCATTCTTTACAATATAATATTGTGTTAGCCATTGCATTGGGGCTCCTAATGGAGATTTTCTATTCTCGTCCATTTTAGGATATGCTTTCATAAAGTCCCTAATAACTTCGTGAATAATGTTTCTATGTTTTCTACTGATGCATGTATTTGCTTCGATTTTTTTATCCCATGTTTCATCTATCATAGTTTTAAACGCAGTAATGCTCGCAACATTAACATCTTGAACCGTTGGTACAATTCCGTTCCATAAATTTATAATGTTCGCCATTTATATAACTCATTTTTTGAATATACTTTTAATTAAACAAAAGAGTTGAGTTTATTCATATGGTCGCCGTCCAGTCTGAACATCAATCTTTTTAGCCAGAGATATCATAGCCGCTCTTAGAGTTTCAGCATGATTTTCCAACCTAAATAGAACTTCATCGTTGCGTTTACAACACTTTTCGATTTGTTCAAACTTTGTTGTTACATTAGTAATCTTTTTTTCCAAATTAGTTAGTCGTTGTTTGAGAGTTTCTTCATTGTCATCTCCCTCAGCTTTAACAATTGCTTCGCGTTTAGCCTCTGGCTTCTTAGCAGCCTTTGTAGAGAAAAATTCAGTCGCTGGAATTGCAAGATCGTCATCTCCGGGGAAAAGAGTTCCGTCCATTTAAAGTACAGATTTTAGAAACTGACACTCTGCGTTATTTATATTTGGTGCAACACATGGATTATAAATATCGATGTTAATAACATCAGAAAATGTAAAGTCTATGCATTGTTGCATCGTGTTAAATTTTCTAATGGATCTAGTATTATTGGGTCCAACTTCTGCCTGAAATCCAAATACGGAAGCGGATACAAAACCATTTCCTGGATAAGTAACACATCTCCACTTTTGCTTTACATCAGAAATAGTGTCATTGACATCTTGAACTCTCCTATCTAATGCCGGTGTACCACCTATAGATTTCGAATATTCGAATGCTGCATGCGTCGCATTAAATTCCTTAATATTGCCATAATTTTCATATATTGAGTAACCCTGGATAAAAAGTAAACACACTGCAGCCGTTGCTACCACAATAAAAAAAATTGATAGAGAGTTCATTTATAATCTATTAGAAGCTGACAAAATTTTTTTACACGCATCAGACAATGCTTTAATAAATAGTTCAACATCTACTTTTGTCATATCGAACCGATGGTATGATTCTAACCTAGAATTACATCCGAAAAAGTTGACTATGTTCATGGTCATTAAGTCATTAACAAACAACATTCCAGACTCTGGATTATAAGACGATACTGTTTCGTCACAATCACCTACCTTAATCATGTGATTATGAATATTGGCTATTAGAGCACCTTCTAAGAAATCTATAATATCTTTGAAACACGATTTAAAATCAAACCACGAATATACTTCTACGAAGAAAGTTAGTTTACCCATAGGAGAGATAACTATAAATGGAGATCTAGATACAAAATCCGGATCTATGATAGTTTTAACATTATTATATTCTCTATTAAATACCTCCACATCTAAAAATGTTAATTTTGAAACTATGTCTTCGCTTATTACCGTACCTGAACTAAACGCTATAAGCTCTATTGTTTGAGAACTCTTTAAACGATATTCTTGAAATACATGTAACAAAGTTTCCTTTAACTCGGTCGGTTTATCCACCATAGTTACAGAATTAGTATCCTTATCTATAATATAATAATCAAAATCGTATAAAGTTATATAATTATCTCGTTCAGATTGTGATCTTTTCAAATAGACTAAAAATCCCATTTCTCTAGTAAGTATCTTATGTATATGTTTGTAAAATATCTTCATGGTGGGAATATGCTCTACAGCAGTTAGCCATTCCTCATTGACTGCGGTAGATGTATTATACAAAACTATTCCAATGTTTAACAAGGGCCATTTTACGAGATTATTAAATCCTTGTTTGATAAATGTAGCCAATGAGGGTTCGAGTTCAACGACGATTGAATTCTCTTCCCGAGGATGCGGCATGATAAACGGGATGTTGTTCGATTGATTTGGAATTCTTTTTCGACTTTTTGTTTATATTAAATATTTTAAAATTTATAGCTGATAGCAATTCATGTACTACGGATAATGTAGACGCGTATTGTACATCGATATCTTTATTATTAGATAAATTTATCAATAAATGTGAGAAGTTTGCCTCGTTAAGGTCTTCCATTTAAATATTATATAAACATTTGTGTTTGTATCTTATTCGTCTTTTATGGAATAGTTTTTTACTAGTAAAGCTGTAATTACATACTTTGTCCGTAAAACATAAATATAAACACCCGCTTTTATCAAACGTTCCAAAAAGTCGACGGCGGACATTTTTAACATGGCATCTATTTTAAATACACTTAGGTTTTTAGAAAAAACATCATTTTATAATTGCAACGATTCAATAACTAAAGAAAAGATTAAGATTAAACATAAGGGAATGTCATTTGTATTTTATAAGCCAAAGCATTCTACTGTTGTTAAATACTTGTCTGGAGGAGGTATATATCATGATGATTTGGTTGTATTGGGGAAGGTAACAATTAATGATCTAAAGATGATGCTATTTTACATGGATTTATCATATCATGGAGTGACAAGTAGTGGAGCAATTTACAAATTGGGATCGTCTATCGATAGACTTTCTCTAAATAGGACTATTGTTACAAAAGTTAATAATTATAATAATTATAATAATTATAATAATTATAATAATTATAATAATTATAATTATGACACATTTTTTGACGATGATGATTGATCGCTATTGCACAATTTTGTTTTTTTACTTTCTAATATAGTGTTTAGATTCTTTTTCATGTGCGAATATTGATTTACTAAAATATCTATGTTTAACTTTTGTTCTATGACGTCCTTATCGGCGGTATCGGTACATATACGTAATTCACCTTCACAAAATACGGAGTCTTCGATAATAATAGCCAAACGATTATTGGATCTAGCCGTCTGTATCATATTCAACATATTTAATATATCCTTTCGTTTCCCCTTTACAGGCATCGATCGTAGCATATTTTCAGCGTCTGAGATGGAAATGTTAAAACTACAAAAATGCGTAATGTTAGCCCGTCCCAATATTGGTACGTGTCTATAAGTCTGGCATAGTAGAATAATAGACGTGTTCAAATGCCTTCCGAAGTTTAAGAATTCTATTAGAGTATTGCATTTTGATAGTTTATCACCTACATCATCAAAAATAAGTAAAAAGTGTGCTGATTTTTTATGATTTTGTGCAACAGCAATACATTTTTCTATGTTACTTTTAGTTCGTATCAGATTATATTCTAGAGCTTCCTGACTACTAACGAAATTAATATGATTTGGCCAAATGTATCCATCATAATCTGGATTATAAACGGGTGTAAACAAGAATATGTGTTTATATTTTTTGACTAGTGTAGAAAACAGAGATAGTAAATAGATAGTTTTTCCAGATCCAGATCCTCCCGTTAAAACCATTCTAAACGGCATTTTTAATAAATTTTCTCTTGAAAACTGTTTTTCTTGGAAACAATTCATAATTATATTTACAGTTACTAAATTAATTTGATAATAAATCAAAATATGGAAAACTAAGGTCGTTAGTAGGGAGGCAAACAAAGAAGGCACATTGTGATATAAATAATATTTATTATTTATTATCATGATGACACCAGAAAACGACGAAGAGCAAACATCTGTGTTCTCCGCTACTGTTTACGGAGACAAAATTCAGGGAAAGAATAAACGCAAACGCGTGATTGGTCTATGTATTAGAATATCTATGGTTATTTCACTACTATCTATGATTACCATGTCCGCGTTTCTCATAGTGCGACTAAATCAATGCATGTCTGCTAACGAGGCTGCTATTACCGACGCTGCTGTTGCCGTTGCTGCTGCATCATCATCTACCAATAGAAAGGTTGCTGCTTCTAGCACTACACAATATGATCACAAAGAAAGCTGTAATGGTTTATATTACCAGGGTTCTTGTTATATATTCCATTCAGACTACAAGTCATTCTCGGATGCTAAAGCAAACTGCACTGCGGAATCATCAACACTACCCAATAAATCCGATGTCTTGACTACCTGGCTCATTGAATATGTTGAGGATACATGGGGATCTGATGGTAATCCAATTACAAAAACTACATCCGATTATCAAGATTCTGATGTATCACAAGAAGTTAGAAAGTATTTTTGTGTTAAAACAATGAACTAATATTTATTTTTGTACATAAATAAATGAAATCGCTTAATAGACAAACTGTAAGTAGGTTTAAGAAGTTGTCGGTGCCGGCCGCCATAATGATGATACTCTCAACCATTATTAGCGGCATAGGAACATTTCTGCATTACAAAGAAGAACTGATGCCTAGTGCTTGCGCCAATGGATGGATACAATACGATAAACATTGTTATCTAGATACCAACATTAAAATGTCCACAGATAATGCAGTTTATCAGTGTCGTAAATTACGAGCTAGATTGCCTAGACCTGATACTAGACATCTGAGAGTATTGTTTAGTATTTTTTATAAAGATTATTGGGTAAGTTTAAAAAAGACCAATGATAAATGGTTAGATATTAATAATGATAAAGATATAGATATTAGTAAATTAACAAATTTTAAACAACTAAACAGTACGACGGATTCTGAAGCGTGTTATATATACAAGTCTGGAAAACTGGTTAAAACAGTATGTAAAAGTACTCAATCTGTACTATGTGTTAAAAGATTCTACAAGTGACAACAAAAAATGAAATAATAATAGGCCTTTAACGAACGCCGCCATGGACGCCGCGTTTGTTATTACTCCAATGGGTGTGTTGACTATAACAGATACATTGTATGATGATCTTGATATCTCAATCATGGACTTTATAGGACCATACATCATAGGTAACATAAAAACTGTCCAAATAGATGTACGGGATATAAAATATTCCGATATGCAAAAATGCTACTTTAGCTATAAGGGTAAAATAGTTCCTCAGGATTCTAATGATTTGGCTAGATTCAACATTTATAGCATTTGTGCTGCATACAGATCAAAAAATACCATCATCATAGCATGCGACTATGATATCATGTTAGATATAGAAGGTAAACATCAGCCATTTTATCTATTCCCATCTATTGATGTTTTTAACGCTACAATCATAGAAGCGTATAACCTGTACACAGCTGGAGATTATCATCTGATCATCAATCCTTCAGATGATCTGAAAATGAAATTGTCGTTTAATTCTTCATTCTGTATATCAGACGGCAATGGATGGATCATAATTGATGGGAAATGCAATAGTAATTTTTTATCATAAAAGTTGTAAAGTAAATAACGCAACAAATATTGAACTAGTAGTACGTATATTGAGCAATCAGAAATGATGCTGGTACCACTTGTCACAGTGACCGTAGTTGCGGGAACAATATTAGTATGTTATATATTATATATTTGTAGGAAAAAGATACGTACTGTCTATAATGACAATAAAATTATCATGACAAAATTAAAAAAGATAAAGAGTTCTAATTCCAGCAATTCTAGTAAATCAACCGATAGCGAATCAGACTGGGAGGATCACTGTAGCGCCATGGAACAAAATAATGACGTAGATAATATTTCTAGGAATGAGATATTGGACGATGATAGCTTTGCTGGTAGTTTAATATGGGATAACGAATCCAATGTTGTGGCGCCTAGTACAGAACACATTTACGATAGTGTTGCTGGAAGCACGCTGCTAATAAATAATGATCGTAATGAACAGACTATTTATCAGAACACTACAGTAGTAATTAATGAGACGGAGACTGAAGTACTTAATGAAGATACCAAACAGAATCCTAGCTATTCTTCCAATCCTTTCGTAAATTATAATAAAACCAGTATTTGTAGCAAGTCAAATCCGTTCATTACAGAACTCAACAATAAATTTAGTGAGAATAATCCGTTTAGGAGAGCACATAGCGATGATTATCTAAATAAGCAAGAACAAGATCGTGATCAAGATCATAAACATGATTATATAGAATCATCGGTTGTATCATTGGTCTGATTAGTTTCCTTTTTATAAAATTGAAGTAATATTTAGTATTAATTGCTGCCGTCGCATTGTACAAATATGGAGATATTCCCTGTATTCGGCATTTCTAAAATTAGCAATTTTATTGCTAATAATGACTGTAGATATTATATAGATGCAGAACATCAAAAAATTATATCTGATGAGATCAATAGACAGATGGACGAAACAGTACTTCTTACCAACATCTTAACTGTAGAAGTTGTAAATGATAATGAGATGTACCATCTTATTCCCCATAGACTATCGACTATTATACTCTGTATTAGTTCTGTCGGAGGATGTGTTATCTCTATAGATAATGACATCAATGACAAAAATATTCTAACATTTCCCATTGATCATGCTGTAATCATATCTCCACTGAGTAAATGTGTCGTAGTTAGCAAGGGTCCTACGACCATACTGGTTGTTAAAGCGGATATACCCAGCAAACGATTGGTAACATCATTTACAAACGACATACTGTATGTAAACAATCTATCACTGATTACTTATTTGCCTTTGTCTGTATTCATCATTAGACGAGTCACCGACTATTTGGATAGACATATATGCGATCAGATATTTGCTAATAATAAGTGGTATTCCATTATAACCATCGACGATAAGCAATATCCTATTCCATCAAACTGTATAGGTATGTCTTCTGCTAAGTACATAAATTCGATCATCGAGCAAGATACTTTAATCCATGTTTGTAACCTCGAACATCCATTCGACGCCGTGTACAAAAAAATGCAGTCTTACAATTCTCTACCTATCAAGGAACAAATATTGTACGGTAGAATTGATAATATAAATATGAGCATTAGTATTTCTGTCAATTAATAGATTTCTAGGTACGAATCATTAATCATCTCTAATCTCGAAATACCTCCATAAAACGAAAATGCTGCTACAAATGAAAAAAAAGCTGTTACTAAATACTATTCAGAATGAATTCATTCTTCTCTTCTCTTTTTATGAAACTCTGTTGTATATCTACTGATAAAACTGGGAGCAAAGAATCTGATAGAAAGAATAAGAATAAGATCAAGGATTATATGGAACATGATTATTATAAAATAGTAATAGTCCCCGGTTCCTCTTCCACGTCTACTAGCTCGTGGTATTATACACATGCCTAGTAATAGTCTCTTTGCGTTGACGGAAAGCAGACTAGAAATAACAGGCTAAAATGTTCAGACACCATAATAGTTCCCAACCCAGATAATAACAGAGTTCCATCAACACATTCCTTTAAACTCAATCCCAAACCCAAAACCGTTAAAATGTATCCAGCCAATTGATAGTAGATAATGAGGTGTACAGCGCATGATAATTTACACAGTAACCAAAATGAAAACACTTTAGTAATTATAAGAAATATAGATGGTAACGTCATCATCAACAATCCAATAATATGTCGGAGAGTAAACATTGACGGATAAAACAAAAATGCTCCGCATAACTCTACCATGGCAATAACACAACCAAATACTTGTAAGATTCCTAAATTAGTAGAAAATACAACTGATATCGATGTATAAGCGATTTCGAGAAATAATAAGAATAAAGTAATGCCTGTAAAGATAAACATCAACATTGTTTGGTAATCATTAAACCAATTAGTATGACGTTGAACTAATTTCACAGTAGATTTTATTCCAGTGTTATCCTCGCATGTATACGTACCTGGTAAGATATCTTTATATTCCATAATCAATGAGACATCACTATCCGATAACGAATGAAGTCTAGCACTAGTATGCCATTTACTTAATATGGTCGTCTTGGAAGTTTTATTATAAGTTAAAATATCATGGTTGTCCAATTTCCATCTAATATACTTTGTCGGATTGTCTATAGTACACGGAATAATAATGGTATCATTACATGCTGTATACTCTATGGTCTTTGTAGTTGTTATAACAACCAACGTATAGAGGTATATCAACGATATTCTAACTCTTGACATTTTTATTTATTTAAAATGATACCTTTGTTATTTATTTTATTCTATTTTGCTAACGGTATCGAATGGCATAAGTTTGAAACGAGTGAAGAAATAATTTCTACTTACTTATTAGACGACGTATTATACACGGGTGTTAATGGGGCGGTATACACATTTTCAAATAATGAACTAAACAAAACTGGTTTAACTAATAATAATTATATAACAACATCTATAAAAGTAGAGGATAAGGATACATTAGTATGCGGAACCAATAACGGAAATCCCAAATGTTGGAAAATAGACGGTTCTGAAGATCCAAAACATAGAGGTAGGGGATACGCTCCTTATCAAAAGAGCAAAGTAACGATAATCAGTTACAACGGATGTGTACTATCTGATATAAACATATCAAAAGAAGGAATTAAACGATGGAGAAGATTTGACGGACCATGTGGTTATGATTTATACACGGCAGATAACGTAATTCCAAAAGATGGTGTACGAGGAGCATTCGTTGATAAAGACGGTACCTATGACAAAGTTTACATTCTTTTCACCGATACTATAGGCTCAAAGAGAATTGTTAAAATTCCGTATATAGCACAAATGTGCCTAAACGACGAAGGTGGTCCATCATCATTGTCTAGTCATAGATGGTCGACGTTTCTCAAAGTAGAATTAGAATGTGATATCGATGGAAGAAGTTATAGACAAATTATTCATTCTAAAACTATAAAAACGGATAATGATACGATACTATATGTATTCTTCGATAGTCCTTATTCCAAGTCCGCATTATGCGCCTATTCGATGAATTCCATTAAACAATCTTTTACTACGTCAAAATTGGAAGGATATACGAAGCAATTGCCGTCTCCAGCTCCTGGTATATGTCTACCAGCTGGAAAAGTTGTTCCACATACCACGTTTGAAGTCATAGAAAAATATAATGTACTAGATGATATTATAAAGCCTTTATCTAACCAACCTATCTTCGAAGGACCATCTGGAGTTAAATGGTTTGATATAAAGGAGAAGGAAAATGAACATCGGGAATATAGAATATACTTCATAAAAGAAAATACTATATATTCGTTCGATACAAAATCTAAACAAACTCGTAGTGCACAAGTTGATGCGCGACTATTTTCAGTAATGGTAACTTCGAAACCGTTATTTATAGCAGATATAGGGATAGGAGTAGGAATGCCACGAATGAAAAAATACTTAAAATGTAATCTTATCGAGTACACACAACAATGAACAAACCTAAGACAGATTATGCTGGTTATGCTTGCTGCGTAATATGCGGTCTAATTATCGGAATTATTTTTACAGCGACACTAATAAAAACAATAGAACGCAAGGTAGTAATTAATACACCATCAATAGATAAAACGATAAAAGATGCATACATCAGAGAAGACTGTCCTGCTGACTGGATAAGCTATAATAATAAATGTATCCATTTATCTACTGATCGAAAAACCTGGGAGGAAGGACGTAATGCATGCAAAGCTCTAAATCCAAATTCGGATCTAATTAAGATAGAGACTCCAAACGAGTTAAGTTTTTTAAGAAGCCTTAGAAGTGGCTATTGGGTAGGAGAATCCGAAATATTAAACCAGACAACCCCATATAATTTTATAGCTAAGAATACCACAAAGAATGGAACTAAAAAACGGAAATATATTTGTAGCACAACTAATATCCCCAAACTGCATTCGTGTTACACTATATAATAATACATAAAACTATGCTACATTTTTATCATAACACTATTTCTGTTAGATGGTTTAGAAAAAAATAAATATCGCCGTACCGTTCTTGTTTTTATAAAAATAACAATTAACAACTATCAAATTTTTTCTTTAATATTTTACGTGGTTGACCATTCTTGGTGGTAAAATAATCTCGTAGTGTTGGAATGGAATGCTGTTTAATGTTTCCGCACTCATCGTATATTTTGACGTATGCAGTCACATCTTCTACGCAATAGTCAGACTGTAGTTCGATCATACTTCCTACATTAGAAGGAGGAACAGTTTTAAAGTCTCTTGGTTTTAATCTATTGCCGTTTTTCATGAAATCCTTTGTTTTATCCACTTCACATTTTAAATAAATGTCCACTATACATTCTTCTGTTAATTTTACTAGATCGTCATGGGTCATAGAATTTATAGGTTCCGTAGATGGATCCAAACTAGCAAACTTCGCGTATACGGTATCGCGATTAGTGTATACACCAACTGTATGAAAATTAAGAAAACAGTTTAATAGATCAACAGAAATATTTAATCCTCCGTTTGATACAGATGCACCATATTTATGGATTTCGGATTCACACGTTGTTTGTCTGAGGGGTTCGTCTAGCGTTGCTTCTACATAAACTTCTATTCCCATATATTCTTTATTGTTAGAATCGCATACCGATTTATCATACGCTGGTTCACTTGTTTGAAAACTAAATGGTAGACCCATCAAAATAATAAATAATGAGTACATTCTGCAATATTGTTATCGTAATTGGAAAATTAGTGTTCAAGTGAGTCGGATTATGTGAGTACTGGATTGTATATTTTATTTTATATTTTATATTTTGTAGTAAGAATAGAATGCTAATGACAAGTTTATTACAATAGATGTCTTATTAAAAAACATATATAATAAATAACAATGGCTGAATGGCATAAAATTATCGAGGATATCTCAAAAAATAATAAGTTCGAGGATGCCGCCATCGTTGATTACAAGACTACAAAGAATGTTCTAGCTGCTATTCCTAACAGAACATTTGCCAAGATTAATCCGGGTGAAATTATTCCTCTCATCACTAATCGTAATATTCTAAAACCTCTTATTGGTCAGAAATATTGTATTGTATATACTAACTCTCTAATGGATGAGAACACGTATGCTATGGAGTTGCTTACTGGGTACGCCCCTGTATCTCCGATCGTTATTGCGAGAACTCATACCGCACTTATATTTTTGATGGGTAAGCCAACAACATCCAGACGTGATGTGTATAGAACGTGTAGAGATCACGCTACCCGTGTACGTGCAACTGGTAATTAAAATGAAAAGTAATATTCATGTGTAGTGTCAATTTTAAATGATGATGATGAAATGGATAATATCCATATTGACGATGTCAATAATGCCGGTATTGGCATACAGCTCATCGATTTTTAGATTTCATTCAGAGGATGTGGAATTATGTTATGGGCATTTGTATTTTGATAGGATCTATAATGTAGTAAATATAAAATATAATCCGCATATTCCATATAGATATAATTTTATTAATCGCACGTTAACCGTAGATGAATTAGATGATAATGTCTTTTTTACACATGGTTATTTTTTAAAACATAAACATGGTTCACTTAATCCTAGTTTGATTGTCTCATTATCAGGAAACTTAAAATATAATGATATACAATGTTCAGTAAATGTATCGTGTCTTATTAAAAATTTGGCAACGAGTACATATACTATATTAACATCTAAACACAAGACTTATTCTCTACATCGGTCCAAGTGTATTATTATAATAGGATACGATTCTATTCTATGGTATAAAGATATATATGACAAGTATAATGACATCTATGATTTTACTGCAATATGTATGCTGATAGCTTCTACATTGATAGTGTCAATATACGTGTTTAAAAAAATAAAAATGAACTCTTAATTATGCTATTAGAAATGGATAAAATCAAAATTACTGTTGATTCAAAAATTGGTAATGTTGTTACCATATCGTATAACTTGGAAAAGATAACTATTGATGTCACACCAAAAAAGAAAAAAGAAAAGGAGGTGTTGGTACAAGTGATTAACGCTGACGAGGCAAAAGATGTTAAAGAGGAAGAAAAAAATATTATTGATATTACTGATGACGATGGTATGGATGTAGAGAGTTCTGTGATCTACGAATAAAATAAGTATTGATTAATACTTTATACTTTTTATTTACGGTATTCCTACTGTGTAGTGCTACCTACTCGATTATTTTTTTAAAAAAATACTTATTCTGATTCTAGCCATTTCCTTGTTCGTTCGAATGCCACATCGACGTCAAATATAGGGGAGTAGTTGAAATCTAGTTCTGCATTGTTGGTACGCACCTCAAATGTAGTGTTGTATATCTTCAATGTATAGTTGTTAAGTAGTGATGGTTTCCTAAATAGAATTCTCTTCATATCATTCTTGCACGCGTACATTTTTAGCATCCATCTTGGAATCCTAGATCCTTGTTCTATTCCCAATGGTTTCATCAATAGAAGATTAAACATATCGTACGAACACGATGGAGAGTAATCGTAGCAAAAGTAAGCATTTCCTTTAATCTCAGATCCCGGATACTGGATATATTTTGCCGCCAACACATGCATCCATGCAACATTTCCTACATATACCCGGCTATGCACCGCATCATCATCGACTGTACGATACATGATGTTACCGTGTTGCTTACATTGCTCGTAAAAGACTTTCGTCAATTTGTCTCCTTCTCCGTAAATTCCAGTGGGTCTTAGACAACAAGTATACAACTTTGCTCCATTCATGATCACGGAATTATTGGCTTTCATAACCAGTTGCTCGGCCATACGTTTACTTTTTGCGTATACATGTCCTGGTGATATATCATAAAGGGTATGCTCATGGCCGATGAATGGATCACCGTGTTTATTTGGTCCTATTGCTTCCATGCTACTAGTATAGATCAAATACTTGATTCCTAGGTCCACACAAGCTGCCAATATAGTCTGTGTTCCATAATAGTTTACTCTCATGATTTCATTATTAGTGTATTTTCCAAATACATCCACTAGAGCAGCCGTATGAATAATCAGATTTACCCCATCTAGTGCCTCTCTCACCTTATCAAAGTCGTTTATATCACATTGTATGTAATTTATAACCTTAACCTTTGATGTGAGTGGTTGTGGATCTTCTGCAACATCGATAACTCTGATTTCCTGAACATCATCTGCACTAATTAAAAGTTTTACTATATGCCTGCCTAGAAATCCGGCACCACCAGTAACCGCGTACACGGCCATTGCTGCCACTCGTAATAACAGACTACTTATTCTATTTTACTAAATAATGGCTGTTTGTATAATAGATCACGGTAATATCAGAGGAGTTATTTACTTTGAACCAGTCCATGGAAAAGATAAAGTTTTAGGATCAGTTATTGGATTAAAATCAGGAACGTATAGTTTGATAATTCATCGTTACGGAGATATTAGTCGAGGATGTGAATCCATAGGCAGTCCAGAAATATTTATCGGTAATATCTTTGTAAACAGATATGGTGTAGCATATGTTTATTTAGATACAGATGTAAATATATCTACAATTATCGGAAAGGCGTTATCTATTTCAAAAAATGATCAGAGATTAGCGTGTGGAGTCATTGGTATTTCTTTCATAAATGAAAAGATAATACATTTTCTTACAATTAATGAGAATGGCGTTTGATATATCAGTTAATGCGTCTAAAACAATAAATGCATTAGTTTACTTTTCTACTCAGCAAAATAAATTAGTCATACGTAATGAAGTTAATGATACACACTACACTGTCGAATTTGATAGGGACAAAGTAGTTGACGCGTTTATTTCATATAATAGACATAATGACTCCATAGAGATAAGAGGGGCGCTTCCAGAGGAAACTAATATTGGTTGCACGGTTAATACGCCGGTTAGTATGACTTACTTGTATAATAAGTATAGTTTTAAACTGATTTTAGCAGAATATATAAGACACAGAAATACTGTATCCGGCAATATTTATTCGGCATTGATGACACTAGATGATTTGGCTATTAAACAGTATGGAGACATTGATCTATTATTTAATGAGAAACTTAAAGTAGACTCCGATTCTGGACTATTTGACTTTGTCAACTTTGTAAAGGATATGATATGTTGTGATTCTAGAATAGTAGTAGCTCTATCTAGTCTAGTATCTAAACATTGGGAATTGACAAATAAAAAGTATAGGTGTATGGCATTAGCCGAACATATAGCTGATAGTATTCCAATATCTGAGCTATCTAGACTACGATACAATCTATGTAAGTATCTACGCGGACACACTGAGACCATAGAGGATGAATTTGATTATTTTGAAGACGATGATTCGTCTACATGTTCTGCCGTAACCGATAGGGAAACAGATGTATAATTTTTTTTATAGTGTGAAGAATATGATAAAAAATATAATTGTTGTATCCATTCCCATTCCAATCACATTATATGATTCTGTAAAAAAAATTATACTGTAACACAGTGAAGGAGTCTCATAGATGTATAGAGGTCAGATACTGGTTTGATAAACTTTTTATTCCACATGAGTATGTTTGACTTTATGGTTAGACCCGCATACTTTAACAAATCACTGAAAATTGGAGTTAGATATTGACCTCTCAGAATCAGTTGCCGTTCTGGAACATTAAATGTATTTTTTATGATATACTCCAACGCATTTATGTTGGCATACAACAAGTCATTACTAATGGAGTATTCCAAGAGTTTTAATTGGCTAGTATTTAGCAAGAGAAGAGATTTCAACAGACTGTTTATGAACTCGAATGCCGCCTCATTGTCGCTTATATTGATGATGTCGAATTCTCCTAATATCATCACTGATGAGTAGCTCATCTTGTTATTGGGATCCAAGCTTTCTAAAGATGTCATTAAACCCTCGATCATGAATGGATTTATCATCATCGTTTTTATGTTGGATATGAGCTTAGTCCGTTTGTCCACATCTATAGACGATGATTTCTGAATTATTGCATATATCTCTCTCTTTAACTCCAGGAACTTGTCAGGATGATCTACTTTAACATGTTCTCGTCTAAGAGATGAAAATCTTTGGATGGTTGCACGTGACTTTTCTCTAAAGGATGATGTTGCCCAAGATCCTCTCTTAAATGAATCCATCTTATCCTTGGACAAGATGGACAGTCTATTTTCCTTAGATGGTTTGATATTTTTATTACCCATGATATTCTATAAAGGTAGACCTAATCGTCTCGGATGACCTATATATTTATTTTCAGTTTTATTATACGCATAAATTGTAAAAAATATGTTAGGTTTACGAAAATGTCTCGTGGGGCATTAATCGTTTTTGAAGGATTGGACAAATCTGGAAAAACAACACAATGTATGAACATCATGGAATCGATACCTTCAAACACGATAAAATATCTTAACTTTCCTCAGAGATCCACGGTAACTGGAAAGATGATCGATGATTATCTAACTCGTAAAAAAACCTATAATGATCATATAGTTAATCTATTATTTTGTGCAAATAGATGGGAGTTTGCATCTTTTATACAAGAACAACTAGAACAGGGAATTACTTTAATAGTTGATAGATACGCGTTCTCTGGAGTAGCGTATGCTGCCGCTAAAGGCGCGTCAATGACTCTGAGTAAGAGTTATGAATCTGGATTGCCTAAACCCGACTTAGTTATATTCTTGGAATCTGGTAGCAAAGAAATTAATAGAAACGTCGGCGAGGAAATTTATGAAGATGTCGCATTCCAACAAAAGGTATTACAAGAATATAAAAAAATGATTGAAGAAGGAGATATTCATTGGCAGATTATTTCTTCTGAATTCGAGGAAGATGTAAAGAAGGAGTTGATTAAGAATATAGTTATAGAGGCTATACACACGGTTACTGGACCAGTGGGGCAACTGTGGATGTAATAAAGTGAAATTACATTTTTTATAAATAGATGTTAGTACAGTGTTAGAAATGGATGAAGCATATTACTCTGGTAACTTGGAATCGGTACTCGGATACGTGTCCGATATGCATACCGAACTCGCGTCAAAATCTCAACTAATCATTGCAAAGATAGAAACTATAGATAATGATATATTAAACAACGACATTGTAAATTTTATCATGTGTAGATCAAACTTGGATAATCCATTTATCTCTTTCCTAGATACTGTATATACTATTATAGATCAAGAGAACTATCAGACTGAGTTGATTAATTCATTAGACGACAATGAAATTATCGATTGTATAGTTAACAAGTTTATGAGCTTTTATAAGGATAACCTAGAAAATATAGTAGATGCTATCATTACTCTAAAATATATAATGAATAATCCAGATTTTAAGACTACGTATGCCGAAGTACTCGGTTCCAGAATAGCCGATATAGATATTAAACAAGTGATACGCAAGAATATACTACAATTGTCTGATGATATCCGCGAACGATATTTGTGAAAATATTTAAAAAAAAATACTTTTTTATTAAATGACGTCTCTTCGTGAATTTAGAAAATTATGCCGTGATATATATCACGCATCAGGATATAAAGAAAAATCTAAATTAATTAGAGACTTTATAACAGATAGAGATGCTACAGATACGTATTTGATCATTAAGCTGTTGCTTCCCGGATTAGATGATAGAATTTATAACATGAACGATAAACAAATTATAAAATTATATAGTATAATATTTAAACAATCTCAGGAAGATATGCTACAAGATTTAGGATACGGATATATAGGAGACACTATTAGTACATTCTTCAAAGAGAACACAGAAATCCGTCCAAAAGATAAAAGCATTTTAACTTTAGAAGAAGTGGATAGTTTCTTAACTACATTATCATCCGTAACTAAAGAATCGCATCAAATAAAATTATTGACTGATATCGCATCCGTTTGTACATGTAATGATTTAAAATGTGTAGTCATGCTTATTGATAAAGATCTAAAAATTAAAGCGGGTCCTCGGTACGTACTTAACGCTATTAGTCCTAATGCCTATGATGTGTTTAGAAAATCTAATAACTTGAAAGAGATAATAGAAAATGCATCTAAACAAAATCTAGACTCTATATCTATTTCTGTTATGACTCCAATTAATCCCATGTTAGCAGAATCATGTGATTCTGTCAATAAGGCGTTTAAAAAATTTCCATCAGGAATGTTTGCGGAAGTCAAATACGATGGTGAAAGAGTACAAGTTCATAAAAATAATAACGAGTTTGCCTTCTTTAGTAGAAACATGAAACCAGTACTCTCTCATAAAGTGGATTATCTCAAAGAATACATACCGAAAGCATTTAAAAAAGCTACGTCTATCATATTGGATTCTGAAATTGTTCTTGTAGACGAACATAATGTACCGCTACCGTTTGGAAGTTTAGGTATACACAAAAAGAAAGAATATAAAAACTCTAACATGTGTTTGTTCGTGTTTGACTGTTTGTACTTTGATGGATTCGATATGACGGACATTCCATTGTACGAACGAAGATCTTTTCTCAAAGATGTTATGGTTGAAATACCCAATAGAATAGTATTCTCAGAGTTGACGAATATTAGTAACGAGTCTCAGTTAACTGACGTATTGGATGATGCACTAACAAGAAAATTAGAAGGATTGGTCTTAAAAGATATTAATGGAGTATACGAACCGGGAAAGAGAAGATGGTTAAAAATAAAGCGAGACTATTTGAACGAGGGTTCTATGGCAGATTCTGCAGATTTAGTAGTACTAGGTGCTTACTATGGTAAAGGAGCAAAGGGTGGTATCATGGCAGTCTTTCTAATGGGTTGTTACGACGATGAATCCGGTAAATGGAAGACGGTAACTAAATGTTCCGGACACGATGATAATACGTTAAGAGTTTTGCAAGACCAATTAAAGATGATTAAAATTAACAAGGATCCCAAAAAAATTCCAGAGTGGTTGGTAGTTAATAAAATCTATATTCCCGATTTTGTAGTAGAGGATCCAAAACAATCTCAGATATGGGAAATTTCAGGAGCAGAGTTTACATCTTCCAAGTCACATACAGCGAATGGAATATCGATTAGATTTCCTAGATTTACTAGGATTAGAGAAGATAAAACGTGGAAAGAATCTACGCATCTAAACGATTTAGTAAACTTGACTAAATCTTAATAGTTACACACAAACTGAAAATTAAAATAACACTATTTAGTTGGTGGTCGCCATGGATGGTGTTATTGTATACTGTCTAAACGCGTTAGTAAAACATGGCGAGGAAATAAATCATATAAAAAATGATTTCATGATTAAACCATGTTGTGAAAGAGTTTGTGAGAAAGTCAAGAACGTACACATAGACGGACAATCTAAAAACAATACAGTGATTGCGGATTTGCCATATCTGGATAATGCTGTATCGGATGTATGCAAATCAATATATAAAAAGAATGTATCCAGACTATCCAGATTTGCTAATTTGATAAAGATAGATGACGATGACAAGACTCCTACCGGTGTATATAATTATTTTAAACCTAAAGATGCTATTCCTGTTATTATATCCATAGGAAAAGATAAAGATGTCTGTGAACTATTAATCTCATCTGATAAAGCGTGTGCGTGTATAGAGTTAAATTCATATCACGTAGCCATTCTTCCCATGAATGTTTCCTTTTTTACCAAAGGAAATGCATCGTTGATTATTCTCCTGTTTGACTTCTCTATCGATGCGGCACCTCTCTTAAGAAGTGTAACCGATAATAATGTGGTTATATCTAGACACAGACGTCTACATGACGAGCTTCCGAGTTCCAATTGGTTCAAGTTTTACATAAGTATAAAGTCTGACTATTGTTCTATCTTATATATGGTAGTTAATGGATCTGTGATGTATGCAATAGCTAATAATAGAACTCACGCAATTATTAGCAAAAATATATTAGACAATACCACAATTAACGATGAGTGTAGATGCTGTTATTTTGAACCACAGATTAAGATTCTCGATAGAGATGAGATGCTCAATGGATCATCGTGTGATATGAACAGACATTGTATTATGATGAATTTACCCGATGTAGGCGAATTTGGATCTAGTATATTGGGGAAATATGAACCTGACATGATTAAGATTGCTCTTTCGGTCGCAGGTAGTTTAATAAGAAATCGAGACTACATTCCTGGAAGACGAGGCTATAGCTATTACGTTTACGGTATAGCCTCTAGATAATTTTTTTTAAGTACGAAATAAAAACATAATTTTAAACTAGTCTATTTCATACTATTTTATGTGATCACCATGGACATAAAGATAGATATTAGTATTTCTGGCGACAAAGTTACAGTGACTACTAGGAGGGAAAACGAAGAACGAAAAAAATATCTACCTCTCCAAAAAGAAAAAACTACTGATGTTATCAAACCTGATTATCTTGAGTACGATGACTTGTTAGATAGAGATGATATGTCTACTATTCTAGAGGAATATTTTATGTACCGAGGTCTATTAGGCCTCAGAATAAAATATGGACGACTCTTTAACGAAATTAGAAAATTCGACAATGATGCGGAAGAACAATTCGGTACTATAGAAGAACTCAAACAGAAACTTAGATTAAACTCTGAAGAGGGAGCAGATAACTTTATAGATTATATAAAGGTACAAAAACAGGATATTGTCAAACTTACTGTGTATGATTGCATATCTATGATAGGATTGTGTGCGTGTGTGGTAGATGTTTGGAGAAAGGAGAAACTGTTTTCTAGATGGAAATATTGTCTACGAGCTATTAAACTGTTTATCGATGATCACATGCTTAATAAGATAAAATCTATACTGCAGAATAGATTAGTGTATGTGGAAATGTCATAGAAAGTGAGCAAAAATTATAAGGTTGTATTCTAATCCCATATTTGTTATTTTTTTCTGTAATAGTTAGAAAAATACATTCGATGGTCTATCTACCAGATTATTATGTGTTATAAGGTACTTTTTCTCATAATAAACTAGAGTATGAGTATGATAGTGTTTTTTCAAAACATATAAATCTAAAATTGATGGATGTGTTACAGCTATTAATTTCGAAAAATATATTTTAATCTGATAACTTTAAACATGGATTTTTGATGACATAGTGGTTTAAAGTTTAAACAGATTTTTTTATTGTAGTATTATATGATAATATCAAAACGATGGATATAAAGAATTTGCTGACTGTATGTACTATTTTGTACATCAGTACATTGGTTACAGCAGATATACCTACTTCGTCACTGCCACACGCTCCGGTAAACGGGTCATGTGACGACGGAGAATATCTTGATAAGACGCATAATCAATGTTGTAATCGGTGTCCACCTGGAGAATTTGCCAAGATCAGATGTAGCGGTAGCGATAACACAAAATGTGAACGCTGCCCACCTCATACATATACCACAGTACCCAATTATTCTAATGGATGTCATCAATGTAGGAAATGCCCAACAGGATCATTTGATAAGGTAAAGTGTACCGGAACACAGAACAGTAAATGTTCGTGTCTTCCTGGTTGGTTTTGCGCTACTGATTCTTCGAAGACTGAAGATTGTCGAGATTGTATACCAAAAAGAAAATGTCCATGTGGATACTTTGGTGGAATAGATGAACTCGGAAATCCTCTTTGTAAATCGTGTTGTGTTGGTGAATATTGCGACGACATACGTAATCATAGAGTTGGTCCTTTTCCTCCATGCAAACTATCTAAATGTAATTAGCCATGATCATGTTACCATACATCATATCGCTACTTGGTAGCGTATTATTCAGTATGAAGATCTATTAATAATAATTATCTTATTTATTTCTTGATATTAATCGGTGTCCTAATAATATAAAATACTTATGGAAATAAATTGTAAACAAGATGAATTAATACACAATACATCCTTATACTCAGCTTGTTCAAATTTTATAAAGAATCATATTCATTAGGCATATAATAAAAAATATAATTTATAATACACTTACAGCGTCATCATGCATAACAGCAGTGAATTAATTGCTGTTATTAATGGATTTAGAAATAGTGGACGATTTTGTGATATTAATATAGTTATTAATGATGAAAGGATAAACGCTCATAGACTCATGCTATCTGGAGCATCCGAATATTTTTCCATTCTATTTTCTAGTGATTTTATCGATTCTAATGACTACGAAGTTAATCTAAGTCATTTAGATTATCAAAGTGTGAACGATTTGATCGATTACATTTATGGGATACCTTTGAGCCTAACTAACGATAACGTGAAATATATTCTTTCAACCGCTGATTTTTTACAAATTGGATCTGCCATTACTGAGTGCGAAAAATACATACTTAAAAATCTTTGTTCTAGAAACTGTATCGATTTCTACATATACGCTGATAAATATAATAACAAGAAAATAGAATCAGCGTCGTTTAACACAATATTACGAAATATTTTGAGACTCATTAACGATGAAAACTTTAAATACTTGACAGAGGAATCAATGATAAAAATTTTAAGCGATGATATGTTAAATATAAAAAATGAGGATTTCGCACCACTAATTCTCATTAAATGGTTAGAGAGTACACAACAACCATGCACCGTCGAGTTACTTAGATGCCTCAGAATATCATTGCTTTCCCCACAAGTTATAAAATCACTTTATAGTCATCGACTGGTTAGTTCAATCTACGAATGTATAACATTCTTAAACAATATAGCATTCTTGGATGAATCATTTCCTAGATACCATAGCATCGAGTTGATATCTATCGGTATAAGTAATTCGCATGATAAGATTTCCATAAACTGCTACAATCGTAAAAAAAATACATGGGAGATGATATCTTCACGTAGATATAGGTGTAGTTTCGCAGTGGCCGTCCTGGATAATATTATCTATATGATGGGTGGATATGATCAGTCCCCGTATAGAAGTTCAAAGGTTATAGCGTACAATACATGTACAAATTCTTGGATATATGATATACCAGAGCTAAAATATCCTCGTTCTAATTGCGGAGGAGTTGCCGATGACGAATACATTTATTGTATAGGCGGCATACGCGATCAGGATTCATCGTTGATATCTAGTATTGATAGATGGAAGCCATCAAAACCATATTGGCAGACGTATGCTAAAATGCGCGAACCAAAATGTGATATGGGGGTTGCGATGTTAAACGGATTAATATATGTCATAGGTGGAATCGTTAAAGGTGACACATGTACCGACGCACTAGAGAGTTTATCAGAAGATGGATGGATGAAGCATCAACGTCTTCCAATAAAAATGTCCAATATGTCGACGATTGTTCATGCTGGTAAGATTTATATATCTGGAGGTTATAACAATAGTAGTGCCGTTAATGGACCATCGAATCTAGTCCTTAGCTATAATCCGATATATGATGAATGGACCAAATTATCATCATTAAATATTCCTAGAATTAATCCCGCTCTATGGTCAGCGCATAATAAATTATATGTAGGCGGAGGAATATCTAATGATCAAACTACTACATCTGAAACATATGATAAAGAAAAAGATTGTTGGACATTGGATAATGGTCACGTGTTACCACGCAATTATATAATGTATAAATGCGAACCTATTAAACATAAATATCCATTGGAAAAAATACAGTACACGAATGATTTTCTAAAGTGTTTGGAGAGTTTTATAGATAGTTGATAGACCAAAATACATAATTTTGTAAAAATAAATCACTTTTTATACACTAATATGACACGATTGCCAATACTTCTGTTACTAATATCATTAGTATACGCTACACATACATCTAAAAAAATAGGTGATGATGCAACTCTATCATGTAGTCGAAATAATACAAGTGACTACGTTGTTATGAGTGCTTGGTATAAGGAGCCCAATTCCATTATTCTCTTGGCTGCTAAAAGTGACGTCTTGTATTTTGATAAGTATACCAAGGATAAAATATCTTACGACTCTCCATACGATGATCTAGTTACAACTATCACAATTAAATCATTGACTTCTGAAGATGCCGGTACTTATGTATGTGCATTCTTTATGACAAATGACACCACTGATAAAGTAGAATATGAAGAATACTCTACAGAGTTGATTGTAAATACAGATAGTGAATCGACTATAGACATAATACTATCTGGATCTACACCGGAAACTATTTCTGAGAAACCTGATTATATAGATAATTCTAATTGCTCGTCTGTATTCGAAATCGCGACTCCGGAACCAATTACTGATAATGAAGAAGATCATACTGTCACATATACTAGTGAAAATATTAATACAGTAAGTACAACAGACGAGACTACGGAACCAATTACTGATAATGAAGAAGACGCTGTCTCATACACTACAGTAAGTACATCATCTGGAATTGTCACTACTAAATCAACCACCGATGATGCGGATCTTTATGATACGTACAATGATAATGAATCATCTACTGTGTCACCAACAACTGTAGAAAACATCACGAAATCTATAGGTAAGTATAGTACTAAAGACTATGTCGAAGTATTTGGTATTGCAGCATTAATTATATTGTCGGCCGTGGCAGTTTTCTGTATCACATATTATATATGTAATAAACGTTCACGTAAATACAAAACAGAAAACAAAGTCTAGATTTTGACTTACATAAATGTCTGGGATAGTAAAATCTATCATATTGAGCGGACCATCTGGTTCAGGAAAGACAGCTATAGTCAAAAGACTGTTAAAAGACTATGGAAATATATTTGGATTTGTGGTGTCCCATACCACTAGATTTCCTCGTCCTATGGAACGAGAAGGTGTTGATTACCATTACGTTAACAGAGAGGCCATCTGGAAGGGAATAGCCGCTGGAAACTTTCTAGAACATACTGAGTTTTTAGGAAATATTTACGGAACTTCTAAAACAGCTGTGAATACAGCGGCTATTAATAATCGTATGTGTGTGATGGATCTAAACATCGATGGCGTTAGAAGTCTTAAAAATACTTACCTAATGCCTTACTCGGTGTATATAAGACCTACCTCTCTTAAAATGGTTGAGACCAAGCTTCGTCGTAGAAACACTGAAGCGGACGATGAGATTCATCGTCGTGTGATGTTGGCAAAAACTGACATGGATGAGGCCAATGAAGCAGGTCTATTCGACACTATTATTATTGAAGATGATGTGAATTTAGCATATAGTAAGTTAATTCAGATACTACAGGACCGTATTAGAATGTATTTTAACACTAATTAGAGACTTAAAACTTGATAATTAATAATATAACTTGTTTTTATATGTGGCTATTTCAACGTCTAATGTATTAGTTAAATATTAAAAACTTACCACGTAAAACTTAAAATTTAAAATGGTATTTCATTGACGATAGATCACACATTATGAACTTTCAAGGACTTGTCTTAACTGACAATTGTAAAAATCAATGGGTCGTTGGACCATTAATAGGAAAAGGTGGATTTGGTAGTATTTATACTACTAATGACAATAATTATGTAGTTAAAATAGAGCCCAAAGCTAACGGATCATTATTTACTGAACAGGCATTTTATACTAGAGTACTTAAACCATCCGTTATCGAAGAATGGAAAAAAACTCGCCATATAAAGCACGTAGGAGTTATAACGTGCAAGGCATTTGGTCTATACAAATCCATTAATGTGGAATATCGATTCTTGGTAATTAATAGATTGGGTGCGGATCTAGATGCGGTGATCAGAGCCAATAATAATAGACTACCGAAAAGATCGGTAATGTTAGTAGGAATAGAAATCTTAAATACCATACAATTTATGCACGAGCAAGGATATTCTCACGGAGACATTAAAGCGAGCAATATAGTCTTGGATCAAATGGATAAGAATAAATTATATCTAGTGGATTACGGATTGGTTTCTAAATTCATGTCTAACGGCGAACATGTTCCATTTATAAGAAATCCAAATAGAATGGATAACGGTACTCTAGAATTTACACCTATAGATTCGCATAAAGGATACGTTGTATCGAGACGTGGAGATCTAGAAACACTTGGATATTGTATGATTAGATGGTTGGGAGGTATCTTGCCATGGACTAAGATATCTGAAACAAAGAATTGTGCATTGGTAAGTGCCACAAAACAGAAATATGTGAACAATACTGCGACTTTGTTAATGACCAGTTTGCAATATGCACCTAGAGAATTGCTGCAATATATTACCATGGTAAACTCTTTGACATATTTTGAGGAACCCAATTACGACGAGTTTCGGCGCGTATTAATGAATGGAGTTATGTAAAATTTTTGTTGATAAAAAATTAAAAATAACTTAGTTATTATCACTCTCGTGTGTACAACCGAAAACATGGCGATGTTTTACGCACATGCTTTCGGTGGGTACGATGAGAACCTTCATGCATTTCCTGGAATATCATCGACGGTTGCCAATGATGTCAGGAAATATTCTGTTGTGTCAGTTTATAATAACAAGTATGACATTGTAAAAGACAAATATATGTGGTGTTACAGTTATGTGAACAAGAGATATATTGGAGCATTGCTGCCTATGTTTGAGTGCAATGAATATCTACAAATTGGAGATCCAATCCATGATCTAGAAGGAAATCAAATCTCTATTGTCACATATCGCCACAAAAACTACTATGCTCTAAGTGGAATCGGGTACGAGAGTCTAGACTTGTGCTTGGAAGGAGTAGGGATTCACCATCACACACTTGAAGCAGGAAACGCTGTATATGGAAAAGTTCAACATGATTATTCTACTATCAAAGAGAAGGCCAAAGAAATGAATTCACTCAGTCCAGGACCTATCATCGATTACCACGTCTGGATAGGAGATTGTGTCTGTCAAGTTACTGCTGTAGACGTACATGGAAAGGAAATTATGAGAATGAGATTCAAAAAGGGTGCAGTGCTTCCGATCCCAAATCTGGTAAAAGTTAAACTTGGGGAGGAGAATGATACAGTAAATCTTTCCACTTCCATATCAGCTCTCCTGAATTCCGGTGGCGGCACCATCGAGGTAACATCTAAGGAAGAACGTGTGGATTATGTACTCATGAAACGTTTGGAATCTATACGTCATCTGTGGTCTGTAGTGTATGATCATTTTGATGTTGTGAATGGCAAAGAACGCTGTTATGTGCATATGCATTCATCTAATCAAAGTCCTATGCTGAGTACTGTAAAAACAAATTTGTACATGAAGACTATGGGAGCATGTCTTCAAATGGACTACATGGAAGCTCTAGAGTATCTTAGTGAACTGAAGGAATCAGGTGGGCGGAGTCCCAGACCAGAATTGCCCGAATTCGAATACCCAGATGGAGTGGAAGACGCCGGATCAATTGAGAGATTGGCAGAAGAGTTCTTCAGTAGATCAGAACTTCAGGCGGATGAACCAGTGAATTTCTGTAACTCCATTAATGTTAAACATACATCTGTTTCAGCTAAGCAACTAAGAACACGTATACGGCAGCAGCTTCCTTCTATACTCTCATCTTTTGCCAACACGGATGGTGGATATTTGTTCATTGGAGTTGATAATAATACACACAAAGTAGTTGGATTCACGGTGGGTCAAGACTACCTCAAACTGGTAGAGAGTGATATAGAAAAGTATATCAAAAGACTTCGTGTTGTGCATTTCTGTGAGAAGAAAGAGGACATCAAGTACGCGTGTCGATTCATCAAGGTGTATAAACCTGGGGAGGAGACTACCTCGACATACGTGTGCGCTATCAAAGTGGAAAGATGCTGCTGTGCCGTGTTTGCAGATTGGCCAGAATCATGGTACATGGATACTAGTGGTAGTATGAAGAAGTATTCTCCAGATGAATGGGTGTCACATATAAAATTTTAATTAGGGTTAACTATAGACAATGACTAAACAATTAGGGTAAGGTAACTATATACAATAACTAACAATTTGTGTATCATATAGACAATTAATCAGTAACTGTTATCTCTTTTTAACTAACTAACTCTATATACCACCTATTAATACATCATAGTTATAGTTCTTAACATCTATTAATCATTTATTCGCTTATTGCTTTAATTGTTTTTGTAAACTAACATTGTTAATTGAAAAGAGATAACATGTTACAGAATATAAATTATATATGGATTTTTTTAAAAAGGAAATACTTGACTGGAGTATATATTTATCTCTTCATTACATAACACGTCTGTGTTCTAATTCTTCCACATCTCATATAATACAGGAATATAATCTTGTTCGAAAATACGAGAAAGTGGATAAAACAATAGTTGATTTTTTATCTAGGTGGCCAAATTTATTTCATATTTTAGAATATGGGGAAAATATTCTACATATTTATTCTATAGATGCTGCTAATACGAATATTATGATTTTTTTTCTAGATAGAGTATTAAATATTAATAAGAACGGATCATTTATACATAATCTCGGGTTATCATCATCCATTAATATAAAAGAATATGTATATCAATTAGTTAATAATGCTTATCTAGATAATAGGATAAGACTAATGCTTGAAAATGGACGTAGAACAAGACATTTTTTGTCCTATATATTAGATACAGTTAATACCTATATATGTATTTTAATAAATCATGGATTTTACATAGATGCCGAAGACAGTTATGGTTGTACATTATTACATAGATGTATATATCACTATAAGAAATCAGAATCAGAATCATACAATGAATTAATTAAGATGTTGTTAAATAATGGATCAGATGTAGATAAAAAAGATACGTACGGAAACACACCGTTTATCCTATTATGTAAACACGATATCGACAACGTGGAATTGTTTGAGATATGTTTAGAGAATGCTAATATAGACTCTGTAGACTTTAATGGATATACACCTCTTCATTATGTATCATGCCGCAATAAATATGATTTTGTAAAGTCTTTAATTTCTAAAGGAGCAAATGTTAATGCGCGTAATAAATTCGGAACTACTCCATTTTATTGTGGAATTATACACGGTATCTCGCTTATAAAACTATATTTAGAATTAGACACAGCGTTAGAAATAGATAATGAACATATAGTTCGTCATTTAATAATTTTTGACGCCGTTGAATCTTTAGATTATCTATTATCCAAAGGAGTTATTGATATTAACTATCGTACTATATACAACGAAACATCTATTTATGACGCGGTCAGTTATGATGCGTATAATACGTTAGTCTATCTATTAAACAGAAATGGTGATTTTGAGACGATTACGACTAGTGGATGTACATGTATTTCAGAAGCAGTCGCGAACAACAACAAAATAATAATGGAATTACTATTGTCTAAACGACCATCTTTGAAAATTATGATACCGTCTATGATAGCAATTACTAAACATAAACAACATAATACAGATTTATTAAAAATGTGTATAGAATATACTGCATGTATGACCGATTATGATACTCTTATAGATGTACAGTCGCTACAGCAATATAAATGGTATATTTTAAAATGTTTCGATGAAATAGATATCATGAAGAGATGTTATATAACAAATAAAACTGTATTCCAATTAGTTTTTTGTACCAAAGACATTAATACTTTAATGAGATACGGTAGACATCCTTCTTTCGTGAAATGCACTAGTCTTGACGTATACGGACGTCGTGTACGCAGTATTATAGCATCTATTAGATATCGTCAAAGATTAATTAGTCTATTATCAAAGAAGTTGGATGCTGGAGATAAATGGTCGTGTTTTCCTAACGAAATAAAATATAAAATATTGGAAAACTTTAACGATAACGAACTGTCCACATATCTAAAAATCTTATAAACACTATTAAAATATAAAATCTAAGTAGGATAAAATCACACTACAACATTGTTTCCTTTTAGTGATCGACAGTGTATACTATTTTTAACACTCATAAATAAAAATGAAAACGATTTCCGTTGTTACGTTGTTATGCGTACTACCTGCTGTTGTTTATTCAACATGTACTGTACCCACTATGAATAACGCTAAATTAACGTCTACCGAAACATCGTTTAATGATAAACAGAAAGTTACATTTACATGTGATTCGGGATATTATTCTTTGGATCCAAATGCTGTCTGTGAAACAGATAAATGGACATACGAAAATCCATGCAAGAAAATGTGCACAGTTTCTGATTATGTCTCTGAACTATATGATAAACCGCTATACGAAGTGAATTCCACCATAACACTAACTTGCAAAGACGAAACAAAATATTTTCGTTGCGAAGAAAAAAATGGAAATACTTCTTGGAATGATACTGTTACGTGTCCTAATGCGGAATGCCAACCTCTTCGATTAGAACACGGATCGTGTCAACCAGTTAAAGAAAAATACTCATTTGGGGAACATATAACTATCAACTGTGATCTTGGATATGAAGTTATTGGTGCTTCGTACATAAGTTGTACGGCTAATTCTTGGAATGTTATTCCATCATGTCAACAAAAATGTGATATACCGTCTCTATCTAACGGATTAATTTCCGGATCTACATTTTCTATCGGTGGCGTTATACATCTTAGTTGTAAAAGTGGTTTTAGACTAACGGGATCTTCATCATCCACATGTATCGATGGTAAATGGAATCCCGTACTCCCAACATGTGTACGAACTAAAGAAGAATTTGATCCAGTGGATGATGGTCCCGATGATGAGACAGATCTGAGCAAGCTCTCAAAAGACGTTGTGCAATATGAACAAGAAATAGAATCGTTAGAAGCAACTTATCATATAATCATAGTGGCGTTGACAATTATTGGAGTTATATTTTTAATCTCCGTTATAGTATTAGTTTGTTCCTGCAACAAAAATAATGACCAATATAAGTTCCATAAATTGCTGCCGTGAATATAAATCCATTAAAATAATGAATAATGAATAATGAATAATGAATAATGAACAAGTTTATCAAAAAGATTAAAGAATTGTAGCTAGAATCAATTGAGATGTCTTCTTCAGTGGATGTTGATATCTACGATGCTGTCAGAGTATTTTTACTCAGGCACTATTATGACAAGAGATTTATTGTGTATGGAAGAAGTAACGCCATATTACATAATATATACAGGCTATTTACAAGATGCGCCGTTATACCGTTCGATGATATAGTACGTACTATGCCAAATGAATCACGTGTTCAACAATGGGTGATAGATACACTTAATGATATAATGATGAATGAACGCAATGTTGCTGTATGTGTAGGTACCGGACTACGGTTCATGGAAATGTTTTTCGATTATAATAAAAATAATTCCAATTCCAAAAATAGCATCAACAATCAACTAATGTATGACATAATTAATAGCGTATCCATAATTCTAGCTAATGAGAGATATAGAAGCGCGTTTAACGACAATGGAATATACATCCGTAGAACTATGATGGATAAGTTGTACGAATACGCATCTCTAACTACTATTGGCATGATCACTGGAGGTATATGTTATTATCTGTTGATGCATCTAGTTAGTGTGTATAAATAATTATTTCAATATACTAGTTAAAATTTTAAGATTTTTAAATGTATAAAAAACTAATAACGTTTTTATTTGTAATAGGTGCAATAGCATCCTATTCGAATAATGAGTACACTCCGTTTAATAAACTGAGTGTAAAACTGTATATAGATGGAGTAGATAATATAGAAAATTCATATACTGATAATAATGAATTAGTGTTAAATTTTAAAGAGTACACAGTTTCTATTATTACAGAGTCATGCGACATCGGATTTGATTCCATAGATATAGATGTTATAGACGACTATAAAATTCTTGATATGTATACCATTGGCTCGTCTACTATTCAACGCAGAGGACACACATGTAGAATATCTACCAAATTATCATGCCATTATGATAAACACCCTTATATTCACAAATATGAGGGTGATGAGCGACAATATTCTATTACTGCAGAGGGAAAATGCTATAAAGGAATAAAATATGAAATAAGTATGATGAACGATGATATTCTATTGAGACAACATACTCTTAAAATTGGATCTACTAATATATTCGATCGCCATGAACATAGTAATATATATTATCCAAAATATGATCTTTAAAAATTTAAAATATATTATCACTTCAACGACAATAGTCAAATAACAGCCAACATGAGATCTGTAATTCTAACAGTTTTGCTAATTAATAGCATAAATGCTACAATAACTAGTTATAAGTTTGAATCCGTCAATTTTGATTCCAAAATTGAATGGACTGGAGATGGTCTATACAATATATCCCTTAAAAATTATGGGATCAAGACGTGGCAGCATATGTATACAAATGTACCAGAAGGAACATACGACGTATCCGGATTTCCAAAGAATGATTTCGTATCTTTCTGGGTTAAATTCGAACAAGGCGACTATAAAGTGGAAGAGTATTGTACAGGACTATGTGTCGAAGTAAAAATTGGACCACCGACTGTAACATTGACTGAATACGAAGACCATATCAATTTGTACATCGAGCATCCGTATGCCACTAGAGGTAGCAAGAAGATTCCTATTTACAAACGCAATGACATGTGTGATATCTACTTGTTGTATACTGCTAACTTCACATTCGGAGATTCTGAAGAACCAGTAACGTATGATATTGATGACTACGATTGCACATCTACAGGTTGCAGCATAGACTTTGCCACAACAGAAAAAGTGTGTGTGACGGCACAGGGAGCCACAGAAGGGTTTCTAGAAAAAATTACTCCATGGAGTTCGGAAGTATGTCTGACACCTAAAAAGAATGTATATACATGCGCAATTAGATCCAAAGAAGATGTTCCCAATTTCAAGGACAAAATGGCCAGAGTTATCAAGAGAAAATTTAATAAACAGTCTCAATCTTATTTGACTAAATTTCTCGATAGCACATCGAATGACGTCATGACCGTGCTTAGCATGCTTGACTAATTTTTATCAATAATACAAAAAAATGAAATAAAACCGTCTATTATACGCTGGTTACCGCTATTAGCTCTAACCATTTTCAGGATGAGGTCCCTGGTTATAGTTCTGCTGTTCCCCTCTATCATTTACTCCATGGTCATTAGACGATGTGAGAAGATGGAAGAGGAAACGTGGAAATTGAAAATAGGAATGTGTATACAGGCTAAAGATTTCTATTCCAAAAGAACTGACTGCAGTGTCCATCGTCCAGATGTAGGTGGAGGATTGATAACAGAAGGCAATGGATACAGAGTAGTCGTTCATGATCAATGTGAAGAGCCCAATCCATTTATTATTGCTACCACAAAACAAACCCATTTTGGTGTCACCCATTCATACATTGAATTCAGCAATAGTAACACCGGTGCACCAGAGAATATCCCAGATTGTAGTAAACATATTTTGATTTCTGTATATTGTGATCAAGAGGCAAGTGGACTAGATTTCCACACATTGAAATATGTAGAATCAAATTATTTGCATATTACAGTTAAGTATGATACATCATGTATTAATCATCTGGGTGTGAATTATAGTTTCATGAATGAATGTGAACGGAAACTCACGAGTATATATGAAACTGATACTCTAACCTGTGGAGCAAAGGATATACAAACTAGAGACAAATATCTTAAGACTTGCACCAACACAAAATTTGACCGGAGTGTCTACAAGACGCACATGCAGAAAAGTAAGATACTCCATGTTAAAACAGAATTGTAATTGGCTAATCAATCAGGAAGTAAATATTTTTATAATATTAATCCACTATCACTAATCATCAAGCAATTTTTATAAATATGATCATATCCACATAATCTTAAAAAAATGATATGATAGTTCTTACAATTAGAGATTGAATTCTAGAATGGATTCTATTACAATTACCGTCGGGAACTTAACCATTCGTTCTAATCTACAGACATTGGTTAATAAATCATCTTATTTTGCCGATATATTAAAATGTGGAAACTCTACTAATAATATTACATTGTGCGACTTTCAAGAGGATGCGATATATAGAGTTATGCAGTTTATTAACAATGATATAATCGAGATAGAAAGTACAAAAGATGTAGAATCCATGATATGGCACGCTAAACAGTTGGGTGTGGAATCATTGCTAAAAGAATGTCAAAATTATTTGCTTAAAATATTACGCATATATAATTGTTTAGAAATTTATAGAATAACTAATATTAATGCATTATCGTATATCTACAACAATGTAAGAAACTTCATATTGGATAATATACTATTAATATATAAGGATCCAGATTTTATATATTTGCCTAAATATATTATTATCGATTTACTATCTGACGACCACTTAAACGTTTTTAACGAAGATAATGTGGTAAAGATTATATACACTTATATATCTTCCGATATCTACAAGGATATTTCAGATATACTACCGGTTATCAGATGGAATTATCTCTCACCTGAATGGTTAACCGATATGGAATGGAAATTGGGAAACGTAGACAAAACTATCGTTCACAAAAAGAGATGTTATTGCGGCATCGTAACTGTTAATTATAATAGGGATAAAGGATTAATGATTATTTCTAAACATGGTTCGGAACTTGAAACAGAATTCTCGTTCTCTATTAAAACAGATATCGTTGATAAATTCGAAACAGTATATCTTAATAAAAAAATATATATCATTGGAGGCGTTAAACAGAAGGGAGAATCAACCAATCAAGTCTTGAGCGTCGATCTATCGACAAAAAGATTAACCATAGAGCCATCTCTTAACGATAAAAGAATAGGAGCTGCTGCAACCGTCGTAAATGGACGCATTTATGTTATCGGTGGACGAGATGGATCAAATTATCTAAACACTGTAGAAAGTTGGAAACCTATGGATAACAAGTGGCGATACGAAACACCGATAAATTATAAAAGAAGCAGTGCTTCCGCTGTTTCAGTTAATAATACTATTTTCGTAACTGGCGGACTATTCATAAATGACTCTAATAGTATGATCGTGATTAACAATATGGAAAAACTTGACATTTATAAAGACAAACAATGGTCGATTATAGAAATGCCTATAGCTAGGGTATATCACGGTATCGACTCCACATTCGGAATGTTGTATTTGGCCGGAGGTCTATCAGTTACCAAACAATATGGTAAATTAGAGAAAAGCAACGAGATATCTTGTTACAATCCTCGAACAAATAAGTGGTTTGATATTTCATATAATATTTATAAGAGATCCATATCATCATTGTGTAAACTAAATAACGTCTTCTATGTATTTAGTAAGGACATCGGATATGTGGAAAAGTATGATGGTGCATGGAAGTTAGTACATGATCATCTCCCCGCTATAAAGGCATTTTCAACTTCTCCTTATTGATTGAAAATGAAAATATAAAATAGTTTTTATGTATAGCGGTATCTCGCCCTATAGTTTTATTGATTACTACTAAACATGGATACAGACACAGACGAATACACGGATACGGATACGGATACGGATACGGATTCAGATACAAATACTGCAAATGTAGAAGATATCATGAATGAAATAGATAGAGAGAAAGAAGAAATACTAAAAAATGTAGAAATGGAAAATAATAAAAACATTAAAAAGAATCATCCTAGTGAATATATTAGAGAGGCACTCGTTATTAATACCAGTAGTGATAGTGATTCCATTGATAAAGAAGTTATAGAATGTATTAGTCAGAATGTAGGAATATAGATCACACCTAATTTTTTATAATCGATACAAAACATAAAAACAACTCGTTATTACATAGCAAGCATGGAATCCTTCAAGTATTGTTTTGATAACGATGGCAAGAAATGGATTATCGGAAACACTTTATATTCTGGTAATTCAATACTCTATAAGGTCAGAAAAAATTTCACTAGTTCGTTCTACAATTACGTAATGAAGATAGATCACAAATCACACAAGCCATTGTTGTCTGAAATACGATTCTATATATCTGTATTGGATCCTTTGGCTATCGACAACTGGACAAGTGAACGTGGTATAAAGTATTTGGCTATTCCAGATCTGTATGGAATTGGAGAAACCGACGACTATAGGTTCTTTGTTTTAAAGAATCTGGGAAGAGTATTCACCCCAAAGGATACGGAATCAGTCTTCGATGCATGCGTCACCATGATAAACACGTTAGAGTTTATACACTCTAGAGGATTTACCCATGGAAAAATAGAACCGAGGAATATACTGATTAGAAATAAACGTCTTTCACTAATTGACTATTCTAAAACTAACAAACTCTACAAGAGTGGAGATGGGGATTCACATATAGATTACAACGAGGACATGATAACTTCAGGAAATATCGATTATATGTGTGTAGACAATCATCTTGGAGCCACAGTTTCAAGACGAGGAGATTTAGAAATGTTGGGATATTGCATGATAGAATGGTTCGGTGGCAAACTTCCATGGAAGAACGAAAGTAGTATAAAAGTAATAAAACAAAAAAAAGAATATAAAAAATTTATAGCCACTTTCTTTGAGGACTGTTTTCCTGAAGGAAATGAACCTCTGGAATTAGTTAGATATATAGAATTAGTATACACGCTAGATTATTCTCAAACTCCTAATTATGACAGACTACGTAGACTGTTTATACAAGATTGAAAATATATTTCTTTTTATTGAGTGGTGGTAGTTACGGATATCTAATATTAATATTAGACTATCTCTATCGTCACACAACAAAATCGATTGCCATGGATATCTTCAGGGAAATCGCATCTTCTATGAAAGGAGAGAATGTATTCATTTCTCCACCGTCAATCTCGTCAGTATTGACAATACTGTATTATGGAGCTAATGGATCCACTGCTGAACAGCTATCAAAATATGTAGAAAAGGAGGCGGACAAGAATAAGGATGATATCTCATTCAAGTCCATGAATAAAGTATATGGGCGATATTCTGCAGTGTTTAAAGATTCCTTTTTGAGAAAAATTGGAGATAATTTCCAAACTGTTGACTTCACTGATTGTCGCACTGTAGATGCGATCAACAAGTGTGTTGATATCTTCACTGAGGGGAAAATTAATCCACTATTGGATGAACCATTGTCTCCAGATACCTGTCTCCTAGCAATTAGTGCCGTATACTTTAAAGCAAAATGGTTGATGCCATTTGAAAAGGAATTTACCAGTGATTATCCCTTTTACGTATCTCCAACGGAAATGGTAGATGTAAGTATGATGTCTATGTACGGCGAGGCATTTAATCACGCATCTGTAAAAGAATCATTCGGCAACTTTTCAATCATAGAACTGCCATATGTTGGAGATACTAGTATGGTGGTAATTCTTCCAGACAATATTGATGGACTAGAATCCATAGAACAAAATCTAACAGATACAAATTTTAAGAAATGGTGTGACTCTATGGATGCTATGTTTATCGATGTGCACATTCCCAAGTTTAAGGTAACAGGCTCGTATAATCTGGTGGATGCGCTAGTAAAGTTGGGACTGACAGAGGTGTTCGGTTCAACTGGAGATTATAGCAATATGTGTAATTCAGATGTGAGTGTCGACGCTATGATCCACAAAACGTATATAGATGTCAATGAAGAGTATACAGAAGCAGCTGCAGCAACTTGTGCGCTGGTGGCAGACTGTGCATCAACAGTTACAAATGAGTTCTGTGCAGATCATCCGTTCATCTATGTGATTAGGCATGTCGATGGCAAAATTCTTTTCGTTGGTAGATATTGCTCTCCAACAACTAATTAAATCACATTCTTAATATTAGAATATTAGAATATTATATAGTTAAGATTTTTACTAATTGGTTAACCATTTTTTTAAAAAAATAGAAAAAAAACATGTTATATTAGCGAGGGTCGTTATTCTTCCAATTGCAATTGGTAAGATGACGGCCAACTTTAGTACCCACGTCTTTTCACCACAGCACTGTGGATGTGACAGACTGACCAGTATTGATGACGTCAGACAATGTTTGACTGAATATATTTATTGGTCGTCCTATGCATTCCGCAACCGGCAATGCGCTGGACAATTGTATGCCACACTCCTCTCTTTTAGAGATGATGCGGAATCAGTGTTCATCGACGTTCGCGAGATGGTAAAAAATATGCCGTGGGATGATGTCAAGGATTGTGTAGAAATCATCCGTTGTTATATATCGGATGAGCAAAAAACCATCAGAGAGATTTCGGCCATCATCGGACTTTGTGCATACGCTGCTACTTACTGGGGAGGTGAAGACCATCCCACTAGTAACAGTCTGAACGCATTGTTTGTGATGCTTGAGATGCTCAATTACGTGGATTATAACATCATATTCCGGCGTATGAATTGATGAGTTGTTCAGCTTGACATTTCTTCTTTCCTCCCTCTTATCCCTTTCCCAGAAACAAACTTTTTTACCCACTATAAAATAAAATGAGTATACCACCTGTTATATTTCTTCCTATATTTTTTTATTCTTCCTTCGTTCAGGCTTTTAACGCGCCTGAATGTATCGACAAAGGGCAATATTTTGCATCATTCATGGAGTTAGAAAACGAGCCAGTAATCTTACCATGTCCTCAAATAAATACGATATCATCTGGATATAATATATTAGATATTTTATGGGAAAAACGAGGAGCGGATAATGATAGAATTATACCGATAGATAATGGTAGTAATATGCTAATTCTGAACCCGACACAATCAGACTCTGGTATTTATATATGCATTACCAAGAACGAGACCTACTGTGATATGATGTCGTTAAATTTGACAATTGTGTCTGTCTCAGAATCAAATATAGATCTTATATCGTATACGCAAATAGTAAATGAGAGAACTACTGGTGAAATGGTGTGTCCCAATATTAATGCATTTATTGCTAGTAACGTAAACGCAGATATTATATGGAGCGGACATCGACGCCTTAGAAATAAGAGACTTAGACAACGGACTCCTGGAATTATCACCATAGAAGATGTTAGAAAAAACGATGCTGGTTATTACACGTGTGTTTTAAAATATACATACGGAGATAAGACATATGACGTAACCAGAATTGTAAAATTAGAGGTACGGGATAGAATGATACCTCCTACTATGCAATTACCAGACGGTGTTGTAACTTCAATAGGTAGTAATTTGACTATTGCATGTAGAGTATCGTTGAGACCTCCCACAACGGATGCCGATGTCTTTTGGATAAGTAATGGTATGTATTACGAAGAAGACGACGAGGACGGAGACGGTAGAATAAGTGTAGCAAATAAAATCTATACTACCGATAAGAGACGCGTTATTACATCTCGGTTAAAGATTAATCCTGTCAAGGAAGAAGATGCTACAACGTTTACGTGTATGGCGTTTACTATTCCTAGCATCAGCAAAACAGTTACTATTAGTATAACGTGATTGTATGTTGTTACATTTTCCACGTCATTAGAGTTTATAAAAATTTTTTATACGTTATCTTCCAACAAGCAATTGACGAACGTATTGCTATGATTAACTCCCACGATACTATGCATATTATTAATCATTAACTTGCAGACTATACCTAGCGCTATTTTGACATACTCGTGTTCTCGTGTAATTGCCGTATCTATATTATTAAAGTACGTAAATCTAGCTATAGTTTTATTATTTAATTTTAGATAATATACCATCTCCTTATTTTTAAAAATTGTTACATCCTTTATTAAATCATTAATGGGAATTTCTATGTCATAGTTAATATATTGTGAACAACAAGAGCAGATATCTATAGGAAAGGGTGGAATGCGATACATTGATCTATGTAGTTTTAAAATACACGCGAACTTTGAAGAATTTATATAAATCATTCCATCGATACATCCTTCTATGTTGAGATGTATATATCCAGGAATTCTTTTATTAATATCGGGAAATGTATAAACTAAAACATTGCCCGAAAGCGGTGCCTCTATCGGCGTTATATCCGTTCTTAACTTACAAAATGTAACCAATACCTTTGCATGACTTGTTTTGTTCGGCAACGTTAGTTTAAACTTGACGAATGGATTAATTACAATAGCGTGATCCGCGCATCTATTAAGTTTTTTTACTTTAACGCCCTTGTATGTTTTTACAGAGACTTTATCTAAATTTCTAGTACTTGTATGTGTTATAAATATAACGGGATATAGAACTGAATCACCTACCTTAGATACCCAATTACATTTTATCAGATCCAGATAATAAACAAATTTTGTCGCCCTAACTAATTCTATATTGTTATATATTTTACAATTGGTTATGATATCATGTAATAACTTAGAATCTAACGCGCATCGTCGTACGTTTACACAATTGTGATTTAGTGTAGTATATCTACACATGTATTTTTCCGCGCTATAGTATTCTGGACTAGTGATAAAACTATCGTTATATCTGTCTTCGATGAACTCATCGAGATATTGCTCTCTGTCATATTCATACACCTGCATAAACTTTCTAGACATCTTACAATCCGTGTTATTTTAGGATCATATTTACATATTTACTGGTATATCAAAGATGTTAGATTAGTTAATGGGAATTGTCTATAATAATGAATATTAAAACACTAGTATAGCAGGAGTTTATACTCACAAAACATCATAAAAATGAGTCGTCGTCTGATTTATGTTTTAAATATCAACCGCAAATCAACTCATAAAATACAAGAGAATGAAATATATACATATTTTAGTTATTGTGATATAGATTATAAGTCTACAGAACTCGAGTTTGTAGTTAAAAACTATGATCTAAACAGACGACAGCCTGTAACTGGATATACCGCACTACATTGCTATTTGTACAATAATTACTTTACTAACAACGTTCTGAAGGTATTATTAAATCATGGAGTAGATGTAACGATGAAAACCAGTAGCGGACACATGCCTATTTATATATTGCTTACTAGATGTTGTAATATTTCATACGATATAGTGATAGATATTATAGACAAAGATAAAAACCACTTATCGCATAGAGACTATTCCAACCTACTACTAGAGTATATAAAATCTCGATACATGTTATTGAAGGAAGAGACCATCGATGAGAAAATAGTATCAACTTTATTGGATAAGGGAATCGATCCTAACTTTAAACAAGACGGATATACCGCGTTACATTATTATTATTTGTGCCTCGCACACGTTTATAAACCAGGTGAATGTAGAAAACTAATCCCGATAAAAAAGGCTCGGAAAATTATTTCGTTGTTTATACAACACGGAGCTAACATAAACGAGTTAGATAATTGCGGCAATACACCATTCCATTTGTATCTTGCGGTTGAAACGTGTAATAATATCCATATGACTAAAATGCTATTGACTTTTAATCCAAAATTCGAAATACGTAATAATCATGGGTTGACGCCTATACTATGTTATATAACTTCCGACTACATACAACACGATATTCTTGTCATGTTGATACATCACTATGAAACAAATGTTGGAGAAATTCCGATAGATGAGCGTCGTATGATCGTATTCGAATTTATCAAAACATATTCTACACATCCGGCAGATTCGATAACTTATTTGATGAATAGGTTTAAAAATATAGATATTTATACCCGTTATGAAGGAAAGACGTTATTACACGTAGCGTGTGAATACAATAATACACACGTAATAGATTATCTTATACGTATCAACGGAGATATAAACGCGTTAACCGACAATAACAAACACGCTACCCAACTCATTATAGACAATAAAGAAAATTCCCCGTATACTATCGATTGTTTATTGTATATACTTAGATATATTGTAGATAAGAATGTTATAAGATCGTTGGTGGATCAACTTCCATCTCTACCCATCTTCAATATAAAATCATTTAAGAAATTCATATCCTACTGTATACTTTTAGATGACACATTTTACGATAGACACGTTCAGAATCGCGATTCTAAAACGTATCGATACGCATTTTCAAAATACATGTCGTTCGATGAATACGATGGTATAATAACTAGATGTCATAAAGAAACAATATTGCTCAAACTATCCACTGTTCTAGATACTACGCTATATTCTGTTTTAAGATGTCGTAATTCGAGAAAGTTAAGAAGATACCTCAATGAGTTAAAAAAATATAATAACGATAAGTCCTTCAAAATATATTCTAATATTATGAATGAGAGATACCTTAATGTATATTATAAAGATATGTACGTATCAAAGGTATATGATAAACTATTTCCTGTTTTCACAGATAAAAATTGTCTACTAACATTACTCCCTTCAGAAATTATATACGAAATATTATACATGTTGACAACTTACGATCTTCATAATATATCATATCCACCTACCAAAGTATAGTTGTATTTTTATCACGCGATGTATATAAAACTGATATTATATAATTATCTTAGTGCCGGTATGTCGAAGATAACTATGAAAATGATGGTCCGTATATATTTTGTGTCATTATTGCTATTCCATAGTTACGCCATAGACATCGAAAATGAAATCACAGAATTCTTCAATAAAATGAGAGATACTCTACCAGCTAAAGACTCTAAATGGTTGAATCCAGCATGTATGTTTGGAGGCACAATGAATGATATGGCCGCTCTAGGAGAGCCATTCAGTGCAAAGTGTCCTCCTATTGAAGACAGTCTTTTATCTCATAGATATAAAGACTATGTGGTTAAATGGGAAAGGCTAGAAAAGAATAGACGACAACAGATTTCTAATAGACGTGTTAAACATGGTGATTTATGGATAGCCAACTATACATCTAAATTCAGTAACCGTAGGTATTTGTGTACCGTAACCACAAAGAATGGTGACTGTGTTCAGGGTATAGTTAGATCTCATGTGCGGAAACCTTCTTCATGCATTCCAACAACATATGAACTAGGTACTCATGATAAGTATGGTATAGAGTTATATTGTGGAATTCTTTACGCGAACTATTATAATAATATAACTTGGTATAAAGATAATAAGGAAATTAATATCGATGGTATTAAGTATTCACAAACGGGAAAGGAATTAATTATTCATAATCCAGAGTTAGAAGATAGTGGAAGATACGACTGTTACGTTCATTACGACGACGTTAGAATCAAGAATGATATCGTAGTATCAAGATGTAAAATACTTACGGTTATACCGTCACAGGACCACAGGTTTAAACTAATACTAGATCCGAAAATCAACGTAACGATAGGAGAACCTGCCAATATAACATGCACTGCTGTGTCAACGTCATTATTGGTCAGCGATGTAATGGTTGAATGGGAAAATCCATCCGGATGGCTTATAGGATTCGATTTTGATGTATACTCTGTTTTAACTAGTAGAGGCGGTATCACTGAGGCGACCTTGTATTTTGAAAATGTTACTGAAGAATATATAGGTAATACATATAAATGTAGTGGACACAACTATTATTTTGATAAAACTCTTACAACTACAGTAGTATTGGCGTAAACAATATTTTTTTATTATATTACTGAATTATTATTACTAACTTACGCATCCATCTACAATAATGGACGAAGATAAGATACGACTATCTAAGTATTTGTATTTCACGGATAGAGAACGTATAAATGTAAACACTGTTAAACAGTTGTGTAAAATATCAGATCCTAATGCATGTTATAGATGCGGATGCACTGCGTTACATGAGTACTTTTATAATTATAGATCAGTCAACGGAAAATACAAGTATAGATACAACGGTTACTATCAATATTATTCATCTAGCGATTATGAAAATTATAATGAATATTATTATGATTATGATAGAACTGGTATGAACAGCGAGAGCGAGAATGAGAATGAGAGTGAGAGTGATAATATATCAATCAAAACAGAATATGAGAATGAATATGAATTCTATGATGAAACACAAGATAAAAGTACACAACTAGTAGGTTACGACATTAAACTCAAAACCAATGAGGACGATTTTGTGGATGAATTCTATGGCTATGATAGATCAGTGGGTGTTCATGATTATATAGATGAATCAATTAATAAAGTAGTATATGGAAGAGAGTCTCACGTAAGATGGCGGGATATATGGCAAGAACATAATGATGGCGTATACAGTATAGGAAAGGAATGCATAGATAATATATACGAAGATAGACATACCGTAGACGAATTTTATAGGATAGATAGTTTAACAGAAGTTGATGACACAGACCACACATTTCCGATAAAGAAAGATGCTTCTACACAAACATGGGAAAAGAAATCAGAGTTAGATAGATACATGGAATCGTATCCTCGTCATAGATATAGTAAACATTCTGTATTTAAGGGATTTTCTGATAAAGTTAGAAAAAATGATTTAGACATGAATGTGGTAAAAGAATTACTTTCCAATGGCGCATCTCTAACAATCAAGGATAGAAGTAATAAGGATCCAATTGCTGTTTATTTTAGAAGAACGATAATGAATTTAGAAATGATTGATATTATTAACAAACATACAACTATTGATGAACGAAAGTATATAGTACACTCCTATCTAAAAAATTATAGAAATTTCGATTATCCATTTTTCAGGAAGTTAGTTCTGACTAATAAACATTGCCTCAACAATTATTATAATATAAGCGACAGCAAATATGGAACACCGCTACACATATTGGCGTCTAATAAAAAATTAATAACTCCTAATTACATGAAGTTATTAGTGTATAACGGAAATGATATAAACGCACGAGGTGAAGATACACAAATGCTAACTCCATTGCATAAATATTTGTGTAACTTTGTATATCATAATATTGAATGCGGTGTCCGATACTACAATGAAAAGATTATAGACGCATTTATAGAGTTAGGAGCCGATCTAACTATTCCAAATAACGATGGACTGATACCAGTAATTTACTGTATACACGTAAATGCTGAATATGGTTATAACAATATTACTAACATAAAGATAATACGTAAACTACTTAATCTTAGTAGACATGCTCCACATAATCTATTTAGAGATCGAGTCATGCACGATTATATAAGTAATACATATATTGATTCTGAGTGTTTAGATATTATTAGATCGTTGGATGGATTCGATATCAATGGTTACTTTGAAGGACGTACACCTCTTCATTGTGCTATACAACATAACTTCACTCAGATTGCTGAGTACTTATTAGATCGAGGAGCTGATATATCATTAAAGACATGCGATGGAAAATCTGTATTCGATTTATCGTTATGTAGTTACATCCCTCTTAAATGGACTAGCTTTTTGATTGGTCGTCTACCACCTAAAAGTGTCATATGCTCACTGACTAACCATATAATAGATTATGTTCTTACGAACAATAGACGTATTATTTGGCAGAGTCAAATGATTAATAAGTACGTACTGTTACTGGACCCATCCTTTTATTCTAGATTCAGAAATGCTATCGAAAGCAAATTAAACCAACACGCTAATCGTTATAATAGGTTCGAACACGATAGGGATCGCGTTAATGAAAATTATGACAAAGTCTTACATGACATAGACATATATATCAAGGATGTACAAATATTAAAATCTATTTCCATCACTAATAATATAACACTATACGATACTATTATAAATAAGTCAGAGTTTCCTGTACATCGTACAAATGACAAACAATTAATTAATCTCATAAAATCCAATACATATCATAATCTTATCGAAAAAGTTATTAAAAATACATTAGAGAAATATACTTTAACTAATATAGTCCTCGAGTATATGATTAAATATCAATCTCAATCATCTTATTTAAGTCGTATTCCTAACGAAATATTATTCAAAATATTATATAAACTCGACGTATCTGATTTACGTAAACTATATACAAGATATATGCAAGAGAATGAGAATGAGAATGATATCGTATTAGATTATCATATAGAGAATACGAGGTCTGTTTCTACACAGACATGAATAATGAATACGCACTACAACGTTTTTTTAAAAATCTTATATAACACTAATTACATCAAGATTATAATATTGAAATCGTAATTTGAGTTGTCTGATCATCATGGATATCGAAAATGATATACGTAATAGGCGAATCATACGTAACATTAGCAATCTTTTAGACGATGATATATTATGCGATGTAATCATAACTATCAGAGATGGAGAAGAAATTAAAGCACATAAAACTATCTTGGCTGCCGGATCTACGTATTTTAAAACAATGTTCACGACACCTATGATAGCGAGAGATCTAGTAACTAGAGTAAATCTACAGATGTTCGATAAGGATGCCGTTAAAAATATTGTACAGTACTTATACAATAGACATATAAGTTCTATGAATGTAATAGACGTACTAAAATGCGCCGACTATCTTCTAATCGATGATCTAGTCGCTGACTGTGAATCCTATATTAAAGATTATACGAATCATGATACCTGCATATGTATGTACCATAAGTTATATGAGATGATTCATATTCCAATAGTCAAATATATTAAACGTATGCTGATGAGTAATATACCAACATTGATAACTACGGACGCATTTAAAAAAACAGTATTCGAAATATTATTCGATATTATTTCTACTAACGACAATGTATATTTATACAGAGAAGGCTATAAAGTAACGATACTATTGAAGTGGCTAGAACACAACTACATCACAGAAGAACAGCTTTTGTGTATACTGTCCTGTATAGATATACAAAATCTAGATAAGAAGTCTAGACTACTACTCTATTCGAATAAAACTATAAATATGTATCCTTCGTGTATACAATTTCTAATAGATAATAAACAGAATAGAAACATTATACCCCGCCAGTTATGTTTAGTGTGTCATGATACTAAGTATAATGTATGTAACCCGTGCATATTAGTATATAACATTAATACTATGGAATATAGTGTTATTTCCACCATTCCTAATCACATAATTAATTACGCATCCGCGATTGTAGATAATGAAATAATAATAGCTGGAGGATATAACTTTAATAATCCATCATTAAACAAGGTATATAAAATAAACATTGAGAACAAAATACATGTCGAACTCCCACCCATGATAAAGAATAGATGTCGTTTTTCATTGGCTGTAATCGATGACACAATTTATGCTATAGGTGGTCAAAACGGAACGAATGTGGAACGAACTATAGAATGTTATACAATGGGTGATGATAAGTGGAAGTTGTTACCCGATATGCCCATAGCATTATCTAGTTATGGCATGTGTGTATTAGATCAATACATATACATTATAGGCGGTAGTACCCTATACATTGATTATACATCGGTACATGCAGTAAATAGCATAGATATGGAGGAGGATACAGATACTTCAAATAAAGTTATAAGATACGACACTGTCAATAATATATGGGAGACATTGCCTAACTTCTGGACTGGAACTATAAAACCAGGCGTGGTCTCGCATGAAGATGATATATATGTTGTATGCGACATCAAAGATGAAAAAAATGTTAAGACTTGTATATTTAGATATAACACGAATACGTATAACGGATGGGAATTGGTCACGACGACAGAAAGCAGATTATCAGCTCTGCATACTATTCTTCATGACAATACCATAATGATGTTACATTGTTATGAATCGTATATGTTACAAGATACATTTAATGTGTACACTCGCGAATGGAATCATACGTGCCATCAACATTCAAATAGTTATATCATGCACAATATACTACCCATCTACTAAATATAATAGAATAAATGAGTATGATTATTTTAGATAACGATTGATTTTATCGTTACCGCTGCATTCTTATATTCTTTGCTTACGGAACCTATATTTAGAAACGTCTACTAACGATTTTTTTATGCTTGCATTATTAATGGTATGTAATATGATTGATTGTGTACGGAATACCAATTTGTCAAGTATGAATACGGAACACAAACATAAACTGAAGTTTAACATTATTTATTTATGAATATATATTATATATCGTTTCGGTATCGTTATTATTTGGTATATACCATGGATATCTTTAAAGAACTAATCTTAAAACACACGGATGAAAATGTTTTGATTTCTCCAGTTTCCATTTTATCTACTTTATCTATTCTGAATCATGGAGCAGCTGGTTCTACGGCTGAACAACTATCAAAATATATAGAGAATAAGAATACACCAAAGGATGACAAGGATGACAATAATGACATGGACGTAGATATTCCATATTGTGCGACACTAGCTACCGCAAATAAAATATACTGTAGCGATAGTATCGAGTTCCACGCCTCCTTCCTACAAAAAATAAAAGACGATTTTCAAACTGTAAACTTTAATAATGCTAACCAAACAAAGGAACTAATCAATGAATGGGTTAAGACGATGACAAATGGTAAAATTAATTCCTTATTGACTACTCCACTGCCCATTAATACTCGCATGACAGTTGTTAGCGCCGTCCATTTTAAAGCAATGTGGAAATATCCATTTTCTAAACATCTTACATATACAGACAAGTTTTATATTTCTAAGAATATAGTTACCAGTGTTGATATGATGGTGAGTACTAAAAATGACTTACAATATGTACATATTAATGAATTATTCGGAGGATTCTCTATTATCGATATTCCATACGAGGGAAACTCTAGTATGGTAATTATACTACCAGACGACATAGAAGGTCTATATAACATAGAAAAACATATAACTGATGAAAATTTTAAAAAATGGTGTAGTAAGTTATCCACTAAAAGTATAGACTTGTATATGCCAAAGTTTAAAGTGGAAATGACAGAACCGTATAATCTGGTACCTATTCTAGAAAATTTAGGACTTACTAATATATTCGGATATTATTCAGATTTTAGCAAGATGTGTAATGAAACTATCACTGTAGAAAAATTTCTACACAAGACGTTTATAGATGTTAATGAGGAGTATACAGAAGCATCGGCTATTACAGGAGTGTTTATGACTAACTTTTCGATGGTATATCGTACGAAGGTCTACATAAACCATCCATTCATGTACATGATTAAAGACAACACAGGACGTATACTTTTTATAGGGAAATACTGTTATCCGCAATAAATATAAACAAATAGACTTTTATCACGTTATCTCATGTCTAAATATTACAAATAGTAATAGCATACACTAAAACTTAAAAAATAATAATATCATTATTACAATTAATAAGTATAAACTAAAAAATTAAACAATATCGTTATTATATAAGTAATATCAAAAATGATGATATACGGATTAATAGCCTGTCTTATATTCGTGACTTCATCCACCGCTAGTCCCCTTTACATTCCCGTTATTCCACCCATTACGGAAGATAAATCGTTTAATAGTGTAGAGGTATTAGTTTCCTTGTTTAGAGATGAGCAAAAAGACTATACTGTAACTTCGCAGTTCAATAACTACACTATCGATACCAAAGACTGGACTATCAACGTACTATCCACACCTGATGGTCTGGAGATACCATTGACCAATATAACTTATTGGTCACGGTTTCCAACTATAGGTCATGCATTGTTCAAATCAGAGTCCGAGGATATCTTCCAAAAGAACATGAGTATTCTAGGTGTCTCTATTGAATGTAAGAAGCCATCGACATCATTTACTTTTTTGACCGTGCGTAAAATATCTCGAGTATTTAATAGATTTCCAGATATGGCTTACTATCGAGGAGACTGTCTAGAAGTCGTTTATGTAACAATGACTTATAAAAATACTAAAACTGGAGAGACTGATTACACATACCTCTCTAATGTGGGGATTCCTGAATACTATCGGTTGATGAGTGGTGTCGATGGTTGATTATTAATTAGTTTATTCACATAAAAGAATATTTTTTATAAACATGAAACCACTGTCTAAATGTAATTATGATCTTGATTTATAGATGAAAATCAGCTGCTTCAGATGATTTTGGTCAGTATGTAAATATGAAAAAATAAATATAACTTATTTTTGAGATTAAGTGCTATCGTGCTTAATTATTTTGTTCTATAAACTGAATATATAGCTACAATTATTGACGGGTTTGTTTATGACCGGCAACCATGAATTTACAGAGATTATCTCTGGCTATATATCTTACTGCGACATGTTCGTGGTGTTATGAAACATGTGTAAGAAAATCTGCATTGTATCATGACAATCAATTGGGGCATGCGGAAGACAATCAAGATAGTGTAGCGTCGCTACCGTACAAGTATCTACAAGTAGTCAATCAAAGAGAACGTAGTAGATTGTTGGCTACGTTTAATTGGACAAGTATAGCTGAGGGTGTTAGAAATGAGTTCATTAAAATATGTGATATCAACGGAACATATCTATATAATTATACTATTGCTGTTAGTATGACTATTGATTCCACGGAAGAACTACCAACAGTTACTCCATATACAACATATGAACCTTCTACATATAATTATACTATAGATAATGGCACCGTTGTTACTACTGAAGAACTAAAAGTGACTCCATCACCAACTCCATATGCGACTGTAACAACTCCTCTTCCAACATCATCAGTTCCATATGATCAACGATCTAATAACAATGTAAGTACTATATCTATTCAGATACTGAGTAAAATATTGGGAGTCAATGAAACAGAATTAACTAATTATCTTATTACGCATAAAAATGTCACGGTTGACAATAACACAACTAATAATAACATCACTGTCAATGATGAGACATCTGATAATAACACATTGCATGGTAATATAGGATTTTTGGAAATAAATAATTGCTACAATATTTCTGTATCAAATGCTAGTTTTAGAATAACATTAGTAAACGATACTTCTGAAGAAATTGTTCTAATGCTAACAGGGACTAGTTCATCCGACACATTCATATCTTCCACCAATATCACTGAATGTTTGAAAACATTAATCAATAATACGTCGAATATTAGTGATGTAAGTATAACACAAAATATGAATGTAACATCTAATTGTGATAAATGTTCAATGAATTTGATGACATCCGTTATTCCTGTTGTTAATGAATTTAACAATACGTTGGAAAAAATTGGTGTAAAAGATGATAAAAACAATACAGTACATAACTATTATAATTGTAAACTAACTACAAATTCTGCATGTGATGAGTTAATCAATTTAGATGAAGTCATTAACAACATAACTCTGACAAATATTATAAGTAGTAGTGTTTCTACAACCAACAGCAGAAAAAGACGAGATCTGAATGGCGAGTTTGAATTTTCTACATCCAAGGAATTAGATTGTCTTTACGAATCATATGGTGTAAGCGATGATGTAAGTCATTGTTTTTCATCACCTAGACGTAGACGATCTGACGACAAACAGGAGTACACAGAAATGAAATTACTCGACCACGCGAAAAAAGATCTAGGCATAGACAGTGTTATTCCTAGAGGTACAACTCATTTCCAAGTAGGTGCATCTGGAGCAAGTGGTGGTGTTGTAGGCGATAGTAACCCATTTCAAAATGTTAAATCACGTGCCAGTATATTGGCGGAAAAAATAATGCCTAGAGTACCTACTACTGCTACCGAAGAGCAGCTATATGCAACCGTAAATAGACAAGCCAAGTTGCCTGCAGGTGTTAAAAGTACTCCGTTTACAGAGGCGCTTGTGTCTACGATAAACCAAAAGCTTTCTAGTGTTAAAGAGGTAACTTATGCTTCGCTCAATCTGCCAGGATCAAGTGGCTATATTCATAGACCATCTGATTCTGTTATTTACAGCACTATAAGACGGACACGTTTACCTAGTGATAGCGATAGTGATTTTGAGGATATACAAACTGTTGTTAAGGAATATAATGAAAGATATGGTAGACGAGTCAGTAGAACACAGTCATCAAGTAGTAGTGATTTTGAAGATATAGATGAGGTGGTTGCAGAATATAAACAAAAATATGGTGGAGCAGCTGCTAGCCGTGGTAGAACATCGTCATCAAGTAGTAGTGATTTTGAAGATATAGATGAAGTTGTTAGAGAATATAATCAAAAGTATGGCACCGCCATGACAAAAGGACGTGGTTCTCCTAAACCGGATCCGTTATATAGTACTGTTAAGAAAACACCTAAAAGTATAGCATCCGGAGTAGACATAGTTACAAAACAAACAGACTATTCTCTATTACCTGGTGTGAATACAGGCAGTTCTATTGTGACGCCTCTTACCAGAAGAGGAGCTACTAGACGACCTAAACGCCCATCTACACCTCCACGCGAAGATCTACCACCGCTTCCTCCGAATCCTCCTCGTCGACAACTTCCTCGTGGCGGTGATCATTCTCCACCACAAGTTCCTCAACGTGATTATTCTCCACCACTTCCTCCGCGCGGACCTCCACCACTTCCTCCTAAACCAGTTCCAGCTATTCCACCTAGAGATGGTCAACCAGATAATAAAGGATTTAGTAAGTTTGTATCCCCTAGACGGTGTAGAAGATCAACCTCTGGAGTCGTATGTGGTATGATACAATCAAGACCAAACGATGATTATTCACTTCTTCAACGACCAAAAATTGAACCAGAATATGCGGAGGTCGGTAATGGCTTACCCAAGAACAATGTTCCTGTGATAGGCAATAAACATAGTAAAAAATATACATCGGCGATGTCAAAAATATCAACAAGATTTGATAAATCTATGGCATTTGGAACAGCAATGTTACTAACTGGTCAACAGGCTATTAACCAACAGGCTAGATCAACTGCGTTGATTAGAAAAGATCAAATGAGCAAGGACGAAAAGATATTCGAAGCAGTTACAATGACTCTATCAACTATAGGTTCAACGTTGACAACTGCAGGTATGATAGCTCCACCACTAATGATTGCAGGAATAGGTATAACTGCTATAACTGGTATAATAGATACGGTAAAAGATATATATTACCTGTTTTCAGGACATGAGAAGCCGGTAGATCCTGTTGTTAAATTATTTAATACATACGCTGGATTAGTATCCGATAGTAATAAAATGGGTGTAAGAAAATGTTTGACACCTGGAGAAGATACAATTATTTACATGGCATATAGAAACGATACCAGTTTTAAACAGAATACGGAGGCAATGGCTTTGTATTTCTTAGATGTTATCGACTCAGAGATCCTATATCTAAACACATCAAATTTAGTTCTAGAGTATCAACTAAGGGTGGCTTGTCCCATAGGAACATTAAGATCTGTAGATGTGGACATAACTGCTTATACAATATTATATGATACAGCGGATAATATTAAGAAATACAAGTTTGTCAGATTGGCAACGCTACTATCCAAACATCCAGTTATTAGATTGACATGTGGTCTAGCAGCAACATTGGTAATTAAACCGTACGAGGTACCCATCAGTGATATGCAACTACTAAAAATGGCGACGCCTGGTGAACCAGAATCAACTAAATCTATACCATCTGATGTCTGTGATAAGTATCCTCTAAAGAAATTCTATCTTTTGGCTGGTGGTTGTCCCTATGACACATCTCAAACTTTTATTGTACATACTACTTGCAGTATTCTACTAAGAACAGCCACATGGGATCAGTTTAGAAACAGATGGGTGTTACAAAATCCATTTAGACAAGAAGGGGCATATAAGCAACTGTTTACCTTTAGCAAATACGATTTTAACGACACCATAATCGATCCTAATGGTGTGGCGGGTCATGCTAGCTTTTGTACCAATAGAAGCAGCAACCAATGTTTCTGGTCCGAACCTATGATATTGGAAGACGTGTCATCATGCAGTTCTAGAACTAGAAAAATATACGTAAAACTGGGAATATTTAATGCTGAAGGGTTTAATAGTTTTGTACTAAACTGTCCAACTGGGTCTACACCGACATACATCAAAGATAAAAATGCGGACAGTAACAATGTTATCATAGAGCTACCTGTAGGTGATTACGGCACTGCCAAATTGTATTCGGCAACAAAACAGTCAAGGATAGCTGTGTTCTGCACACATAACTATGATAAACGATTCAAATCAGATATTATAGTTCTAATATTTAATAGTATTAGTGGTGTTCCATTTTCGAGCATATACACTGGAAGTGTGAACGGTAGAAATAGACTGTTTACCACATTGTCTAGAGGAATGCCATATAGATCAATGTATTGCGATAACAGACGACCAGGTTGTTATTATTCAGGAATACCATTTAATGAAAATAGTGTAGAATCAGATCTGCATTATGGACCAGAAATAATGCTTAAGGAAACATATGACGCAAACAGTATTGATCCACGAGTTATAACAAAGTCAAAGACGCACTTTCCTACTCCAATAAGTGTAAAATTCATGGTTGACAATTTAGGAAATGGGTATAACAAACCCGAAAATTTTTGGAAAGATGCTAAAAATAAGAAAAGGACATATAGCGCAATGACAATAAAAATCCTACCATGTACAGTGAGAAATAAAAATGTAAACTTTGGATATAACTATGGACATATTATTTCTAATATGGTTTATGCACAATCTACTAGTCAGGATTATGGAGATGGTACCAACTATACATTTAAATCTGTAAATAGATCAGATCATGAGTGTAAATCTATTTTAGACTTGAAGGCTAAGGAAGTAACTGTGATGTGTCCCGCGTTTAGTATACCAAGAAATATATCAGCGTATGAAGGTCTATGCTTTAGTGTCACTACATCTAAAGATCATTGTGCCACAGATAATGATTGGTTAAAATCTCATGGTTATGGAAAGGCAGATGCTATTAAACAACGTGCCTGTTTTCATCATTGGAATTATGCCACAACGTCGTTGGATTATTACTGTTCGTCAGAAAATCTTTTTAAAAGCGACTGGCCTGACTATGATCCATGTAAGTCATATATTCATATAGAATATAGAGACATATGGATAGAATCTAAAGTGTTGCAGCAACCTCCTTATACATTCGAATTCACTCATGACGATTCTAATGAATACGTGAATAAAGAAATTAGTAACAAATTGAATGATCTGTACAATGAATACAAGAACATTATGGAATATAGCGACGGATCATTGCCTGCTTCTATAAACAGATTAGCAAAAGCATTGACTTCAGAGGGTAGAGAAATAGCAAGTGTTAATATAGATGGTAATCTGTTAGATATTGCATATCAAGCAGATAAGGAAAAGATGGCTGACATACAGAACAAAATAAATGACATCACAAGAGATTTATTCATTCACACTCTATCAGACAAAGATATAAAAGACATTATAGAATCCGAAGAAGGTAAGAGATGTTGTATAATAGATGTTAAGAACAATCGTGTTGAAAAGTACTATCCTATTGATAATTATCTATGTGGTACTTTAGATGATTATATATACACTTCTGTAGAATATAACAAATCCTATGTGTTAGTAAACGATACTTATATGAGCTACGACTATCTTGAATCATCGGGTGTAGTTGTTCTATCATGTTATGAAATGACTATAATCTCCTTGGATACAAAAGACGCCAAAGATGCTATAGAAGATGAGATAGTAGCAAGTGCTGTAGCCGAAGCATTGAATGACATGTTTAAGGAATTTGATAAAAACGTAAGTGCTATTATAATAAAAGAAGAAGATAATTATCTAAACAGTTCTCCGAATATCTACCATATAATATATATCATAGGTGGCACTATTCTGATACTGTTAGTCATTATTTTAATATTGGCAATTTATATAGCGCGCAATAAATACAGAACCAGGAAATATAAAATAATGAAAGATGATACTATGAGCATTAAATCTGAGCATCATAATAGTCTTGAAACAGTATCTATGGAAATTATGGATAATCGGTACTAATAAAAAAATAGTTTAACTCTTTTTAGAACCAGTTTGGTACTGGAATTTCAGTTCATTCGTTGAGAATATTGATGATTTTTTTAAGATGATATTTACTTTTTATATGCTTGCATTACAGAATGATATTCACAGGTATTATTAAAATGAGTATCGGAGTTACATTACCATATCATCATCCATGCTCATGTGGATGGAGAATCCATCCATCCATCCATTATATAATCAATGATACGTGTATTAGAATACTTTCCGAATAAGTCTTCTAAATATTGTATTAATTATGAAAAACTATGCTATGCGATTATGATACAAAGATGTTTAATGATACGATACTAGATTTTATCTCTAGCGAGATGTCGTCAGAATCATTTATCATAACTATGTTTAATAATAATTCATCAACGAATATCGATAACATGTGTCATTTATACTTTAAATACATTGAAGTCTGTCCATCTTCTCTATTGTTTAGACTGTTTGTAGAATGCTGTGATATAAACAAACTAGTAGAAGGTACGACTCCGTTACACTGTTATCTAATGAATGAAAGATTTGAATCATCTGTTTTAAAAAACCTATTAAAGGAGTATGGCATGAATACGTTTAATGTTCGTGACAGTGATGGCCATATTCCGTTACACAAATATCTAACTCATGATAAAGTTGAGAATGATATCTTTGATATGCTTTCTGATAGTATAGATAGCTTTAGCGAATATAAAAATATATTAATACACTATATATATTCTAAACTTGATTCAAAACCGATAACCTACTACGTGCTATATAAGTTGTTAAGAAAAGGAGCAGACCCTAATTATGCAGATGATGAAGGTAATACTTTTCTTCATTACTTCTGCATCTATATGTCCGCTTATGAGAAAATGTCATTGATGCATCGTGAAAAGAAATTTATTAAAGAGTTGGTAAAATATGGAGCCGATATTAATAAAGTAAATAATATAGGAAATACGCCTCTACATAACTACGTATCTCAATATGATCACAGTCCTAGTATAATATTTACTCTTTTGTCATTGGGAGCTGACTTGACAATACAAAACAATGATCGTCTAACTCCCATAATGGAATATATAAAATGTGAAGATATAGAATACAATATTCTTTTAATGTTAATTAATTGGTATGAATCAAAATACAAAAAACTAGAAAAGGAAGAAGGCCAGCATCTCTTATATCTATTCATAAGGCATAATGATAGTAATGACCTTAATATACTATCCTATTTACTAAAGAAGTTTGACATGAAAAACGATGAATACTATAATGACATTACACCTCTACATAATGCTTGTATAGCGTGCAACATTGATATAATGTCTTATCTCGTATATATTGGATGTAATATCAATCTCCCAACTAAAGACAACAAGAGTATATTTGATATCATATCAACACAACCAAATAATATAATATATAGAAATTGTATCATCTATCATATTATCAGAAACGGACTAGATATATCTTTATCCGTAATCAAATCATTACTTAGTATTATTCCATATCTTCCAACTGATCACTACGTAAGATATATAATAACTTATTGCATCTTAATGAACAACAATTTCATAAAAGAATACAATAATCAATGTTTAAATCATAATTACAGAGAATTATTTGTTAATTTCATAACATTCGATTATATAGATAATATCGTTTCAGATTGCGTCAATGATATAAATAGGCTTAAACAAGAAAACTATTATAATATATTAAGATATGAAGATATAAAATATTACCACCTAGTTAATGATATCTATGTTACAAACAAGACTTTTCCCATGTACACGGACATTATAGAGAATTGTAACTTACGCATGAGACGTAAATATAAACTCATAAATACGGTCATTGACAAAATATATAGTATCTCTTCAGTTGATAATCGCGAACTCTCACTATTGCCTCCAGAAATCATACGCGAGATAATATCAAAGTTAAGTGAATACGATTTAAATACTATTTTGTATGGTCGTAACCATCTAAAACATTATTATAAATTTAACTAGATATTAATGATGAATATGACACCATCATACATCTTGTTGGTATATATGTTCGTAGTCGTAAGTGGAGATGTTCCTTATGAACACATTAATGGGAAATGTAACGGTACCGACTATAATAGTAATAATCTATGTTGTAAACAATGCGATCCTGGAATGTATATGACTCATTCCTGTAATACCACTTCTAATACAAAATGTGACAAGTGCCCAGATGGCACCTTTACATCCATTCCTAATCATATTCCCACGTGTCTAAGTTGTCGAGGCAAATGTAGCAGTAATCATGTAGAGACTAAATCGTGTAGTAACACACAGGACAGAGTATGTGTCTGTGCATCCGGATACTACTGCGAATTTGAAGGATCAAACGGTTGCAGGCTATGTGTACCACAAACAAAGTGTGATTCTGGTTACGGTGTATATGGCTACTCATCTAAAGGAGATGTAATATGTAAAAAGTGTCCGGGTAATATAGATAAATGTGATCTGTCCTTTAACAGCATAGATGTAGAAATTAATATGTATCCTGTTAACAAGACCTCTTGTAATTCGAGTATAGGAAGTAGCAGTACCATATCAACTTCCGAGTTAACAATTACTCTAAAACATGAGGATTGTACTACTGTCTTTATTGGAGATTACTATTCAGTCGTTGATAAACTAGCAACTTCAGGTTTCTTTACAAACGATAAAGTACATCAAGACCTCACAACGCAGTGCAAGATTAATCTAGAAATCAAATGTAATTCTGGAGGAGAATCTAGACAACTAACACCCACGACGAAGGTATACTTTATGCCTCATTCAGAAACGGTAACTGTGGTAGGAGACTGTCTCTCTAATCTCGATGTCTATATAGTATATGCCAATACGGACGCGATATATTCCGACATGGATGTCGTCGCTTATCATACTAGTTATATACTAAATGTTGATCATATTCCACCAAATGATTGTGAAAGAGATTGAGATTAAATCGTCTAACAAACAATTAGTTTTTATGACATTAACATATATAAATTAATCATTATTGACTTAACGATGACGAAAGTTATCATCATCTTATGATTCTTGATTATTAATACAAATTCATTGTCTATGAAATGTGAACAAGGTGTCTCATATTATAATTCACAAGAATTAAAGTGTTGTAAACTATGTAAGCCAGGAACATATTCAGATCATCGATGTGATAAATACAGCGATACCATTTTGTGGACATTGTCCGAGTGACACATTCACGTCAATATATAATCGTTCTCCTTGGTGTCATAGTTGTAGAGGTCACACCTTGTACACCTACCACAAATAGAATCTGTCATTGTGACTCGAATAGTTATTGTCTCCTTAAAGCTTCTGATGGTAACTGTGTTACATGTGCTCCGTCATACGTAAATGCCTTCTTAAGCTATTTGGAAACCAAGGTTGTTAGTTAATAATATACAAGATATTTTTTTCTCCCTCTGATGATCCATGTAATAAACCAATGACTAGATAAGACACTCTCATTCCTCATTCCTCATCCACAACACCATTAAAAAAATGGAAAATAAAGCCCTCTATTAGCACAGACGGCTACAGGTCTACCATCAGGTTAACCTTCGTCTACCTTCACAATGGCCTCTCCTTGTCCCCAGTTCACTCCCTGTCATTGCCACGCTACTAAGGACTCCCTGAACACCGTGGATGACATCAAACATTGTCTGACTGAATACATCCTGTGGGTTTCTCATAGATGGACCCATAGAGAAACTGCAGGGTCTCTCTACAGGCTTCTCATCTCTTACAGAACTGATGCAACGGAGCTCTTTGGTAGCGAGTTGAAGGAGTTCTCGGATTCACTTCCGTGGGACAATATCGACAATTGCGTGGGGATCATTAACTGTTTCATCAGAAATGAATCAATGAAAACCGCCAAAGAACTTCGTGCAATCATTGGACTTTGTACTCAATCAGCTATCGTCTCTGGAAGAGTCTTCAACGATAAGTATATCGACATACTACTTATGCTGCGAAAGATTCTGAACGAGAACGACTATCTCACCCTCTTGGATCATATCCGTACTGCTAAATACTAAATCTTCTTGCTCTCTCACTAATACTCTCACTCACTCATACACTCACTCATACTCTCACTCACTCACTCACACACTCACTCACTCACTAATACTCTCACTCACTACACTTTTTATCACACACACACACACACACACACCTTACTTTTTATCATCTTATGAGGAATGATTGCCTTCATCATTTTTCGTGAAATATAATATAGTAATAATTAGAACTAGAATAGCTATGGATTGCGGCAGAGATTGCACTATTCTATGTCGTCTACTGGATGAAGATGTGACGTACAAAAAAATAAAACTAGAGATTGAAACGTGTCATAACTTATCAAAGCATATAGATAGACGAGGAAACAATGCGCTACATTGTTACGTCTCCAATAAATGCGATACAGACATTAAGATTGTTCGGCTGTTGCTCTCTCGCGGAGTCGAGAGACTTTGTAGAAACAACGAAGGATTAACTCCGCTAGGAGTATACAGTAAACGTAAATACGTCAAATCTCAGATTGTGCATCTACTGATATCCAGCTATTCTAATGCCTCCAACGAACTCACGTCGAATATAAATGATTTCGATCTGTATTCGTATATGTCTTCGGATAATATAGACTTACGTCTACTAAAATATCTAATTGTGGATAAACGGATACGTCCGTCCAAGAATACGAACTACTACATCCATTGTCTCGGATTGGTGGATATATACGTAACGACGCCTAATCCGAGACCAGAAGTATTGCTATGGCTTCTTAAATCAGAATGTTACAGCACCGGTTACGTATTTCGTAGCTGTATGTACGATAGCGATAGGTGTAAGAACTCTCTTCATTACTATATATTGTCTCATAGAGAATCTGAATCTCTATCCAAGGATGTAATTAAATGTTTGATCGATAACAATGTTTCCATCCATGGCAGAGACGAAGGAGGATCTTTACCCATCCAATACTACTGGTCTTGCTCAACCATAGATATAGAGATTGTCAAATTATTAATAAAGGATGTGGACACGTGTAGCGTATACGACGACATCAGTCAGCCATATATTAGGGGAGTACTAGCGGATTATCTAAACAAGCGATTTAGAGTAACCCCATATAATGTAGACATGGAAATCGTTAATCTTCTTATTGAGGGACGTCATACTCTTATCGACGTAATGCGTAGTATTACTTCGTACGATTCCAGAGAATATAACCACTACATCATCGATAACATTCTAAAGAGATTTAGACAACAGGATGAATCCATCGTACAAGCTATGTTGATAAACTACTTACATTACGGCGATATGGTAAGTATACCTATCCTCCGATGCATGTTGGATAACGGAGCGACCATGGATAAGACGACGGACAACAACTATCCTCTACACGATTACTTTGTTAATAATAATAATATCGTCGATGTAAACGTCGTAAGGTTTATCGTGGAAAATAATGGACACATGGCTATTAATCACGTATCGAACAATGGACGTCTATGCATGTACGGTCTGATATTATCGAGATTTAATAATTGCGGGTATCACTGTTATGAAACCATACTGATAGATGTATTTGATATACTAAGCAAGTACATGGATGATATAGATATGATCGATAACGAGAATAAAACTTTACTATATTACGCGGTCGATGTCAATAATATACAATTTGCAAGGCGGTTATTGGAATATGGAGCGAGCGTTAACACAACGTCGCGCTCGATAATCAATACGGCCATCCAGAAAAGCAGTTACCGAAGAGAAAACAAAACAAAGCTAGTTGATTTATTACTTAGCTACCATCCCACTCTAGAGACTATGATTGACGCATTTAATAGAGATATACGCTATCTATATCCTGAACCATTATTGGCCTGTATCAGATACGCCTTAATCCTAGATAATGATTTTCCTTCTAAAGTAAAGTATGATATCGCCGGTCGTCATAAGGAACTAAAGCGCTATAGAGCAGACATTAATAGAATGAAGAATGCCTACATATCAGGCGTCTCCATGTTTGATATATTATTTAAACGGAACAGACGTCACAGATTGAGATACGCAAAGAATCCGACATTTATAAACTTTGTATCCAACATCAAATGGTACAAAAAAGAACTAACGTCCATCATTACAGAGACTGTAAAGAACAGTGAGAGGATCGACTCCATAGTGGACAACATTAATACAGACGATAACTTGATTTCGAAATTACCCATGGAGATACAACGCGAAATACTTTATTACTCCATTAAATAATTTATCATGGAGTGATAATGTGTTTCATTTGTTTCCATGGCATATTACAAAATCGATTCCGTCCAAGATGATAAAAACATTTACCGGCATCATAAACACGGAGTTTATTTTATATGTCAACCATTACTAAAAAAATATATTGTTCTGGTTTTCTTTTTCTTTCGTACATCTCTAATTATGAAAAAGTAAATGATGAAATGTATGAGATGGGCGAGATGGACGAGATTGTGCGCATCGTTAACGATAGTATGTGGTACATACCTAACGCATTTATGGACGACGGTGAGAATGAAGGTCACATTTCTGTCAATAATGTCTGTCATATGTATCTCGCATTCTTTGATGTGGATACATCGTCTCATCTGTTTAAGTTAGTTATTAAACATTGCGATCTGAATAAACGACTAAAATGTGGTAACTCTCCATTACATTGCTATACGATGAATACACGATTTAAGCCATCTGTATTAAAGATATTGTTACACCACGGCATGCGTAACTTTGATAGCAAGGATGAAAAAGGACATATTCCTCTACACCACTATCTTATTCATTCACTATCAATCGATAACAAGATCTTTGATATACTAACGGACAACATCGATGACTTTAGTAAATCATCAGATCTATTGCTGTGTTATCTTAGATATAAATTCAATAGGAGATTAAACTACTACGTTCTGTACAAATTATTGACTAAAGGATCCGACACGAATTGCGTCGACGAGGATGGACTCACTTCTCTTCATTACTACTGTAGACACATATCATTTTTCCACGAAAACAATTATTACGAGACAAAGAGGTACACTAAGATGTACGCCGAGAAGCGATTCATCAACACGATAATAGATCATGGAGCAAACATTAACGCGGTTACGAAAATAGGAAATACGCCGTTACACACTTACCTTCAAGAGCATACCAAACATAGTCCTCGTGTGGTGTATGCTCTTTTATCTAGAGGAGCCGATACGAGGATACGTAATAATTTTGATTGTACACCCATCATGGAATACATAAAGAACGATTGTGTCGCCTGTCATATTCTCATACTGTTACTCAATTGGCACGAACAAAAATACGGGAAATTACAAAAGGAAGAAGGACACCATCTACTTTATCTATTCATAAAACATAATCAATTGCACAAACACTCTATCGACATACTAAGGTATCTACTAGATAGGTTCGATATTCAGAAAGACGAATACTATAATACCATGACTCCTCTTCATGCCGCCTTCCAGAATTGTAACAACAAGGTTGCCTCATACCTCGTATACATCGGATACGACATCAACCTTCCGACTAAAGACGGTAAGACGGTATTCGACTTGGTGTTTGAAAACAGAAACATCTTATACAAGTCGGATGTCATTCACGACATCATCAGACACAGACTGAAAGTATCTCTACCTATGATCAAATCGTTGTTCTATAGGATGTCCGAGTTCTCTCCCTACAACGATTACTACGTAAAGAAGATAATAGCCTACTGCGTATTAAGGGACGAGTCATTCGCGGAACTGCATCGTAAATTCTGTTTAAACGATGACTATAAAAGTGTATTTATGAAAAATATATCATTCGATGAAATAGATTCCATCATCGAAAGATGCAGTCATGACATAAGTCGTCTCAAAGAGATTCGAATCTCCGACACCGACCTGTATACGGTATTAAGAACAGAAGACATCCGGTATCACACCTATCTCGAAGCCATACATTCGGACAAACACATTTCATTTCCCATGTACGACGATCTCATAGAACAGTGCCATCTATCGATGAAGTATAAAAGTAAACTCATCGACAAAGCACTCGATAAATTAGAGTCTACCATCGATGGTCAATCTAGACTATATTATTTGCCTCCAGAAATTATACGCAGCATCATATCCAAGTTAAGCGACTATCATCTAAAAAGTATGTTGTACGGAAAGAACCATTACAAACATTATCCATACTAGAAATGAAATGAAATGAAATGAAATGAAATGAAATGAAATGAAATGAAATGAAATGAAATGAAATGAAAATATTTAAAAAATATCTATAATGATTGGAGAGCGGGAACGAGGTGATAATTACTACTACATTATTAAATCATGAAGTCATATATATTGCTATTGCTGCTTTCATGTATAATCATAATAAACAGCGATATAACACCGCATGAACCATCCAACGGAAAGTGTAAAGACAACGAATACAAACGCCATCATCTATGTTGTTTATCGTGTCCTCCGGGAACATACGCTTCCAGATTATGCGATAGCAAGACTAACACAAACACACAATGTACGCCGTGTGCGTCGGACACCTTTACGTCTCGCAATAATCATTTACCCGCTTGTCTAAGTTGTAACGGAAGATGCGATAGTAATCAGGTAGAGACGCGATCGTGTAACACGACTCACAATAGAATCTGTGATTGTGCTCCCGGATATTATTGTTTTCTCAAAGGATCATCCGGATGCAAGGCATGTGTTTCCCAAACAAAGTGTGGAATAGGATACGGAGTATCCGGACACACGCCTACCGGAGACGTCGTCTGTTCTCCGTGTGGTCTCGGAACATATTCTCACACCGTCTCTTCCGTAGATAAATGCGAACCCGTACCCAGTAATACCTTTAACTATATCGATGTGGAAATTAATCTGTATCCCGTCAACGACACATCGTGTACTCGGACGACCACTACCGGTCTCAGTGAATCCATCTCAACTTCGGAACTAACGATTACTATGAATCATAAAGACTGCGATCCCGTCTTTCGTAATGGATACTTCTCCGTTCTTAATGAGGTAGCAACTTCAGGGTTCTTTACAGGACAAAATAGATATCAGAATATTTCAAAGGTATGCACTCTGAATTTCGAGATTAAATGTAATAACAAAGATTCTTATTCTTCCTCCAAACAGTTAACGAAAACAAAGAATGATGACGACTCCATCATGCCGCATTCGGAATCGGTAACTCTAGTGGGCGACTGTCTATCCAGCGTCGACATCTATATACTATATAGTAATACCAATACTCAAGACTACGAAACTGATACAATCTCTTATCATGTGGGTAATGTTCTCGATGTCGATAGCCATATGCCCGGTAGGTGCGATACACATAAACTGATTACTAATTCCAATTCCCAGTATCCCACCCACTTTTTATAGTAAGTTTTTAACCCATAAATAAATACAATAATTAATTTTTCGTAAAAGTAGAAAATATATTCTAATTTATTGTATGGTGAGGAAATAGAATCATCTAGAACAGCAATCATGAAACAAATCGTCCTGGCATGCATATGCCTGGCGGCAGTTGCTATCCCTACCAGTCTTCAGCAATCATTCTCATCCTCATCCTCGTGTACGGAAGAAGAAAACAAACATCATATGGGAATCGATGTTATTATCAAAGTCACCAAGCAAGACCAAACACCGACCAATGATAAGATTTGTCAATCAGTAACCGAAGTTACAGAGTCTGAAGACGAGTCAGAAGAAGTCGTAAAGGGAGATCCCACCACTTATTACACTGTCGTCGGTGGAGGTCTTACGATGGACTTTGGATTCACCAAATGCCCAAAGATTTCATCCATCTCTGAATACTCTGACGGAAACACTGTGAATGCTAGATTGTCTAGCGTGTCCCCAGGACAAGGTAAGGACTCTCCCGCTATCACTCGTGAAGAAGCTCTGTCTATGATCAAAGACTGTGAAATGTCTATCAACATCAAATGTAGCGAAGAAGAGAAAGACAGCAACATCAAGACCCATCCAGTACTCGGGTCTAACATCTCCCATAAGAAAGTGAGTTACGAAGATATCATCGGATCAACGATCGTCGATACGAAATGCGTCAAGAATCTAGAGATTAGCGTTCGTATAGGAGACATGTGCAAGGAATCATCTGAACTTGAGGTCAAGGATGGATTCAAGTATGTCGACGGATCGGCATCGGAAGATGCAGCCGATGATACTTCACTCATCAATTCAGCAAAACTTATAGCGTGTGTCTGAATCGATAACCCTATTCATCTGAAATTGGATGAGTAGGGTTAATCGAGCGATTCAGGCACACCACAAACTAAAAAAAGTGTACCGGACACTATATTCCGGTTTGCAAAACAAAAATGTTCTTAACTACATTCACAAAAAGTTACCTCTCGCGACTTCTTCTTTTTCTGTCTCAATATGTGATACGATTATGATCACTAAAATATTAAACCTCTTTCTGATGGAGTAACAAAAATATTTTTATTCTCTTTCTCTCTTCAATGGTCTCATAAAAAAAGTTTTACAAAAATATTTTTATTCTCTTTCTCTCTTCAATGGTCTCATAAAAAAAGTTTTACAAAAATATTTTTATTCTCTTTCTCTCTTCAATGGTCTCATAAAAAAAGTTTTACAAAAATATTTTTATTCTCTTTCTCTCTTCAATGGTCTCACAAAAATATTAAACCTCTTTCTGATGGAGTCGTAAAAATATTTTATTCTCTTTCTCTCTTCAATGGTCTCATAAAAAAAGTTTTACAAAAATATTTTTATTCTCTTTCTCTCTTCAATGGTCTCACAAAAATATTAAACCTCTTTCTGATGGAGTCGTAAAAATATTTTATTCTCTTTCTCTCTTCAATGGTCTCATAAAAAAAGTTTTACAAAAATATTTTTATTCTCTTTCTCTCTTCAATGGTCTCACAAAAATATTAAACCTCTTTCTGATGGAGTCGTAAAAATATTTTTATTCTCTTTCTGATGTCTCAACTATTTCGTAAACGATAACGTCCAACAACATATACTCGTAGAGCTTATCAACATCCCTATGCCCATCTAGGTTACCAGACAATTGCATCATAAAATAATGTTTATAATTTACACGTTAAAATCATATAATAAAACGTAGATCGTATAATATTTTTTGGTATATAAATGATCTAGTAAAATCCATGTAGGGGATACTGCTCACGTTTTTTCTTTGGTACAAAATTTCACACAAGTTTTTATACAGACAAATTCTTGTCCATATATTTTAAAACATTGACTTTTGTACTAAGAAAAATATCTAGACTATTTCTCTTTCTCTCTTCAATGGTCTCACAAAAATATTAAACCTCTTTCTCTCTTCAATGGTCTCACAAAAATATTAAACCTCTTTCTGATGGAGTCGTAAAATATTTTATTCTCTTTCTCTCTTCAATGGTCTCACAAAAATATTAAACCTCTTTCTGATGGAGTCGTAAAATATTTTATTCTCTTTCTCTCTTCAATGGTCTCATAAAAAAGTTTTACAAAAATATTTTTATTCTCTTTCTCTCTTCAATGGTCTCACAAAAATATTAAACCTCTTTCTGATGGAGTCGTAAAATATTTTATTCTCTTTCTCTCTTCAATGGTCTCATAAAAAAGTTTTACAAAAATATTTTTATTCTCTTTCTCTCTTCAATGGTCTCATAAAAAAGTTTTACAAAAATATTTTTATTCTCTTTCTCTCTTCAATGGTCTCACAAAAATATTAAACCTCTTTCTGATGGAGTCGTAAAAATATTTTATTCTCTTTCTCTCTTCAATGGTCTCATAAAAAAGTTTTACAAAAATATTTTTATTCTCTTTCTCTCTTCGATGGTCTCATAAAAAAGTTTTACAAAAATATTTTTATTCTCTTTCTCTCTTCAATGGTCTCACAAAAATATTAAACCTCTTTCTGATGGAGTCGTAAAAATATTTTATTCTCTTTCTCTCTTCAATGGTCTCATAAAAAAGTTTTACAAAAATATTTTTATTCTCTTTCTCTCTTCAATGGTCTCATAAAAAAGTTTTACAAAAATATTTTTATTCTCTTTCTCTCTTCAATGGTCTCACAAAAATATTAAACCTCTTTCTGATGGAGTCGTAAAAATATTTTATTCTCTTTCTCTCTTCAATGGTCTCATAAAAAAGTTTTACAAAAATATTTTTATTCTCTTTCTCTCTTCAATGGTCTCATAAAAAAGTTTTACAAAAATATTTTTATTCTCTTTCTCGCTTCAATGGTCTCACAAAAATATTAAACCTCTTTCTGATGGAGTCGTAAAAATATTTTATTCTCTTTCTCTCTTCAATGGTCTCATAAAAAAGTTTTACAAAAATATTTTTATTCTCTTTCTCTCTTCAATGGTCTCATAAAAAAGTTTTACAAAAATATTTTTATTCTCTTTCTCTCTTCAATGGTCTCACAAAAATATTAAACCTCTTTCTGATGGAGTCGTAAAAATATTTTATTCTCTTTCTCTCTTCAATGGTCTCATAAAAAAGTTTTACAAAAATATTTTTATTCTCTTTCTCTCTTCAATGGTCTCATAAAAAAGTTTTACAAAAATATTTTTATTCTCTTTCTCTCTTCGATGGTCTCACAAAAATATTAAACCTCTTTCTGATGGAGTCACTAAAATATTTTTATTCTCTTTCTCTTTCTCTCTTCAATGGTCTCACAAAAATATTAAACCTCTTTCTGATGGAGTCACTAAAATATTTTTATTCTCTTTCTCTTTCTCTCTTCAATGGTCTCACAAAAATATTAAACCTCTTTCTGATGGTCTCTATAAAGCGATCGATCTTTCTTACCCTCTAGAGTTTCCTACAGTCATGGGTTACACATTTTTTTCTAGACACTAAATAAAATATTTAAAATATAATATTAATGTACTAAAACTTATATATTATTAATTTATCTAACTAAAGTTAGTAAATTATATATATAATTTTATAATTAATTTAATTTTACTA